CCTTCCTCTCGACCCCGATGCTCCGTAAGAGCTGGGCTCGTCTGTGCATGCCCAAGGCCATCCCGACCGAAGCTGTTGAAAAGCCGAAGTTCGCGATCAACTACTGGCATCCGTGGATCATGAATCCGCTGGACGGCATCAAGCACTACGCTCCGGAAGACCTCGCTGACGTGGGTGACGCTGTTTCCAAGGTGAAGCTCGCTGAAGACGTGAAGTTCCAGTTCACCAACAACTGCTTCTCCATGAACCTCTTCACTGGTAAGGACGTGGACATGGCTGGTAACGATACCAACACCACGAACTACAAGAAGGGTTCTTCTCCGAAGTATGATGCCATTCTCGCTCTCAAAGAAAAGGCCATTATGGGCAACGACGAAGTTGATGTCAACTTCTCTATCGTTCAGGCTGGCTTCAAGGTTCCGGCTGTTGGCGACATTGTTGTCGTTGATGGTCAGGCTGTGGCTCTCACCAAGGCTCTCACTGTCAATGGTGAAACCGTGACTGCTGACGACCTCATCAAGAACATCAAGATCCAGGTTGCCTCTCGTGTGATGGCTTTCAAGGGTACGATCGCTATTTCTCTCGAAGTTGACGCTGATTGCGTTGACGGTGCGGCTGGCGACGTGGCTAAGGTCACCATTCAGGACAACTTCTACGGCGACGTTGACACCAAGACTGGTCGTTTCTCCGGTACTTGCGTGGCTGGTAAGCTCGACTTCGTGATGATCCGTGCCTTCGTGGCAAGCAGGATGAACAATGCCAATATTCAGGTTGGCTTCGACATCCGTGACAAGGAAGTCGATATCGGCGACGGCGAACACCTCGAAGCTCCGGTGCCGAACGAGTACATCACTGACCTTCTCCGCATGTTCAACTTCCAGGGCGTTACTCGTCTTCTCGAAGTCATGTCGAACTTTGTGGCTCAGAAGGTTGACCTCGACGCCATCGCCTTCATCGATACCAACATCAACGACTTCATCGAACAGAATCCGGGTCAGTTCACGACTGCCTTCTCTGCGAAGCCGGTTGGTTCCTACAACATGAACCCCGTTGAATGGAAGAAGGTGCTTCCGTCGCTCATCGATCACCTGAGCGCCCGAATCATCAACAAATTCCATTACGAACAGGGCTACTTCAGCCTCATCTGCAACCCGCTTGACGCTCACCTCTTCCCGCAGGTTGACTGGGTGTTCAACTCTGGTTCCGGCAAGGAACATTCTGGTGTGACCTCCAACTATAGCTACGGTTCCTTCCAAGGCATCTACAGCTACAACATGGTGGCTTCTCCGAACGTTCCGCAGGGCTTCATCCGTATGGTGTTCATCCCGACGAACGAAGACCAGATGACCATGAAGTTCTACCCGTACTCCTTCACGGTGGAACAGCCGGGTTCTGGCTACAACAGCCCCAACAACGGTCGTGTGCCGACCATCATGTGCCATCGTCGTTACACGTTCCAGGAAGTGCTTCCTGGCTACGGTAAGGTTACGATCACTAACAACAGCGCGGCAGAAATGTCCTACGCTGGTCAGTCCCCGTACCTCCCGACCGACACGCACATCGGCTAATTGCCAAAAGATTAAAGAGCATAACCATCAAGGTTATGCCCTTTATCTTGTTTCAACTTAGAAATGAATAACCTAGGAACCACCTGCCATGCCTGAAGTCCATTATCAGCTCACGAAGAATAAAAGCTTTCTTCGTATGCACAAATTTCTTAAAGATCAAGGAATACGGAACAACAAGTTCTTTCTAGTCCTGTACGACCAGCTCTTAGAGAATGTAGATCCATATCACGTTACGGATCCGAATTTGAGAGCCAGAATTATTCGTGAATGCAAAATTAATCCTTGGTACTTCCTTCGGGAAGTAGCTCGGCTTAACGTTCCGGGTGGCACTATCCAATACGAACTTCATCGTGGAAATCTAGCCCTTACCTATTGCTTGCTGAATAACTTATCTGTGGTAGAACTTCTCCCTCGTCAGAATGGTAAGACCGTAGGTGTTAACTTCGTGATGGCTTGGACTTTCTTTTTTGGTACTAAAAACTCTGATATCGTCTATGCCAATAAGAAGCTCTCTGACGCTGAAAAGAACTTACAGCGCTTTGAAGATATCATTCGTCTGCTCCCTCCTTGGCTGATAGAACAGAAGCACCCGAAGAAAGACCACGAAAACTTCCAGAACTTCACTCGTAAAGAGCATCTTAATAACGCTATCAACGTCATTCCTAGCGCCAATTCTGAAGAAGATGCTGACAAGCTTGGTCGTGGTCTTACGATTCCTATCTTGTGGTGCGACGAATTTGCGTTCTTGGATTATAACTGGGTCATGTACGCTGCGGCTGCTCCGGCTCTGTCTGCCGCTTCTGAAGCTGCTGCGAAGAATGCTAGCCCTCACTGGAAGTGCATCACCACCACTCCGAATAGTATTGACCTTCCGGCTGGACAGTACTGCAAGACTACCATTATTAATGGAGCTGTAGACTTTGATGAAAAGATCTTCTATGATCTTCCAGTTAGCGAACTTGCTGACTATGTAGATAAGAATAGCGAAAACGACTTTGTGCATATTGAATTCACTTGGCAACAGCTAGGTCGAGACCAGAAGTGGTATCGTAAGCAGTGTCGTGAATTGAACAACGATCGTCTAAAGATCAAACGTGAAATTGACTTGGAATGGACTTTATCTTCTGACAAGAGCCCGTTCACTGAAGAAGAGCTAGAAACTGTTGATAGATACATTGTCAAAGAAGAGCAAGAGATGTTCATGCCTATCTTTGACACTGGCAATCATAAGCTGACTCTCCTAGAGACGGTGGATTTCTATGCTCCGGTGATACTGTCTTGTGACGTTGGCGCTGGATCTGGAGATGACTTTAGCACTATGACCGTGTTGGATGCCTTTGACGGTCATACAATCGGATACTTTAGATCCAACAGAATTGTGCCATTGCCTTTTGCTAGGATAGTTGGAAAGGTTTCTGAACGAATCTTCCCCAACTCCACGATAGTTGTAGAACGAAACTCCTATGGTCTTGATGTGATCACCACACTACTGGAGAATCCTATCACTAAGCCCAAGGTATTCTATACGGTGGTTCGTGATAATAAACCTGACGGCTCGCTGATAAAAGGCCCGAAGGAAAAGCGTGAATACGGTGTCTCTACCAATGTAAGCTCTCGAGATTCTATGATTTCGAACTTATTTTTGTATGTGGCCGAGGAGCCGTCTAAGCTTCGTAGCCGTTGGATCCATAAACAACTCAAAACTCTTGAGCGCAAGAAAAATGGAAAGGTTGAACATACTCAAGGCGAGCATGACGACGATATCTTCTCTTACCTGATTGGAAGATACGCTATGACCTTTGCGTCTATAAATCTATTTAGGCGTAAGAGATATGCTCATCAAGAACGTGGCGGAGAAAATGCTTATGTCCGTCCTACGGTCGTTACCGAACGTGTCAGAACGCTTGATGATCTTATCAAGGAATCCAACAACAAGGCCAGAAAAATCTTTTCACTAAACAGGCTATAACATGCTAGAAAAACCAGTAAATGAAGTCTTTGACAAATTTGAAGCCATAGATAACTATGCAGATATTACTAGCAATAGCACAACCATTAGCCCGGACATCCGGACTATGGAAGATGCTTTGATGAACCAGATTGAGAACCTCAATCATATTGCAGAATTTGAACCTGAAGACAAGTTCAGTCCGCTGTTCAATTCTATCAGTATCCTTCGAAAGTCTCTCTCTGAACAGCCTGAAGTTAATGCTGAAAAGCTCGGGGTGATCAATACTTATACCAGTGATCTTCGCCAGAAGCTCTTTAGTATTATGAAGTCTTACATTGGCATTGATGAAAACTCTAATGCCTTTGGAAGCCTGAAGGATCTTGAGTCCAGTGAACTTCATAACTTCATTGAAGCTCTCTACAAGTTCTTGGTGACTTATCGTCTTGAAAATCTTGTTAACTATGTCTACAACATGGTTAATCGTAACTTCAAGGCTCTGGTTCAAACCTATAAGCCGCTTGTCAATCGTCAGGATCTTGGAGCTAAAGACGCAAGGCGCAAGGCTAAGAGTCTTGACTGCGCTGTAGTTCTGGATCGTATCGATGACATCACCAAAGACATTTTGAGCGGAAGTTTCGAAGTCGAAGACTTCTTATCTGAGCTTACAAAGGGTCTGGAAGATGAATGGCAGAATGCTATGGTCATCGAAGAATTCGAAGCCGTCAATATTCCTAACCTTGAGAAGGCTTATATCGGTGATATCCTAGAGTCTCCAGATAGCCTTCGTCAGCTTACGATGAAAGTTTACTCTTTGCTCTCTGAGCGCTACAAAGGAAAACCTAATGAATAACACAGCACCCACCCCTGAAGAAATTGAATCTGACAAGGTTCTTAAGAAAGAAGTCAGCGATCTCCAAGAAGATCTAAACACTCTTGGTGATAAGCTTGAAAATGAAGAGATCTCCTTGGAAGATTTCCAGGCTAAAGCCAACAGCACCTTAGCTAAGCACACCTTTAAAGACTTCATGGAATTCTTCAACAGTTCCTATGAAAAGGTAAAGCTCACTGCGGAAAATCCAGAAGCCTACCTTTCTAAGCAGAAAGTCTTTATTGGAAAGAACGGTGAGTCTGGAAAGGCTCGTCGCCGTCGTGCAAAGACTGAAGAAGTTAAAATCCGTGCTGCATTGCGTATTAATGCTAATATTCTTGATGCATTTGAGCTTAAGAAGTTAGCTAATGCCTATGTTGCCGAAAAATGCGCTGAATTGCGTAACGACGAAGAAGCAATTGCTGCCGCTAAAAAGTGGTTTAACAATGCTCTTGGAAAGGACATTAGCAAGGCGAATAATGCTGATACCCTGTCCGCAGTTCAGTATGCCAACCATGATTTGCTTAGTACTCTTGGCACCCACCTCATTTTTGCCGCCAAGGCTTTAGCAAAGACTGAAGGTACTTATGACGTTGCTCCTATGTGCCTCCAGCTTACTAAGAACGCAAACGCTGTCTCTGCCTCTATTATGGCTGCAAGGGCTATGCCCGAAGAAGATCTGAAGAAGATCGACTTTAAAGCTCTTGAAGTCTTTAGTCAGGCCCTTGTGGATTTCAATTCGGTGGTTGAATATAACATCAAGGAAGCAGCTTTCTAGTCTAGGCGCAAACTCTAGTGTTGTCCTCATATGTCTTCCGGTAGGCTCGTTTGGGCCTACCGGATTTCTATGCAACTCGATATTGTTATGAAGTACTTAAAAGCTCAAAATAATGATTATATCGTCGAAGCTGAAAAGATTAATGTGTACATTCCGTCATATTACTTCGGCATCGATATGGCTACAGAACTTGGCAACCAAGTAGATACTGTAGGCATTATGACTCTTGAGATCTGGGATAGCACCCTCAAGACTCCTGAATTGTGGGAAATGAATTGCCCGGTGATTGTCCATGTGATGAGTACTGAAAACTCTAAGGTTACTAGGACGTTCTCTAAGCTGGATTCAACTCCAGAAGAATATCGTGTGTTTACTGCACACAAAGGTGAAATTCTTTTCAAAGATGCTATCCACGTTCAAAACTCTAAAGCGGCTAACAGATTTTTGACTTTCATTCTTAATGGCAAGATCCCTAATAATCTGAAGTACAGCCAGCTCCCGGAGAACCTTCTTCAGAACGCTTCGTTTAACGGAGTTAATATCGGTGTTCCTGACTCTATTGTGGAACTTCTGATGGGCGAACTTGCTAGAGACGAAAAGGATCTGCGTACCCCGTTCAGAGTGGTAGCTGGAAAGACTGGAGCTGAATCCGGATACCAGACCATAAAGATTAACGAACTTCCAGCAATGGCTAGTACTTTCGGAGGATTGGCCTTTGAAAACATCGGTGATGCCATCCTTAGTGGCTTGATTAATTCTAAAACTGGCCGAGAAGAGACTATAGCTCCTACCGAGGAAATTCTCTACTTTTAGTTCTAAAAGCCAAGCCACCGAGCTTGGCTTTTATAAATTTCAAAGATTCTATAAAGGCCCTAGAAACTTTTCATTAGGTAACAATCCATAAGCGGACTTCCACCGAAGTCCGTAAACTTAAAACAATCTACTCAAATGAGGACAGTATGAGTACTGATATGAAGTACATCCATCCCCACTCGGAGAGCCGGATTATTGACAATGCCGTTCTGACTGTGTCTGCATCGGGATTGTCCAATAAATTCATTGCGCTGGAAGCCGAGAAGGGTATGCCTAACGAGGCTACTTACATTAGTTCTCCCTCGGAGTACACGTTCAACTTTGGCGAGCCCAACTACAACAAGTATGGGCAGAGCGGCCTGAATGCCATTCAGTGGCTTCGTGCTGGCGGTGGCCTTTGGGTGATCCGTGTAGTCCCGGATGACGAAACTTTTGCTGGTCTTAGCATTGGTATTGGCTATCGTGCCAATAGCGAATACGCTAACGACGAACCCGAATTCAAGCTCCTTGAGCGCACTGAAGGCCAGATCAAGGTCTGGAATGCATACGTCGCTGTTTCTAACGGCAATCCGACTATGGTTAAGGGCAGGTCTTCTGGTAACTCTGTCCTTCTTCCGAAGTTCTATGCTGGTCGTTGGGTTAAGAGGGGTGAATCCGAAGTCTTTGAACCTGAAACTTCTCTCGGCCTTTTGACTGAAGACGAGATCGCCATGCTTAATGTGGGCATTGCAGATGATCGCAAGAAGTATTCTCCGATGGCTGCTCGCCGTGTGTCTCTCGTCAGGAATGAAACCATCGAACTCAAGTTCGAGGCTAAGGTATCTGACACCATCAATTCCACTGATCCGGAAGATGAAAATAACTACTATGTCTTGCATACTGCCGCTGACGAAGCTGCTCTTGGCGATAGCAAGCTTGGTTATCGTGAATCTTCGGCTATGGCCGTTGAGATCGAAATAGACGATAACGGTACGGCCAAGAGGGTTTCTGCTGTCAAGATTGAAGAAGGCACCGAAGCAACTATTACAGTTGTTGCCGGTTTCTCTGCTCTTCAAGCAAATGATGTTCCGTCTCTGTTGGCGGCTTACGTCGATGGCAAGACTGGTACTCAGGAAAGGGAAGCTAGCGTTGGCTCCAAGGCGGAACACGATCCGTCGGATGAAAGCTTCTGGAAGACTCGCTTCTTGTCTCGCCTGAACGAGTTGAATCCTGCGCTTTCCGATGGTGGTAGCAGCCATACTGCTGACTTTATCAATCTCCTGAAGACTGACATTCAGGGTGTTGGCGACACTTGTATCAAGGGCATCATCACTGGCAGTTCTATCAACGAATGGCAGAACAGCTATGAAGTCTACCATTTCGATCCGAAGAACTATGGTGACACCGACGGAACTGTACGTCCGATTTCTGAAAAAGAAATGAAGTCTATCAGCATCAATGACAAGACCAGCCAGCCTGCTCTGTCTGTTGTTGAATATCTTGACTGGTTGTACGCCAATCAGCTGGACGAAAATCTGTTCGCTCTTGGTAGCCAGTTTAGTAGCACCGATGGTGGCAATAGCGGCTCTGCTCTTGAAGATCAGAATGGCAACGTTATCGTTACCTCTCAGGGATTCGCTATCTTTGCTGACGAAATGGAACTCAGAGTGCTTACTGCAATCAACACTGAAGTCTTGATTTCTAGTCCGAGTACTGGTTATTACGATCTTCAGAAGTTGTACTTCGTGAATGACGAAAACGGCAATGCGCTTTCTTCCAAGACTTCCACCGATCCTGAAGTTGCTTACTACAACCTCAACAACCTCGATGAGCGCTGGGAAGCTGTTGACCTCAACACTGCTCCCAACGAAAGTCAATATGTGTACGGAACAAGTGCTTACACCACTAAACCTGTTGTTCGCTACACTATGTCTTCCAAGATTTCTTCGATGTCCGAAGATAATATTCAGCTGTTCTTCAGCGACAATGAAGGCGGAGATAGGACTGAAAGCTTCGTAGCTACTGACCTTATTGCTCTTCTCAAGAAGGTCGGCGGAACGAACTTCATGACTTTCGCTCCTGACGAAAACGAAAACGGCAACACGATCGTCAAGTTCGGCAATATCTGCAATGGTAAGGGCTATCTTAGCGCTGCTGAATATCAGACCTTGGTTGACGAATCTAGTGATCTCGCTAACCTGTTTGTCGAAGAAACGCCGGGTAAGTACGTTTTCCGCACCACCACGTTTACGGCGTCCGAATTCCCGCAAGAGCTGATTTCTGGCTCGTTCAGGAATCTGGTCAATACCGAAGGCACTGGAATGTACCTCAAGATGAGTGAGTCGAACACTTATCTCTTGAATGTCGAAGCTATCAATTCTTGGTATGCTCAGCTAAAGACGAACTCCTTCCTTCGTGAAATGATCCGCAATGCAGACTGCACTGTTGAAGGCGATGGTGACAATGGTTCGACCACGGTCGATATCCATTATGCTCCGTCTTACAGAAGCGTGTTCATTGACAGCGATAGCCTCTGGGGCATTCGTATGGTCTTTGATGCTACGGCTCTGGATACTTCGTTCTTTACGGCTAAGGCTGCTAAGGACGATCCGGATCATCCTGTGGTTATCACTGGTAAGAGCACTGGCGAATATGCCTACTATCCTGAAAGAAAGGTGGTTGCTCATTACAAGACGGGTGGCAGCAAGGGTAACTTTGAGCCCAACGCTGACTACTCTCACGCTGGCTACAACGCTATCGGCTTCGTTGCTACTCCGTATTCTGTCTTTGATCTTCAGGGCAGCAGCTATCATGCGGATGACGATGAAGTTATCGAGCAGCGTGCAAACTCTGCTAAGGGCCGTGTGGTCGGTTCCACTCTTGACAAGATTCAGACTCGGGACATTGCAAGTCTCCGTCCGCAGTCTGCTTGCTACGCAGAATTCCTCCGCTTCTTGCCTAAGGGTTCTGGTAAGTGGTACAACCGTCTGTCCGTCAACCTCGCTTATGACGACTCGATGGATCGCACGTACACCGAATGGAGCATGTTCCGTCTGACTATTTCTGAAAAGCTTGATGGCGGCGAAGTATCTCGTGAAGCATTCAATGTTTCTCTGGATCCGGATGCCGTTTCTGCTGCTAAGGAAAGTCTCTTCATCGAAGATGTGGTTAACCGCTTCTCCAAGTATCTCACTTGCGTGGTGAACTACGACAACCTCTCCAACTTCATTGATGCTAAGATTGGCGTCCACACGGATGACAACAAGCCTATTGAAGATGAAGACGGTAACGAAATCGTTGTTCCGGTTGATGCTGTTGTGAAGTACATTTACAACCAGATTGATCTGGATCAGTTCAACGATCGTATCTTCGGCGAAGGCTATAAGGAAACAGCTCTCGCTCAGTACGAGATCAAGAGCCTTATGAGCGCTATCGGTTATGATACCAACCTCTGTCATCTTGATACCACGTTGTATGATGACGAAGGCGAACAGACCTATCTCGAACCGTTCGTGTCTCTGTATCTCTTCCAGACGCTTTCCAGCACCAACTCGCTCTATCTCGGCGGTGGTTCTCATGGTCGTGGCTGGGGCTACGAACACGAAAATGAAGAAGGCGAGCTCATTACGAACTCCACGCTTGAAGAAGCTCTTGTCAAGGCCTACAACGGTACTACAGACGCTATCGTTACGAACATCAACCTCTGCGTGTTCGACATGGTGATGGACTGTAACTATCCGGTGATGGTCAAGACTGCTATGAACGAGCTGAGTTCTGTGATCCGTCAGGACTGCGTAACGATCCTTGACCAGGGTATCTCCACTGCAAATGCCCAGCAAGCTATCGACATGCGTAAGAACAGTATGAACTACGATACGTTCTATACGTCTATCTTCACGCAGCATCTTGAAATTACGGATGAATGGAGCGGCAAGCCTGTTAAGGTTACTCCGACCTTCTTCTTGGCAAGCAAGATTCCTCTCAACGATACGGCTTACAGTCCGGCGGTTAACTTCGTTGGCCCGAACCGTGGCGTTGTGTCTGGATTTAACTCTGTCAGCTGGATTCCGACTGAACCTGAAAAGGATCAGCTCTATCGCAACCAGATCAACTACATCGAACGTGATAACATCGCTACGGTGTTTGCGACCGAGTTGACGACCCAGACTAAGAACACCCCCTTGACCCTCATCCATGCGGTGCGAACTCTGTTGCGCCTCCGTCGTAGCATGGTGGCCGTCAGCCGTAACTACCGTAGTGAGTTTGCGACTTCCGATGTGTATGGTCTCCTCCAGACCGAACTGAACGAAATCGCTACGAGCTATGTGTTGGCAGGTGGCTATGAATACATCACTCCGGTGATTAACACCTCTGACTACGATCGCCAGCAGCGTATTTGCCGTGTTGACGTGGACGTTGCGTTCACCGATATCATCGAGCGCTTTGCGTTCAACTTTATCGTGAACCGTGTGTAACCTTCCCTGAAAGATGGGGCGAATCTCGCCCCTCTTTCTTCTTTTTTCTTTAAATAAGGACAAAAAATTATGGCCTATAAAGGATCAAATTACGGGTTACGTCGAGCCACGAGCGCTATTTCTCTTCACAACGATAGTGCAGAACAGGCAAAGACCGATACCTTCTACACTGGTGGATTCAATACTAAGACCCTTCCTCTTGACCCGCTGATCACTGGTTATGCGTTTATTAAGTGGATCCGTCTGCCGTCTTGGTTCACTAAGACATTCGATTATTTCCCGGCTATCACCGAGAAGAACCTGAAGAGCTTCCAGGGTAACGACGACATCGAAATCTCTCCTGTCGGCGTTCAGATCGGCTTTACTGGCAACGAAAGCCAGTTCAGCGGTGCCATCGGCTCTAAGGGTTCTGGCTTCACCATGAGCCACAACGAATATGCCGGATCCCCGATCATTGAAGCCTACAACTACTGGGTTAGCTCTATCCGTGACCCGCACTCCGGTATTGCTACTTACCCGGCAGAACATGGCGTAGATTATGCCGCTCGTAACCATACTGGCGAATTGCTTTATGTCCAGCTCAAGCCGTCTGCTGGTAAGATTGGCGAAGCTGCTCGTCAGATTGCTTACGATATCGAAGATGCAACGTACTACACTAACGTCCAACCTCTGAAGATTCAGCGCTCTCATCTGAACTTCCAGCAGGGTTCTCAGGAAGGCGTGACTGTGGAACAGAGCTTTACAGCTGACCGCTGGTTCGGTGCAGGTGTGCTTGAATATGCTGCCGCCACCTTGAGCTCCTTCGCTTCCATCGCCTGCCTCCAGACCGAAAACGTTGGCAACTTTGGTGCAGAATAATTGCTCTCAAACAGAGATTAAATATGGAAATCCTTCGGGATTTCCATATTTATATTATTCTTTGCACTAATTTCAAAGGAGTTAAAATGTCAATGGCAGATGGACAAGAATTTGATGATTTCATTGAAGAGCTTATGAAAGCACCGGGATATGCAAAAGAAAATACGATGTGCTATTTCTATCATAACATATCTGCGTGCCGGAAGTGTCCGAAGTTTGAGGATTGTCCGAACCGTGAGCCTAGGCCAATTAAGCCTGCCACGAATGAAGAAGTAAAGTACAAGAGTGAGATCTATATAGACTTCGAAGGAACGGTCATTGACAATCTGAATGACTGTAACATTTTGAAAGAGAATTGCGAAAATATTTCTAAGTTCCTGAAGGGTTGCGAAAGTACTTTTAGGTTCCTGAAGACGATGGGTAATATGAATGATGGTAGCTACAAACCTTACAGAGTGAATTTCTTTACTTGGGGTCTGACAGACAAAGATCTTGATCACCCTACACGCTCTTTGGACATACAGCACCTGGTCAAAATCATTTTTGCTGAATTAGGGGTTCCGTTGGATATGCAAGGTAGTGTCTACACCAAAGATCTCTCAGTTCGAGGAGCTATCGAAGACAAGTATCTTCTGCCGGAAGATTTTGACCGAGCTATCTGCCCCGGAATGATGAAAGAATTTGGTCTTTGCAAGACCAACTGTTTTCTAGCAGATATCCGTGGCCAACGTCTCAAGTCTGGAGAGAGGTCTACGATCTTAATAGATGATCTTGTTGAGATGGACGTTCTGGAAAAGTCTAGTCACATTATTAGTCTTGTAGAGGACAATAATAAAATGATTTACCTGATTAATCCTTTAAACATGGGAGTTAAAAATGAGCTCTAACTTACATTTAATCGCAAAACTCAAATGGAGCAAATCTAACAAAGATGTCTATGCTCTTATATCTGTGTCAGTACCTGAAGAGATTGCTCTGTCTGATAACTGGCCAAGCGAAGTAGACTTTTACTCCAACCTAACCGGGTACGAAGTTTCTGGAAAAGACAAGAAGTATGAAGGAGAAGTGGATCCGTCTTGGCAGAACCCTACTCCGATGGGTGCGTATATCCATTCTGGAATCTCTTTCTATCGTGGAAGTGGAAAGGTAGACCAGTGGGATAGCGGCCTAGCCGGATATCTTGTTGGGCCTGACAAGGAAGAAGTCGAATCTGCTGCAAACATGATGTGCGCCTATCCGGAATTTGAAACTAGAGTCTGGGTTCAGCTTTCTGTTACGGCAGACGATCTCATTCGTCATAATTTTGTAGAGCAAGAACAGGTATTCATCGAGAAGTATTTTACTCTTGCAAGCTACGGTTCTGAAAGGCTCAGGAATATTAAAGAGCTCGAAGAATTTCTCAAGACCGAATACTTCAATGAAGAAGAAGGTAAATCTTTTGAATGGATAAATACCGATGGCGTTTGATTATCTATCTAAACAAGAAGCCGAGGCGATGCTCTATTTAGAGTGCGCTTCGATTGTTCGAAAGTTTTTAGAAATAGATAAGGAAAGAACCGCAGGATATTGTAGCGACTACAATTCCGCATTCTTGTATTTAAGAAGTATAGAGCAAGAGTTACTTCGATTTCTTAAATTAGAAAATAGCTCTTCTGTTGGAACTGAGTGTTTTGTAGCTGGCTTCTTATTCTCTGCATTGATAAAGGCCGGAGATTGTTCTAATTTCTTTACTTACCTGACACAAGCTGTGGTTAATGATGTGCTGATCAGACCTTTTGAATGGTCAGTTTACATTGACATAGCAAAATTCTTTATAGAGGATTCAACAAAATGACAGAAGAGAATGCTAGAAAAGAATACTTAAAAGAGAATACTAAGATAGATGCATCAGCTTACTTGGCTATCCAAGAAATTGAGTATCTTATCAAGGCAGTGATTCTGATTCAGCGGAATCTCCGAGATAACAATCGATCTTTAAAAGATGATAATCTCAAAGATCTTACGATGTTAGAGCCATATAACTATTCCAAGTCGTTTGTAGATGCTGTTGTGAAAGCATGGGAACTAACTTTTGGAAAGATTGAAGTAGCTTTGGAGATATTCAAGGCTGCTTCAGGACTTCAGAATATAGATCCTCCAGCTATGGCCATAATGCGAGACGCTATTCTCAAGGATATTGAAGCTAATCCTATTGATTGGATGAATGTCCCGAGGATATCGACCTTGGCAGCTCTTTACATGACTTCTTCGGAGAAAGCCTAATGGAAAATCCAAATGTTCGTTTAGATCAACCAAAAGAAATCGTTGAGGAGATAGCTGGACTAGCTGATATTTACTGGAAAGTATTTACCGTGGGAATCACCAGATCTATCAGTAGTCCAAAGTCTCCTGCAATCTCTCAAATAGGCAATAAATTTATAAGTAAAGCCGACGCAGAGATGATTATAGATTTCTTTAATACTATAGAAGGAATGCAATTAGCTTTGTATCACAAAGTAGCTACTACTCATGCGAACAAAGCCATGATTGACTACCTCATGAAAGCCATCCAATTAGATCCAATAAAATTCGAGCGTCTTGCTCCTAATTTCTCTACTTTCGTTTTGAATAGAGGTACTAATGGATAGCAACGAGATCGAAGAAGCCTTAGAAAATTCAATTCCTAAAGAATCCCAAAAATTAGAAATGGAGATAGAAATAGAAGAAGGCTTACAAGATAGCATTAAAGACATCTTGGATGGCATTTTGATGGCCAATGAAATAAAGAATGTCGTAGGGCTAATTATAGATGTGTACTATGGGTCTACCGGATCTGACAATAACCTGAAGTTGACTCCTCTTATAGAAGGCATGAAGACTGTAGGTTTACACTGCGGATACGGAAATCATACTTTACAAAAGGAAGAACTATCCGAGCTGGCCTCGTTATTTCGTAATCAGAACATCATAAACGCTTTAGCTTGTACAAGTCCAAAAATTGATGGATATGAAACCAGAGCTATAAATTATGGAACCAGAGCTTTTATAAATCCAAAAGTTGATGGATACGAAATTAGAAAAATGCTAACAGACGAGATTGCTAAGGAAATACGAACCAATCCGTTACAGTATCCGAAATTATTTCCGGAGTCAACTAGACGGATGATAAGCAAATAATAAACGCTAGCGTTTGCTAGCGTTTTTTTTTAGATCAAAGAGAGAAGTCTATCTACTTCAGCCGAAGATGGTGGTCTAACTACTACAAGCTTTTCGCTCGCTCGGGTTACTGCTGTATAATTTAAAGACCTTGTCTCTTGACCAAAGAATCCAGAAATGTATGACACGTTTCTCCATTCACTGCCCTGAGACTTATGAACGGTTACGGCATAGCCAAAGTCAAATAAGTCAGTTCCCTTTGGCGCTGGAGGAATACCCGGCAAGAAGATGCTCTTGTCTATTGCAATGAAAGATGCTTCTCCATTCTGTCTTCGGAAGTTGATTCCAAGGATACTCTCAGAGATATCATCAACCTCTTCTACAGTTCCCTGAAGGCCGTTATAAAGATCGATCTCGTAGTTGTTACGGAGACAGATCAACTTGTCGCCGATCTCTGGAATGGGTTTGGTGAAACCCATCTTCTGTCGTACATAGGCATTCAAAGCTTGGCGAATGGCATTCTTACAGCACAGAAGTTGGTCAGGCCATTCGATGCCATACTTGATGAAACGATCCATGAAACTTCCAAAGTCCATTACGATAGTATCAGAGGTGTTTTGCCATCTTCTAGGAATGTAGCCATTTACAGAATCCAGTATGCTGTTAGCTAGAGTCAAGATCCCACTGTCTCCACCTTGGCGATGGATAACTTCCAAAGTAAAATCAGGCTCAGAAATACGGCTATTAAAACCCTTTACAGGCTTAAGCTGACGGTGATCGCCGATATACAAAACTGGAACGTGGAAACTTTCAAGATCTTCAATCTGGCGATCGTCCACCATAGAAGCTTCGTCTACTACTATCAGCTTGAATTCTCCCGGAAGTTCTGGCTTCAAGATGAATTCCAAATCCGGACGATTTACCGTTGCAGATACACGAGCTTTGTTGATCTTTGAATGGATTTCAGAAGTGACATTTTCGCCGTTCTTCATACGCTGAATGATGTCTTCAATGCCATCGATATGAATCTTCTCGTTGTCTTTGTCTACTTCATCTTTCAAGATGTAAATCAGCTTATGAAGCGTCTTTGCATTCAAAATACCTTTGCTGCGCATCACTTCAGCGGCTTTACCAGTTGGAGCGATGAACGCAACGTCATCCGGGCCTAAACCCAGTTGTGTAATGGCCTCTTTGATGATAGTGCTCTTACCAGTTCCAGCTCGCCCAGCTAGCGTAAAAGATTGCTTGTTCGTCTTGTCGTAAATAAACCAATGCTTTACAGCAGCTATGGCTTCAAGTTGTTTTGGATCAAACTCCATTACATCAGTCCTTCAAATAGATCGATCTGTCCGTTCAGTTCCTTAGAAGCCTTTTCAATCTTAGCATCCAGCTCCTTGATTCTTTCTTTGGATCTAGAGATTAGGCTCTGAAGTTCGCACTTCTCTTCCTTACAAAGATTAATAAGATCTTCCAGATCTTTTTTAGATTTCGGATTTGGCATATTTCACCTATATGATTCATAGTTGAACTCTTCAATGTAGATGTTCGATCTATCTGAATAAAGGAAAATTATGAGTCTCATAAATAACTTAAAGCCGGGTGTAAATTTACACGGACTGATGGAAGGCGTAGTCCTTAATCGTAATGATCCCAAGAAGGAAGGTAGGGTCGGAGTATTCATTTCTAGAGTGATGGGTCTAATCCCTAATTCTTCCGAAGAAGAGGATTCCATCCTAATTGTAGACAAAGAATCATCGAAAGATGACGATGCTAATGCTGTATCTGGTACGGCTATCGTAAATGGTGTCAACTACCTATGGGCAAAGCGAGCAAGCCGGTGTGGTAAGGATTTTGGCGAGTGGATTATTCCCAGAGTGGGAACGTCTGTGTTCGTGTTTTTTCTGGATGGCGATCCAACGCAGCTGTATTATCTTCCGTTTGGGCCGGGTGACCGTTGCAAACGCTCTAAGGATATCGATGATGCTGTGATCCACGAAACTCCAGGTGGGTCTAAGATTGGCTTCTCCTTCACAAGCGTTAAGGATGTATATCTGGATGACACGTTCTATGTGGAGCTTCCCGACGGATCTGGAATCAAGATTGATTCTAAGAATGGAACCATCGATGTGATGACTAAGAGTTCCGCAGCAAAGATCGAAATGAAAAAGGATGGAGCGATAAACATCATTGGAGACAAGCTAGCCATTTCTGGAAATGAGATTGTCCTCAATACTCCAAAAGGCGCTATCCTTTGGAAGCCTAATATCGTTCCGAATTGTCCGCTTGGAGGATTCATCCACGGCGGCGAACCTGCTATCTCCGACCTTAAGGGCGGACAAAAGGTATTATAAGATGTTGAAAGGAAAAGACCTAGCTAGAGAGATTAAGAGCGCATTGGAAAATCTAGATCCTGCCAAGGAAGGTGACACCATTCGCTCTAAGTATCAAGATACAATCAAGACGTATCTAGAAAAAAATATTGATATCACTCTATCTTATGAAGGTGCTATTCCCGGCACTCCTCCAACGCCAGATCTGGAGCCATCCTTTAAAGGAAAATTGACCTTTCCGACTTTTGACTTTTTGCCAGCTCCTACAAAGGAAGCTTTCGACCTCAATCTTTCTACAGCTGTAAAGGGCGGTCTAATTTCTAATGGGGACGAATCTAATGGAATAACTTTTCCGCCATTAGCCTTTAATCCAGCTGGGATGATTGTAACTGTCTTTCCAAGCTTTGATGCAACTGATAAGAATGCCTCGGTAGATGACTTTATGGAAAAGTACTGCGACAGCATTCTGAATCAAATTAAAACTGGGTTTATCAGTATAACACCTTCTCTCGGAGCTAGACTGACCAAGTCTTCTACCGGAGCTGTAACTATGGTGACTATCCAATGATACAATTCAACAAGACTCCAAAGCGTTTGCTGAATTATGAAGACCTTATTATAGAGACCTATGATCCGGGCTGGCTTTTAGTTCCGTTTCATAACATGGTCAAGGACAGTAAGGCATTCAGATTTAGGCCGTGGCTCAAGCGCAATAACGATTATAAGTACACCGCTGTAGACGATTACTACCGAAGTGATCTAATGAGCGGCGACGTTCCTTTCCATTACTTTGTAGAAAAAGTTGGAGAAGAATGGGATATCCATCTTGGCACGCCTTTGATCAACCGAAGCTGGTGGGTCAGAGACATGATTGATGCCAAAGTTCTTCATGCCCAATTCCGAAACGTAAAGGTTGTGGCTATTGCCGACAGCTTCTACGACAATATTCCTGAAGAGAGAATGTTTCGAAAACTCTGGCATGTCTTATTCAGTGGGTGGGTTAGAACTTCCAAATTGGATAAGCGCTTTATCAGATTCTTCGACGAAGTTGCTGATTGGGATGCTTACAACGAAGCTAAAGCTAAAGGCACCATTGATTATACATTAACCAAGAGTACATACTGGAATCGGCAAGTCTTTGAAAGGATGCAGATGTACTACAAGAAATTCTAGAGGAATTTATGGAAAGAATTATTGATAGTGCAGAAAGCGTCTATATCGATCAGAATATTGCCTCTTCAGAGTCTAACAAGTGGACAGCTTCCAAACTATCCTTGAATCTGTTATTCAAAAATGACAAGGTAGTCATGGACAATCCGCTTCTTGTGTTCCAGAGATTTCAGAATATCATTAGCAGCCATCTGATACGAACCAATGTGGACGAGAGGTACTTCTATAGGCCTGAGCTGTTTGCTAAGGACTTCTATGGATCTTCTGATCTCTGGTGGCTGGTGCTGTGTAGCAGCGGAACAATCTCCCATCAGAATTTCAATAGACGAAGAATCAAAGTCTTTAACCCGACTGATATAGAAGTCTTAGACTCTATTCGTGAATCAACCATTAAAGAACAGGAGAAGACTGTAGAAATTAAAGATCTAACAATCTTCCCGGTGCGAATCTAAATATACGCGAACCTTCGGGTTCGCGGTTATATTATTTTCTGTGAAATATTCAACCCAAGGATGATTATGATACTAAATAACTTCACCTATAAGCCAAGGCTCATAACTCAGATCAGCAGAGATGATTTTGAGTCTTGTGGTTTTGACTTCAAAGATTTTATCTCTAAGATCTTGTCTGCAAGGAATAACGAGGTAACGCCATTTCCTGATGACGGAGATCATGAGCTTCTTGTAAGCTTTTCAGCTATAGACAGGCGTAATGAATATCTTGGAAAGTTTCGTTTCAACTTTGAGTCTGAAAGCCGTAGATCTACTGTTGAGTTGAACCTGAATTTTCCGAAGAGAACGTTTGAATTCAGTGGTGACAACTACGAAATCGACAGAGGTCTTGACGGAATCTTTCTAGAAAGAGCATTCCCAAACTCGGCTGAGACAATTGGGTATTGCTTTGGAAATTTCCACATTAATGCAGAATTCTGGGGTTTATTCGATGACGGAAAATTCAGTATCAATTTTGATACTGAAGGCAACTATCTACCCCTAAGTGCTTACAACTATGACACGGTCTATAGACAATGCGATATCATCTTGCCGTCCCTCACTTATCCAGAAGGAATGGACTTGATGAATCCAACTGATCTGGATAAGATGTTCATTCCTGAGCTGTCTTCTGCCGTTTATGGAACTTATGTTTTCTGGCTGGACAGATTCCATATCGTAAGTGTTAAGGACACTAAGCGTATGGGTTCTCATGCACAGGATTTCCATTGTGTTGAGCCAGTGATGCGGGTTAGCGTCTCTAACACTTTCCGCAATATCTTTGGGGAACGCTACAGAGATATCCCGGACTTCAACAAAGTTAAAATCTCTGATAAACAGAAGGATCAACTTCTGTCTGACACAGGCCTTTTTGATTCCAACATGTATAATATGCACTGGCAGGAATATCATAGCTTGGGTCTGACCAGAGACGGATTGTTCTCTAAATATCAACAAGGCATGAAGACTTCCTTCTTGGATATCAGCACCGTTCGCACAGTGCTTGATCCGATTGAAAGGAAGGCCTTAGAGATTCTTGAAGTGGTTAATGCGAATCCAGACAAGTACAGGAAACTGACTTTGTTCCCGTCTAGTTCAAAGAAGATAGCTGAAGCCACTGCACCTCTGGTGTCTCTGACCTCTCAAATTGTCCGCTCCACAAAGGCCTTTGCAATGGAGGAAGTATAATGAAAAGATTAATCCGTGAATATGAAAGCCAGTATCTTATAAAGAAATTCTCTTCGCATATTACTACAAAGATCCACAAGTTTGCTGAAGCTAAGATAGGAGAGGACTATTTAACGATAGAAATCCATGAAGTTCCATTCTGCTTCTCAGTCTATGTAAGGCTTCGAACGAAAGACGGAAAAATCTTTACAAGGTCTGTTCGAAAGAAGCTAAACAGCCAAGAAGTGTTTGATCATAATGAATTTGACACTATCTGGAGTGAGCAAAACTTCTGGAAAGGCTGCTTAGTAAAAGTTGTGGAATCCAGAATCGATTCAGGAAAATTCGTTGACTTTAAGATAGATCGAGAAGAAACCAAAGTTCTTCGTACTTTTGATTCTGAACGGCTGTCAGCGTCATCTTTCCCTGTTGTTAATGTCGATGCAGGATCCGAAAAGAAAGTCATTGCCAAAACAGAAAACTTTTTGGAAGTGTTCAAAGGACTTTATTCTAATGATTCTGTAAGCACTGAAAGTAACAGCTACGGCTACAGACGAGGCAATATCACTCCTGATGTCGTATTCTTTGGGAGTTCGTTGTTTAGTCAGATGCGAGAAAGCCTGATAAACAGTCGAAGTACATTCCCAAATGGAGCTACTGGTGCTGAACGTAACATTTGCGTTCGAGAGAATAAGGATATTAACACTGCGATTATTGAGCGCTTTAACGGCGAAAGTCTAACGCTCAGAATAAACACGACAGATAATTATCTTCAGTTCTACGGACTCACTAATGATCACGGAAAGATCTCCATAGGTTTCAGTATGAACGGCGAGCATGTTCCTGATGCAAATTTTTCTAAGATCCCGGTTGCAACTGATATCTTGAATTATTTTGATATCGGGTTCGAGCTTGATTGGTTAAACCAAGCCAAGGAAACCAATACAGTCGTTCCAGAAATCTGCGGAAACCAAGTGGTCTACAGTCTTATCAAAGCTCTACTTGAGAAAGAAAAATAAAAAACTAGCCTACCGCAAGGTAGGCTTTATTTTTTTAAGCTAGACGCTTAGTTCCAATTACCGCTTTCAAGCGTGGGAATCTAAGGCTCTTGGATCCATCCTCTAGAACGAAGATTTCGTTATAAGCCACTGTTACAAGCTTTCCAACGACCTCTTCTGGATGATCCTTCCATCTGAGCTTTTCTTCAAGACTCATGCCACCGCCGACACGCACCTCAAATCCATCGAAGTCAATAATGAGTGCTGCGACGCAGTTGAAAGTCTGCTGGCCTTTTCCGACAACTGAGAACGTCTGATCACTGATTTCCAGACTCTTGACTCGGAATTCGGCATCGTAAACGCCTTTGTACTTGAGCATATCCCAGCTCTCGCCACGGACATACGGACGATCACGACGGAGCATAGAACCTTCCCAACCATTTGCAACGGCTTTCTGTTGGAAGGCATCCACTTGCTCAATACTTGTGACCGGAATCTGTTCAAGGACTCGCATGAAATTGGTATCCCAACTTAGGCTATTAAGGAATTCATGGCGCTCCTTGAAGTTCGGAGATGTGGAAGTTCCGTTCCATTCTTCTTCAGTGATAAGATCCAATACAATGAAGAATGGGTGTTCAACCGTGTGATTCTTCTTATTCCATTCGCTGATAATCGCACGGAAGTTTTCTTTACCTTCTTGGTCAATGATACAAGTTTCACCATCAAGGATATAAGTACCATCTTCCATCATGAAGGAGAACTCATCTGGATCATTGAAGGTTTTGAGGACTGGCTCTTTAAGATTGTCAAACGTCAAGATCGGGGTACCCTCTCGGCTGAAGATCCTGACATTGCTAGCCACGTTGTCTTTCATGTCGAACCAGATGTTAGTTCGGATGCCATCCATCTTTCGGCTAATGAACCATTCTTGAGGATTGCATCTAATGATTTCACGATACTTTTCGTTTATGTGATGAGCTCTTGAGACCTTATAGACAGAGATAAGTTTCGGAAATACCTCATTAATGCTTTCAGAGCTAAGGCCAACCTTCAGGTTACGAGCGATGATTCCACTAAAGATCCACTGCGCATTGGCATCCATTTGTGCCTGAAGATTCCTGCAAGCGGTCTTAGCGGCATTTCCAGTAAGTCTGCGGTTTGCTAGGTCATCGAGAAGGATGAACAATTCGTCTGAAATTTCTTCAAAGGTTTTAATTCCGACTGGAACAGTTTCAAGAGCTTTAACTCCATATCTTACATCAGTTTCCTTGGCGGTCGCTACCAGCAGTTTCTTTAAAAGCTCGTTGCTGGTATATTTGCGAAGGACTGCCTTTTTCCCGGCGGCTCCGGCTGTAGTTCTGATTTCTGTAAGAATATCAAATATTGACATATGTTCCTTTTTTCAGCTGCAACATTACAGCATGTTATAATATAAAATCATTGGATAATCTCTTGGTATAAGAATTTAAAGGTTTCGTACAAGCTTCGTTCGGACATGTTTTCGTCATAATCGCTGTAAGGTAATAGCAAATTATACATTTCAATGATGTTTAAGATTTCTCGGCGTTTATTGGTTATAAAGAAAGCCGCCATCTTTCTAGAAAGAGCCGTCCGTCTTTCTTCCATATTTTCTATACTTCCAAGTCTACTAATAACTAAGTACTCAAAATTTTTTTGAGCTTCTTTGTCAACAGTCTTCAGGAAATTATCAAGGAATTTTCCAACGGTATTAAACTCGTACTTCCACGTTTCTGGATTAAAGACTGAAAAGTCGTTAGACACCAAAGAACGGTTGAAAATCATCGCAAAATTATTTTCGTTCATAGATTTAAACATATAAAACCTCTAAAGGTAATATATCTATTGCATAGCTTTTGAATACAGCGTATGAAGCTGATCGAAAATACCGTGCTCTACACGACTAATTGGCTCATTTATCATCAAGTCATGCAGATCTATGACATCTAGGATAGCTTCCTTTGTACCTAGATACTCTACAATTTTATTGGCGAAATCTGTTATGGAATCCACGAGAGTCTGGTATTCAGACATACTTGGAGTTTCACGCTTGAAGTTTTTTGTATTCCTTGATTAAAGACAGAATATTTGTATTCAATTTGGCGTTATCCGCAATCCGCTGAAACATCTTAGCAACTTCGCTTAGAGATCCATCTTCATTTAACCAAGGTGGAAGAAAATCTGCTTTAGCTCCCTTTATAGAATTAGTGATAAAAGTTTCGATCGAAACTTTTCTGAACATAGCTAGACGTTCCCAGCTCTTTCGCATTAAAGGTGTACTTAAATATGAATAGGACGACATAATTTTTCCAAAAGCAGCTACCGCAAGACTGAGGTAGAAGTCTTGCGGTAGTGCCAAGAAGGAGGAGTATAAAACACAATCTACAAACAACTGTGTCCATTATTGAGTTCACCTATACTGAATAAGCAAAGGCTGTGTGACCACAAAGTATTGCTAAATATGTTGTCACTTAGCACGATGGGTCAGCAAATCAGCTATTACCCCAAATTTAGGGGCGTTTTGGGTGTTCTTTGCACGAGTATAGATGGCTTCTATTACTTGGTCAAGTTGTTGTTTGTTAGTTTTTTTCGATTTTTGATCCATTTCTCATCTCCGTCTAATCGGGCGTTTCTAATTGCATAAAGCAGCGGTTTGCATAAATATCAATTACATCTTCATGTGTTTCTTCATCAAGGTGCTCATGGAGACCTACCTCGCGAAATTTTAGTATTCCGTTGTCGGTTCCCATACATATAGATGGTTCGTCCTCATCTACAGCTACATTTATAGGAAGGTAAAAAGTAGTCCCTTCACTATATGCCCAAGGAAACGCCGACAATCGCATTTTCAAAAAACCTTGCAAGACAATTCTATTTTTCTGCCATTGCGGGAGTGTACTGATGTCTACTTGTCCAGTGAGTATATCAATTACATCGACACCGGTAAGAAACCCTAAATACATAAATGTACACATGGGAGTATCTCCACCTGGCGGAACCGTTACTAGCGCTTTTCCAGCAAGCATTTCTCCAATATACTGAATTTGAAGATTATCTTCTGTATCCAATCTCCACTCAAGATAAAGCTTTTCAACAACAATATCTATCGTTGTGCTGATTGTCACCGAGCTATTAGTAACCATGACCTTAGAACTCATAGTGTCGGCGAGAATGGTTGTACCACCACCTGCATCCAGAACATAACGGAAAACAAGGGCTTTTCCTGCATCGCTAGCCGACTTCCATTCAGCATACGTTGTATTTGCATCCCCCACAAACAATTCACACTCGCCACTCTCTCCATCAAGTTTCGCCTTGTATTCATCGGTAAAATTGTTGTCCGTGTGAACATAGTCTTCATCTGTCACAATATCTTTGACATGTATGCCCGAATCGGTCAGGTTGCCCTCGGCATCTAATGTAGCAAGATCATTTTCTGTGGCGTTTTCCACTTTATCAGCCTTACTATTGAGAACGGCAGGATCTGCGCTACCGCCCCCTATCATCTCACGCAAACGGGAGAGAGGAACCCTGCCAGTTTTGTGCTGAGAGCTATCCATTGCCACAAAACCGTCATTACCTGCGTAATCCGGCAGGTCTTTAATTTGAACACCATTGCATCGGCATCCCTTTCCAGTACAGAATTTCATTTGTTATGATCCTCCTAAATTCAGTTCCGAACTCGTTTGAAACTTTGACTGCTATCGCTGATCAAAGTCCTGAAATAGTTCCCCTCCGCCTCGCACTTTGGTGCGAGGTCATAATTTAATTTAGAGTTTTGTCTAAGCAAATCAACTGCCAAGACCCAATGGCTAGAAAGGTCTTGGCAGTCGTTTCACGTTAACCCAAAAAAGGAGGTATTCGCCTCATTATAGAGTTAGTCACCCCAGAGGCTATCGCTGGAGAGAGACACCCCGGCATTGACAGCAGCAGATTTCTGGATATCGACGTCTTCATTAGCTAAGGTATAGCTGACGTTAGCTTTAGCTCCTTCAAAGAAGCTAGCGCACTCAGCCGCCTCATTAGCAATTTCTGCGATGTTGCGAACACCGGATTCCACAAAGAGCTTGTAGCGTTCCCGGAAGTTCGGAGTAATCTTAGCGTTGAAGTCAAGAATCTTGTAATTCTTTCCATGCTTGCTAGAGATTTCTTGGAATTCTTCCGGAGAGCACTTTCCGCTTTCGAACATCACGTTAGAGACATCCTTCAGGAGCTCAATGTTGTTTTCAATGATACTACGAGCCTTGTCAATGCAAGACATAACCATCTTGTTAACGAGTTCGCTCGTTTCGCCGACGGCATTGTACTCATCGACGTCTCCACCTATTACAGCTTTGTACTTGTCAGAGTAGGCAAAGCGACGAATGAACTTCGCAGCAAGCGTAGTAGCCGTCACAAGGTCAGAAGAGCAACCAACTGTACGGAAGTCTTTTCCGAACACGGTTTCTTCAGCAACCATGCCAGCCACAGCCGTAGCGATGAAGTTTTCAATCGTGGTACGGGTATGACGGATCGAATGAGTAGTGATGAACCCAGCAGCAACGTTACTGTCAGCCACCACACTCACCATAGTCTGCGGGATGGCACCGAAGGTTTCTGCATAGACAATGGCATGACCAGTTTCATGAACAGAGGTACAACGCTTTTCGTCCTTGTCCTTGTTCAAGCGGTTTATGGCTTCGTCTACACCACCGAGACACGGAATCGTGACATTGTTGGAGGTGACGAGACAGAATTTCTCCTCGTCGTAAGAGATCGAAATTTCCTTGTCGGCTTCAGCAGCCGCAAAGACGATCTTAGGAATGTTACTCTCAATCAAGCCTTGGATCGTAGAAAACAGCGGTCTTGCACCCTGAGCCGGGAATACGCCGTTTCGATAAAGCATAATCATCACAGACGGGTCAAAGACCAGCTTGATTCCAGAAAGCTTTTCAGTTTCGGCTACAACCGCTTCCAAACGCTGTTTAATCAGGTTTGCGAAGTCCTGCTTACGGAAGCCGTAGAAGATGATATGGTTATTACCGAGACGGGCTACTTCTTCAGGGAACAAGCGCATAGCCAAGCCACGCTTGATGTCAAAGATGGTGACTTCCTTGGCACTCTTGTAGACTGCATCAGCATCAACTTCAACACTGGACACGCCGCTAGCTTCGGTAAAGACCTGATCCATATTACCAGCGATGATGAACAGAACTTTGCGATAGTCCATGTAAAAGACCTGATCGCTGTAGGTTTCAAGGGCCTTTTCAGCCAGCTTGAGTTCTTCTTCATACGACATAGACATGATGTCGAGAAGGGGCATATTCTTAATGCTGTACATGCGACGCATCTTTTGGACTTCCCAAATTCCACGACTGCCGCAATCTTCAACCAGCTTGCCAGAATTGCGACGATCAGCACGATCTTTAACGATCCTACGAAGTCTGGCAACAGTTTCGATCAAGCTAATCTTGGGGATAGAAATCTTGATGCGACCGTCGGACAGAGCTTCCCACAGGAACGGTTCGCAGTTTGTGTTGCGAGCGCCCATAAATCCACGGGTAATCACGTTCTGGAATTCGTCAATAAAGATGATAGCCCGACCATCGCCATCGAAATCACTTTCAAGCAATCCGGTAACGACATCACGAAGATTTCCGTAGCCGCTCTTGCTGTTGCAGATAACGTCACGGAATTTATCCTTCATTCCAAGGCGATCTACAAACTCACGAACCATAGCGGTCTTGCCGATGCCAGTCATGCCCCAGAGGTTGATCACTGTAGGACGGGTGCAAAGTTCCGGAGCAACATACCAAGGACTGATCATATCCTTAAATTTGTCGATTTGCTCGTCAAGATTTTGAAAATTCTTTTTGATATCTTCAGCAACCGTATTGAGATTCTGAAGTTTTTCTTGAGCTTTGTTATTCATAGTTTACCTATAGGTTGTACAATAAATTGTTGATCAGAACAAGTCTATATTATCTTATGTCCAAGATGTACACTTGGATGACAACCCAAATCAAAAAAGGATCCAAAATGCCTAACAATAAAAAGAATTTTAAGAAGCCTAAGTTGTTGAATCGTGTGAAGCTCATCGTAGGCGATAATACGATTCAGCTTGAGAAGAATATCAACAGATTCTATGAAGAGTCTATGGGCAACTTTGTTGGCGCTCCGCATATGCAGCTTTGTCCCCCTGCGAATGATGGCTCTCATGTTGTTCTGATGGCTGGTGTCGAGTATACCGTCCGTCCGGTTGAAGCAGACGAAGTCAAGAAGCCTAAGTTGTTGAACCGTGTGAAGTTCATCGTAGGTGAAAATACGATTCAACTTGAAAAGAATATTAACAGATTCTATGAAGAGTCTATGGGCAACTTCATTGGTGCTCCTCGCATGCAACTTTGTCCTCCTGCAAATGACGGCTCTCGTGTCGTTCTGATGGCTGGTATTGAATATACCGTCCGTCCGGTTGGAGCAGATGAAGATGAGACCGAAGCAGAAGCCGAAGAAGAGCAGAAGAAGTAAGAGGATTTAACACAAAGGAGATCCATCTACCTCAACTGCGCTGGGAAGTTTTGAGGTCCACACAGCCTCACCACAACATTGGAGACTTAACACACCTCCTATCCCGGCGCAGTTATTTTTTATGGAAAACTCATGAAAGATAAGATACTTGCAATTCTGGTAAACAACCTTTGTCGTATAGATTATTGTCAGGATAATAATATGAAAACTACGAAAAACTTGTTTCTTACTCTAGCAATAGTGCTATTCTTATACTTTGTGATAGTATACCTAATGGGATTGCATTGGGGATTCTGGATAATTCCATCTATCTTTTGCGGATGGCTTGTATGGAACTCCGATCCATTCGGCTAACACCTCATTGTATGAGCATGAATCCTAAAAGTCCTTCGCAGTTTCGGCTGGCGAAAAATAATTTCAAGTGTAAAGAAGGCCCAGGCGACACTTTTCTAAGCAGCGCTAATGCCTTCATCAAAAATCACCAAATTTCGGTGTTATACCAAGGCGACAGATTTAAAGTCGTAGCGGATAATAGGTTTGGTAGCACTTTTAAGACTGAACATCCTGAAGAGCAGGAATCTTACTTGTTTTCCGTATTTGGAAAAACCTATACCATAGTGAGAGATCCCGGAAATGTCCTTAGGATGTATGGGATGGTAAAGTACGGAAATCACGAATGTATCAATGAAGCAGATGTGATTAGACTTCATGCTCGACCCGGAAATGTCGGGAACGGAGATAGCGAAAGAAAGCTTTGCAAGTGTCCGCAGTTTACCCAAAATTGGATGGAGCACGTCTATACGAACCACAATTAACAAAACTGGCCGACGGCTCTTTTAGCGGCCACCGGGGCGCACCTAGGGTTGAGGTGTTTATTTCCTATTCTGGATCCTCCAGCTGGAATAGGAATGCCCCTTTCTTTTTTTCCGTAAAAAATATAGCGAACGGGCTATATTTAATTATGACCCATAGAAGAGAAGTAATCCTGCTTCTCTTTAACTATCTGGAGGTAGTAATATGGCTTCAAAAGAAAAAGCGTCGCTTATCCTTTCCGGTCTTTGGTTCGGTTTTCAGGCCGGAGTTGCTCTTCAGGCGTGGTTAACCCATCGATCTGAAGAATTTCCGAGAATGAAACGTGAAAATCGCAAGTTGGCCGCCGCCCTTCCCACAAAGAAAGTTAACCTTCTTCTCAAAGCACTAGACAATGAAGAGAAGGCTAAAGCTTCTAAATGGGAATGGGAGAAATACAAAGAGGCTTGCACGTCAATTCAAAGCGATTTAAAGGCATCCGGGATTGATTATTCGATTCCGACTTACCTGCGTGAAAAGGAACAAGCAACTACTAGCGGAGACGCATAACCCAATCTGACGCCGCACCAAAGTTCTCCCCTCTTTCCCTGGGCAAGACACTTTTTCCACAACATGGTGCGGCGTCTTTTTTTTCTATGTTCCTTAAAAAATAAGAGAGCCTTGCGGCTCTCTAAATTTTATTGCATTTCCACGACTACCCCAGGTTTCCCTGTTAGGCTTCCACCCTTGGTAATCACCCAAATTACTGAAGCATCACCGACTTCATCTTGAGATATTGCTTCGGCAAAACCGTCAGTAAGGATGACCACTTGATGGATTTCGTGTTCTTTGACATGCTCAAAGATAGGTGTAAAACTTGTACCGCCACGTCCCTTGAACTCAATAGACTCGATAGCCTCACGGCTGAACAGCACTGGTTCTTCAGGATTCTTGATTTCAGTATCGAAGTTGTACAGCATCACTTGTGTGAAGTGAGCAATACGTCCAATCTCGACAATGAATCTACTTAAATCAGAACTTCCAACGGAAGCACTGGTGTCAGTATAGACAGCAACCGGTTCTACACTTTTCATAGTATAGCCAAGGAAGGGCTTTCCAAAGTGCTTATCCCATCTACGACGGGTATACACCTTTTCAAAGCTAATGAAGTGACCAGCTTCTAAGCGAAGCAAGCCAGCCCAATCCAAGGGTTGTTCCTGAGCCTTCAAGATCTTTTCGATCGTTCCAGACGGAGTATTTCCCCACAGATTGTTACGCTGGATGCGTTCAACTTCGCCTCTTACGAAGTCGTCGGCATACGTATCTTCATTATAATCCTTGCCATGATCATTAGCAATTCTTCCAGAGGTAATCTTACCGAGCGGACAGTTCGGATCGATAACCATCTTTCCTTCCATGCTAGAACCAGAATCATTCTGGTTAGAGCCATCTGAATCTCCGTCACCTTCTCCGTTGCTACCGGAACTATTGGACTGGCCACCGTTACCGTCGCTGTTGCTGGATTCCCCATCTTCTTCGACAATGAACATTATCTCGGATTGAGGGAAGTCCTTTGTCAACAAAGCTCTGTACTGTTCGTAAGACAGACCATCGCTGTAGCCGAACATCTTAGGCAGCAGACCGCACTGTTCCCCTTTCTTTCTTGCCCCTTCGTTATTCTTGAAGATAGGCATTTTAATGAAGTTATCTTCATGGATCATGGAGTTGATTTCTAGATCCATCGCTACGTTGTCGATATACTTCATACGCAGATCAGAACTCTGTCGCCACGTACAGTGATGCATCAAGATGTGAAGCATCTCATGAATGAGGACATAGTTCCTTTCTGCCTTTTCAAGGTTGTCAATGAATTTCCGGTTGTACTGGAGCTCGATTTGGCCATCCCAGACCTTAACACCCATAGTCTCAACCTTATCAGTTTCCGTGGTGATAATACGGATGATTAAGTTGAAACACGCAGGGCTGTTGATGGAGAGCAAACAGAGAGCTTCCTCAAAGTTACTCTTCAGAACTTCAGCCATAGTTACCTCGTAGACAGGTCAATGGTATCGCTAGCCATATCTGCCGGAGTGAGCTTGAACCTACGGAGGAAGTTTTCCAGCCAAGATTCATAAGCCGACTTTTCACCGGGCTTGGCGTTGGTAGAAGCCGTAGAGCGCATACAGATATCATGACGACGAGGAGTGTGCTTCCACATTGTGAACTGCTTGGGATTAGCCTTGTTCCAAGTCTGGAAGAAGTTGCTGATTCCAGCATTGGGCATAGCCTCCATGAAGCGCAGAATGTTCTTGCCCATCTTTTCAGTGAGCTTGCTGCGCTTTTCAAGATTCTTGACCACTTCTTCGCAGAACGGAATTGCACTCTTCGGATCCTTGTCAAACTCGTCCCTCAGAATATTGAACAGCTTGTCGGTCATGTTTTCAACAATGTCGTTGATATCGATCTGCTGAGCGAATTCACTAGCACACCAACGGGCGAACTTGTTGGAATAACCCGATCCGATGTAAGCCTGAGCAATCTGCTGAAGGTACATTTCGTTGGCGGTGCTACCGTTGATGTTAGCAACGATATCGTCATCATTGTTCTTGAACTCCAGCAAGCATTCGCCAAGCTGAGTCCAGTCACGAGGAGACGGGCCTTTCTTATTCTGGATGGTAAGCTCTTCGATAGTCTTGGTCGGGAGCACGATGAAGTCTTCATTCTTCTTAAGGAAGGCCGAAATGACCTCGTGGATCTCTCCGCGCTCGGTACGAGCATCAAAGTCAGCCAAGAATTCCTTGTTAGTCGGCATGAAGTCAAAGTTCTTCAAACGGCTCATCTGGGCCGGGTCACGTTTAGATCCGTTATAGATCTTTGCATTGTCGTTGTCAGCCGCAAAGATATACGTCTTTTCGTGCAGGTCAATACCGAAGATGGTATGACCGAGAATCAGTTCCATGATAGAGTCTTGAATGATGGGGTTGCCACGCTTACACTCGTCAAGAAACAAGATATACACGTCATCATAGTTTGTCAAACGGGTGTATTCCATTCCATACGACTTGTACAAAGCTTCCATTTCGTCCTCGTAGGCCTTGGAAACCGGAATCCAGTTCGGAGGACAGTTATACGTACGTCCGCCGAATTCATGGAAGTTACCAAGTAAGTCAGCGGGATCCATGATGCTGACGCACTTTGTAATTACATGAACACGTTCAATAGGCACATTTTCTTTTTCTGCCACAAGAGCACGGACATTGTACTTGGTATACGACGTTTTGCCAATACCGTGGTTTCCGAAGAATGTAACTGTATGACTGCGCTTCAAGCCGTTGCGAATGAAACGATCAATACCTTTTATATCCATTTTTTACTACCTCTTTTGATTATGGGTTTTGAAAGGTGCAGAATTTAATATAGTTATATGAATTCCTTTGCGATCTCTCCAAGGTATCCTCCTTTAGAAGCCAAGTTAATAGGATCTACCTTGGCCTCGCTGGCGATAATCTTGATGATCAAGTTTCTAAGAGAGACTTTGCTGGTAATGTCTATCGCGAGCTCTTCAAACTTTTTGGTCAGGAAGGCTTCAAGATCTTCGGCTTCTTTTAGAAGTGTTCCAAAGATAACCTTCAAGCCTCTAAGACCATCAAGATATGAACTAGCTAAATCTGGCACATAAGCCGAGAATTCTAATGATGTATAGGAAATACCAAATCCGTTTAAATTTTTAAACGGATTGCTATCGCTGAGTCTAGCTTTCCTGTTAGGATCTTGTCCAGTTATGTCCTCTAGAAATTTAAAGAAAGTCCAACCGTCCATCTTCTTGAATTCTTTTCGAAGCTGTTCATTGATGGCAGATTTCATATCATTATCGGTTCTAGACCTAGAGAATTTATCATTAAAGAATACCAGAGATCCAATTCCCTTCTCAAAATCAATGTGCATATTTCCGGGATTCTCTATCATAGATTTTAGAGTGTTGATAGTTATTGCCACGGAATTATTATCATAGATTTTGTAAGATTTAGATGGATTGATGAGCAGCCTTTTATTGGATTGCGGAACAAATGCAAGTTTAAATGTTACTTCTATTTGAAGGTAAATCATTCGCTCTCTAAAGATTTTTCCAGTTCCATCCCCAAAGTATTCCATGCTACTCTTTACGGCTCTCCCTTGAGCTCTATGCGTCTTATAGCCTTCAAAGATCTTTCCTTTGATATCTAACGGAATAGCCGGAATGGAATTCTTGGAGATCATATCTTCAGAATTACCCTTGGAGCGTTTTCTAACACACAGATTAACGGGATCAGTACTATCCAATTCCGTATAGAATTCCAATTCCCCATTATTATCGACTGGCTCAATTCCGGTAGAATTTATCAGTGATATCAAGAGCGCATGAACCTTATCTAAAATTTCGTTATTAATAGGCAACTGTGTATCTAGACTTTCTTCTGAAGGAGCGTAAAAGCTTTCAATACCCCCAAGATTAGTAAACTTTAAAAGGAGCTTTGAGCAGTAAGTTTCAGATTGCAAAGCATTGCAGAAATTCGGCATCAAAGTTTCGAAGGTTATATTCGGATTAGACTGAATGATACTAGGGAGCATTATTCCAATTCCAAGAAGGATATCTTCGAAGATATAAGTGCCTTCTTGCTTTCTTCCGGAGTACCGTGACTTCGTAGGTATTGAAATTTGCTTATACAGATTTTCAGGTGCTATACTTCGGTTAAAATCTTCCTTGACATCCGATAGATTTGCTGCCTTTCCTTCTTTGTTCGATTCTGGGTCATAGTGCACATAGTCTTTGAAGATCTGAACATAGTCATTCTTGATGGAATCTGAAACGACATCCAGCGGATCGTCACGAAGGCATTGAACATCATTACGAGCCATCTTAGTGATAAGATTCTCTAAGAACTTTCCCTCATCATTATTAAGCAAGGTCTTTTCAAATTCTGCAAGTTGATCTTCATTGGTGAATTTGTAGGCCTCCATGTCCCGATAGCTTCCGTTTTCGAATTTAAAAAGCGATGTGAATTCCATTTTGTTCCCTTTGTTATTTTTAGATGTTACAAAATATTATATAAAATTATGTAACCAACAAAGGAAGAATTATGAAGGACATTAATCAGCTGGCTTGTGCCATGCTCTACAGGTGCGACGACGAGGAGAAAAAGATTCGATACATCAAAATGGGTTTCTATGATCCGGACGAATTTGAGCTGGACGAAGACATCCAAAATGATTATAAAGATTTGTACTTGGTAAATACCGAGAGGTTTCTTGAATACACCGACGGTAGCCCAGAAGAGAATGCCACCATCCGAGAAAGATTCCCAAATCTTATCTCTGTACTTGAAGGAAACGCCTATACTGTACCTAACGTGAAAGCGATATTAGACATGAGTTCTGCTACGAATTTAATGAGAAATTCTTTCAACAAGAAAGACGACACTGGATGGAAAGATGTTTTGGTAATCTCCCATAACAGCTGGAACCAGCAGGATCTTACTTTCGGGTATGAACTGGAAGTCATTAGCTTTCATTTTGCTATCAATTATACAAACAAACTTAGGCAGTATATCTGTACCTTTAAAGATCTTACGTTCAAACTGGCCAAAATAGATATCCCAAAAATCGGAACTCGGATCTTCAACGTTCCGCTAAGATTTGACCAGTTTTCCACTTTCCGTGAGGCCAGCAAGCTGCTGCTATCTTTGACCTACTGGCCTAAAGAAATCGCTCTATTCTCTGCTGTCACAAAATACTTCAACGAAAAGCCGTTCATTAGTACTATTGTGTACCATCCTAGATATCATACTATGAAAGACGTGTTTTTGCGCCTGTTCTCTCATAAAAAGAAAGGCTTTACCTCTTCGCTGTATGACATCTGTAAAGTGATCGACATCATGGAGAAACACGACTCTGAAACCCTATCCGAAGAAGAATTTACCGGAGGGAAGTACATTGGAGGTATAGACAAGGCTACAGTTAAAGCCTATCTTGGTCTTAGAACTTTCGTCAGAGCGAAGAAGATTGAAAAATTCCGTGAAATCGTTGACGGCGAGATAGACACGACAAAGAAGTTTTTAGCAAAACTAAACAGGATCAAGGTCGAATGTGAAGCTATGTACAAGATAGACTCCGAATCTTCTCTGAGCGATCTCAGCAAGAAACTGATCGAGGACTTGTATGAAAGCGTTGTTGCTGATCCTACATCTTACACAGGTCTGAAAATTGACACTTCTAAAGGGGCTTCAAGAGATCTTGTCATTACGAAGACCCTTACGGACTTATGTCTAACAACCCCAATGGAAAACGAACTCTTAGCAGAGGAGGATACTAATAATGGAACAGCAGACGAAACAGCCACCGATAGTCCCAATTCAAACGATGACTGAATCTTTGATGCTAGATATCTACGAAGAAATCTGTAACGATCCTGACTTGAAAACTTCAGCGTCGGTACTCATAAACTGGGATTTCAGAGAAAAATTTTGCAAGGACTTAGATCCTAAGTTCTGGACTCAGATAGACACCATCAAAATGATGATTGTTTCGACCCACTTTGAATTCTGGCTGTCTTTTCCGAAAGGATTTGGATATCTGATGAGCAGCCAAAGAGAATTCAACGATTCTATAGGTGATATGCTCATCATGGATTGGTTTAGTCATCCCCCATACCTAAGGAAGTTAGACTTCTGAAGACTCTTCATCATCCGTTTACATCTTGGGCAAAATTCTATCTTAACAAGATGAACGATACGAATGTCGCATTCAGAAAGGTCTTGGAAGTCTTGCCTATGAAATACCTGTTGATGATAGCTCTAAAGGAGATCATTGATGGCGCTAGCACCCTAAGCGACATTAAGGCTTCAGCGGAGCCCGAAGTAGAAACGGACTATATAGTTATTTCAGAATTATTCACAAGATTCCAAAAATTCTAAAAACAAGTCATTGAGGCTAATTATGCAAGAATCTGAATATGCTTTACAGTACTTTAAGCGGTGTTTGGCTGGAAAGGCAAAGATCAAACGGTACTGTGTACTGCGATATCAGGATCTTAATGAAAACGGTCTCAAGAAATTTGATAGAAACCCAGAAGGGATTAATCTAATGGACTTCAAGCCTATGGATTTAACCCCCTTTGGGTTTATTTTATTTCATGCTTTAGACCACTTTAAGATCCTTAAAGACGAGACTGACCATGACTAACGAACCTACTGAAGAATTGTCCTTTGCCACTCTGGAGCAAAACTACTGGAAACGCCGAGGAAAGAATGTTCCGCTTAGGCGAGCGCATCTCCTAACCAAGGATGATCTTAATGATGCCGGACAGGTTATGCTTAGGCGTCTTGGGCCTAAACATCTTAAGTATCCTCAGCATTTCAAGCCGACTTGTCTTCCGGCATACGGTGGAGAGAGCTGGAGCGCTTATGAAAAGGCTGGCTTTGTGGCTTACTTTGACAGTCCGGATTGTTGGCATGTCTTGAAAGACATTACCAGAGGAGAGGGAGAACCTTTAGATTGCGTAGAATAATTTAAAAACCTCCTATATTAAATTATGACCATACATCCGTAAGCAATGGTGCTTACGGATTATACTGGAGGTATAAAATATGGCCGATTTAACAAAGGATAAGAACGCTTCGAGCAGATGCGAACGATTTGACGAGATAGAGAACTCTTTGGACAAATACATCCGAGAGGATCACGAACATCCAGACATGAAGGTATTTGCATCCAGCTATGGATTCGAGTATGCAGACGTGGCAGAGGTTATTCGTGACTCTGTGCTTCTTGAGCTCACTGGCCCACAAAAAGAATTGTTAATTCGTTCCTTTGTAAAAAGAGAAGCAGAGGTTCCAACTCCGCAAGTAGTTGAAAGCTCTCGTGAGTGGAGTAGAAGACGCCGCAAGGAAATCTTGAAGGAATTCAAAGACTCACAAGAGACTGTGCAAGAATTTCTTGTTAGTCATTCAGATATTCCGGAGACTCAACTCAGGAATATCATTCCCCAAGACCTTTGGCAACAAAGGTATGTATACAAGGAAAGGAATGACTGGCGGGAATTGCTTAGAATCTTTCTGGAGGATGTGCCGACCATCTCTGTGCAGCAGTTCTGCTCAGAGCAAGGGCTGGATATTAACAAATTCCAAAAGATCTGTCCAAAGGAAGTCTGGCAGAAGAGGTACGATTATAAACGTCGTACAGTTAACTGGCAGGCTGAGATTGAAGGCATGATGAAATCTGACCTGTGTCTCCAAGACTGGGCATTCCAGCACGACTTGTCCGTAACGATCTTTCGTAAGAAATGCGGCGAAGAGATTACACGGAAGTATGATCGTGATGGCAGACGAGCATCAGCCTTTGATCCAAACTTATCTCTCAAGGAGAATGCCGATAAACTCGGTATGTCTACTAGTTGGTTAAGCTGGTGGGTCAATTCAAAGCTGAAAGAGCTAGATCCGGCGAAATTCAAGGCCTTTAAAATGGACGAGAAGGACGAACGGATTGTAGAGCTGGAAGCTAAGATTCGCACGCTTGAGGATGAAGTCCAAGAACAAAAACAGACAATCCAAAGGCTAGAGAATCACTTAGCTAACAAGAATAGCTATATCACGCAAATGCAGACGACTCAGGCTCAAAAGGCTGCAAAGGTTGCTGCTGCAAAGAAGACGCTGGAAGATCTTATTAAAGGTCTCTAGTGCTTTCTACAAAAAAATTAGGCGGCCTAGTGCCGCCTTTTATTTTTTTTTATAGTGTTTTCATGGATTCAAAAACTTCATATTGAAAATAACCTTTAAGGTAAAGGTAGAATATGCTTAAATCTTTGAACCTTTCTAGCGACGACGTTACCCAGTTTGTTCTTGGCAAGCGTAATGACTTGCGTACGACTGTGGAACGGATTATGGTTGCTGCTAATGAAGGCACGGACATGTCCGGTGCCATTTTCGCTGCAGCCGATAACAAGGTTGTCTTGGACACCATCGATGCTTTGCAGAATCGTATCGATGTTCTTCGTTCCATGACGGTTGCCAATGAAGGCGCTATAGAGTGGGTAGTAGAACTCGTTACCGAAGACAAGACTCGCTGGGTCAACGAATTTTCTAAGCGCATTAATGAATGCCACACTGTGCCTGACATTATGAACGTCATTGAAGAAATCGACAAGAAGATCGATGAAATCAAGGACATCCTAGAAAATAACGCTACCATGCGTTCTTTCCTTCGTGCTATCATCAAGGCTGGTATCATCACGATTGGTGCTTCTGTGGCTGGTGTAGCTGGCGCTGCCGTTGGTATTACGGCGGCTCTTGCCAACTCTGTGTATATCAACAAGGGTAAATCTATGCTCCGTCAGGTGCAGAATGAGCTCTTTACCCTTCGTCGCAAGGCCATGAGCAAGCGTGAACAGCTTCGTAAGGAACAGTACCATGACCATCGTGAAGGTGGCATGGATGACATTCCGGAAGATGAAGACGACGAATACGGCTCTGAAAGCGTACAGCACATTTACGACAAACTTCTTGGTAAATAACCTATGAAATTGCTTGACTCTAATGCCCCTAAAACTTCTACTCCGATTAAGGTTGAGTCCTCTGGTCGCTTTGTCATCTTTGCGAATCCGCATCGATTGGTAAAGGAACTCCGTCTGCGTGTCAGTCAGGCCGAGTCTGAAGAAGTCCTTAAGGATATTGATGAATTCATTTCTACTCTTAAGAGTGGTATGAACAAAGCCCTGGAATCTCTCGGCTCTGAAGCTGTTGACCAGGAGATTAAGAATACCGTTCCGGTAAGTCTATCTGGAAACTATTTGAGCCATACTCCAGCTCTGGAAAGCGGCGCTATGTATATTCCGGATATCATGGACTACATGGGCGAAGTTACGGCTAATATTGCTATTAACTCTGTTTCGGCAGATCTTTCTGATATTCAGTCCAAGATTCGTTCGCTCATCAGCCAAGCTCACCTGAACGAGGGCAATAAGATTTCTGCCGTTGAAGAACGTACTTCTAATGTGTACAGAAACATCATGTTCTTCTTGACCAATGATCCGAAGATTCATGGTGCAGAAATGATCAAGAAAGCTGAGACTACTCCTGAAATTGGCTTGTATATCAAACACGTCAAGGATCTTCAGGACAAGTTGGATTCTCTTGTAGACTTTGATCGTGGTCAAAGCAAGAGTGTGAACACAGCTGTGGCTAATCCTAACAGTCCGTCCAGCTGGTCTCTTGGCCCGTGCTACCGTGATTGGAAAATGCTTCTGGGCAACTTGCTTGGAATCCTTCAACGCCGAGCTTCGGCTCCGAAGCAGGAGGAACCTTATGAGCTTTAAATCTATTGCTGAACAAGAATCCATGCGTGAACAGCTTGCAGCTGTCTTCAGCGCTGGTATCGACCGTTGGCTGGATCTTGGAAGCCGCCTTGCTGTAGCCTCTTCGGATCCGGACAAGCTGAAAATGCTTAATGAACGCCTTGACGCTTTCCATGAATCTTTTGTGAAAAGCTCCTTTGGCGGAATTGGTAAGGCCCTCGTAAGTGAAAAGATCGTTGACAACTGTGATGAACTGAAGACGATTGACCATCATACGCTCAAGCGTCTCATGCCTCATCAGACTCTTCTGCACCGAATTGACAGTCTTAGGATGTATGTCCAAGACCGTATGAATCGCATGAAGATCTTTTTGGATGCAGACCAGAACCAGTATAAGATCCACTCTGAATACGATCTTATTAAGCTGTACAACGGCCTTCATGACAGTTTGGTTAATTGCCAGATGAAGCCTATGTGTGCTTTATATGCCAATGAAGCCGCTTGCATCGGTCGAAACCTCAAGAACGTAAACGGTCTCCAACACAAGACCGAACTCGAAAACAAGTGCAAAGAGATCCTGCGTAAATCACTCATCCGCAGTAAGTCTCTGTGACAATAATACTACCCCTAGCCTCGGCTAGGGGAGTATTTTGCGATTTTTATTTCTTCAGACGACTCTTGATGGCTGCAACACCTTTAGAATTTTCCGGAGCAGCCTTAGAGGTATCCGGAACTTCACTCGGATCGACGCCATCTTCATCCGGAGCGTCCGCAGCATTCTGAGAACCATCAGACACAATGGACGGCATATGAGCTTCAAAGATCTTCAGTACTTCTTCGCTGATAGCCTGTTCAAGTTCCGGATGCTGTTTGCACACTTCACGGACGGTCTTCTTGGTAAACTTGATATCCGGCATAGAGTCCAGATAGCTGCGAGTGCCAGTAAGGATTCGCTTGTTGTCAATGAGGAACTGGACGTTAGACAAAAGATTGTCATAGCCACGAGACAGTTCAAACACGAGCGGATAGGAAATACCGGAGTCGTTACCACGGCTCTTCAAGACCTGAATCTTGTTAATGAAGCCATGAATGCCATAGTCCTTTTCGGGATCATGAAGCATGGTACCCTTATGGATACGAACCATGTAGTCAGCAAAGTACCAAACGGCTCTGCCACCCTTAAGGTTTTCTTCCGGAGCCAACCACGGGAACGCCGACGGACGCTTATCCGCAGCATTGGTGTTGACCTTGGTCGTGATATGACCGCAGAAGAAGACATAGATGTTATACTTGAACATGATGTTCATGATCTTGGTCACGAACTGAGAGTTTTCGATAGCTTGCTGGCTGTGGCTCATGTTGTTATCATTAACGCCACTTTCGACAGTAGCAGCACGATCACGGCTTACCATTGCAGCCACGGAGTCAATCAAGAAGATTGTCGGAGCCATCACTTCGACCTTCTTGCCATTGGCATCAATAAAGGTTTCCATGAGTTCGGCCTTGTGTGCTTCCTTGAAAGTAGCTGTATCAGCAAGCATCTGACGGATATCGTCGAGATACACGTCAATGTTAAGAGGATCGCCGACTTGCTCTTCAAACTTCTTAAGAAGTTCAGGATCTCCCTTCGCATAAAGGTTCTTCATACGAGGTTTCTGATATGCACGTTCAAGGTCAAGGACGTTGACCATACCGTTTTCAAACGGCTGGACAATGCCATAAGCCATCTGCTGCGCAAGCGTAGATTTACCAGTACCGGTATCACCTACGAAGCAGATGAAGTGGCCTTCACGCATACCAAGGTGGAGATCACCAGTCTGCGGATCTTTAGCTCCATTGGAGAGGTCAATGATATCGAGACCTGTGGGGAGGCTGACAATATTTCCCTTGCAGCCTATATTGGATGTTTTGAGGTATTCCGACCTAAATTTGGACATTAAGTTTGCCATTGTGTTACCTTTGTAATTAGTTGGTGGGTGTCAATATTTCGTTCTGAGTGTCTGTACTTTCAAGCTTTTTGGTTATGCGAATATATGAAAGAATGATCTGCTTCAACACTATGATGAAGCGAGATAACAAATGGAACAAAATGCTTTTATAGAATCTTATAAATCCTCTGTAAAGAGGCTTTATACATTAACGACAGGCCAGGCATTCCCTGCCAAGGCTGAGCCGCTTCTATCTAAAATGATCGAAGAAGCGTTGATAAAGACTGCTGATAAAAATAGAGTAGTCATTCACAATAACTTCCATCATACGGTAGAAGAATGTGACCTCGTAGATGTAATAGGTGATGTCTACGGAAATAAGAATATCCTGAGTGCTTATGGTACTTTGTGGGCCAGACACTCTGATAATCTTAGTCCGCTGATTAGCTTTATTAACTACGTCCAAGATCGTCGTAAACGCGAAAAGAAAATTGAGCTAGAGCATCTTAATGATGAAGACCAGACTATTACAGAGCTTCATCACCTTCTCCAGATTCTTTGTAAGCTGGTGATTAATGCCGAATATGGTGCTAGCGCTCAAGGTTCCTATTTCATGGCCAATTCGTTTGTCGGCCCAAGTACTACATACAACGGCTATACCATCATTACTAGCGGTGTTATGTTCCTTGAAGCTCTCATGGAAAACAATATTCAATTTGAGAGTACAAACGACGCCATTCGATTTATTGAAGAATGTGCAATCCATGCTTCTAAGTATGAAGATCCGATTGCCGAATGGCTTGATGATCCTAATGCTATCACCCCGGAAATCTTGATAGACTACTTGACAAAGACCAAGTGTGCGGAAGGATGCTACATCGATAGACAGCCTATCGTACAGATGGTCAATACCTGTACACAGGAGTTTATCAACCGTATCTACTACACAAACAACCTTAAAGCGTTCTTATTTCAAGATAAGGTTGCAGATTTACTGGGTCAGTGTTATGACCAGAATTTTACAGATCCGAATGTTCCTACAGAGCAGATTAAGGTTCCGATGGGAAAGATAAATGATCTTGTCCGCAAATATGTTGCTCATCCGTTCGTCAAGTTCAACCGTTCTGAAATTGTAAAGCGCCTTAAGCGCCGTAGCGTACTATTGGTTGACTCTGACTCTCTGTTTGCTTATCTTGGCAAATTCATTACGGAAACTTTTGAGGAACTATTCGAGGTTGATCCTGAAGTCAGGAATACTAAAGAACACAAGATCGCAGTGGCCCATATTGGTAACAATATCATCGCCAACATGATTCAGGACATTCTGGATGCCGTTACTAGCGGCTTAAGCGTCTCGGAAGACTATCAGAAGCACATTAACATGAAGAGTGAATTCTTGTTCCGTCGTCTGGTGATGACTCCGAATAAGAAGAATTATGCCTCTATCGTGATGGTGCGAGAAGGCAAGGTATTCGATACTCCGAAGCCGGATATCAAGGGCCTTGATCTTAAGAAAGTCAGTACCAACGCTAAGACCAGAAAATTCTTTACTCAGGTTTTGTACGATGAGTATCTATTCACAGACACCATCAATCCAAAGAATATCCTGAGAAAATTCGTCGAGTTTGAGAATGAAATTTATTCATCACTAACTCAAAAATTGAATACGGACTTTTTGAAGCCTGGAAAATTTACTAATTTCACGGCTTACAAATCTCCGACGGCTAACTCTGTTTGCAAAGCTGTTATTCTCTGGAATGCCATGTATCCCAACGATCAGATTCAGCCATATTCCAAGGTGTATATGCTTCCGATCTCTCAGATTAGAGGCACAGATGACCTTGAGTCCATTCGTGAAAAATTCGCTACTGAATACAACAACGCTTCAAAGGTCTTTACCAACAATGCAGACTACTTTGAAAAGAGCGGCGCTAAGTTCATAGCAATTCCGAAACGAATCGATAAAATCCCAGAGGCTCTTGTAGGTCTTATTGACTTTAACAAGATTGTAGAAGATAACACCAGAGCCGACTATCCTTTGATGGGAAGTCTGGGTTTCCAAATCCAGTCTATTGGAAGTGGAAAAACTTTCTCGTCATTTATTGAAGTATAAACAAATTTAACCTCAAGTGAAGGTTCCATTATGACACAGCAAAATAATGCCAATAACAACACCAACTCCAACGCAACTGAAGAAAAGAAGTCTAATTTCGTCAACACTCGTTGTGGAAGCTACTTCTCTGACGACAGCTGCTTGATCCTCGGCTACAGCTCTGATGGCTATGGTCGTACTTTCGCTACCGTCCAGTTCGCTCCTCGTTTCCCTGAGACTCGTGGTCGTGCTCCTCGCAAAGGCGAAAAGATCTATGATTATGACAACATCATTTTCGTAGGCATCAACTCTTCTGACCTTGAAGACTTCCTCGACATGGTTAAGAAGATGGTTGTCAACAAAGAAATTGGTGAAGTTGGCATTCGTACAGGTGGTGAAGGTAACGAAAAGAATCTCCGCCTCATTCGCACCTCTAGCCTTGAAGGATATAAGGGCGAAGGCCCCAGCAATGAATTTATCCTTTATGTAGAATCTAGCGTTGGTAACGCACAGTTCAACGCCCAATTCCCGTTCAGCTGCAAGGAGCTCACTTACTACAAGGATCTCACTGCAGTGAAGGAAGGCGAAGCTGACTCTATCGTTGAAAAGACCAATACGATGCTCAAGGTTTTCGTAAGGTGGCTCAATCGCATGGCTGAAGTTCTTCAGACTCCGCTTGACTACATTCCGATCCGTCAGGCCGTTAACTATCGTAACGCCCGTGAGCAACGTAAGCCGATGGGTAACTCCAATGGTCGTGTGGTAACTCGCCGTGGAGCTCCTAATCAGCAGAATGGCGGTGGTCAGGCACCTGCCCAACAGCAAGCTGAAACTTCTTACGAAGCTGGCTGGGGTGGTACCGCTGACGACGGCGATCTTCCCTTCTAAGATTCTCCATGTACAAATGGGCCGGAGCAATCCGGCCTTTTTTATTTTTTATGAGGACATTATGGCAAGCACAAAAAAGAAGCTGGTGATATGTGATATTGACGATGTGGTTGTTATTCCGGATCCTAAGTGGATTGCCGAAGCCTTCAAGAAGAAAGTAATCTTCAATAGGGTAAGCAACTGGGCTGTGGTTCATGCGGCTTGCGGAGGCAGAGAATCTTTTGAAAAAGCCGTAATGGACAGGCTTATTTATGATCTTCCTGAATGGTTAGGACTTCCGGATATTGCTAGAGAAACGTTCTTAAATGCCTATAAAGACAATGAGACTTTTTATCAAGGCCTTCCATTAACCAAATTTGGAAGTGAGCTAGTCCTTAGAAATCAAGGCCATAAGATCGTATTTGTTACACATGTTCTTGGCGGTAAGTCAGACATTAGCAAACGTGAATGGATCTTTAACCATTTCAAGAATACAGATTTCGCTTACGAAGCTATAGATATCTCTGAACCAAAGTCAAAGATTATCTCTAAGATGTATGGCGATTTCGATGTCTTTGTAGATGACCATCCGGCTAACCAGTTAGATGTGATGGAACACTGCGGAGACGAGAAAAAAGAGTTTATCTTTCCTTCGTATGGCTACAACCAAGGCTTGATCCTAGCAGCTAAGAATCTAGCCGAAGAAAAGAAATTCACTCTTAACACTTACTAATTCAAAGCCCATAGGTTTCCTATGGGCTAGAACTTTCCTTTGATAACTAAGGAATACTTATGAAATTAGATCTTCCAAATATTGAAGAGATTATTAAAGTAAATAATCTTCCTGAGATTACCAATCCAGTCTATGTAGAAGGATCTAATATTCCAACTTCTGACGGAATATTTAGCTACGAATTGTTCGGCAGACCCGGCTCTACTCGCCGTCGTCTTCAATATGGCTGGATTGATCTCGGACGTCCGTTCCTGCATCCAGTTGCATACGAACAAATGCAGAAGCTCTTCACCAAGCTTCCCGACCTAATTGCCGGACGAAAGAACTTCTCTGTCGGTAATAATGGCATCATTGTTGAAGATGAGAAGGGCGGTACTGGCCTTGAATGGCTATACAAGAACTACGAAAAGATTAATCTAGATGACCGTGGATCTAGAAGCCGCTCTAAACGCACAAGTCTGTTTAAGCTATTCCCGAAGAACAAAATCTTTGTAACTAAGTGGATAACCATTCCTCCGTTCTACTTTGACATCAACCTTAGAACTGGTGATAGCGCTCGCAGTATTGATGAGCTCGGAAGTATGTATATCAAGCTGATTTCTGTGGCTAAGATGCTAAAGAATGAAGGTCAATTCTTCTCTGCATACTCTAGTGAAATGAATATCCAAAATACTCTGGTGGAAATCAGCCGTTTCTTCCGTAATAGGATTGCCAAGAAGCAGGGTATCATCCACAAAGATATCCTCGGCAAGAATATCGACTACTCCACCAGAACGGTTATCAGTTGCGCTCCGATCCGTAACGCCAATTCCTACAAAGACATGCTGGTTCCGTACGGCTATGTAGGAATTCCTCTGCATCAGCTGGCTGCTCTGTTTATGCCCTTTGTGGTAGCAGAAATGCAGGCTAGTTGTCAGAGTCTTAGTGCTTATAAGCTCTATCTTGCTAATGGAAAGGGTCTTAAGATCATGGACACTACCATAGATCAGATTAGCTCCACTAGCTTCGAGAAACTGATTAAATTCTACGCTAAGAGTCCAGAGAACCGTCTTCAGCCGTTTGCCATTGAGACACAGGAAGGCGAAAACATCATGGACATCGAGTATAAGAAGATTCTGGGTAGACCCTTCACTATTCTAGATTTCTTGTATAAGTGCGTCCACAACGTCATTCAGAACAAGTTTGTAATCATGGTGCGCTTCCCTCTGGAAGACTACCGAAACGTGGAGCCCTTCCGTCCGGTGATTCTTACCACTGAAGAGACCATTCCTGAAATAACGATGTTCGGGACTACCTACAAGAACTATCCAAATATTTTTGCAAAGAATCTTCACTGGATTGACAGCTCCATGCCAAACTCTACTACGCTGTCTGGCTTTGGAGGTGACTTCGATGGCGACACGATGTCGCTAAAGGGAGTCTTTAGTCAGGAGGCCAATGAAGAACTTGCTAAGAGCATTTCATCCCCATTGATGCTTCTTCAACCCGATGGAAGTATGAGCCGCGATCTTCAGAAAGAGGCGTTTGTCTCCATCTATGAACTTACGAAATAGGAATTAGCATGGCTACTGTACTTTCAGATACCAGAAACTTTAAAGCTACGCAAGCTGCATTTTTGAAGCAAAGTCTTGAAGACTACTCCACCTTCCTAAATGCGCTTCCGCTGCTGGTAAATTATTATAGCAAGAATTTCTTTGCTTCTACTCACGATGTAAATCTTCGAACTGTGCAGGAGATTCTTGGAACAGACAGTCCGGTAAAATTCAATCTCATTAAGAATTTCCCGTTCTATAAGGCTACAAACCTTAGTGACGCTGATCCCGATGAAAGCGAAGATGTCGGCACTGAAGCTAACGTGGAAGGTACGGCTCTAGTGCCGCCTACTAGTGTTCAGCCCAGAGAAGACGACTTGTTCACAATTCCTTGGTATGGACACAAGACTGCTGTATTCCGTGTTAGCAAGGTCACTAGGTCGCACATCCGTGGACGAGCTTTCTACACTGTCAATTACTACTTGTACAAGACCTTCGCAGATATCGAGGATCTTAAAAAGCAGGTAGAATGCAATTACGAAGTGGTCGGTAGTCCGTCTAGTGCCAACAAGAGCGCTATCGTTGCAGAAGACAAGGCTGAGCTTTGCTTTGAAATTCAAAAGAAGATTGACAGGCTTGTGGTAGATATTGGATCGATGTTCTATGACCGCCGCACAGATGCCTACATGAAAGAACTAGATACAATGCCGTTCTATCTTTGGTGGGATGAATGTGCACACTTCTTTGTGGCCCACGAAAATATCATGTCTAGATCTCGTCCATACCGTGATGAGCTCCACCCGATCACCTTTGAAGTAGAAGACTTCCCCGAACTATACAAAGTCTACAAGACTACTCTCTTCTGGGCTGTGCAGAATCATAACTTCTGCTTCATGGCTGACTATGAAGGCGCTTACATGAGAATGCCTTATCACGAGGAAGTTCCCGGTCGTCATCTTCGTGACTATGTAGTCCGTGGAGTTGGCTATGCCGGATCGTGCTGCTCTCCTTGTAAGTTTGGCTACCAAAAGATTTTTGGCAACCTCTGGGAATATCTCCGTGATGAAACGGACGAGATTCAGCCGGATGTTCCTGAAGCTGTTAATTATCATCGCTTGATCAAATTCTGGAAGGACAACCCTACTCTTGAAGATGTCCGAAAGTATCTTCCGTTGATCAATCCGATGGGTACAATCTGGGATTACTACTATCTTCCGATTGCTATCTATATTTTCCATGACATCATTAACCGAATTAGGACGATTTATGATTGGAACAACTAAAATTAATAAGTTAGAGGAAACCTCTAGATTTTTAGGTGAAAACCAAAAACAAGACCTTCAGGAAGATTCCAAAGAATTCACTAGGGAACTTCTCAATGAAGACTTCAGTGACATTGAAGCTTTTTGTAGATCTGAGGTGTCCTTCTTTGAAGACTCTGAAGAATTCGACGAAGCCGAGATGTCCAAACTGGAATCAGACTTCGAGAAACTCGTTGAACCATGAGGTTGCTATGCCCATTACTAACGAACTCTTGAATGAAATAGAAACCGAACTCTTTGCAGAGACGGGATCTAGCGAGATGGACTCGTCCAAGGTTTGTGAAAAGTGCGGAAATCAGCCCTGCACTTGTCAACATTCCGATAAAGCCTGCCCCACTTGTGGAAAATCTCCGTGCCAGTGCAAGGAAACAAAATCCAACAATTCTACACAGGATACTACTATGCCTCTGTTTGATGATCCCGAACTCAACCAGCTCTTTGACGAACACGCTCCGGGCGAAGGTGCCGATGCCGGTACTGAAGCCAAGGATCCGAATCCGGATACCGTAGGCAATCAGGCCGAAAAGGAACTTGCAAAGAACAAGAAGTGCAAGACTATCGAAGAAGAACTCTTCGCTGACGCAGGTACCGAACCTGAAGAAACTCCGGGTGAAGGCGACAAAACTCCGGGTGAAAACGAAGAAGAAATCGAAAAGAAGAAGGGCAGCAAGAAGCACAAGTCTGACATTGCAGACCTGTTCTCTGATGAACTCTTCAAGGACGGAGATAAGAAAGATCCGGCTGAATCCGCAGGTGAATCCGATGGCACCGACGATAAGTCCGGAGACGAAGGTGAAGGTGACGAAGAAGAAGACGAATTTGCCACCGAATCTGCTATTATTCTCCTCGCTGAAGAAGCTGAAGCAGAACTCGAATGCAATCTGTAAGATTATCAAATGGCTGATTCGAATTTTCGGATCAGCCTATTTATTCCCACCACAGAACCAAAGGTACACACATGAAAGTCGTTTCTTGTAACTACACAGGTAACATTCCTGGTGTTGGCCGAGGCCCTGTAACGAACGTCAAAATCTCGGACGCTCTTTGCAAGCAGCTTGCCAATATGGGATTTAGCCTCCAAATCACAGTCTCCAAGGCTGAGCCAGTCGAACAACCGAGGATAGCCGTGACGAAGTCTATGCACGTTCCTTCTCTAGAAGAGAAACGAGCTGCAACTTTGGCTTCTGCTGAGCAGTCTCCAGCTAAGATTTCTCCTCTCAAGAAGTCTACAGAAGAGGCAAAGGCAGAGGAGCCCAAAGAAGAAGTCAAGGTCGAAGAAACTGTGGAGCAACCTGCCGAAGTAGTAAATGAAGCTCCTACTGAAGAGGCTCCGAAGTCTGAAGAACAACCTGCTGAAGAGAAAAAGACCTTTACAAAGGACAATATTTCTGAAGCAACTGACGAAGAGCTCGAAGCCATCATTCCGGCTGATGTTAAGCGCCCAGTTCGATATGGTCGAAAGTGGCTGCTCAAAAACGCCGTCAATTATGTGTAATTATAGATAGCCAAAGGTACTAACCTTTGGCTCTATATTATTCTCTGACCAACCTAATGGAGATAAAAATGGAAGAAACTAACGAAAGACTCGTACTCAGTCCAGCTGCTGGATTTGTACATTCCACTTGCAATGTTCAAAATACTTGCAGCGAAATCGCAGAACGGAACGATGGCAAAATCGAAGATATGGATCCGGTTTCTGTCTTAAAACTTATGACCGGACTTGTAAATGTCTTTAACTACGGCATCGCAGCTTCTAGAGAAGCCTCTCCTGAAAATCACGATGCGTATGTCTATCTTCATGCAGCCCTGTGCCAGCATGAAGGTTTGGTACGAGTCATTGATGGATGGGAACCAGATGATTACACAATGGCTGGCTACCTTGCCGAAGAAGATACTAAGAAGGCCGTGGATCTGATTAATGAATATCGTTCACCGTTCGTTAAGATGTTCAATAGTATGCACGATCGTCTTCACAAAGAAAAGATTATCGTTATAAGTGATTACGAAAATGACTTGAAAAAGTTTACAATGAAATTCTCTAATCACCCCGAAGTGTTTAAACTCAACATCACTAACGAAGATGAATTAAACTTTGAAAATATCTGCAAGGAAGATGTCGAAGCCATCATTACTATGGCAGGAAAGTTTGAAATGCCGGAGTTGCACGACTGGGAAACCGCCCAAGCAGCTGCTTCTCACGTCAACAGTCTGATCACTGATGATACAAAGTCAGCTAAAGACATGGATGAATTTGATCTGATGAACGCTTGCCTTGGTTACTGTCTTATAGATATGAACACCGATGGCGAAGAAAAACTCAAAGAATTTCTTAAGGGTTGCATCCAACGTGACCGAGAAGTATCTGGTGACAAGAAGTATGAAGGTGACGGGGAAGGATCTGTCAGGATCCTTACAACCCAACTTCCCACTTACAAGATTTCCGGAAATAAGATTCTTGTCTTTGAGCCGTCAAAAATCTCTAAAGCATCCGCTGAAGATGTAAATGACAGATTCAAGGATCAGGCTAAGATGGAAATCATAAAGGGAATATCTGACATCCTTTCGTTATCAAGTAATAATCTGATAAACGATGATGTCAGATCATTCGCTAATGGGTCGATGCTGAAGCCAGAGAATTCTTACAAGTTCAAAGACCGTGAAGTAATGAAGAAGATTATAACATGGCTTGGCCCTTGGGCTGGACATCTTTCAAAGTTTCCTGATGGCCTTAGCGCTGGCGGAGTTGAAACTCTAGAAGACCTCAAGGACAAAAGCGATTTGGACAAATGGGAAGGCAGTTGTATCTTTAAAGCTATGGAAGATTACTTTAAAGAAGACAAAACCAGAAAGCTTAAGCTCACTCTGGAGCTGGTTATTACCCTTGGAATCTTGCAATTCAAAGGCCCACACGGACTGATTGCCATGATTGTCAAAGACGAATTCTCGCCTATGGAGAATCTTAAAGGTCTGAGTGCGTTCAAGAAGCAAGTGATCGACAATGGCTACAATATAGATACGGATACCATTGGTCGCTCGGTGTATATTACGACAAGACAAGAATAAAACAAGAATAAACAAAGGAAGCGTTTGCTTCCTTTGTTTTTTTTTGGTATCGAGGAGGAAATCTATGGTCCTCTGCGAGGAATAGGCTTCGGCTGATACACCGGTTCATTAATCTTTTTTGTAGAGCTGGATGGCCCGCAATTACAATAATTTATTAGAGTATTCAACAACAACTTGCTACTTGTATACAAATCAAAATGCTTTAAAAATTCAGAAAGCTGTTGAAATGTCTCGTATGGCATTGTTCCGCTGCACTCGCTATCATTTAATACCATCGTAATAGTTGCTTGCTGAGTTTGAGCTTCTGCATTGAAGCTAACTCCCGGCATGAACAGCAGGCTCTTATTTTTTATCATCCCAGAGATTTTAATACCACTCATCTTACCTGGATCCACTACAATCGTTCCATTTTCATTTTCGAAGAACGCCGCATACATAAATTCTTCTGCTTCAGCCATTCCTCTCTTGAGTGTATCCATACACAGGTATGATACCGCTACAGTTTCATGCAAATCACGATTTACTCGACTATTAAACTTAAACATCAAGTAATCGCTACTATTCAGAAGTAACTTTTTACCTCCATCTGCCTTCGTAAATTCTAAGAAGACTCCTTGCTCTGTCTTAGGATCATACGTTCGTACCAATAAAGATATGCTGATTCCTGTTTTAGGAATTGTTAGAAGTTCTTCCTCAATTTGATCAAAAAGTTCCATTTGTGACCTCTCGTATACCAAATTTGAGTTCGATGCCACTGTCCTTGTGCCGTATCGATGATTTGCAATACTCCTGATAACTATTAATTGCTTTCCGTAAGGCTTTAAGCCTAAGATTATCAAACTCAAACCAAAGGTAAAAAAAAATGTATCTGGATAACATTATCAAGTCTTCTCAGGCTGCACCCGTGCCGGAGATTACCTACTCTGAAATCATGGAAGATACTCTTCGCATGGTTGAAGTTGAAGGTGCTGGCGAACTTGCCCTCCTCAAGGCTGAAGCTACCAAGCAGATTCTTGGTTCCGAAGCTCCTGCTGAATGGTGGTCTAAGATCAAGGCTGTCGCTCGCAAGATTTTCGAAATGCTGAAGAACCTCATTTCGAAGGTGTTTGCCTTCATCAAGACCATCCCGGATCGTATCGCTGCGCTCTGCAACCGCATTGCCACGAAGGTCGTTGGTGCTGGCCTCGAAAACAAGGTCAAGGCTCTTGGCTCGGCATCTGAAGTTGAAGTCAACAGCAAGACTTTTGAAGAACTCAAGAAGCGTGAATTCGAATGGTTCATGTTCGGCGTTGAAGGCGTCTATGACGTCAAGTCTGGCAAGGGCAAAGAACTTGTTGGTAAGATCGAAGCCCTCGATGCTGCCATCAAGAACGCTAGCAGCGCTATCGCTGGCCTTGATTCTAAGTCTTCGGACTATGAAGAAAAGGTTCAGACTGAAAAGGAAAAGGTCATCTCCGCTAAGAACGATGTCGCCGATGCCGAACGTTCTCTGAAGGAAAGTCCGTACAAGCCTTTCGAACAAGAATACAACTCTGAAGCTTCCATTCTTGGTCTTGCCCAGAATCTGGTGGCCTACTTCAAGAACAAGAAGTACTCTACCAGCGCTAAGGCGATCGCTCAGGAAAATGAGAAGAATATTCGTGAAGCTGCGTCTACTTATCGTAAGGCAATGTCCAAGTACGAAGCTGCCGTTAAGGCTGAAGACGAAGAAGCCGTCAAGAATTGCTTGAAGGCAGCTAAGGATCTTCGTGCCATTACCGCTGAAAACGCTGCTTCTGTTGCAAGGAAGACTCGTTGGCTCTCCCATGATGTTCTTCTTGCTACACGCATCGCTGCTGCCGGTTTGGCTGCTCTCAAGAAGAAGGGCGCCAAGGCCAAAGAAGGCAACAAGTAATAAGGCTACTGCAAAACCGTTTTAGTCTAAAACCCAGACAGATTCGTCTGTCTGGGTCTTTTTAGAGGTTTATCATGTATCTTGACAACATTTTGATTTCTAAACCCGCAGACACCAATGTCTCCTATTCTGAGATCTTGATGGACTGCATTGAAACTAGCGAAGCTATCTACGCTTCTGAGGCTTTTGCCATCTCTTCCGAGTTTGCAAAGCGTACTCTTGGTTCTGAAGCCGTTTCTGATTGGTGGCCGAAGATCAAAGCTTTCTTCCATAAAATTTGGGAAAACCTCAAGCGCATTATCACTAAGATGGCCGCTTGGATGGCTTCTCTTCCGGTTAGGATCATTACTCTTTGCAAGAAGATCTATACCATGTGGGTAAAGCGTGGCGTTGAAGGTCGTGTCAAAAACCTTAAGACCAATCTGGCAAAAAAGATCGTTCACCTTGATAAGGATGCTGCGGAATCTTTCAAACAGTCTGATTGGGGCATTCAGAATCCGAACATCATCGAAGAAGCTGTTGATGCTGCTTACAAAGCTCTGGATAGCGATCCAAAAGCTGCTAAGTTCATCAATGAGATGACTAGCAATTTTGGCACTACTCGTGAGAAGGCTAAGGCTTTCCTTTCCGGATTGTTTGGTCTGTCTACATTTGACACTACCATTGCAGATAGTTTCGTCAAGCACTTGGCTGATTCCTATGCTGATGTCGATAAGGATGCGGCTTTCGATCCGAAGGAAGCTTTCAAGGAATCCGTTATGTCCATTGTTCAGAATGCAATTTCTGATACAATGGATCGTGACCGTTCTAAAGAAAACGAAGTTTCTGAAGCGAAGATCATGGAATGGTTCTCTTGCGTAAAGAACAACGAAATTGCCAAAAAGTACGAGAAGCTTTCTGTCCGTTTCACTCGTGTCATTGAATACCTTGATCGCAAGCATAAAAATGCTAGCAAGACCTTCGACACTCTTTACAAGAATGATGATGAAGATGGTATCAAGGCTTTGATTGCCGAGCTTAAGGCTATGAACAAGCTCACCGTTGGTATCATTATTGCCGACGGGTTCTTTGCTAAGCTTTACGCTTCCTGTGCCTTGAACATTGCAAAGATGCTCAATGAAGCCATCAAGTGCTATGTCTCTGGCAAGGATTCTGACGACAACAAGCCGGGAAAGACGAATATTTCCAATGAGAAAATCAACTCTAAGGAAAGCAAACAGCAGAAGCCTAATGGGAAAGGAAAACCTGTTAGCAATTCTAATCTGAGTGCTGCCGATGTCGAACACCGCAAGGAAGTAGACGAACGCATCCGTCAAATGGAAGAAGATATGCAATCTGTTTCTAAGGATCCAGATTTTGCTGCTTTCCTCCGAATGTAATCTTTACAAACAAAGTTGCATATGTCTTATGGCATATGCAACTTTTTATTGTTTAACCAAAGGTATTATATGTATCTAGATAATATTCCTTCGAAAGTTCTCTCGCTGGCTACTGGCTCTGACTTTAAGAGTGCTACGTATGCTGAATGCCTGGAATCTATCATTTCCTTGCGTGAAGCAGAAACTAATGCTGATTCGGAACTCTTGGCCATCGAATTCCGTAACTACCATCTTGGTATGGAAGCCGAAGATGCTTCTTTCTGGAGCAAGATCCAGGCTGTTATTCGCAAGCTGATGGAAATTCTCAAGGCCGTTGCTTCTAAGATTACGGCTTATATTCAGACTGTGCCGGGTCGTATTCACAACTTTGTACTCCGTGTTTCTAACTGGGCTGCAAAGGTGGGTCTTGAATCCAAGCTTAAGAATATGACGGAGACCCAAGGTCGTCAGACTCTAGATCCTGAAAAGGAAAAGGCTTTTAAAGAAATTGAATTTGGCCCCATGAATTTCGATGAAATCCTTTGTGGTGCAAATACTGTTCAAGAAACGCAGGATGCCCAAAACAAGAAGGCGGTCGGTGGTGCTAAGACGCTTTTCATGAAGCTGATTACAGCTATTACCAACGCTTTGGGAACTGGCTTCCGTGAAAGGTTCGATAAATCGGTTCGAGCAAGTCTTGCAGCAAAAGCTGGTCAAGTTACTGGAGCAAGACATGAAGCTGGTAAGGCTGCTGGCGCACAAGCTGCCGCTGCATCCGGTCAAAAAACTGAAAGTCTTGCTAACGCCAAAACTGAAGAAGGCAAGATCTACACCGTCGAAGACTTCATGAACGAGGATCAGCAATTCCGTGAAAATATGGAAAAGCTTGAAGATGCAGCGAGAGCTATCGGCGAGACAAAGAAGTACAGTACTGTTCCTGACTTGAACACTGCTTGGAATATGCTTAAGACCGTTACGAATGGCAATATTGAAAAGCAGGCTAATGCCGTTATCAGCGCTATTGACCGTTCTAAGAGAGGAATTGACACTACTGGTCGTCTGCTTTCTTCTGGATTCAACGGGGCATACGCTGCTAAGGACTCCGGAAAGGTTCAAGCCATTCGTACTGCGATGTCCGAATGCCGCAAAGTCTATACGATCTATATCAAGATGATTGTTCGTGTTGACACCGCTGCTCAGAGGTGTACATCGAACGTTATCCGTCTTGTTAAAGAAGTCATGGATTGTTATAAGCTCAATCCTGAAGCAGCAAATGCTCCGAGAGAACAGGTTCCGCCGGATGCAAACGCCCAGCAGAACAACGAAGCTCCTGCAAACAATACTCAGCAGACTTCTGATAATGTCCAGGACTTCTCTCACATCTTTGACTTCTAAAAATTTACCCGATATCCATAAGGATATCGGGATATTTTAAAATTGTAGTGCAGCCATTTCAGAAGCTACTTCTTCTTTAGTCTTGGCATTGCTGTTGTTCTGTATCTGTTGGTAATACAACGTCACACTGCGAACAACACTACTGGCTACATTATACTTGTCGGTACAAAGCTTCAGAAGCAGCTGATAAGCCTGACTGATTTCTGTAGAAAGTTCTATGTAGCGCTTAAGATTGTTTCCTTGAACTTCAAGCGACCCAGGCTTAGCCTTCGGCTCTGCCGATGTAACATCGACCAGAGTCATGGTAAGCTTACTGATAGCTGCATTGGCGTACTTGTGAACCTTCTCATTGAAACCTTCAAGAGGATCTACAGTACGACGAATTTCTGTAGCGCCTTCAAGGCCAAACAGCTCTCGACAGGAATTCCAAAGATCAGCGTCAATCGGAAGATCCGTTTCAGAAGTATCGGGTTTCTGCCCAGAATTGGATGCAGCCTTCCAAAAGGCAGCTTCCCAGTCTTCCAGACCTGCTTCTTTAACCCTTCCACTAGAAATCAAGGTAAACTTAGGAAGTAGGTATTCCGACATAAACGAAGACAAGACTCGGCTGAAGTCCATCTTTTGACCCTTGATCTGCAAAATGTACGGATCAATATGAGCAATAGCACCATCCGGCACTTGCTGGTCAATATCAGTAATAGCTTCAGAGTTTTCCTTGATGAATTCTTGGTCGGATTGTGCCTTCTTCATCTGGTCGTCAACCGCAGTCTTCTGGAACTTTTCCTTTAGATCTTGGTTTTCTGCCAATAGATCGGAAGCATTACGGATGACTTCTCTCCAGTGCTTTTCAAGTTTCTCTCTAGCGGTATTCTCTGGAGCAGGCTGACCATTACCGATCGGTTGCTGAGGAGGAATGATATCGGATCCGTTACTGTTGAGTCTGTCGCATACGTTGCTAAGGAACGTTGATATGCTTAAACCAGATTTGAATTGAATCATCTTTTCTTCAAAAGACAAAGGGGCTTTAATATCTAAAAACATAATCTACCTTGGATTTATTCAATAAAGTGTTGAAAATCGGGAAGCATATGCTTCCCGAGATTTAAGCTACTTCGACACTGATGTCTCGTTTGATAACCTTAGAACGCTGCTTGAAATTGTTAAGCGTCTTTTTAAAGGAGGTATCAAACACGTCGTATACCAGATACTTACGATTAGGCTTGTCTTCCTTGTAGCGGATTCGGCCAATGATCTGAGTGAGCTGAACTTCGCTAGTTACCGGAACACACATGATAATCGAACTGACTTCGGTATCAAGAGCGGAATCCATACTCTTTTCAGTAGACACGATAATCTGCTTCTCAAGTTCCTTTACTCGCTGTTTGACAGGAATTAAGCTCGTAAAGTTTCCGATAGCGCCGTCACCAAAGTCTTCTACCAGACCGTCACGGATCAGTTGTACAAGCTCCAAGGTTCCAAGCAAGATTGCGATCTTAGCAGTTGGATCTGCCTTGAGAGTATCCTTAATGGCAGTAGTGATCCCGTTGTAAAGATTAGTAATTGCTTCCTCATCTTCGCAGAGATAGTTGCAATACAAATTCATCTTCACTCCAGTAGCATTAGCCATTGTCTTGATCCATTTCTCTGAAGGATGACTAGAAAATGGACGTGGACAGTAGGTTACAAACTTTCGTGTAGAGACGTAATTGTTAGATGCAAAGCTATGATCGATAGGCAAGAGCACATTGAACACTTTAGCTTCTTGATAATCGGTTCGGCCCAGTGTTGCTGTAATGTACAGACTAAATGGGCAGGGATTATACATGGAAATGAAGAAAGAGCTAAGCAGTTCTTTGTGAGCTTCATCGATGATCGTAAATCCTATTCTGAGTTTACTGATAAGCTCACGGAAGGCTTCATAAGCCCCGTTTCGGTTTAGGAAATTTTCAATCGTGCGATGAACCGCTATGAAAGCCTTGTATTTCTCTGGATGCTTCAATAGCTTTGCAAAGGAGTCTTCACCTTGGATGATACCGATTTCTTCGGCTCTGATATCGGTAAATTTCTGGATGTCTTTCTTCCAAGGAGTGTCTATCATCGGAACCTTGTGGACGATGATCAAAGGCTTTCTCTTTAAGATAGACATAGCATATAAAGCCAAGAAGGTCTTTCCTTCTCCGACCGGAAGATCAAGAATTCGTGTAGGTTCTCTGAATTTCCAATCATTGTCGAACATATACGAGATAGCTCGATTTTGAAGATCGCCCTTAGGGGTTCCAGAAAAGTTAATTTCAAGATTTTGGCCTGGATCTATAGCATCGGAAGTGTCTCTGACCAGTTCAAAGCCATTGTTAATGCACTCTGAAAATATACGCTTAGGAATGTATCTTGGAACAGATGCCACATAGTTGTTCTTGTCATCTTGGCGTTCCGTTACGGCTCTCCAGAGTACTCTTGGCCATTTGGAGTAGCTGTCATAGACGGTCAGATACTTACTGATTGCTGCCACATCAGACCGTGAAACATTTACCAGATCAATTCTGGTATTGCGAACTACTACCTGTTTGCCTAAAGAAGGGGCTGCTTGAGCCCCAATAGGATTACTTATCATTATCCTTCTTGGACTTTTCGGCAGCAATTTCTTTTTTGATTTCCTTGGGAAGTTCTTGAGAGAGCTTCACATCTTCATTTGCAACGGTGAAATCTTCTTTGTTACTCATTGATTTATCCTCGTGTTAAAAAATAAAGATTGCCACAGCTATTTCTAGCCATGACAACCCTGCTTAGGTTCTAATCTTCTTCGTCATTCTTGAACAAGCTTTCCTTTACAGTCTCAGCAGCCGCTGAGAGCAAGCCTCCAATCAGACCACTAGCAACGCTTGTAAGGCTACTTGCAGTATTATCGATGGCTTTGCCAAGGACTTCTTCCTGTTTCTTGTAATGCTTCTTAAGATTACTTTTAGCCATTGTTGTCTCCATTAAACGAACAGCGGATCATAGATACCCGCCTTTGTTTTCTCATATGTCTTGACATTGTTAAGCTGCTTCTTGATTTGTTCGAAGCTCAACGATGTCGAAAGCTCTTCAGAGTTCATGATTGCGTTAGACACATAATCCACGAACACCGCCGGAGCTTCATCCTGAGACCAATCTGGGAATCGTTCTGTCTCTATGGACTTCACCAGACACCGGAGAATGACTTCTGCATGGACGGCCATAAGTGTCAACTTGCTTTCCGAAACTTTGTCGATAAAGCTGTTAGCTATGCCTACCCAATCATTATCAAATCCGCCGTGGCTGGGCTTCTGGAGAAGGTCGATCAATGCTGCCAAGGTGCTTCCAAGCTCGATATTCCTTGTCTTCATGAAGAAGCAGCTTTCATTGTTATCTACATAAAGCTGCACTTCCTTAGGCTCGGTCTCAAACTTTTTCGCATCTTCCTTATTAAGGAACATCTTTTTCGGTGTGGTAATGACGACTTTCTTGTTAGCAACCTTAGCAGAGAAGCGGTTGGTAAACAAGTCACCTTCATCGTCTTCATAGACATCTGATACAGCGATTGCGATCTTCGTAGTTTCCAAGTTCGGGTATACCTCGTTCTTGTCGATCGAGAATGCCCTTTCAAATTCAGGACTCCATTCAATCTTCTCTGTTTTAGCCATGAGAAGATGCTTAGAGGACAACAACATCTGTGTAAGCTGATTAGTTAGCAACAGCACGGAGATAATGCCGATATTGTATTCGACATTGAATTTCCATAGGTCGCCATAGCACTTCTTACAAATTCCAGTTGGAGATGCGCAAGTAATCGGAGAACGCATTTCGACTGTCCGTCCTATAAAGGACTTCATCTGTTCAGGATCCTCGGTAATCAGAGTGCCGTCCGAGGTATACCTGCCAACGAATCTCTTATAGACATCTTCAGTCTTGAAGTCCACTGGCAAGAAGTGCTTAGTGTTACAGCATTCACAAGTTGTATCCAGCTGTGTTTCCCCAGCAAGCAGAAGCAGCTTTCTAGAAAGATAACCACTGTTTCGCACCTGCTTATGAGAGATAACCAGAGCCTTTCTAGCTCCGATTGCACATGTCTTGAAGTCCTGCCTACCCCTGAGACCACGGATGAAACTGGTGTTAACTGGTTCAGGGATAACATTTCCTTCAATATCCGGCTTCAAGCCGACATTTACAAACGTCTGACCAAGCTGACGGGCATTAACAGCACCTCCGAGCAGAAGCGGCCTGTAGACACTTTCCTCTTTCTTCAGAATTTCGTTAATAGCCTTAACATGTTCGTCAACAGTTTTTTCAATATCGTTAAGCTCCAAACCTTCCGGAATGGTGAAGTTCAGCAGTTCCTTGATCTTCGGGTTTCTAGCTGCCAGTTGACCAAGGGAAGACAAATTCACTGTGATGCCAACAAGGGTGTTAACCTTTACAGTGAAGTCGGACAGCTCTACAATAGACTTTGTGAGCTCGGCCTTCAGAGTTTCAAGGTCAATGTTGTCCTTGTAAACTTCTGCTTTCTCAGAAATCTTGTTAATGTAATTCTCAAGCTGCTTGGCCTCAACGAAATCGAAGAAGTCCGAAGCTTCAATGGGAATACCATACTTTTGCAATATTCTCAGGAAGAACAAGTTCGGAACAAGCTTTCCCAATCGCATTTCAGTACCGTCAATTGTACAAGTACAAGCTTTGTGTTCTGAAACATGATCAGGAACCAGAATGTAGTCCATAACCCTTTTCAGGATCTCGTCTAGATTCTGGGTTCCATCATTTATGCCATCTGTTGTTATTTCTAACAGGAATTTTTCCATTTTTACCTCTTTGGGATACATAGCTTAATATAAGCTTACGCATAGAAATTGAAAACAACGTGCTTATTGGACATAAAGACTTCGTCGTCAGTTTCAATTCCGTGGTCTCGGAGCAAGATGAGGTTCAAATCATCATTCAGGAATTCACGAACATGGCTGATAATGAAAACCTGCTCGACTCCAAGCTCCTCAATCTGCTGCTTGAGCATCTTGATGAATCCCATGCGGTTGTTGGCATCAAGAACTCCGTCAACTTCGTCAAGACTTATGATGTTGTAACCCTTGATAGCCTTTTCAATGATCGCAAACGAGATAGCTTCCTTGATGAAAGACTGTTCTGCGCCGGAGCCTTCCAGACAGTCTTTAAGACGGCTTCCATCACCCTTGATAACTGGAATGGCGAATTCTTTTTCGTCAATGACAAACTTGTCGAGCCTAAATCCACCGTGGAAAGTAAGATCCAAAAGGTGATTAGCCCGAATGCGAATGTCTTCAAGGTATGTATCAATTAGATAGATAGGAATTCCCTTGACGGTGTCCGTAGCTCTCTTGACAATATCGACAGTCCTGAATTCCGCTTCAATCTTTGCGATCTTTTCTTCAAGCTCTTTGCGCTTGTTGATCTGGATATTCCATTCGTCACGGATCTTTTCAAGGTCACGAATTTCATCCCTCAAGACAGACAAAGCCTTGTTAGACTCTAGCATCGCATTACGGTTAGTCTCAATCTGGCTGACATATCCGGTCATGAGCTGAATCTTAGTCTGAAGTTTTTCAAGCTCATCTTTCTTTTCTGCGATACGCTTGAAGGCAGTTTCGGCTAGTTCCAGCTTAGAAATCTTGCTCAGGATCTCAGCAATAGTATCACGAAGGATGACCACCTGTCCTGTAGCTTCGTTGAGCTTTTCTGCGGCCTTCTTTAGTTCAGTTTCGGCCTGAGTCTTCTTATCAGTGTTAGAAGCCACAAAGGTTTCAACACTCTTCATGCCGTTCAGAACCTTAACAGCTTCGCTCAGAAGTCTGGACTTCTCTTGGTAATTCACTTGGCTAGTGACAAAAGCGTCAATATCAGAGATATCAAAGGCATCCTTCAAATCGAATTCGGAGCTATTAACTATTTCCACAAATCGTTCAGGGATATCAATGATTTCCTGGATTTTGGTCACAAGACGGAGACTGAGCATCTTCTTACAAGACGCACGGAAGTCTTCGTAAATCTTGCCAAAGCTTTCAAGAAATGCAAACTTACGACGCTCAATCTCTACTTGAGCTTCATTGGCATCGTGGTTACGAACGTCATCACTCTCAAGGAAGATTTTGATACGGCTCAGTTCGGCCTTACTACCCTTTGAATTCAGAGCAGCTGCAATAAACGGGCATTCATCATTTCGGCAGCTAGCTGGACGCTTATCCAAGACTTCTTCAAGCTTGATAGCCTTCTGAAGATCCGGAATTCTAGCCTGATACTCAGCAACCCTTTCAGCAACCTTTTCATGGGCCTTAATGACGTTACGGCTGTCAAACAAGGCCTTATCAATTTCTGCCTTGTTAAAGTAATCAATGCCATTAATACCAGCATCTTCGGCGGATCGGCGAATATCGTTAATCAGACGACGAGCTTCGGTAGTTTCTCTCTTGAGAGTTTCAATCTCACGAATTCCGTAGTTGGAGAATCTGTTAAACTTCGGAGAGGAGAATTCCTTACGGATACTCTTCTTGTCTTCTTCTACTTCAGACTTAAGACGTTCTACGGTCTCTTTCTGGTTCTGATATTCCCGATTCTGGTTCTCAATAGCAGCCAAGTCAGCCTTAATGCTATTTAGGTTGTCTTCTGCTCCAACGAGAGCGCTCTTAGCATTGACTTCGTTAGCTTCGGCTCTAGACAGAGCGATTTTATTGCTTTCAAGTTCAGATTTCAAAGAAGCCAATTCAGCGGCATTAGTGACCTCATTAAAATTGTCGGGAAGAGCGCTCTCCATCAGGGCAACTTTTTCAGACAATTCCTTGTGTTGCTTTTCGAAAGGATTAACACCAGTTCTGGCAAAGTCACGGAGTTCTGGAATAGTGGCATCAGTCTCAGAAAGAATATGGTCAATAACGCCCTTGTGAGATCCATACTTAGTCTGTTCCTTTCCAAGCGCTGCATTCTTTTCTTCAAGCTTAGACTCGGTGTCTATGATAGAAGCTGCACAAATTTCAGCAGGTTGAAGCTTAATAAGCTCATCGCTAAAGGTAGTCATACTCTTTTTAAGAGCAGTATACTTTTCTCCAGCTGTCTTGTGGATCTTCAGATACGGATCTATATCCGGCAGGAAGTTAGCGATGTATTTCTTACGATTGCTCTTAGACAGATCGATAAAATTGCTTACACCACCGATGCGACCTACTGTGAAGTAGTCTTTTGTGACCCTAAGATGTTCTTCTACCAGATCGGTATACGAGGTGATTCTGCCAGACGGATTGAGATTTTTCCAGTTCTCGCCTTCTTGAGCATAGAAATGGCACTTTTCTTTATGCTCATTTTCCTTGGCATCGTATAGATAGCGGATATCAATCTTGAATCTCTTTCCATCTTCACGGAGGAATTCGATAGTCTTACGTCCGTCAGTCTTGTCTACGATGATGTTTTTACGGTTGTCATTAGTTCCCGGAAACGGTTGTAAGACAGATACCAAACAGCTCTTGCCGCTATAATTACGACCGAAGATCATGTTGATAGAATTAGGGCCTGCATTGTTTTCAAAGTCCAATTCCAAAACCTTGAGGTTCATTCCGGTCAAGAAACCTGCAAAGTTTTCAAATCTTGCGTGGGTGATTTTCATGGTTATACCTTGCTGAAGTAGGAATAAGGGTTAAAAATTTCTTGTCCAAAGTCTTTATCAGAGTCAAATTGCATTGGCTCAAGACGATCGGCGTTGATAGGGATCAAGCCCTCGCTTCGGATATAATCCTTAGCTGGCCTTGGCAATCTGTTATAGGTGTACTTACTAAATTCTATGAAGACATTACTTGAATTTAGCAAGTCTTGAGACGGATAGCTCTTGCGGATACATCGCACTTTGCCGCCATCTTTAACGTTCCTATCCATAGACCATTTCTCGATTGCATCTTTAGGTAATATATCCCACGGATAAGTCCATGCGACTGTGCCTAAGACAAGATTCAGCCAAGAGAATTTTTCGACGACTTCTCCCGTGTAGTCAGGCTGATAATCAAAGTAGGCATCTATGCTTACAATCTGTTCCGTTCCGCTGTATTCATTCAAAGCTTGAAACGGCGAATAAATAGGCTTAGCCTTAGCTTGGGCTAAACCTGTAAGAATTTTGTCAAAGTCTGACTCCCTGCTGAAAGCAAGAAGGTATAACATGTCGAAGACAACAATGGTGCGTTTCATAGGTGGTGGGTTCCTTATTTACAATAGTCTGTTCGAATGTTCTGGACTTGCAAAGGAAAGGCCCTTACGACGCATCGTAAGGGCCAGGGGAAATTACTGAATAAGCCGAGCCATCTCGGAGTAGACTGCTAACCCATCTTTATCCAGCACCGCATCGTAGCTAAATTCGTTGTTGATTCCGGCGGACGTCTGGGCCAGAAGAATATTAGCTACAAAGTAAGGACAATACTCGAGGATAAGAAACGAAACCGCCGAGTACGTCTTCACGGTATCCCCTAAAAGGAGTCTCGTGTTTAGGCGAGCCATACGCTTAAATACATCACCTAGAGCCATAGTGAAGGTCACTAGATTAGTATAAGCTTCTGTTGGCATCATCGCATCAACCTGTCGAACACCTTGAATACTAGATGTTCCGATACTCTTAGCTGCTATATCGCTGATAGACGGCGTATTAGGCTTGCCGACTATAGAGACAAGGAAGAATTTTGCAGTTAGATAACGGATCTGATCTAGATACAGATCATTCGCAGAGATTGCGAAATTTTTATCAAGGATCTTTGTAAAAATCCTAGAATAAATTTTGGATAAAGAGGTAAGCAGTTTAGTGCTTCCCATGATGTTGTGCTCATTAACCGTCATCTGACGAATTACTGTGCCGCACATCAACAAACTAAAAAGTGTTTTAGGATGGACTACGATTTCACCAGTCTTTTTATCTTGTCTGCCTCGTTGAGTAAGGTTCACGACGCACACAACCTTTCCGTTATAGCTTGAAATCCAGAACGGAATGAAGACAGGAATACTCGATAGACCAGTCGGATCAAAGACCGGGATAATCAATCCATCTTTAAGATCGTTGATAACACGATTTTTCAGCGGACGATTTTCTTTCTTAGTGATAGCTCTTACAGAATCTTCCATCTGAGAAATCTTCACCATGCAATCTTGAAGCTTAACATTGCTTAAGGCGGCTCCGATATCCTTTAGGGTATCTTTATTTAAAGCTGAAATTTCTGAAAGTTTTCTCATAAGTTTATCCGGTTCAATATTATGTTTAAAATCATAAATCTTTTATAAAAATAATTTATTTTTATTTATTACTATACTTTTGTATACTTAAAAAATCTTTATAAAGCGCGGGCAAACGTGCAAAGAACAGACAGCTTCAACATCAATTTGCATTACCAAAAGGAAACCCACTATGAACGCAAAGAAATTTGACGACTCTAATTATGTCATCGTTGACGCTGGAGACTTCCACTTCGGTGCAAGTGATGACGTAGCTTTAGGCCAAGCTTATGAAGAATACTTCAATGGCTTTATTGAAGCTAACGGCGAAGCTATCGACATGATTGTAATCTCCGGAGACCTCATTCATAAAGAATTGAGATTCAGCTCTGAATCTGCAAGAATCATGCTTGGCTGTCTGAGCCGCACCGTTGATATCTGCGAAAGATTTAACATTCAGCTTCGTCTGATGAAAGGTACAGCTACCCATGACCGTAGCCAGATTGAAACCATTAGCGTGATGTTTATGGATAAGCCTCACTTCAAGACTGTAACTACAGCCACAACTGAAGAAGTGTTTCCGGACTTTAAAGTCCTTTACATCCCTGAAGAATATCCTGCATCGCAAAAGGATTTCTACGCAGAGACAATTTACAATGCTCCTGACAAAGCCTACGATATGGTATTCTTCCACGGGACTTTTGACTTCCAAGCTTTCCAGTCTCAAATGTATGAAAGCGAAATGCCCATCGAGTCGGCTCCGATATTCAAGAGCGACGACATTATAAGGATTACCAAGGGTATCGCTACAGGTGGCCACATTCACACTGCTTGCGATTATAAAAAGAAGATCTACTACCACGGATCGTTCTCTCGCCAAGGTCAGGGTGAACCCCAAGCTAAGGGATTCAATTACTATCAGTATGACCAGAGTACTGGAGACACTGAAGTTAATTTCATTGAGAACGAAAAGGCTCCGATCTTTAAGACCATTGATGTCGAACGAATCTTTGCAGACTACTCTGGCAACATTGAGCTTGCCATGAAGGAAATCTCTAGCACGGTTGAAGACGAGAGCATCACATTTAGGCTTTTCGTTCCGAACGGATTTGCTCGCAAGAATCCAGAATTGAAGCATATCTTGATGGATTTTGTATCCGGAAAGAAACACATTTCCACAATGTTCGGAACAGACAAGACTTTGGCCTCTGAATCTAAGACTGAAAGCAGCGCTGAAGAAGTTGCTGAAGGTTCGGAGCCTGAAAATGAATTGGCTTTCCTTGCAGACCCAGCCCTAGATTATCCTTCCAAGATTGTCAAGTTTGCCAAACTCCGTATGAACGAAGATGTCAAACTAGAAGATGTACAGTTGGCAATTGCCGACTAGGAAATCGAGGAAAAAATGGAAAGACGTAAGACCTTAACACAGACTACAAATAGAAAACACGAACGTAAGCTTAAAGCACCTTTGAGCAGAGAGCTGTTGGAGCGTATTTTGTCGTATATTCTGTATTCGCAGGATCTCGACATTGAAATGCTTGAAAAGATTGATAAGCTCTTTGATACTGTTGACTTGAGTTTGAGCGAGGTCTTTGAAGATCGAAAGACTCTAGTTTCTATGATCCAGGTTGGCTTGGACATGATTATGGTCAAGCACAACACGGATGCGTTGATTGTCCGTGATGCAATGCAGAATCTGGGTGATAGTGTCGCAGAAATGCTCAATGAGCTAGATACTCTTTACAACAATGATCCGGACTTTCTTGGTGAAAACGTTCTGGATTACATTGATGAACGTATCAAGACTTTGTATGACTATGCTATCTTCTACAAGTACAGGGATGATATTGATTACATTTCTGAGAAGATGAATTCTGGCGAAGTTCTTGATATTGCAGAAGCAGCTACAAGATTTAAAGGATTTGCGGATCAGGCTGTCAGCGAAATCAATCGTAACGAACTTCGTAGAACTGCAAGATCTGAATACATCTTTGGCGAAGATAGCTATCTTGAGAATATTCGTACAACTATCGAAGAATATCGTCGCCCGTCCAATAAGATTGCCACTGGTATTCGTGAATTGAACGAAATGCTTGGTGGTGGTCTGGAAGCAGAACGTCATTATACTTTCTTGGGCGCACCGGGAACAGGTAAGAGCGTATTCCTTGAGAACATTCTCTGTTGGGCATCTTGCTGCAACTTGAGACTTCGTCCGAAGAATCCGTCTTTGATTCCGTTGATTCTGTACGTAACTCAAGAAAACTCTTTGAAGGAAAGTAACGAACGTCAGTATAGCGTCGGTCTGCCTAGCTCGGTTTCTTGTCAGAAGAAATTTGAAGATCGTGATCCTGAAGAAATTCCGGAATTGTACCAGGCAAATGGTTGGAATATTCGATTTGCTCGTGTATACAAGGAAAGTCGTGAATGGAGCACAAAGGATCTTTCTAACTACTGCGACAAGTTGAAGAGAGCCGGATACGAAGTGGTATTGATTCTCCACGATTACATCAAGAGAATTCGTGCTTCTGTCGAAATCGGTGATCCGTATACCGACTACGGTACTGTTGTCAATGAAGAAAAGGCTCTCGCCACTCGTCTTCAGGTTCCGTTTGCCACAGTAATGCAGGTAAACCGTGAAGCTGTAAAGAAGATTCAGGAAGCCCACCAACGTGGAAAGAAGCTTGAAGATGAATTGAGTGCAGCAGTCATTGGCGACTCGTTTGAAATTTATCAGAATACAGACTATTGTGCGATATTGATTCCGAGAGAAGATGAAGACGGAGTAAAATATCTTCAATTCCTCAAACTCAAGAGTCGATACAAAGTCGATTGTGAAGGCACTTACTTGGCATTGCCTTACGAGAATGGTACAATCCGTTTGGAACAAAACCTCACTTCGCAGATCAGTAGAGTCAAGCGTAGTTGGGGCGATGGTCTAGAATCTAGAAAGCCAGCTCAGGAAGTTGGATCTAGCAAACCGATCCGTAAGTCTCGTCGCACATTAAGTGGTGCCGCCTAGAATCTTATATTACAACTTGGTAGATCTGCCTTAGATCTACCAAGGATTTCACAGCAGCAAGAAAGGAGTTAAATTGCCAGCTAGAGCAATAACCGGAGAACCGGAAACCCATGACTTCTTAGGTGAAGTGCTGTTGGTACCCAATGCCGACAAGAATGACACCCAAAGAATTCAGATGTTTACAAACCACATTAATCAGGCCGTTGTATTGACGCATGGAGAAATTCCGAAAGTCTTTACAAGGTTTGAAAATCAGATTGGCGAAGTATCTTCATCCTATGTTAGGATGAAGGAAGACTGTACCGTCTTGAAGGTAATCGCACGAAACGCTAGGCGTTATTCGGTGATTGTACAGTACAAAGAATCTAAAAAGGTAGATGTAATCCAGCTGTCCACTGCCACCAACTTGACAGAAGACTATGGATACAAGAATGAAATCCCAGACCTTGAAAACTGGGAAAATATCACAGAAATTAATAAAGGCACGATCCTGTCCAACTCTACAGCGTATGACGAGTGCATGAATCTCAAGTATGGAGTAAACTTGAAGACTGTGTACTATGCCAATGCTGGTATGACTTTTGAAGATAGTATTGTGCTATCTGAGACGGCTGCTAAGAAGTTGTCTCATGCCACGGTTTCTAAGTATCAAATCCCGGTGAACAGCAACGACCTTCTCCTAAATTTGTATGGAGATAAGGAGACTTATCAGGGATTGCCAAAGATCGGCGAAGAAATTAAGGGTGGCATTCTCTGTGGTCGTCGTCGTATGGTTAACATGACGATGGCTAACCAGTTGAACGATGAGGCTCTGTGTAAGATCGCAAGCACAGACTCAATTTACTACGGTCATGGTGTAGTGGACGATATCTTTGTCTATTGCAACCGTGATGCAGAAGATTTGAACGATCCGGTATACGAACAGCTCAGGGATCTTATCTTCAGGCAAGAGGCCTATGATGAAGAACTTGTGAAGACTCTGGCTCCGTATCGTGAACAAGGATTGTTGACGGCTGACGCTTCCTTTGCGTATACCAGAGCCAAGGATAGTATCGATACAGACGATAGCTCCAAGAAGAAGTGGCTCTCTGAAAACAGCTTTGACAACATGGTTATCGAGGTCACAGTTGTTGATGAGCGTCCAGCTATGATCGGATCCAAAATCACCAATCGGTAAATAATTGCCGCATTAGATAGTAATATCTAATGAAAACCTTCTTAACTGCTGGGATGCTGGAATATAAATCCAGTTAATCAGCAACCAAGCGTCTATACCTAATAGACGAAGGCTCAACGACTATCGAACGACCTCCAAAGTGAGGAATCTAGTAGAGTACGCTAAAGTTAGCGGAAATGGAAGGTCTCCGTTTAAACGGAGAAAGATATAGTCTGATCTCTAGCATAATAGTTAGAGCAGTGGTTTAATCCACGGGGTTAAATTAACGACTTAACCTGAACATAAATGATGGTGGAAAGGGTAGAAATTAATGCTCCTTTAAATGGAAACATTTAAATGTAACCATTCTAATTGCGGGAAACTCCTTAAGACTCAAACACCGACTGTTTAATTACAGAGTCCTCCAAGAAAGATGGAGGTAAGGTAAGAGCATTGAGTATTGGACAATCCGCAGCGAAGGAGCTTCTAATGAGAGAGTCTTGGACAAAAGAAGACGAAAAATTCTTAATCAGCAACTTTAAGAAAATGACTAATAAAGAGCTGTCTGTAGCTCTTAATCGTGGAATTAGATCTATCGAGCACAAAGTTGTTCGCATGGGTTTAAAGAAACGAGAAGTACAATATTTCGATAAAGATGAGATTGGAGAAATCTAGAAAAAGATAATTGGAACAGATTACTCCATAAGTCAATACGGAAGAGTACGAAACGATACAAAAGGCCGAATCATGATTACTCGTGAAGGTCTTGATGGCTATCTAAAAGTCAAGCTTATGGTTAATGATAAACAAAAAGACTTCTTTATCCATAGACTGGTGGCAGAATATTTCCTTGAAAAAGAAGAAGGAAAGAATTATGTCAACCATAAAGATGGTGTAAAAACGCATTCCTACTTATCAAATCTTGAGTGGTGCACTGCAAAAGAAAATGTAGAACACGCTCATAGTATGTATAAGAGACGTATAATGTATACAGAGGAACAGCGAAATACCATTGCAGAAATGCTTAAATCTGGAATGCAAGTCCAGGTCATAGCAAAGACTGCGGGATTTTTCGTTACTAACGGATATGTACGAAAGATCCGAAAGGAATTGAAATTAGAAGCTCAACGTTCAACGACTATCCCGAAAGGGAGTAGGGCTTGAAGCATATGCAAGCTCGAAATGGATGGCCCCGAAAGGGTGAAGATATAGTCTCATCTTTGTAGAAATACAAAGCTCTAGAAATAGAGGAAAGGTGTTGCGAACCTTTTAAAGATAAATGGTAATTAGTACGATCGTTCCTGAAAAAGACTCTAAGGAAGGATTTGTTCCGGTTAAGATTGTACCTGATGTTGAAATGCCGGAAACCGAAGATGGCGAAAGAGCCGAAGTATGCTTGAACCCTCTGGGTGTTCTTAATAGAATTAACCCTGGGTGTCTCTACGAATTAGAGATCACAGCTATCGTCAAGCAGTGGCTTGACAGATGGCGCAACTCCGATAGCGAGACCAAGCTTGAAAAGCTCAAGGAACTTTTGATGAACATGGGCTTCGATATGTATGAAAGTATCTGCAAATTCATCGAAGAAAATGAAGACAGCCGTGATGCAATTGTAGATGACTTCTATAAGAAGGGTGTTCCGGTTCACATGCCTCCTTTCTTTGGAAACATTGAGTTCGAAGAGCTCATGGATGTTCGTGAAGCCCTTGGCATCACTACGACCAAGTTCAAGGGCATTGAAACACCGATGACTTTTGGTTATATGTACTTCATCAAACTGCGTCATGAACCGAGCTCTAAGATGAGTGTCCGTTCTTGTGGCCAGATTAACCAGAAGGGTGTTCCGAACAAGGCTAATCGTAACTATCGCAATAGGCTAAGCCCATACAGCAATACTCCTGTCCGCCTTGGTGAGCAGGAACTTGCAAACTTGGCTTTGATTAATGACAACAAGAGCGTTTTCGAAATGCTGGACTTCCACAGCAGTAACAAGGCAGATCGAGAACAGCTTATCAGCGAACTTCTTCAGAAGGAACCCGGTCATAATCTTGAAGTCAAGAAGGGATCTTACTCCACGGTCAAGGAGCTTCTGAAAGCTTACTTTACTGTCCTCGGATTAAAGCTTGAACCGTCAGACAACGAAAATAAGCACTAAGCTCAGAGCTTCTTAACCTATTATTGCCGGGAGTCGTTGCTGCTGTGCGACTCCCGGTTTCTTTTTAATCCAAGGAACATCATGAAACTTACAACAAAGCCTTTCTTTTTAGTTGAATTCCATCCTAACGATACCCAGAATATTGTATTGGAAAAGACTAACGGCGGTCAGATCTTTGCTAACGGTTTAAAGATCAGCCGTGTTGTTGATAAAGATTGCAACGAACTTGCAACTTACGACTCTACGAAAGAATTTGGAATTGATCTGTCCTGTCTTAAGATCAAGGGCGGATGCCATATTGTGTCCGTTAACAGCCTGGATGGCAAGGAACTTTGCTGGATCGCAATGGATCTGGTGACGTCGAATCCTGATGGAACTGAATACATTATCGGAGCCAAGTGGAAATGTTCTGAAGAGGAGTGTAAACTTCTTGATGAAACATTCCCCGAATACTTCAAGCATTGTCGCCTTGGGCGTCATGAATTCGTGGAAGCCAACAAGCAGTTTGCTGAGCCACCTGAAGGCAAGCTCGAACTCCCTACGGAGTAAATTATGAGATCAGACATTAAGAAATTAGCAGGAATCATACTTCTGCCGATCTATATAGTTATGCTATTAGTGGTTATGATTTTCTACTTCTTAGTTGTAGTCACCCACCTTGAAAAGACTTTTGCAGGAAGAAGCATACGTCGGCTGTGCTACTTTGCTGAAAAGTTTTACTATGATTTCTATGGAGCTATAGATGAACGAGACAATTAATGACTTCATCGAAACTACATTGTACGAGCTTCCAAATGGAAGCTTTGTCAGGAAGACCATTCAGAAGGCAGATCCTGCTGCCGGAATTCCGGCTGGAATTAGCTACATTCAGAGCTTCCCGCCTGACAAGATCAATGTAAGCGAAGAGGCCCTTAAAAACTTTGCTGAATTTCTGATTATTAATCCGGCTGTTGAAAGCAAAAATCTTGAGAAGGGCATCTTCCAAGATCACTTTGAATTCAAAGTCTTGTTTATGCCGCTGAACGATCCTGATCATACTCGCACTCAGAAGATCAATCTTGCTGGTTATGTAGACGAGAATGAGGAAACCGGATTCAGATTGGAATTCACTCCGGAAAGTCCATTTACGGATTCTCTCAAAAAGATCTTCTTGATGGGGTATCGCCGTATTAAGGCCGCCGGAATTATTCGTGTACTAAACGAACAAGAATTCAAGGACATAATCAAAGATGGAAAGGAAGTTAGCGAAAGCAAAACTGTCTGACGAACGTGCTGCTCTTCTTGCAAAACAAGAAGAGCAGTTTAAACGTGTCTTCGAAGAAACCTATAAGAAAGCAAATCCCGACAAATTCAAGAATCAACAGCAGAAGGCTGTTGAACCTGTTAAACCTCCAAGGGTTCCGTCTCCGCTTTCAATAGCAAAGATCGGCAAATACGATCCCGCCAAGGCATTAGAGAACTCTCTGTATCGCTTTTATTGGAGAAAACGCTTCAAAGCTGCCGGACTGGAACTCCCTCCAGAGTTACAGGTTAAAAAATGTGGAAGACACAGAATTAACGAAGAAAATGCCGAAAAGTTGATGAGATTTAAAGAAAGAAAAAAGCTAGAAGAAGCTGGAGAACCTGTTCCTCCAGAACTTCAAAGACAATCGCACGCAAATAAAAGATACATGAAAGACATCGCATAGGTGTCTTTCTTTTTTATAGATCTTTGCAAAAACTTCTTATTGAAATTTTTTCAAGGATTATTTATGGCCTCTGAGACTCCGATTTATTTGTCCCAGAGCGCTTCTACGAGTTCGAAACCTTCTATCATCAAGGAAACAGACCAAGATGTTCTGTTTAAAGCTTGCTTGCAAGAAGGTGACATTCTCAACCGCAATAAGAAGATCTATCCTAGTGCGGTGATTGAAGCAGCTCTGAAGGAAGAACATATTCAGACACAACTTCGTACTGGTACTTGGTTTGGGGAAGCTAACCATCCTCTAGCTCCTAAAATTGAGCGCCAACTTTGGCTGGATACCAGCAGGGTCTCTCATAGCATTTGCAGTGTCGAACGTAAGGCTAATAATTTCTATGGTGAGATTCTTTCCTCTCGTAATGAACCCGGCCACTTTATGAAAGGCTGTGTTGATCAAGACAAGATCCTCTCGTTCTCTATGCGTGGTATCCACCATCTTGAACGTGTAAACAGGCATTTTGTTGTAAAGAATCTCAAGATATTCACTTACGACTGGGTGCCGTATCCTTCTAACTACGGTGCCACTATGGTCAATGCAAACGAAGGAACTGACTTCATCAAGAGCATCTTGAATTCCAAGGTAGATGGCGAAGATGTTGAAGTCAAGGTTGATCGTCGTGATATCGAACAAGCCCTAGCTTCTGAAGGTGGAAACAGCTTTGCAATGGTAGAAGACCTCCTTGAAGGTACTCCAGATAGCGTTTCCGTAACTCCTGGCGGCATTATTGCTCGCAAGGGGCCTTCGGTAATCGGATTTAAAACCCGCCGTGCTTTCACAGAATCCATTTTAAGAGAGGTGTTGCGATGACAGGTGCAGAAGGTAGCTTGAATGGCCCTGCGATAGCTTTAATCATAGCAGCAATTTTCACTGGGTTGGCTGGATTGATTGGTGCTGTGAAAGGATTACTTGCTGATCGCAAAGTTTCTTCGCAGGAGGCCACCGTGAAATCCCAAGGGCAAAGCATAGAAAAAGCACTAGCCTTCGAGAGCCGGATTACCGCTCTCGAAGAGAAAAACAAAGCCGTCGACAAGAACTCCGTAGCTGTTCAAGAATATGGTGTAAGGCTCGCCAGATTCGAAGAACGAGTTTTGAAGTTGGAACAGCTTCCTGAAAAGCTTGATGCTATTAAGGAATCGTTATCTAAAGCCGAAACTGAAAGAGCTAAGAACGATGGCATCATGAACACCAAGCTAGACATGATTATCAGTCAGATGAACGAAATGCAGAAAGAGAAGTTTAAAGGCTAGCAAAAGATTTTTAACGGACTAAGCGAAAGCTTAGTCCTTAACCCCGTAGAATTTCATGGTGTCCAGATATATTAAGTTATGGCACTTAACAATGGAGGTACAAGATGCCTAATATCGAAATGCCGCAGAAAGCGGTAATGTACACCGAGTGGCTACAGAAGCAAGTAAAAGAAGCTGTTTCTCAGGCAAAGTACGAAGCTGATCAGCACAAAGATGATGAGGGGCTTCAGTGCCGAGCCGACACGTTGGAAAAGATGTCTGCTAGCTTTGACAAGTCCGGTGGATTTATCAATTTCTACGACCACAAGGAATTCTTGAGGATCCTTTTTACTCCTTACATCCAAGAGGTCTAGTATCAAAAAGGATTGCGCTCCAAAAGAGCGCTTTCTTTTTTTGTTCAAAACTCTACGTTGAAAGAGGTTATTATGCAAGATTTATGGTTTACCACTTCAAAGATTATCAATCACGTTAAGGCTCGTCTTGGGGCATCTGTTCGTGGTTTGGAATTGGACAATGACGCTATTGCCAAGATCCTAAAAGACGAAACTCTACCTACACTGTCTATCTATTTCCCTAAGACTATTGGTTATATTGTAGATACTCAGCAGGATATGGTCGATAACCAGCGTGGTCTGTTCTACATCAATACTCCAACACAGCTGATAGGCGCAGAGCTCATTCTAAGTATGTCTACCCTTGGCCAGTCCGGGGCCTACGACTTCTATGATCGTAGCTTCCAGATCTGCCCACATGAATTTGTGTTGGCGTGGCTTCAGGCTGAAGTGTCCGGCTATACTACAATCCCGTATAGCGCAGAGCTCGTACCTCCTAATAAGATACGAATCACCCCGATTCCTCCGTCTACCAATGAGAACAAGATCGCTCTGAAGCTGAAAGTGGCCCATTCTGACTTTACAGAATTTCATCCGGGTCTTCGTGAAACCATTTTCAAGCTGGCTCGTTGCGATGTAAAGCTCGATATTCTTGGATTGAGGACAGTCTTTACCAATATTAATACTAGTATGGCAGACCTCGAACTTTCGATGGGAACTTTTGAGCAAGCTGAAAGCGAACGCAATGAGTTACTTGAGAAGATAAGGAGCTTCCAACATTTGTCAGTTAATAGGAGAAAGATCTGGTGTCAATAGACGTAAAAGATAGTTCGTGAAATAACTCCTTATTGGAAATTACCAATAAGGAGATTCTTATGAATAGTGTTATTCTTTCTATAGTATTAGGAAATAAAAGTAAAGATATAGAAGTATATCCAGACGGTCGAATCTTTACTAAAGTTTCAAGGCAATACAAAGGTACCAATTTTCATATTGGCGACTATGTGCAATTGCCAGAAAGAACTACCTGGAATGGGTATAAAGTAGTAACTGTACTTGGTTGCACCTTGCGTGTTCATAGGCTAGTAGCCGAAGCTTTCATCCCAAATCCAGATCCGGAACATTTTAACGAAATAAATCACAAAGATGAAAATAAAGCTAATAACCATTACACTAATCTTGAATGGTGCGATAGAAAGTATAATGTTAATTATGGCACTAGAATAGAACGATTATCAGATAGCAATCGCAAGAAAGATAAGCCAGCAGCCCAATATCTTATCTTTATAGGTAAGAAACTTAAAGATCTTACTCACGAAGAAACATTAGCATACAAGCGTATAGAATACTTTAATCGCAAGTACCATATAAATATCTTCGAAAACGGAATGTATAAGGATGCTGCGGCACTTGAGAAATTTAAAAAAGAACGACAACGCAATGCTAAAGGTGTTTCTGAACCTTGTCTTAAATATCTAGAGAGCATTGGTAAGACTAATAAGAACGAGCTATCTCCAGATGAAAGAAGTGTTTATGACCGTATATACAGCGAATTGAAAAAATATGGTCGAGATATTTTTGCATCTGGAGAATATCTAATGAGCGACAAAGAAGTCCAAGCTCGTCGATATGATAGAATCTCAAAGGCTAAATTAGCCTTTTATTCTAAGGCGTAATCTTTATTACCTATGTGGGAAGCCTTCGGGCTTCTCATTATATTATTTTATGAAAATATTTCGAGGAAATTATGAGCACCCAAGAACAAACTTTTCAACAAATTTATTCGGACGCAGATGTTCCAAATATTGAGCAAGATACTTACGATAACCTTCCTGAAGAGCCGGTAAGCCCTAACGATGAATCGGTAGCTAATGAAGTATTAAGCAATATAGCAACTGTGCCAAATGACCAGCCACATGAGATTACTGAAGCCGACAGTACGATCCCTCCGGTCACTCAAGACCGAGAAACAACATACGGTAGCCGACTTGAAAGAGCTGCCAGACGTCTTGATAGATCCTATCGACTCCGTGAAGAGTACGTAGCCGCTCGATCCGAAATGAACGAAGCTGCTAGGCAATTGATAGGCATGGTAGATTCTCGTGCAACACGAGAAGAAATCTCCCGTCGTCTTGAAGAGATTGAAAGACGCCATGCCGAAAGAACTGGGCGCTGGAGCGATGTATCTACCGGGCAATGGGTCAGCACAGCTACTGTACCTATCACACCTACGACTGCTACCGTACTTAATGAAACGACTGATTCTACTCTGTCATCCTCTAGTAGTTACAGATACTCTATCAACGGTCAGCTGGTAGATATTGGCGATCTGAATTCTTATTCGACGGTGGTGGATAAGGCTACATATTCTATGGATCAGAAAAAGATAGCTTTTGATGAGTATCTGAAGTCGCCAGATCGGATTACCAGCAAAACGATTATTGAGTACATCTTAACATCTAGCCGCATTGTAGCCGAGACCACAGAAAAAATAACATCATACGATAAAGCTACGGCTTATCCGGATTTGGTAATTCCGATCCTTAAAGAATCCGAAAAGCTGTTGTCCAAACTCCGTAACCTGAAAGATGTTGTAGAATCGATGGGATCTGGACTTACTTCAGAAAACAAGAAACACATCGTAACAGAAATTTCTGATGCTTCTTCATTATTCTTTACAATGGCTAAAGCCTGGAAAGAAAAACAAAACAGGGATAACTATAGCGAAGAAGAAGAGGAAGATGTTGGTAAAATGCTTGTAGATTATCTGGATCTAGTTAATCGCAAGCACGAAATAGCAGATACTATCGTAAAGGACATTTGCGAGCGGATTAAGAGCTACGCCGTAAATCTTTGTGGAACTCTGAATGACAACAGATCAGCACTGACGGATCGGTACTTAGAATTGAAAGAAAAGATGTTCGTTCAACTGTACTACAATACTAGCTATGTCGAAGTCCGCTTGCCAATGACAGAATACTTGTTATGGAGTATTATTATCGGGAATGACGCCTTAAAAGAGAAGTACACCAGAGAAGATTGTACTAGAATCTTTAAAGCTTTGATACGTGAGAGCAAAGGTACAGACCCGCTCCGTCCCAGAGTTTATGAGGCGTTATCTCAGAAGATCAAGGAAATTATATCAGACAAATTGGAATACAGCCATTCTTCGATAATTGATTACAAGAAATTCTTAGACTCTCCAGTTATAAATGCGTTTATTAAATTCTACTCATCTGATGAAACTGCCGAAGCTTTATCCGTTAGCTTCAAGGTTACACAGGAGCAGAGTTTTACCAAATACCTGAAGCCTATCAATGATCGTAATCAGCTGTATAGATTCCTAGAGACAGAGATGATCAGACCATTCCAAAAGTTTAACAAGGAAAACTGCACATCTCTATTAACTGGGTTTGAGGCCAAATTCAACTGTGTTACAGAGTATCCGATCTCTGAAGTGTACGCATTGATCAAAACCTTGAGTCCGTTATTCAGTTTCTCGGAATGCAGACAGTCCGGTGCCTATATTAAGACCATGACGGAAGATTTCCATTTTACGATCAATATTAGATCCAAATCCCTTCGGAGCCTTAAGACTTTGCAATTGCTAAATACGTTCTTCCCATTTGTGGAGGAATTAGATCCGGGATCTAAAGACTTTATGCTGAATATAACTAACGACGTTCATTGTATAGCCGTTCCAGTTGAATTCATGATAAAGATTTTAGGATACTCAAGATTCACAAGGTTCCTTAATGATCGTAGAACAGCGGAAGTTAATGCTTTGCTGGTAGCCTTGTCGTATAAAGACACCTTCTCGGCTCAGCATATTCCACTTCCGGGGTACTGGGATAGTGGCGAATACATCGATCCAAAGCGAATTTGGGGTCGATTAATGTACTTCTTGAAGGATGGATATGACAAATACAGACCAGTCTATAAAATAGTCCACAGTGTTCCGTGGAATAAAAATGTCTTAGATTACATCAGATACAAAGACTGGAAGAAACTTGACTGGGAAGATGAAATATCTCGGCTGAAGAAATTTGAGGATAATCTGGAACGTGCGATCACAGAAGGATTCCAAAATACTTTCTTGCCAACAGAAGTTGACAAGAAGTTCTTTGATCTCCAGATGCGATCGCTGTTGAAAGTCTATAAAATGATATCACCGAAAGCTCCATTGCGCTACAATAGTAATATTCCAATGAGTAGATTTAAGGGCGCAGTCCTAGAAATCGTAGGCAAGAAAGTAGCAGAATCCAGCGAGCACTCTAGAGCAGAGTACTACAAGGTTCTAGCACCAGTAATAGAAAAGCATCCAATATTCTATCCTATAATGACTGATATTCTGAATTTCATTCGAGAGTCAGGCCAAGATAGCGTTAGAGACTTCCGTACAATTGATGACTTAGCGAATGCTGAAGTTAATGACGGATTGGTAGTATAATTTAGCGAGCCTACATGGCTCGCTTCTTTTTTCTATGTTCCAAAAAAGAAAACGGGACATCGTGAGACGTCCCTTTCTTTTATAAAATTCGTCTAGCAGAATCCAGACGGATCTCATTAGCCGGAATTCCAAAGTCATGCCCTGTTTCGTTGTGCAGAACCTTGACAGTAAATCCAAGCTTTTTTGGATAATTCAATCTCTTTATTCCATTGATGTATTTCCAGTCATTCACGTCATTATCTTTAAAGATCATAACGTCTTGAGCAAAGAATCCAAGTCTAAAGAAGAAGTCCATAATGCTATCCGGATACTTTCCTAGCATCGCTGCAAAGACAGCATTATTACGGAATTCAGGAAACTTGTTATACAGACCTATCACATCAAAAATTCCTTCGGCCAAAATGAGCTGAAGCCTTGATGTAGCTACTGGAACTTGCCTGCTGATAGTGTATAATCTGAACGGAGCCTTAGAGAATTTTATCTCGTAGTATCTTGAGCTTTCACTTTCAACGATCCTTCGAAAGATAATTTCTTGTCCGGCGTAGTCCAGAAATCCAGCATAGTCTGTATGAAGGACATCTAAAACCTCTGGTTTTTCAGGCCACTCTTGGAGGAAGTTAGCCCTTCCAAACCTCTTCAAGGACGGAATTAATTTAAAAGCTTTCGCATCCTCTAGAGTCCATTCTACACCAAATCGATCGCAAAGATACCTGAAATTAGGTCGTTGTCGATCGGCGTCAGTGTAGTTTGGAAGATGAAGTTTTCGACTTGCAAACGCTCCATTCAAGATCCTATTAACAAGAGTAGATCCAGAGCGCTGTTTAGTCTTTGCCGCCGTCATGACGATCTTGCGGTTCTCTGCCAGAATATCATGAAGCTTCTTGTCTATTTTTATTCCGAGTCTAGACAAGAATTCTTCATTTACGGCTCCTCCGAATCCGCACCTATGGCAGTGATACAGAAACGGAGGAACCAGAGAAATGCCAAGATGAGCGTGATCCTGTTTGTCAGAGTCACCGCAATCAAAGCATCTGATGATTCGCTGAGTCCGATTATAGTCGATGCTGGTGGCCCCAGTATACACCGACATTATGAGATCGTCTAGATATTGGCCAGCATCCTTTATCATACAATGATCTTAGCCAACTGAAGAAGTTCGCTAGCCAAAGACTCGTCATCAATGGTAATTTGTTCGTACTCGCCAATGGCATTCGGGAAGACAGAGTGTCTAGAGTTCTTGGCAATATTTTCCAGAATGCCAAGCAGGGTATTATTGTGCTGGAATTTCTCCGAAATATACTTGAAACAATTCTTCTGGAGTTCCTGATACCCATGACTCTCACGAATACTCTGCATAAACTTCCTAGTCAACTTGAGCTTGGACGTGCTGAGTTTTGCAGTGTTTTCATCATCCGTATTGCTCATGATGATCTTAGCCAGATTAGGCATATTGTACTTCAAGAGGATCCTGTGAAGCAGTAACGTCAGATAAGTGTAGCGACGTTCATTGAGAGCGAAAAGGATTTCATGATCCTCGATATACTTGCTGTATAGAGCAAAGAAGATGTAGTTCTTTTCTTTGCTGGGTATAAAGACCTTGGTGTACTCTTCGACTTCATCATCTGTAACCTCAATTCCGGAGGCCACACCCTTCAGGAGCTTACGAACAAAGTCCTTATAAGCAAGATCCACCAGCGGCGGATAGATTTCATTCTGAGCGAACTTGGCTACAGTGGTATCAAACACACTGGCTTCATCCGGCTCAAGGGCAGAGTTTACATTTTCATATTCAAGCGGAATATTAGCATGGAACATGAAGTGAAGCTGCTTCTTTACAACGACGTGATACAAGTTAATCACATTCTCATTGATCGTCAGCTTCGGAGTGATATCCGTGATAAGCTTGCGAAGCAACGGCTGCACAACTTCAACAGAGTTGGTTCCAAGGTTACGGAGATAACCCCAGATCACTGTGTCAGAGTATTCTGTTCCATAGACACGACTTTCAACCAAACGACGGAGTTTATTGTGAAGATTCACAGGTCTGCCGATGAACTTCTGAATCTCCTCCATTGCATGAAGGAAGTATTCCAAAATGACCGTGTTGATATCTTCAGGAAATTCCGGATTGTCTACCATAAAGCTGAGGAGCAGCGGCAGACTGATTCTAAACACCTTTGAACAAGCCAGAATGGCTATAACGTGCTCACGCTTAAAGCACAATTCTTCATTGTCCGTATTGTACACGATATTGATCTTGTAAGCGCTATCCGACACACGATAGCTGAATTCAAAGCTTCTTTTCAATACAAAATCAATCTCGGATATGAGATCTTCCAGATTCTTGATTTCTTGGGACTGGCTCTTCAATCTGAAGCTGGCCAAATCTAGCAAGGCATCAATTCCAAATCCAGGAATAATCAGCTTTTGGTATGTCTTAGGCTTTCCCGTCTTCGGGTCGATAACATCGTTACCGTTTTCATCCTTGACGTTGAAAGTTTCATAATACCCAAGAACCAGATCACTCCAGTCATTAACCATCGATCCAGAGACTCCGGAATAGATACGCTTCTTTCCGAAGGACATTGTATCGATAGATTGGTCACCAAGGCCGCTGATTTCATGAAGATTCATCTTCACGAACACCGGTTTGGCTTCCATCATGACATTGATTTCTTCTGTGTTTTCGGTTTGTTCCATTATTACCTCATGGTGGGTTCGCTTTATAATATAAAGACTATCTTGCTCTCTGCGGCAATGTGCGCCTAGAGGCCATCTTCGGAGCCTTGGAAGATGAAGACTTCAGAGGCTCTAGCGGTTTCTGTCTGAGTCGCTTTACGCCATGCTTTGTCATGTGTACGCCACTCTTTCGAACAGCCGCTTGGTGAGCTTTCTTCTTAGCATCATAGTCTTTCATTTTGTCAGTAAAAGACATAAACTTCTTGTACAGAACAGGAAGATTAGGAACGCCCTTAGATAACCTATCCAAGGTGTCTATATACTGAAACTTCTTTAAAGTCAGGTAAAATACACACAAGAGAATACTCTTTTCAAAACCCATTTCTTCTCTTGGGTTGCGGACTTTAGGCTTCTCTTCCCAGAAGATCTTAGGGAATTTGCTCTTCAAGAATTCCACGACTTCGCCCTTAGCATTAGCTACATAAGCGTAAGTGTAAGCAAAAGACGGCATATTAGAAATGATCTTCATTTCGTAATTGGCAATAGTGCGATCATGCGACACATCAACTCCTTCCGGAGGAGTCAGCGTAAACACGACGTCATACCAAAGATCTTTCCAATGCTCAGACAGCAGTTTAAAATATAACAAATATGACTGTCCTTTCTTATAGACTTCAAGGTTGATACCCTTAGAGCTTTCACGTCCTTCTGCACGTCTTCTAAGATCCAAGATGATAACACCACGATTAGCAACTTGGGCGCTACCTTTGCCTACTGGGTTTGTAGCCCACTGATGGAAATTCATACTTTACCTACAATAAAAAGGCGGGAAGGCCCGGAGACCTTCCCGACCTGTTAAGGATTTAGAACTGTTTAGGAGCGAAGATGAACTGGTTAGAGGTACTAATCAGACCAACCACGCTGAGTGCGCCCTGAATGATTTCCTTATCGGTACGGGCGCTGTTAAGCACCACGGTGTTATCGATAGGTTCTGTCTTGCGGGTACGCACATTGAAGATAACCTTCTGATCAAGGAGACCTTCTACGTCTTCAAAGCTGAGTTTGGAAACGATCATGAAGACACGAACAAAGGCGTCATGAATCATCGTGACAAGATCCTGCGCATTTTCGGTGGTAATGTATCCAGTACCGCCGACTATATTAGCAATCTCATTACGAACTTCTTCAGGATGAGTTACCATAGCTGCCATGATGTTACCTGCCGGAATTACGCCATTTTCAAGAGCGCTTCGGGCAGACAGCACGGCATCTTCAGCCAAGAATGTATTGGTTTCAATTTCAGCTTTGCTCTTGCCGCCAACACTGATAATAGCGCTAGAAGCACAGAGACGACCATAACGAACCTTGAGGGCCGCAATCTGTTGGTCAAAGTCATACTTCGTTTCGCTGTTACCGAGTTCAGCAATCTGGCGCTGAAGATCAGCCTTAAGGATTTTGTACTCATCTGTCTGAAGACCCTTGCCTTCAAAGAATGTAGCTTCAAGATCCTTAATCACAGCACGACGGCAGAATCCGGCACGATATTCAAACATGCCAGCATCTACGTTGCCGTTAGCATCCAAGAAAGCCTTGTCAAGATTTTCAGCCAAAGACAAGTACTGGACAACCTTACAGTTGTTATAGACTGCGATGTCGCTAAAATGGTTACGGCCTTCCTTACTCTTTACACCATGTTCGCAGAAACAGATAGGCATCGAATTCTTAGAACGAATGATGTTCTGACGAGCAAAGTCAATCACGTCCGGAGAGTAATCATTGGCAATCAAGACAAACGAACCAAGATTGTTCTGGAAGATGTAGGTCATAATCTTGCTAAGAGTTTCGATGTCTCGGCCAGTCACGGCACCTTCAACCATAACGACATTGACGTTTTGGAGTTCGCAGTATTCACGATCGTCCTTCTTGTGGTTAGCAAAAATCGGATCTGAATAGCCACGATACATCTGGAAGCCATCCTTATATTCTACGGAAGTCTTGTAAGAGTCACCGGGCTGCACATGAACCACGCCATACTTACCGATCTTACGGTAGACATCAGTAATCAGACGGGCGGTTTCATGATTGTTGTTGGTAGAGATTCGCACGACATCATAGAGCTTTTCCATATTGTCTTCAGTAATCTGAACAGCGTGCTTCATCACACGTTCCTGAATCTGCTCACTGATAGTGCTCAAGGCGCTCATGAGATCACCAGTATAGATTTCCGGGTGATCTTCCATAAACTTCTTAAGACTCCTTGCGATTTCTGCGCTGACAATCACGGCAGAAGTACTACCGTCGCCAACCACACGAACCAATCGCATACTGGCTCGCTTGATGAATTCCAAGATCACTCGTTCAAGGTCATTAGAACTAGTGAGATACTTCAGAAGGGTGTAGCCATCTTTAGTGGCAACATGGTGCATCTGACGGTCTTCAATGATAGTCGTACTACCATGAGGGCCAAAAGTCTTGGAGAGGATTTCAGAAATTTTTTCAAGGATTTCGAATTTGTGGAAATTCTTATATACGTTGAATTGAGGCTTGTAAGAAGAATCTTCGCCACGAAGACCTTCCCAAAAGTCCTTATCCTTTTCTTCTGCCATAAGGTTCCTTTAGGTGGATGTTTTGTTTGAATTTAAAGATTGTTCTATTTTGGCTTCGGCCTTGGCCTTGGCTTCATCATACCTGTTTTTAGCTTCAAGTAGACCATAAAGCCTATTCATGTCCATAGACAGAATCTCTGTCAGAGAGATCTTTCCATCAAATCTTTCAAGAATATTAACGATAGTGTCGTTTTCTTTCCGGAAGATGTCAGATCTTTTCTCTGCCAGAGTCTTGCGTTTATGTTTTACTCCGTCGGCTTGGCCGCTTTCCTCTGGAGGTAATGAAAAAGGATCTTTTCCATATCCAGAGTCATGGCCTCAATCTTGCGCTTACAAGGCTCACTAGTCCAGTTGTCGTTATCGTCTTTCAGCAAGCCATTGCAAGTGAATTCCGGAATTTCGTAACGGACATCGTAAGCATTGTTGAGATTGTCAATGACAGAATCAATCTTGTTACCTTCATCATCTTCGAGGTTAGCGATGAACCTGACAATCAGCTTCTTTTCAGTGATCTTGACAAAGCGAACCTTGCCTTCACGCTGATAGTGAGCAGTGTCAGGAATCATGATGTGATCGATATACATCGTCTTTTCGAAGGTATCTTCGTACTTGGTGTAGATTTCAGGCTCACGAGTAGCGATTGCAAGCACATCGAGGAAGTCCTGAATGGACGGTTCCTTGATATAGAAGACAGACTGACGCAGTTCCAGAGGCACCACTTCAATTCTAGACAAGGCAGATTTCTTGATGATGTCGGCAGAAGACGGGTTAGAGTTGACCACGTCACGAACACGTTCGTAAGCATCCTTGTCATACACGGCAACGATAGATTCCGGATCTGTCGGAACCTGCATCTTGTTACCGCACTTCGGGCAAGTAACCTCAAAGTTTTGAGTGGTCGGGAAGGTGGCTGCATAGACACCGAACAAGAGAGAGCCAGTATCGTGGAAGCTGGTCATCTTCAGCCACTTTTCAAAGCTGGGCTTACCACCAGTCATACTTTCGATCTGGTTGTAGATGGTTTCGTACAGACGACGACGATCAAGATACAAACTTTCTGCGGAGGTCAGCAAGCGGCTCTTACCAAGATACTTCAACCCAGTGAAGTTAGCCTGATAGCCAGAATGCAGCAGCACTACAGAGTAGTAAGAAGAAATCGCAGCAATCACAGAACGGCTTGCGGCCTGTGCGTATTCAGGATCGCCTTCAATAACTTCAACAGCCTTTTCGCCCTTGTTGATAAGATCCAAGAAGGCAGTGTTATCTTGAATTTCAAAGACAGTCTTAGAAGTCTGGTTGTTTTCCACGAAATCGTTATTCTTGATAACAGATTCCTTATGGCCTTCAGCGAAGAACTGCTTTTCGTTGATCTTCCTCTGGCCCGGACGCTTACTAGCCAAAGAGTCAGCAAGACCTTGGTCAAGTTTCTGGACGTTTACACGTTCACCGAAAGCGGAACGTTCCTTATTATGCTCTTCAGTCGGAGTAACCGGAACTTCTTCAGTCAGTTGGGCGGCTTCTTCAGGCGGAGCTTCCTTGATAGGATGCGGAGCACCTGTAAACGGAGAGAGCGGTAATTCTTCCGGAGGTACATAAGAAGCTTCAGGAGGAAGCTCTGTGACTTCAGGTTCAGTAGGCTTAGCATCTTCCTTGAAGTTAGGATTGTTGAGCACGATGGCTGCACGGATAGGCTCCGGTTTGTAATTCTTATACTCACGGAGATCCACTTGACGAATCTGAGCGCCCGGTTGCATAAAGGACGGCAGAGCAATCTCTTGCTTATCTGCTTCATCTTGTGCAGCCTGTGCAAGCTGTTCAGGAGTCATCGGAGTAGCCAACTTAGCCTTAGGCTTTACTTCCTTAGGAGTTTCCTTAACAGCTTCAGCTTCTGCAATGGGAGCTTGGGGAGTAGTTTCGGCAGGAGCTTGCGGAGCTACTGCGGGTTTGGCCGCAGCTGGAGCAGGCTTAGGAGCTGCTGTTCTGCGGCGAATGGTGAGTTTTTCGCTAGTTGACATTGATTATCCTTGGTTAGGTGCTAATTCAATTAGAATGTTTGATGAGACTGTTTATACCACGTTAATGTCGTTCATTACTAAACGACCAGAGCTTTGGCTTAAATTCATTACAATGGTGCTGTATCCGGTAGCCCCGGTATTGGCTACTGTCACTTTGACTTGAAGCATCTTTCTGAGTTCTAGAGATCCTTCTGGCGGATCAACATAAGCGACATTTACAGAAGGAGAGCCTTCCTTTATGTACTTGCTGATAGCGTCATTTATGGACTCACGAATTAAGGCTAAGTTAGTGCTATTAGCTTCTTCCATTTGGTAACTATGGACTCCAGCGTTGATTTCGCTGTTGTTCGGAAGTCCATTACTCTTGCTTGCTATAAGATTGTTAAGTCTGATAGCAATAGCTCGAATATCGTCTATCACGATATTCTTGTTTTTTGCATTAATTTGAAATGTAGCTTCTACTGCCATAATTATACCTTGTATTATAGAGTTGGATAACAAAATTTTCATAGTTCTTATAGAAAAACTATAGATTGAAATATAAAAGGATTAAAACCGGATCTATTATGAAAAAATTTAAATGCCCTATATGTCCTAAAACATACGTTACCTTAGATTCGGTAATAGACCATATTGAAGATAAGCATCCTGGTTGTGTTCCTAAAGGTGTAACCACTAAACAATGGTTGTTTAACATTAGAAATGGTCTTCCTCAGAATAACAAATTTGGAAAGAGTATTCTAAGTGGAAAGCCTACAGCTTGGAATGAACAAGCCGGAAGATACGAAAGACTCCGTGATGATGCTGAAAGACTAGAATTTCGTAGGATATTCGTTCAGCGCATGATGAAGACTTATGGCAAGGAAACTTTACTTAAAGATCCTGAAGTTCAAAAGAAGATGCTTGCTGGACGAAAGATCAGCGGAAAATACCAGTGGAGTTCGGATCCTAAACGCAGCTTTGAATATACTGGAAGTTATGAGCTAGACTTCATCAGATTTATGGATCTTCAGATGGACTGGGATCCTAAAGATATCTTCATGCCGTGTCCATTTGTGATCGACTATATCTCTCCAAGAGACAGAACGAAGCATTTCTACATTCCTGATGCTTATATCGAAAGTCTTAAACTCGTTGTAGAGATTAAGAGTGAAGATAACAAGCATTATCGCAAACGTGATTTGGACATTGAGAATGCTAAAGATCACGAAGTAGCTAGGCGAAAGCTTAAATATGTTAAGGTCTTGGACAAAAATTATGAAGACCTAGCGGAATTGCTGAAGTCCGAAAACCCCGACAAGGCTTAAGCACCTCCCAGAGCCAGACGGGCTCTGGGATCTTTTCTCCGCTGGAACGTTGAATTGCTATGATGAAACCTGAAATATTCACGAGTCTTAGAGACTTATTCGACTTTAGAAAAGCAAAATTTGAATTGCTTTATGACGCTTTCAACGCAGTTAACTTCAACTGGAATCTCAAGACCCATATCTTCTTGGATATGAGGAAATTCTACGAGATGGTTTTGCACAGCAAGCACCATGAGTTTCAGACTATGGAGTTTGTGTCCGGAGTATTGAGTTTTGCAAGCTATTACAGACATTTCTTCTGGAAGTTTGGTAAGGTTCCTAGCATATTCTTCTGCGCAAGTTCTGATGAGATTTCATCTTTTGGAAAGAATGAAGAGACAAAGATTTCAGCTGGATACATTGAAAGCGAAATCAATTTCCTCAAGATGATAACCAAGTACCTACCCGGAACCTACTTTGTAGATACGAAGGGTGTAGGATCCAGATTCAGCATCATGACACTTCTGAGCTGCATCACGTTTAAGGATGAGTGCAATCTGGTCTTTGGAATTGCTAGTGAGGATATTCCGCTGTTGCTATGCAGAGGATCTGAAGCTAGATACGGCGTATTCTTGAATGGCAAACGTGGAACTGGAGTTGTCACTAGAGAGTCTTATAGCGATGCTATGGCTGGAGCCAACAGACCTGAAGAGTTGATGGCTCTGTCTGGATGTCGCCCCGATTATCCGGGTGTAGGTTCTATGCGAATGGCCAAGGCTGGAAAATTCCTTAAATCTTTAAACGGAAAATCCGTAGAAGAAGCTGTACTCGAAAAGTTTGGTCAAGAAGGTCTAGATATTTATCAGAAGAATTTCAATGACTTTGACTTTAACAGATTCAGACTTAGTACTATTACTCCAAGCTACAAGGCAGAGATTTTAAGTCAGCTTACAGACTTGCACGATATTGAAAGTCTCAAGAAAATAAATAGAGAATGGTTCTCTATATTCCCCATTGATATCGAAAACCTTTTAATAGGCGATCCTAATTATGGCAGGTAACATTAGTCTTAAAGATAGCGGATCCTCTAATGCGTCTCTATCTAAAGCCCAAAAACGAAATCTATCTCCAATTAGCATTAATGCTAAAGCCTATACTTATCGTATAACCGGAAAAGCCGAGGTAAAGTATCTCAAGGAAAAGAATGACGAGAGCATTCCTTTGAGCGACTACATCATCAGCATGGATCTGATCGAAATGTATGACAAAGCAGACATCTGCTCTTGTAACCTGACACTTGGAATTTCATCTAGTATATACAGATCATTTCAAGATGACTATAGGAATACTAGAATCATTTTGTCTATCGACAGATATGAATCGATCGATCGGAATACAGACAGAAAGCCAGTTTCGATTTGGAAAGATAAGCCGTTTATCATCGTAGGAATTCCTAAAGCTGCTCCATCTGAAGACGCATCTGGCAAAGAACCGACAAATACTTCCACTTCAGACAGCATAACCAGAGTTACATTTGCTTTGGTAGACGAAGATGGCTTTAATTCTAACCGAAATCTGTTCAATTTTATTGCAAAGGATGCAACAGTTGGCGACGTACTTCAATACCTGATTTCAAAGAGTAGTCGAAACAAGAGGATCTGCGTTGGTAAGCCTTCTAACACTCAGAAGTATGAACAGATCCTAATTCCTCCAATGAATTTCCAAGATGCCATCGAGTATCTTGATACCAACTACGGGATTTATAAGAACGGAGCTATCTATTTTACTAGCGTTGATGCCTTGACAATCTGTGATAGAGTCGAAAAAGTAAAGAGCCAGGAAGATCCTGTAACTGATATTACAATCGTATTTCAGAACGGAAGTACTAGCGGCCCTCAATCTGGAATGTTTAAATCTACAGCTATAGACAAAGATCAAGCTACCATTTACACTGTATCCAGACCAGTTATAGCCATAAAGGATGTCACTCTAAAAGAGATCTTTGGCGAAAAGATTACTCTGAACTTCAAAAACAGTCAGAATGATATTCCCGGTGGAGGTGGTGTAAAGAGCGACTTTAAGCCTAAGGAAAAATACTTCTGGAGTGGAATCAACAGAGAAGATCTTGGATCCGCTGTAGCTATGGAAATCAATGAAGTCGTAGAAGCCATCACGATAGACGTAGACAACAGCGACATGAATCTATTTGATATCGCAAAGAATATCAAGATAAAATTTGATTACGACGTAAACCGAGATTACACTGGTGAATATCGCTTACTAAATAATAAGCACACCTTTATCTCTGTAGAACCTAGCGAAGACGTTCGGGATTCTGGAAAGCTCATGAAGCTCATTACCAAATTCAGTATCGTCCGAGTATAAAATTATCCCGTAGCCACGAAGGCTACGGGACTTATTCCTAAATTGTCGTTTCAACGGTGGTCTTGATGTACCAGAAATTTTCGTTAGCCATGTGCATGGCCTTGACAAAATTCCTAGACATCGTAAGCAACGCAGGAGTCATAGACCTGATTGCTCGACACAACACAAAGAACAATTTCCGGCATTCCATGCTCATGTCATGGAAGGCTGGCATATTCTCTGATGCCGAGAAACGCTTAGAGAAAATCTTGAATTTTTCGCAGAGAGATAATCCATCTTGGATAAAGACCCTGAGAGCTTCAGACAGCTTGCGAGCAAAGATAACTGCATCGCCGCTGCTCATGGCTTCAGGATACGGAGTCATTGTGTCATAGAGAGAGACCTTAAAGATCTTTTCCATGTTCACAAAGCTAATGAATTCCTTGCAAGCCGATTCGGCTTCTTGAACCTTTTCGCACTGGTTTTCCATAGATCCAGATAGAAGATTCTTGATGGCGTTACCAAGAAGATTGGAGTACTGACAGAAATCCTTGGTGATCTTGCTCATGTTTTCAAAGACATAGTAGATCGGTTCGCACGGGTAGATAGAGAATTCTACACGTTTCTTGCGAGATTCTTCAGTCTGAATGGCATTGATCGAACGACCTTCATCGAGACGAATAAGGCTGTCTTCAAGATACTCAGCGATTTCGCCAAATACTTTGCCACAGTCAAGCATGATAGCCTGAATGATAACAGCATTAGAACTCGAAAGCTTGGTATTCTGTTCTTCGACTTCTACAAGGTCGCCACCTTCACGAGCGATCTTCCAGCTCTTCTCTACTTCTTTAGCAGAGCTGAGCATTTCGTCAATGATCTTCTGGCGACCACTAGACGCAGCCGTAATTTCTAGAAATTTAAAATCTTTTTTCATAGATAAATACCTTCTATTTCAATAAAGTGTTATGCCGTAGCCATTCAAGCTACGGCATATACGCTAGAAGTCTAGGCCGGATACCGGAACGCTAGGCCCATTGGACTCAGGAGGATTATCCTGACCCATAAAGGATTCTACTTGACTCGGAGCTGGTTTCTGAGCTTCGCTTACCACAGCTTCGGATTCACGATTGAACATGTCAGAAGAATCCGGAACATCGTCTTCTTCCTTAAGGTCAACGTCAATCTTTTCAGCAAGCTTTTCAAGCATCTTGCCATCTTCTTGCTGCTTGGCACGCTGTTCTTCAGTGATACCTTTGTTGTTATCAGAGATGAGCTTCACGAAGTAGCTCTGATTACGAAGCCAGTCCGCAATTCCACCACGGAGTTCAAAGAATCGCATGATGATGTAGCGAACAAAGTAAAGAAGCAAGAGAGCGCCACCAACGGCAACCACAGCTGCAAAGGCTAAGCCGCTTTCGCTAGCATTCTTAGTAGAAGCTACACGCTTGATAGCGTCGTCTAGCTTTCCGTTACGAACGCAGGTAGCCAGCTTGTGGATCATCTGGCCATACTTAGTCTTAGAAACCTTGTCCTGCTTTTCCCAAGTGATCACGCCAGTGCTGCCAGTCGTTGTACAAGTAACGATACCCACCGATACACCGTATGCCCAAGCCATGACCATAGAGATGTAGAACTGGTTTCCAACATGATTGGTAGTCCGCTTGCTACAAATGTTTTTGAGCTCTTTGGAGCTAGAGATCAGCCAATCGTGGATCGCCACCAGATCAAGAATAAACTTCTTTCCACCTCCGCCACGACGAGACATCATAACGAGAGCATCCATGCAAATCTTGCTGTCTTTGTAGAAGGAACACTTCTTGATGTCGCCACCACTCTTGGAGATATCCTTGAGAACCTTGTCAGACTTGTTTTTAACCAGAGCCTTTACAGTCCGGTTAACAAGCTTGTTGCAAACATTCATCAAAGAGCCAAAGATATTAGTGGCTTCTAGAGCAATTTCCTTATTTTCGAAGTAAGGAATGCTTTTAATGACAGAATCGTATCCGAGTTCCATTTTCAATCCTTTAGCGCTTCAGCGCTCCAAATACGGCACGGAGAATGCCTTCATCATCGTTCTTGCTTTCTTTCTTCAAGGTGTTCTTGGTGTAGCTTACTGCGCCATCATCAAAGAAGCTGTAGTAAGAGTTAGATGCCGATTCCACGATAACAATACCAAACAAACCGAGCTTTTCACACAGTTCACGAGCATCTTTCATCTTCTTGAAGAAATCTTTACCACAAGTTCTGCGAACTTCTTCGACTTCGTCCATAGTCACGCACAAGATAGCAGTCGGAAGAAGTTTTCCATCCTTGGTTGCTGCGGCACTAGACATGACGGCATTCTTAATCTTGAATCGCATACTTGCGAAGATAGCCTTCGGGCCAGTTTGATTACGGCGGTTCAGCTTGGCAGAAACTGTCTGCTTAATTTCTTTCATATTAAGGAGCACGTCCTTAATGAAAGAAAGCTCACCAGCACGCCAACGAATCAAACGGATCAAGAGGCTAGATTCAGAGTAAGTGTCCTTGATAGCTTCAGCCATTTCAGAAGCTTGGAACATATGGAGAGTGGTCTTAACGCCAAAGGCCATATTGGTCTTGCCTGCGTAGCCGTGCTCATCCTTGAGAAGGACTTCAACACTCACCACTGTAGGTTCAGAGTCGTCACCCTTCTTTTGGATCTTGCCCATCTCCTTTTCCCAGCCTTCACTTCTGGCTTTATTCTCTTTGTCTTTGGCTTCTCTGTCTTCTTCGACATCATCGACAGTAGATCTGCGAGCTTCTTTTCTACGATTTGCGGCCTCTTTGCGTTCTTCGTTACCCAGAGCACGGCGACCACCATAGGCTTCAGAGCCGATTTCCATAAAGTCATCTGCGCTCGGAGAGTCGGAATCTTCAGCTTCTTCATCTTGCGGATTCCAAGTGGTAACGCCACCTGCTGGAGCTGGACTGGAGACCGGAGCTACGGTTCCAACGCCATTGGATCCAAGATTGGAGGCATCATCATACCAACCAAGCTTCGGATAAGAGATGAGGCTCATGTCCAGATCATTCTCAAAGTCATTGTTCAAGACGTCGAATGCAGCCTTAGCAGCTTTCTGGAAATTGCGAGGATTCAAAAGCGGATTAGAACCTTCAGATCCTACAACACCGCTCAATCCGGGAATTCCGTCTTCCATCAGACCCTGACCACCGCCAGTGTACATATCGATGAATTGACGCTTTCCGTCAGGAGTGGTCATGTCAATCATGTCATTTCCATTCTGAACGCATAGTAGGAGCATGGAAGCGATATTAGCTTCGAGACGTTTCTGAAGCTTAAAAAGCTGCTCAGGTTCTACTGAGTCTACCGCAAGAATTGGAAATACTGCGGTATTTCTGCGAGCTTGACGAGCAATGGAAGCATCTAAGCGGAAGACTTGACGTCCAGCAATAAGATTAGTAACTTCTTTGGACGTGGCTCTAGCTTCGCCGGTAGAATTGTCATTAATCAAACCGCGAATTTCTTTAATGATATCGCCAATTATAGAAATAGCCATGATTATAACCTTGTTAAATTTTTGACAATAATGAGTTTCCTATTACTCTAAATAAAAAAAGAACGGAACCGGGTTGATCCGGCCCGTTTTCACAGTAATCTAATCTTGATTATCCTACAACTAATTCTGAGCTGCCAGTACCCAGAATCGTAGTACATCTGAAACTGCCACACAAGCTCCGGCATTGTAATTCCCTCTCCAGAGAGATTAACCGATGTGGATCTTCCGGGATGACACCCGGTCACTTTCTTGATACCTATTAACGTAGCAATCCGTTAATGGCCACGGCTAGTCTACCTTTGCTTCAGTTCTGTACTTTTAAAAAATTTCGCAGAGTGCTGTCCGACGGTTGTAGCTATAACCAAGCACAATTATCTGTGACCGTCCTGGATGAGTAACGGCCCATCAGTCAAAATTCTCAAGTTACAAGCCACCACTATGGATGTCAGGGGTCACGGACTATATCTCAAGCCAACGTGCCTATCGATCTAAGAAACCCTTGAGGAAGGTTTCCAAAATTGCTAGGATGTTAGACATTTAGGTATGGTCTTATACATAAAATCTCCTTGTGTTAGCTCCGCCGGATAGGCGGCAAAAGATTCAGGACGGATCCAATTTATTAGCTAAGCTGATATAGCACGTATTCAGCTTATAGTAATATAAGGGTATTTCAGTATTAAAAACTCCATATTAGATTCAAAGGAATTTTATATGCCAGGAATGATGGACACCAGTGGAATTGCAGCAGCTGCCGCCGCTGCCTCTAGTGCAGTATCTGCTCTAGCCGATAAAGTCAATTCGGCTACCAAGAAGCAGAACGACGATGCCACAAAAGCTAAGCTAGCTAAAACTCCTGAAGCGCTTTTTAAGGCTATTAAAAGTGAAGACAAGAGCATTCAGAATGATCTTGGGAATGCCGACAAGAGCCACAGCGAATTCAAAGAGAAAGCTAAGATTATTCCAAAGAGTATTACATCTCTGGATGTTGACGATAATGACGGCCAAACTGCCGGATTTGCTCCTGACCAGTCTAATGTAACTAGCGGAGAAGGAGAAAAAGATAACGAGTATCATGCCATTCAAGTAAAGGCTGGAAGAACTGAACTTAATGAAGAACGAGAAAAAGACAAAAAGCGCATAGACGCTTTAAGATCTCGTGACATTAACAGAAACAAGACTTTCGGTAATTCTTCTGTCGGTAAAGGCCCGTCTTGGAATTTTGGCAATCCTTTAGCTAATGTCAAAACTAGCCAGACATACTCTTACTGGGCTGGCTTGAAGACTGAAAATGAGACTTTTGCAGCTTGTTGGATAGATCTTAATAAGACCTTTTCTCTGGCTGAAGATCTAAAGAGCAAAGGAAAAGGTTTCTTAAAGGAATTAACTGATGCCGTAGCTGGAGCAGCCCTCGGAGCCGCCAGAGAAGCAGTTACTAACGTTGGATTGGCTGTAGCCGACCAAGCGGCTAGACTAGAAAATACTGCTATGTCTGCGATGAGCGCAGCTTTAGATAAAGCTCTTTCTCCGATTTTGACTCCTATCTCTAACTTTGTTAGCGACGTCAAGGAAACTGTATATGGAGCTATCGAATCAGTCTCTAAAAATCTTAATGACTTCATAAAGAAAGATGTGTTCGGTATCGATAAGAATCCTATAGAAATTAAATTCTATCAGTCTGACGCTTATGGAAAAGAAATTAAAGAAGCTGTTGCCTTAAGCAACGGCGGTAATTATAACTTGGCAAAGAATCGTTTGGCTCAAGTTTACAAGAATGTTATAAACGAAGAGGTAAAAAGAGCTCTTGCCGAAAAGATGAGCGGCGGATCTTATGGCCCGTTGGCTAAGAATGCCGGAATCAGCGTGAATGGTGGTTCTTATGGTGAACTGTCTAAGAGCGCTGGCGTTAACTCCAACCTTGGAGCCTATGGCCCGTTGTCGAGCTCGGCAGGATCCAGCGTAGGATCCGGAAATAGCTACCAAGTTCTTGATACTGGCGTTATGGCTACTATCACAGAGACTTACTTCGACAACATAAGGCCGATAATGAGCAGAAGTGAGACTGGAGAATTGGATCTTGAAACAACTCCTCCTCCATTCTCAGAGCTTATCAAGAGAGTAATTGAAACGAGAGATCCGGTGGAAACTCTTGAAGATCCTAAATCCGCAGTGGAAACTGTTGAAGGCACTCCGCACTCTCTGTCAGACCCGAAAGAATCGATAGCTTCGGCTTCGTTCTTGGCTAAGCCTATGTCTTCTGGTAGCAATACCGAGAGAACCAACGATGTTCTAAGCGAAATTCTTGAAGATGTCCCGACGTATCTTACGGACTTTGTATCCAAAGAATCTGGGGTTTCTACTTATTTAGCTGCTGAAGTGCTTCAGAGCGCTGCTAAGGATATTAATACGCTGGCTTGGACAGCTGCCGATGTTTTGTGCTCGACTGGTAAACCCATGACTGACGAAGAAGTTATGGCGCTGATGGATAGCACCAGAAACAGATTCAACGTATTGGATAAGGTTACTAGCATCTTCAATCAGACCACTGCTGGCCAGCAGACTATGGAAGCTATCAACACTTATAAGCCCTCTCAGCTGATCAATAGATTCATGCTGTCTCAGGATTCTTCCAACATTGGAAAGGGAGATATGCTTCTGGCTGCTACCTGCTTGATGGATCCTCAGAAGAAGAGCGAGCAAATTGACGATGGTACTTATCTCCAGAAGATTCAGAATCTGCATACCCAGATCTTTAAATCTCCTAGTAATCTAGGAGCCACTATTGGGCATATCAAGCATCTTTGCTACTTTGATCAGAAAGATCTAGATGCTCAACTCCTCGGAGGAGTGGTATACAACAACAATGAGACTCTATCTAACAGCGAAGTAAAGAGCAAAGGACAGCCTAACATCATTGATTCTCTTATGAGCATCTCTGAAGGAGTTCTTAACGAGAATAATAATTTCTTTGATAAGGTAACTGGCGGTCTGGTGGGCAACACCACTGATGACTTTGCCCCTAAGCCGCTGTGGTATGGGCTTCGTGATGGTCGCCAACTCTTTGGGGAAGAGAATCTGATTTCTATGTTCCGAGTGAACAAATTGATCCCTAGCGGAGAAATTGACTACTTCCAGAATGGTTTGTACCATCTCTTCTTCGTCAAGCCGGATCTGAATCTCACTCAGAATGCTATGTCTCTGATGGGATACCACAACCATCCCCTTGCCGGAGAAATCATCACGCAGCTTAACTACAACAACAATTATCTGCTTGATACGTGGGGAGAGAACTTCCCGAATACAGTTTATACCCACAAGGGTGCGCATCCTTATTTTTCTTACATCTTCTCCAATCTTGTCAAGAGTACAAATATTCCTGATTTGAACCTTGATGTTAAGGAAGGATGGGAAAATAGCTTTGGTGGCCGTACACAGTTTGGCACTACCACCAGAAAGAGCTACATTGGAAATGACTTCTCTGTCACCTTCTATGATACTAAAGAATTGCTGCTCATGAACATTATTACAGCATGGATGAAGTACATAGAAATAATGAAAGAAGGTCAGGGCGACTGCGAACGCAAGAGCTACAATAAGGGTACGATCGACTATCTGGGAGCGATGTATTACTTCGTGATGGAGCCTGACAACCATACCATTGCCCATTGGGGTAGGTATGTTGGGATCTTCCCGACTTCGGCTCCTTGGAGTTCTGTAAAGCTTGAAGGCGGATCTGCCGATATCCCGGAATTCTCTGTAAACTTCAAGAGCGAATACCACGAATCTAACGATCCTAATATTCTTCTTGACTTCAATTATATCATGCGACTTCCGGCGTATACAGGCAAGGCTGGCGCAACAGTAGACTACCTGAAGTACGCCCAGCTGGCTTCTATTTATACTTCTAAGGGAAGACGATCTACGAATGATGCTAATCTCTTGGGAGGCCCGACAAGATCTGAGAACAGAGCTTATGTACGAATGACCCCTCCGATCACAAATGCTAAGGCTGGTGAATCTTGGGGATTCAGTTCAAGCGTTCCGTTCAAGTTCGTCTTGGAGTTTGAAAGCAACATGACTGCTGCTGATGCTGCTGAAGGACTTCGCAAGAAGACTGATGCAAAAATTACAGCTGGGTTTGATTCCTCACCTGATACTGATATTAGTGCTACGGCAGTATCCCAGACGCAAGCCACGGTTGCTGAAACAGTCGGCGTGGCAAGATTGGATCCTCCGAACCTCTATGATAAGAGTGCAAAGATCACTTACTTTGATAAGCTCGGTCATCAGCTTGGTGAGGAATATGGCTCCGGTCAGACCATCGGAAGCGTTGGTTGGGAGCCGCTTGCTGGAGATGAAAGTGGCCGTACAGCTATTGATTCTAAATATCGTGTAAAGATTGTTAATGCCTTTATTAGACCTGCTGATACTGGAACGTCTTTCGGTAATGACCAAAAGGCTATTCAGGCAGCTCTTGGAGGCCTAATGTCGCTGATATAATTCTGCGATATGGCGGGTATAGTTTAATACATAGGAAAAATTATGGCAGACGAAAATTCTAAAATTCAAAATGACCAGTATGGTCTTTTAAAAGATTTCCAAAATTTTACTGGGCAGTATTTTGGACTTGGGTCTGGCAATTCTTCGGAAGAAGTTCCGGAGAATTCCAAGCTTGGTCTATTCGGTTATATGAATGAAATTGTGGCTCATGCTACAAAGATTAGTATGTATCACCGAAATGCTCTGTACAACGAAATCGCTCTTAATACGGCATCTATTCCAGAAACGATCTACTCTGCGGCAGCAGACGAGGGTGTTGATGCTACAGAAGCTGTTCCAGCTAAGGCTACCATTACGTTGGTATTTGGAGCAAGCGAGCTGCTGAATCTTATTAACTCTACTCCATCTGGTCTTCTGAAGCTGGATCGAGAGTCTTTTGTAGTGAATATGGATTCAGTATACTTCCATCTGCCGTTTAGTGTGTATATCCGTACTGCTGGTGAAGGTGTTATCGCTTTCTATAATAGCCATGCTTTCTCCTACAGAAGTGCTCATTATGATGCAGAACCAATGCTGCTTTCTAATTCCAAAGAGTACTTGACGAACAGCTATATCGAATCTACGGAAATTCCGGATACAGAATCTGATGATGGAAAGCGCTACATCATCTTGAAGATTGACGTATTCCAGTATGAAGTATCTAACGAAACGCACGATCTTGCGTCGTCTAACCTTGCGAACTCTATCAACTTCCAAGTAGACCTTGAAGACCAGCTAGCTGGATTCACCGTCTTCTACAAGGAAGAAGATAGTGAATATGCTCCTATTGAAAAATATCAGAGCCGAAGCTTGGTTGTATCTGAAGATCCGTATTGCTCTTACAACTTTATTGACGAAAACTCCTTCCAGATCTTGTTCGATCTTACATCGTCTGGATGGAGACCTGCTAATGGTAGCTCTGCACTTGTGAAAAGCTGCACTACTACTGGTAGCAATGGCAACTTCAACTTTGTTGGCGATCTGTACATAGAAGATCCGAACGTTAATCTCGAGATGACCGGTTCGATTATTCTTCATCCGGCTGGAGGCAAAGACCGTCCTAGCATTCAGGAGCTCAAGCAAGCTGTGTACGAAAAGCGACAGAAGGTAGAAGTCCTTAGTACCGAAGAAGATCTCAATACCTACTTTGCAAAGCTTTCTAATTCTGTATTCAACGGAATCAGCAAGGTAGTATTCAGAAGGGATACCGACACCATCATCAAGAGATTATTCATGGGCTACCTGCTTCTTGGAGACTCTAAGGGCAGGCCTTTCCCGACAAACACTGCCTTGGAATTTGATCTGAATAATGTTACCAGTGGTCTCATCACCGCTTCGGATCCGATTATTCCCGATTACGAAACAGATCCTGAAACTGGAAAAATAATTGAGAGCCTTACAAAATTCAGATTCCTAGATGATGAAGAGAATCTTGATGAGCTTATTAAGAACAATCATCATGTATACTTTAGCCCGTTCGTAATCCAGTGCTTTAATGGCGAATGCTGGAGATACTTCGACCTGACTATTAATGAGCTCAAGACTCCTATATTCAAGGAAGTTAATACTGATTCTGATTCCAACCCGATCTTGAACTATCTAAAGATCAGAAGGAGTATTACTGCTACAAGTATCAGCGAAGAGCTAAGTATCAATGAGGCTAACAAGCTTGATGATACTCATATCTTTTTGGAACTTGCTACAAACTTCATCTCGGACATTTCGCACAAAAAGACCTTCTTGGTAATTTTGAGCAATGAAAATATTGCTGGAAACAAGCTTGGAATTTTGTTCGAGCCTCCGATGAGCGAGAATCCGGCAAAGTCCAACCTCTGTATTATGAGGGCTGCTGATCATTTTATCCAGAACGAAGGTGAAATGCCTACTATGGAAATCGTTAACGCTTGTAGCGATAGCGGCGATCAGAAATTCTGGATGTTCAACATGGATACCGGAGAAATCTTTGCTACAGAGCCGGGTACTGGAGCTACCGTACGCCTTGAATCCAAAGTCCATGCAAAGATTTATATCTTAGAAGATTACAGCAACTTGTCTTCTTCTCCGTATGGAAATCTTAATGACGAAAAGTACAAGGCTGATCTCAGTAAGTGCGTTAGCGCTGTTGAGGAAGATTCTTATGTATATGAAGAGGCTAGCGTCTACTTTGATCCAGAAGTCTATCGTATCAAAGCTGTAGCAGAAGTAAGCGAGCCGATCGAGATGTTTAGGAGCATGGATGATGTCTTTGCTGCAACATTCTCTGATGCAAGTAATTGTCTCGGAGGGGTTCCGCTGGTAGGAGCCGAAGTAGCATTCAATGACAAGTATTACGAAGAATTCATTCAGGAGTACAAGTCTTATCTTAATGCCTTGAAGGATTCTATCTATAAGCTTGTGAATAATACAGGCATCTCTATCAAGTTCTTCAATTCCTATGGGCCTTCCAATAGACTACAAATTCGTACGACTACTCTTGAGGAAGAAGAAGAGGAACTGGAAGTTGTACCGTCTTCTGACTTGGAAGTTTGGTTGGATCTTGAAAGAGAGAATGGCCAAGATGACGAAGTTGAAGCTCAGATTAAGAAAATCACTGAAGATTTCTTTAGGGATATTAATACTCTAGCTAGCAACAACATGATCATCAACGGCAAGGTTTCTGTAACCAAGCTTACAACCGCTATAGAGAGAGCTGTTCCTTCAGTTTCGGCTGCGAACGTCATTCAGATTAATGGTATTAAGGATCCTCGCTTTATCGTTATAAACGCTAATGCGTATAAGGAGTATCCTGAATATACCAATATCGGTTTGCCGATTAATCCGGATGAACAGGAATTCCCTGAATCCGTAAGAATCGTTTTCCACTATACGTTTTAACTCGTAATTGTAAAGGATCTTATTATGACTGACCTGAACTATACAATCTCTAATCGTCCTGCAAGCGCCAAGCATCGCAAGGAACGTTTTGAAAAGGCTCAAAAGGCTCGTGAAGCTCTTCTCAAATCTGACAAGGATTTTGAAGAAGCCCATAAGGACGGAAAGTCCGAAATCTCTAGCCTCTTTGTGCATTCTTCCAAAGTTAACGCCAACCGTAAGGCTGACGCTAAGGTTCGTGAAGCTATGGCTACGCAGTATCTTGACGAATTGTCTGGATCTCTCGCCCACATTGTAGCTCTGTCTACGGACACCGACCTTAATACGCAGACTCAGATTTCTGACAATGTTTCTAAGGTTTTCAAGGCCTTGCTTATCTCTGGAAAGATTGATACTTCCAAGGTTATGGCCAGCGAAAGTCCGCACCTGAATCTGTATCTGAATTCTCTCAAGAACATTGCTGAACACAAAGCCGCTGTGGCTCTCAACGAAGCTACAGAAGATCAGGCTCTCTTGGATGACAACAACAAGGTTGTTGAAGTCTACGAAGAAAAGCTTGCGGCTGTGCTCAAGGCTAAGAGCCGTGTTATGCTCCAGCGTGAGCGTGATCTTCAGGCTCAATTTGAAGAGGAAAAGCGTAATGCTCTGGAAAATGCTGCTTTCCCTGAGAAGCTTCTTGAGAAGAAAGCTAAGAAGTATGACACTTACTTCCGCAAGATCCTTGATATGCACGCTGAGGCCGCTATGAAGATGGCTTCTGAAGCTCCGGTCAATGACAGTGCTGTCTTGACTGAAGCCCTCGTGACCTATAATATCTTGGAACTGCTTCACACTTCTAAGTTAGCTAGCGAAGCTGACCTCAGCTTTGTTCGCTAATAAATCCAGATACTTCCCCTATCCTTTTGGATAGGGGAATATTTTGCCCTAACCTGTTAGAAACTCAGGTTAGGGCAATTGATTGGAGCGAGCAAACTAGATAACCTGACGAACAAATACCGGCTTGGTAGCTTCGTCGCTTGTATCCATAATATACATGGCAGACAAATAGTCTTCCAGAGCATTTCGGTCTTCAGACTTAGGGACTGGCTCTTTAAGGTAGGTCATATCATTTTCACGAATGACCTTAAGGAGGGTATCTAAGTAAGGGCCAAGAACACCAGTATGGACAATAAAAGTCTTTGCATCACTGATGTTAGGCTTTCTGCTTGCCAAAGCTCGGAGATTATCTGGAAGCTTTCCGTAGTCAATCTTTAGCTTGTAGATAGGAGAGAGTTTGTTGACTCGTCTATCTCTAGCCGATGAGAAGTCTATGTACGGACAAGCGTCAATAGCCTTTGTGAACAGGAGATACAACTTGGATCGATCAAAGTACGAGATCAGATCCGCTCTAGCTTTTTTAAGAGCTTCGAAATAACCTTCTTCAGATTTGAAAATCTGAATCAGCCTCTTTTTCAGCTCTGTCGGAGAAATGGAGGAATTAGGTTTCATAGTGGGTGATGCTTATCTTACTGGATATTCTGGTAGTAAATAACAAATTATAGTTCCCTTGTACTCTTTTATGCGATAAACACCATAGAAATTGCCAAGTATAGATTCTTGTCTTTCTTCAATAAGCTTTGTATCGACAGTTATATCTAGATACTCAGGATAGCTAGTAAACCAATCGACAGGTTCTAAGAAATCCTTTAGAGTCTTATCTAGGCACTGTTTTGTCAAATTGAAGAAATTCTCTATCAATTCTCTATAAGCCTTTAAATTCGCAGAAGTAACGTCTGCTTTAGAGAGTATGCTGTTATATCCTTGCAGGCTCGCATATGAATTATACCATTCATTGTTGCAGCTGAAAAAGACATTTAGATCCTCACTGTAGCGTCCGTTATAGTCAGGCTTTGTACCTGCTACCGTTTCAGATACATCGACGATAAAGGGCTGCAAACTATTGACAGTTCGTTTTACTGCTTGGTACTCTGTGAATCGATCATCTCGTTCATCATGGATAACATTTCCTTCTCCATCCACAATTTCACGGATATTGACGATTTCTCCAGAAGCGTCGTAAATCAAATTGTCAATAAATCTGTTGCTTACGCTTCTTAGCGTTCCATCAAATAGATTAAAGGTCTTTTCGAATAGCAAATGATAAATAGATTCGTACTCCGTATCATCGGGGTACTTGCCGCCTAAATAGTACCTTTTAATTTCTTCTTGGAACCTGTACAGCCTCCCTCCATAGTTGGTTGTTTCATCGCCATTAAATCCAGTAAAAGGATTATTAGAAGGAGAGCCATATAGCATTGAGTGCTTGTATACCTTGCCGAGTATAGATTCTTGATCTGCAAGAGTATTGATAATTTCAATAGCTTCAGTTACTTTATCATTCCTGATGTGGGATTCATCACTAAAGATATTGTAAAATTTGTCCTTAAGTTCCCTAATAATTTCTAGGTATCTCCGCCCAGGTTCTATAGCAAATTCTTTTATAGTATACTGAGCGGCATTTCCTTCTCTAAACATTTGTAAAAGTTCCGGCATATCATCTGGAAGATCAGGATAAACGCCAAGGGGTATGATACCTAGCCTTGGAAAGATCCAATCGGGAGGATTTACATATACCACATCAGAGTCGTCCTGTTCGCCGGGAAACAGCCTTTTAAGGCTATTATTTATACAATAATTGTGAAGACGATTAATATTACTTCTGATCTTCTCAGTTATAAATTTCATATGACCACGTTTAAGGTAGTCCTTAATATGAAATAATTTATTTACAGAGGAATTGGACTTTATCATCGGGATATCCAGAGCTTTTAATTCTGTTCTTGTAATGTTTTCCAAATTTGTATTTTGGTTTAGTTCTCTAGTTAGATTTCCAGAATTTGCAACGGATCCTAGATAATCTTGTATGGCTTTAGTGAGAGTGCTTTCAATAATTTCTTCTAGGTTAAGATCAGGGACTACGCCGACCTTTATGGAGGATAAGCCTCCCTTTGGAACCGGAACCGCTGTCCTATAGCCAAGTCTAGGTTCAGCACGATCAGAGTCTGGTACGACAGGCATAGAGTTAGCTTTCATGGTATCCAGTTTGTCAAGAAGAATCTTCAGATAGAATACCAAGAACATATCATCTTCGCCATTAGGAATTCCTTGGTATAAAGGCGATGCCAAAGTATACTCTTTAAGATTAGATCTTAAATGCTGTTCAAACCATTCAAATTTCTTTTCTACAATAGAAGCCATAATTTACCTGCAATATTCAGTTGCCTATGGCCTTTAGACTAAAATTTTATGGATATATAAAATTTTGACTTTAACCCAAAGGAAAATTATGAGCGAAGAACGAGTCAGCAACCTTGCGGAATTGTACGACCGCACTAAGAAATGTACCGGAATCACAATTCCGAAAAATTGTGCTATTGTAATAGACATTCAGTCATCTAGCGAATTCCGGAGGTTATACCAAAACCGTAACTCGATTGAAGATGTAATCAAAGATATCAGTATTCTGGTAGTTACTTTGGCTGGAGAACTGATGGTCGCCGGAATAGAAGAAATTTTTGTAATTCCAGCATCGTTGCCTATAGACCATTCAAATGATCATCTAGCTCTCGTTTCATTAGGAAAGAACCTGAACGGCTTCAGGGATTCTATGAGACCGAATGCTACCATAAAGATTGCAACAAATCCAGATGAATGCCCTAGTGGATACGGATCATTTGAGTCAGCAGTAATTATTGAAGGCCCAAATTTTAGTAGTCCAAGGGAGATTGACTTAGAAGATGATCTGCTAAGATTATTCCTTTCTCCAAGGACTATCGTGCTTAATACGTTCTATTGCAAGGGCGGCACCATTACGTCTGACAGAGGGAGACTGATGTTCTCTAAGGAAATCATTTCTTGGGATCATGGGTCTTACGAAAAATTCAAGAGCTTTAAGTGCAAGACAAGCCTTGATGATCCTTCGTTTGCTCTTGATAGCCGAGTGATAACTCAGGCCGTGTTCATGCTGTGTAGCAATGAATTAGCAGAATGCTTTAAGGCTATTCCGCTGTCCTCTGATACTATGAAGATTGACGGATCACTTCTTGCTGGGATCTTTAAGAAATTTGCTCTTCAAGGTTTCAAGACCAAAGAGCTTGAAGGACTTGATTGGCCCTATTTCCAAAAGCTGATCGCCGATATGTCCGAATATGGTCAATGGTATAGGAACAATACTCTTCTGTCTGGAGAGCATCGTATTCATACGATAGACAGAGAAGATGATATAAATTTCCTCCCAGGATCTTCTTGGACAGAGGCTTCTTCAGAATGGAGTGCACAGGAGTATTCTGATCTTAATTCTCGTGAAACTCGTATGGCTCATCCTGAGTTAGCAACCAGTATGCCAGAAGATGCCGACGGAGAACCAGTCGAAGCAGCAGAACCAGTTAACGATGCGGAACCGGTCGGTGACGTAGAAGCAATACCTGTATAGGAGACCTTATGTACGGAATTGGAAAAGTTGATGAACGAGGATTTCTTGAACTGAAATCCTCGTCTGGAATAATAAACTTCTTTAGCTCGCCGAAATCTGCTACTAGTGGATTTAAGATTGCTGAAGACATTGCCAAGATTGGAAACAGGATGGCAAAGGACAGTGATCTGATCGAATCCGTAAAAATTGCGACTTACGAAGGATATCCGGCTCTTGAAGTATATCTAAAGGAACCTATTGAGCCTTGTAACCTTCAGTATTACGAACACTCGAAGAAGTACTTGAAGATGAATCTAGCCACCAAAGACAAGGAATGGTCTTGGGGCAAGAACGATGAAAATCATAGTGTAAACTACGAGCCAGCCATCGGACTGTTTGTCTTCAAGCTGTTTGGTAACGATAACGAAACATTCCCCATTGGTTGCTCAGCCTTTGCTAAGAAATCCGGAAGCAGCTACGTTAAGGCTCATCATCCGAATGTAGGATCAGGTGGAGCCATCTGTATGGGCGGATTTTCTGGTCATGAACATATGACCGAGCTTAGTGTTAGATCTTTAGCAAACATGCTAAAGAACGAAGCACTGTACTCGTCATACTTCAAACCAACAATCGTAGATCTGGCTACAAAAAGATCCATTATCGCCGATTGCAAGACTATTGAAAATACCATCAAGGGTGTCCACAATGATTACACAGCAATTATGGCAAGACATTCAACCGTGGAGGAATGGTTATAATGAGCTCGGAAGATGTAAAGAAAGAGGAATTAAGAGAGGAATTTAAAGGCCCTCCGACATTCGGCAGAAATCTTATTGTTATTGGTGCTGGCGGTATTGGAGGAAACTTCCTTTACGGCTTTGCAAAAATGAACGATTTCAGAGTATTGGTAGCTATTGATGACGACAAGATGGAACTGTCGAACTTCAACAGAATTCCCTTGCCGTTGTGTTACGTAGGCCGTGATAAGGCTACCATTTCTAAGGAAATCTTAGCAGGTATCAAGAAGCGTGTCTATACTACGGAAGACTTCCTAGAGTGTATGGCTGAAGCCTTTGGATATCCCGAACTCCGTGATAACCAAGAGCTGTGGGCAACTTTTGCTTACAGAAATGGTATCGTAGTTGTGGATGCCCGAGACACTTCAGATCCTAAAGCTATATTCCCCGAAATTGATATCAAGCTTACCTACGATGGTGGCGATGCTTGCTGTATCGAATTCAATCCGGACTATGGCAAGGAAGACGTGATGCTAACTGGAACTGTGGCCGAAAGAACCTATAGCGTAACACCGAGTTTTATGGCTCCGCCTACGATGCTTGTGTGGTATGCTTACAGGCTGATTTACGCCATTCCATACGCATGGTTCGCAACGATCGGACGAGCTATGGAGAAGAACATCAAGTACTTTTTCAGCTTGAACGACATCTTTAAAGATGGAGAAGCAACATGGTAAATTTGCCCTACTATCCAGCTCAAAATGTTCCTAGCCGAGAAATTGAAAGAAACTTTATGGTTACTTTTGAAAGCATTCGAGAGATGAAGAAGGTTCTCTATGGAGCCAGACCCGTTATCTCTCGAATAAACGAAGAGCGCATGGAAGAAATTCAAGAGTATCTCAGCCCCGGAAATGAAGAAGAGGTTGTAGACTCTCTGATAAATGAAAAATTCAATTGGATCATCGGAATGGGTTCGCATTTGACTTGGAACTTTGGCGGAACCAGTATCATGAATGCAGGATGGTGTAAATCCGACAATGATTTCGTTACAGAGTGGCGACGTAACTGTCTGGTGCCGGAATTCATCGCTGATGTTGGATACGAATTCTTCCAGCTCTTGTTGCGCCATCCCGAAGTACACAGGAAAGCTAGAAACTGTAACCATCTGTTCTGTACCTTCTGGCCCTACGCAGTATGGGCTTATCGACAGATTCTTGAGGAAAATCTTGAGAAGAACCATGAATGGAACAGTTCTATGGAAAGAATTACCAAAGCTATATGGACGTCGTACGCTCCTGAAACCTACAGAAAGTTGCAGGGGATGCCTAACGTGGATGTAGCTAGGTACATGCTATGCCAAAAACTGGAAGGAAACAGATTCTTTTCAATGGCTCAAGTCTACTTCGGAATTAATCAAGTCCTTGATAAATTCCGTCAAATAGCATTTGATGTCATGAAAAAGAACGATGTCCCGTTCCCGAGTGTTTCGGTTTTATATTACCAATTGGGTTATTCTGATAATGAAGGTGGAAAATTCACGACTATTCTGATGCCAGACCAGAAGAATAATCAAATGAAGCCAGACGATCAGATACTCATGAAGTCGGAAGTTGAATCCGGCATGTGGCAGATAGAGACCAGTCTGCTTGTTCAAATGGGGATTTACGAAAATACGGAATCCCTTTCCTACCTTGAGAAGGTCTGTCAAGGTTTCTTTAAATAAAGAGGTAGATCATCATGACGCCCGAAAACCAAAAGTTCGTGGACGAGTGGAACAAGAAAAGCTCCACTTTGAGCGAAGTTATGAAGCGCTGTGGAATCAGCGACATCCGTACGGCTAAAACAAAGAGCCGCACTCTCAAGAAGTATTTGACTTGTACCCGTGAAGACAAGCTCTCTGCTCGTGGTGTGGCTCTCGAAGGAGCTGAAGCTCCGGCAGCTAAGAAGGAAGTTAAGGTCGCTTCTACGACCAGGATCTCTGCTGAAGCCGCTGAAGAAAAGAAAGCCGCCGCCGCTGGCAAGAAAGCCACTGTGCAATTTCGCAACAAGCGTGGCGAGGTTGTCAACTCTAAGGAAGTTGTATTTACGTCAGCTGCCCAGTTGAGTGACATCATCAAGGAATTTGCTGCTGAACAAAGCTTCGACAAGACGGTGATTGAAGGCCCCGATGGCTCCTCGATCAATCCGGCTTCTGTGAAGGACGGTGATACCATCGTGGTTCGCCCGAACATCAGTGGTGCAAAGAACTGACCAAATCATCATCAGCGGCTACCGTAAGGTAGCCGTCTTTTTTATAGAGGTAGAGAAAATATGGAAATAAGCGTTAACGCCAACTTTCGCAGCAGAGGGACAGTAAGAATCCCTGCTAAGGTCTTGGCTCGTCTAGAGCTTATGGGAGAAGTAGCAAAAGGCGATGAATATGGTATGTACTTGTCTGCCGACATCGATCCGATCCGTTGGGAAGCTGCTATCGACCCTGATGTCTTTGAAATTCCGCCGCAGCGTGTTAGCCCCGGAAGTATTCGTATGCTAGAAGTGCCGGATGATATGTATGAAAATAAGTGGGGAGAACGATGCTTTAATACTGTGGTTCATCGTCATCCCGGATCGTTCGGACAGTTCTCACAGACAGACTTTGATTACATTAACCGATTCTTTCAGATCTCTTTCATCTATCTGAAGGGCTTCCGTGTGCCTATGTGCATCATGAACCGCATGGAAGCAGTCGGTGAATATACGACTCTGGAATGCAACGTAGTCGTTACTGATGGAACAATCAGTCTCGTAGACAATCCTGACTTTGAAAAAGATTATCCTTTGGATCTTCACCGTCATCATGGCGTGGATCTTCACGGCAATCATGGGTTGGTGGATCCCCACCCGTATCGTGGGTTCAGGCCTTTGGTACCTAGAAAGATTCGTGTTCTTGAAGAATATGAAGCCTTGAAGGCAGAAATTCTTAGCACTGAACCTGACATGACCCCAGAAGAGCTTGAAAAGAAATTTGTGAAATATGGATATACTCCAGAAGAGATGAGCGAAATTGGCGAAACCCAGAAGTGGATCACTTACAGCGGAGGAGCCAATGGAAGAACAAAATGATATTGCATGGTTTTCAATGGGATATGAAATATCCACTGGAAGCCCAGCTCTGCTGCTCTGCGAAAGGGAAGATATCCACATTGTTCCATTTGTAGACGGAGAGACTCCATACGAGAAGTATCAACTACCGATTCGTAAAGATCTGATGCTTGTTAAAGGAGTTGTTCCTGAAACACCAAGACCTTTGGTGGGAATGGATTGGCTCCAAACCATTACAGAGCTTGTTGAGAGTTCCTTAGTACGCATAATGCAAGACGAAGATGGCGATCCGTATGCCGACTGGTTAGATTGCTTCTCTAATGGCGCAGACGCATTCCTGATTGGAGCTTTGTATGAAGGGCCTTCAGGATTGTGCGTCAATGCTAGCAAACGTCTGTCTCTAGAAAGTTCCAGATCTGACAGTATAGTCGGAGAGGAAGAAATAGTAGAGGAAGACAACAATCCGGAAGTTTGGAATGCAAAAAGCACCTTGTCCGCAGCCATTGGCATTATCGGCTACTGGCTAAGACAAGGTGTTGAATTGCATTGTCCGTTGGCTAAGCTCTTTGCTGTTCTTACAGATATTGGATTCTTCTCTATGCTCCCAATGTTCAATCTTGCGGATCTAGAGAAGGCAAGGCCTGTCTGGAAAGAATGCCTTGAAGACTATGGAAATCGAGATGATCGTCTGATTGGGTTGATTGAAGGTTTCATCTTTAAGGATGACGGGAAATTAACCACAGACGAAGAAAAACAAGTTAGTTCGAGTGCTGGATTGCTTTTCGCTATCTTGAAGGAAGAACTGATTAAGTATAAAGAACTCCATAATGCGGCGGAGGAAGGGTAATGAAGCAAAAAGTCTGGAAAACTTTTTTGGATAACAGAGATTTTATTCTCTCCATCAGGGTTACTCATGCGGACAGACTTTGTCATAAGGTACTTGAAATGGATCCGGAGGATTTTATCAAAGAATCCTTCTTCTCATTCTATGGATTGTACACTATTGGCGCAAATCTGCGCGATTCCCTTCCGAAGCGACTTTGTCGTGAACTAAATAATCTTAACTGGGACTACGAAGACGCTATGGATCTTCCTGGCTTGCCTTCAGAAATCCCACAAAACTCTGAAGTCTTCGACGAAAGCATCGACGAAGATGACTGAAATAATGGGGCTTGTCCCCATTTATTTTTTGGAGACTTTATGGCTTCTGTTAAACTCTCTCCCAATTTTTCTTCGGATGAATTCGGAAAAAACTTGAATGACTATCAGCTGGCTCTGCTAAAGATCCTTGCTGAGAACCTTCAGATAGTTCGTGACCGTCTGAACTCTATGGATATAAAGAAGGTTAAGACCAAAAATATATCCATTACCATTTCTAGCGGAGTTCGTGATAAAGATGATTACGACCGCCTCAAGGCTAATGGATATAATCCGTCTTCGACCTCTGACCATTTCTGTGGTTGGGCTATAACCGCTCCGAAGCCTACTCTGGGGGCTGTTGATATCAACATTACCAACTGCAAGCTCTCTACAATGGAAGTCTTTAAGCTGATCGTAGCTATGAATAAAGCCGGAGAAACTAACTTCGGTCAGGTCATCTACGAAGTCAGCGCTAAGGGTAATCCTTGGATCCACGTTTCTAATAATGCTGATGCTATCTTCACTCCGAGGGTAGCTAAGACCATCAGCAGAAATCCCTACTTGATCTCTCTTGACAATGGCAAAACCTTTAAGGCATACAATGACTGAAACTGATCTTTCTACTCCGTTATTTACAGTAGCAAACGAAGCTTATCAGGGTGAAGAAGCCATCACCCCGGTTATCAAGCTCATTGCTAAGGCTCAGCATCTTTGGAAAAAAGATGAACGAGCAGCTGCCAAAGCTCTTGAAGAAATGGCTGAGTACATGGAAAAGCTGTTTAATTTCAAACACCTTTCCATTCATGTAAACAAGACTACTTGGTGGTTTGGATCTACGACTTCTGTTGGTCGGTTCACGATCGGCAAGATGGATACAAAGTACTTTGACAACGAAGACTTTGAACAAGCTACTAAGACCTATCGCTTCAAGCATCCTCTGGCAAACTGCAACTTGTCTGTATACGCCCCTAACTTCTTGGATGGCGATCGCTTGAGTCCTAGAGAAGCTGCGGCCTTGATCGTTCGTGAGATTGGCTATAGCTTCTTTGCTTGGGGAACTGGTCGAAAGGCTGAAGAAGGTATCCGTAATGCTATCAACATGGTGGCTACCTTTGGTCAGAGCGATAGCATCCTTGAGAAGATTATGGTGTCCAGTGCAGTGGCTCTAGACTATGCTCCCAGTCTTAAAGTCCGTGGAACTCAAGGCCACAAGAGTGGTATCATCGGTGCTATTCACACCGTTGCAAGCGCCATAAACATTGGTATCACGGCTCTGGCTATGCCTTTCTTGGGCATTATCAGCCTTATCGTTCTTCCGTTCAAGCTTCTTGATGCCATCATTGACAAGTGTTTCGGTATCAACTTTGACGAAGTTGACAAGTTCGCAGACGCTTTTGCGGCTAGCTATGGTCTTGGCCCGGATCTAACTACTGGTCTTCAGAAAGAAAAGAAGATGATGGCCATTGGTAAGGAAGGTGCAGGTAACTTCATGCGTCTCTATGCAGACTTTACTTGTGCTTCTTTGCTCGGCTATACTTATGCTTCTGGAAAGTGTGGCACTACAAACACTGGTGCGGCCCTCTCCCGAATTGACAGTCTTATCTTGTATTACGAAGATCTTTTGAAGGAGCAGAAGAATCCTGCTACTAAGAAAGAGATCCAAGGTAAACTTAAGGCGATGAAGATCCAGCGTGACTATCTGAGCAAACTACCTAGTGAAAACTGGTCTCCGTCCATCATGCTTACAAAGCTTTGGACGAGCTTGTTCGGAAGTGAAACAGAAGGAATTGACCGCTTTGACCGTGAGATTTCAAACAGCAAAAGAACAAAGAAATTCTCCATAAAATAGAACACAGCCTTACCCGAAATGGGTAAGGCATTTTTCGAAAAATTCTGCGAAAATTTCGAAAAATTTTCGGAAAAATTCGGCGTAAAATTTGCCTTGCAATTCAAGACAAACCAATGTAAACATTGAAATCTTGCTAATTCAGTCCCGAAAAACTCTACGATACCCACCAGAGTTTTTCGGTGTGTCCGAACGGGCGCACTATAGAAGATAGGACTAACTTATGACAAAACAAATCACAAAGCGTAATGGCTTGCCTGTAGATTTCGACAGGGAAAAGATCATTGTGGCGATTGGAAAGGCCAATCGTTGTGTAACGGAATCAGAAAGATTATCCGATGAGGAAATCACCAGTATTGCTTCTTCTATCGAAGAGGAATGCCTCAAGATGGAAAAAGTCGGTGTAGAGGACATTCAAGATATGGTAGAAATTGCCATCATGAAATCTGGCAAATACCGTCTTGCAAAAGAATACATTACTTTCCGAGATCGTAGAGCCTTACAGCGTCGTAAGAACACCACTGACGATAGTGTGCTGTCTCTTTTAAAGCGTTCTAACGCTGAAATTATGGCAGAGAATGCCAACAAAAACCCCGTTATTCTTAGCACTCAACGCGACTACATGGCTGGCGAAGTCAGCAAGGACATTTCTAAGCGCTACTTGATCCCAGACGATATCGTGAAGGCTCATGAAAAAGGTGTCATCCATTTTCATGATATGGACTACTTTGCGATGAACATGTACAACTGCTGTCTTATCAATCTGGACGATATGCTTCAGAATGGTACAGTCATCAGTAAGACCATGATTGAAAAGCCTCACACCTTCCACAACGCTTGCAACATTGCATCACAGATTGTTGCTCAGGTGGCTTCTTCCCAGTATGGTGGCCAGACTATCACCGCAACGCACCTTGCAAAGTTTGTAGAACCGACTCGTCAGTATCTTCGTAAGATCTTCAGCGAACATCTGTTCTCTACCACAGAGTTTGTCAATAAGCCGGAAATCGAAAAGATGTATGAAGATTTCGGTGAAGACAATATCTATCCATTGAATAAGCACTTTGTTCTTGATAACGACTTCAAGTATGTCGTTAAAATGCACAAGTTTGACTCGGGCGTAATTCAGGTTGAATTCTCTGAAATTCCGTTTGAACGCTTTGAAAAGCTTATCAAGGCTGAAACTCTCCGCAATATTCGCGATGGCGTTCAGACTCTCCAGTACCAGATCCTTACCCTTATGACCACCAATGGTCAGACTCCGTTTGTATCCGTAGCTTTGTATCTCAATGAAGCCAAGACTCCGGAGCTAAAGGCTGATCTTGCTCTTGTGATTGAAGAAATCCTCCGTCAGCGTATCAAGGGCGTTAAGAATGAAAAGGGTCAGTGGTATGCTAACCCATTCCCGAAACTTCTGTATCACCTCGAAGAAGATAATATCCGTGGTGGTAAGTACTTCTACCTAACTCAACTTGCAGTCAAGTGTACTGCTATGCGCATGGTTCCGGACTACATTTCCGAAAAGATCATGCTTGAAAATAAGATCGACAAGAATGGTGAAGGTCATTGTTATCCTCCGATGGGATGCCGCAGTTTCCTTACTCCGTATGTCGATGAAGACAACGTTCCTAAGTATTACGGACGTTTCAACCAGGGTAGACTAGCAGCTTAATGCCCATTCACATGGGTAACCATGTGTCTAAATTCCTTAACATGCTGGAAGTTCCTAAAGCTATCTTAGCTACAGCATAATCTTAATAGATAAGTGCGAATGCGACGAAAGTAGAAAAAATAAGATAGATGGCGCAAGGTTAAATGAAAGCGGATGTCTCTCCGTCCTAAACGCTAGAAAATGGATAATCAGCAGCCAAGCCGTTTGCAAAAGCGGAAGGTTCAACGAGTATAATAGGAAGATTCAATCGGCTTGATTAAATTGACCATAACCGTAATTTGAACAAACAAAGGAGTTCAAATTATGAAAAGAAAAGGTCTAATTTATAAAGCCACGGATGATGTTCTTAACCGTTCCTATATAGGACAAACATTAGGTTCTTTGGAACAAAGAAAGAAAGAACATCTTAAATCTGCTAATTGGAAAGTAGCTTCAACATACTTTACAATCTTCTATAAGATGCTACGATTCTTAGGTTCGGATCATTTCAAATGGGAAATTCTTGAAGATAATATTCCATTAAATCTTCTGGACGCAAAAGAAGCATTTTATATAAAGAAATTTGATACTTACAATAACGGTTACAATTCCACATATGGCGGACAAAAAGAAAGTTCAAAAGGATCTAGGATTCTTTCTGAAAAAGAAGCTGAAGAAATACAGCAGCTACTTAAAAATTCTTCTTTGTCTATAAAAGAAATCGCTAACAAATTTCCGGGTTGCACCAGAGAAACTGTCAGTGACATAAATTGTGGAGAAACTTGGAGATCTTCTGAAATAGAATATCCAATAAGAAAATCGTTTAATAAGAAAATCAATTTTGACGAAAATTCAATAAACGAAATTGTTAAGCTACTGAAAGATACAAATCTTACTTATAAAGATATAGCAAGCAAATTTAGCTGTCATCCGTTTACTATTAAAAAGATAAATAACGGTGATTGCTACCCCCCTTAAAAGGTGTCGAATATCCTATAAGGGAAAAATGCTTTGCTCATCTAAGCGATGGTACCGCAAGACTTATAGCTAACGACCTTTTAAATTGTGCTAATATGAACCAGCAAGAAATTGCTAATAAATATAACGTACGATTAAAACAAGTTAGTTGTATAAATACCGGTAAGTATCATCGAGAATCTTTAAAAGATTTTAGATTTCCAATTAGACCAGACAAAAGATTGGATCAAGGTGTACTCTAATCCCTACAAAATAGACCGAAAGGTCGGGTATAAATGGTTGTAACATTAAATCTTCCGTATATTGCCATGAGCAGCAAGAAGGATGAAAAGCTTTTCTGGAAAAAGTTCGACGAAGTTTTGGATCTTGCCCATCGTGCTCTTCGAGTTCGTCATGAACATCTGCTTGGAACGCCAAGCGATGTTGCACCGATCTTGTGGCAGCATGGAGCCATCGCTCGTTTGAAGAAAGGCGAAACCATTGACAAACTTCTGAAGGGCGGTTATTCTACCATTTCTCTTGGCTATGCAGGTATCTACGAAGCTACGAAGTACATGACTGGCTACAGCCATACCGATCCTCGTGGTAAGGAATTTGCTCTCAAGGTCATGCAGAAGATGAATGACTGCTGTGCTAAATGGAAGGAAGAAGAAGACATTGCTTACAGTGTCTACGGCACTCCGATCGAAAACACGACTTCTAAATTCTCCAGAGCCTGCAAAAGAGATTTTGGAGTTGTTAAAGGAATTACTGATAGAAATTTTGTTACAAATTCCTATCATGTTCCGGTGTTTGAAAAGATCGATGCCTTCTCGAAGATCAAGTTTGAAAGTGAATTTCAGCTGTTAAGCCCAGGCGGAGCTATCTCCTATGTAGAAACTCCGAACATGGTTAACAACTTGGAAGCTCTTGAAGCTTTGATACTTAGCTTCTATGACACCACAATATATGCTGAAGTAAACTGCAAACTTGATTGGTGCCACGTCTGTGGCGGTGTTGGTACGATCAGTATGATTCGCAGTCCAGAAGGAAAGCTTATCTGGAAATGCGCCTGTGGAAATACTAATAAGGATAAAATGAATGTTGTCAGGCGTATCTGTGGGTATCTAGGTAATGCTGAAGAGTGTGCTCAAGGAAGAATGGAAGATATTGGAGATCGTGTCGAACACATAAACTTCTCCAATACTGCTGTATAAGTGTCCTATCTCAATCTCCGTAGGGTTCTAGTGCTCTACGGAGATTTATATTACCTTTTGCCTAATTTAAGGAGAATGAAATGAATTACTCATCGATCAAGTACTTTGATACTGTAGATGGAATTGGCATTCGTACAGCATTATACGTCAGCGGCTGTAGGATCCATTGTCCGGGATGCCATAACTTTGAAGCATGGGATTTTAAATCTGGTAAGGAGTTCACCCCGACTGAAAGCAATGAGATTCTTGAAAGCCTAAAACCTGAATACATCGCTGGTCTATCCATTCTCGGCGGGGAACCTTTTGAACCTGAAAATCGTCCGGATATTCTGGCCTTGATCACTTTGGTTAAGAAGATGAATCCCAATAAATCTGTGTGGATCTATAGCGGATCTACTTATGAGGATCTAAAAAAGCGATCTGAAACAGAATTAGGTATTAAAGAAATTCTTGAACTTGCAGACGTACTGGTTGATGGCCCATACCTTAAGACTGAACGAGATATTACTCTAAGGTTTAGAGGAAGCCGCAATCAAAGAATTATAAACCTTCATGATGGAAGTATCACAGAAGCGTACTCAGCTTAAACTGTGCGGATATAGAGCAATCTATATCCGTATATCTCTTGTGATTGAATCTATATTTAAATCTGATGAAGAAAGTGCGAGAAGACTGTCTTACTCTTCTGACGGTTTCCCGTAGATTCTTTATCCCTGCCAAATCCAGGAGGGCCGCGAAGGTCTTCCCAAGTTTCATTTCCGGATGAATCCTAAGGAACGGTAAGGTAGAGCTGATTGCCAATGATGCTAAAGATGTCACTATGGTGAGGATCCTTTCGATTAACTTCGATTGCGATCCTAAGACCGCTGTGGTAGGAACACCATTTCGGCAATAAGCTTCGGAACGGCCCGAGAGGGCATCACACAGAATGAAAGTACTGGGAAAGTTGCCTCTTATATCCTCGGAAATCTTGTGTCACACGGAAGTTAAAAGTCGTTATCCAGCGCAGTGCGGCTTAGAGTGCCTTACTTCCAAATTCTGTTATGTGCAAAGTGGATCACTTCTCTGAGAGGGAGCGACAATGGATAATCTTCTGCCGGAGGAAACGTCGTCATTCTTGATGGAAGTGAGTCGTGTAGCTATCTCCCGAATAGCTGGGCGACCATAAATAATGGTGTGAGTATGACCATTGTGTGGGAGGCAGTCTGTTGAAGCTGGTATCAGCCTCGGCTTCTTCAGAGGTATATGAAGTTTGAAACTTTATGTACCAGCCGTTTGAAAGGCAAAAGACTGATCATAAAGGCCTATCCAGGCATGGGTGCCATTTGTTTGGCGCAATCTCGTGTGTCATGAGATTCCTGGAAGGAAGACCTGCCGCCTATCGTTAGTAAGGTGCTAAACGGCGGCGCCTCCCTGCTTGCAGGGTTAAGGTTGGAGTACTGCCAAAGGTTACCCGTAAAACGTTTATCAATAGTGGCGGCAAGTTCGAAATTGTTGCTATAATCTTTGGCTTATTGCGAGGATGCCTCCGTCTAGCAAACGGTAATCGTGATTGACACAAGCCTAAATTCTTCCGATCGTTAACAGGCGTAGGATAAATATGGCTAGGCAGTGTCCTGAAAGGGATGCGAAAAAGAATGACTAATAGGGCGAACGCCAATTTGCTCTAAGATAAAGATGGTTTGGCGACTGTCTGCGTTGTTCTTTTTTTCGTAAATTACTATGATCCGGGCATTTAATAAATTATGAGCAATTATAAGGAGGTACACATGCTCGTTTATTTAGAGGTAATTGGAATAATGATAGTAATCGCTTTTGGGCTCGTTATGGGCCTGATCGGTTGCGCATCAGTTTTCGCTGTATTAGGCTTGGCAAAAGTCTGGTGTCGTGATGCCATATTCATGATAACTGGCAGATTCAAGCCTTCTTGGCGATAACCCATACTTCGGCGGATCCCTTTGTGGATCCGCTTTATTTTTTTTTACAAAATAAGGAAGACCCAAGAGTCTTCCTTATTTTTTACAGTTTATCATAAAGCCATTGAATTGGCTTCAGATACCACGGCAACGGAATAATTCTACAACCTTTCTTGCAAAGCTTTGTGTTATGCTGGAGCTGTGCTTCATCTCTCTTCTTCTTGAATAGGTATTTGTATCGGTGAGGTAAAATCCTTCCAATACCCCTGACCAAGTCTTTCATCTTAAATCCAGAGAAGGTTTTAACCGTCAGATGTTCTACATAGACACGGTCAATGCCCAGTCCAGCTTCGCTGATTATAGTCTTAGCCTTGTTGATATCTATCACTGTATAGATTGATATCTTGAAAGATGGATCAATATTTCTGTACAATATGGTCTTGCGCATCCAGATAGCAGATTCCATGATCCGATCTTCGTGGATTTTGAATCTAAAATGATTATTGCCAGTCAAAAGGCTTAGAAGCTCTTCGATCCTATTGTTGGGAACAAATATATCGAAGTCGCTAAAGCTGTAGAGATCAGGACGCTGTGGCCTTACGTTTGGATGACGAATAGAGTATTCCCAAAGCGCAAAGGATCTAGCAGCGCTTCCATAAATCACTGCATCAAAGGCATTACAATATCCAAATAGCTCGCTGAAGTCTATGAGCATATCTGTTCCAAAGATGAAACTCTTATTATCAAAGAGCTTCATTGGCTGAATGAGATAAAGGTTATCATTCAGACAGATCCTGGCCGGAAGCCACCTGAGTTTTACACATTCAGGTCTCTTTATCCGCTTCAAAATCTCCTGACCCATGCCCGGATGATTCCTAAGGCGTCCTATAGACCGAAGGTTCTCACGAAGGGTTATGATGACGCTCTTTGGAGGAAGGATCTGTCCTCCCAAAAATGTGAAAAATTCGTTAAGCTTTTCTTGAAGACTGTATGCAGTAGGTACTGTGTCAGCTACGATAGAAAATTCGTATGAGTCTCTGTGATGGTCTGGATCCAACGTAGCGCTCGTAATTCGCTTGAATAGCTCCTTGCGTGTGGAATACAAAAATTCTTCTTCAAGTTCTTTGATCAGTAGATGATCAATGCTAAAGCTAAACCCAATTCGATCTCTGAATTTGTGGTTCATCATAATACAGAAAGCCTTGCCGATCTCTCTGGTTATGATTCGGACGCTATATCCTTGCAAAATAGAATCATCGATCAGCTTTGCAGTATGATTAGGAATCTTGTCTGGATGAACATCAAAGAGCGGATCACCACCACCGCTGATGGTAATGACTTTATGTCCATACACAGTTCCATCTGATCTGGCCACGGTATAATAGGATTTCCCAAGATTAGAGTCTGGAAGAGACTCCGTAAATCCGGTTTGACTGTTGAGCTTGTTCCAATTGCAATAAGAACAATGCCGTCTACATCCGATTCGATCTGATCCGGCTGGTGGATAGTTTACGATGTACGAGACATTGTATGAAGGAATTTTGTTCATTTCTACCTCTTTATAATTGTATTCTATTCTTAATATACATCTGTTATAGAAATTTATTTAAAGACACCTTTTACCTTCTGCAAAATGCCATGCGCAAACTTGATATTGAATAAAGAATGGTGGTAGCTATGCCTAATACTAGTAAAAGATTTATATCTACGGTCGTAGACCGAGATCGTGTATCGTCTGCCGATGTTGGCAAAGAGAGATTTCCATATACTAGAATTCCCTACATCAAAGATGCTAGCAGCTATGTAGAAAACATAAAGCTGAAGGAATCTGTTTATTTTTTGCGGGCTATCGCTAATGACAAGAAAAGGCTTTATCAGAACTACGTAAGTACTTGGGTATTGGCTGTAAACAGTATGCTTTATGCTGACGGTCAGGACTTCCGTATCTATGTACGCATCACTCCGGATTTTAGGTATAAGGTATTCAAGTACACTGTGGTTCCGAAGGCTGAAAAGCGAGCCTTTGCAGAGTCTAAGCAACAGATGCTTGATGCTCTGGCAAAATATCAGTATGCAGGATATCTAAATGGCACTTATGGAGCTATCCAAAATGCCTCTCTTGAGCCTAGCATTATTGAGGTTATCGAATGCCCGTTTGAATACTATCTTGGATTTGCTCGTGATGCAGCAGCCTTCTTGGTAGTTCCTCCGGAGCTTCATAACCAAATGTTTGAAGTTGACCCGAATATTATTCCTGGAAATATTCGTGCTATCATTGAGGATTATCTCAGTAAGTTCGGTACTGTATTTGCACTGGAAGATGAAGGCAGCGGTCTTGAAATCGATAGACCGGAATTCGGGGATCCTGAGTCTGAAGAGGAAGAAGATAATGGCTAAACCCATAGTGAAACGTGTAAAATCGGATCACCTTACTCTTCCATTTCTCGAAGGTGGAACTCGAATAGATATTTCAGCCCAAGAGCTCAATGGCGACAGAACTATTGAGCTTTCTGGCGATTTATCGGGCGAGGTTCAGACTTCCTTCAGGAAGAATGAAACAGTTTCCATTCCAGCGGAAATTAAACCCGGTACTGTTACTCAAGAGAAACTTGGCTCTGATGTTATAGAGACTATTGAAGAAATCAGAGAAAACTTGGATACAAAGGCTGATAGAGTTGCCGAAGCTACTGAAAACAACCTTGCAGCCCTTGATGAAAATGGCAATCTTAAAGATTCCGGTATAGATCCTAGTGATCTTGCCACAGCCGAACAAGGCTCTAAGGCAGATTCTGCCGTTCAGACTATCATCCTTAATGGAAATGAACTTCAAAAGGATGGTACTAAAGTAAACCTTGGCAATCTTAAAACCAAGCAGACTGCTAAGACCTTTACTGGTGAATCTACTAAGACTGTTACTTCTGTGTCTCAGAATGCTAATGGCGAAATCTCCGTGACGGCTGAAGATATCCCAACGGTTGGTGATAACGGCGCTGCGAAGGGTCTAATGACCGAAGCTATGCTTCAACTTCTCAACGGCGCTGAACAAGCTTTCACGATGGAATATGTCGAATCCCGTCACTGTTTGAGGATTTCCAAACAAATTGAAGGAATTCCGTCTAATTATGGAGACTAGAAATGGCTTTAGAATTAGAACTTGACCACCTTGAAGTTAAGGGAACAGAGAACCAAACTGCCAACCTTAACTTCAGGGATGTAACAAAGATAGGACAGAGCGATGTTGATGCCTTGATATCTGCGCATAACCTAGACGACGATGCGCATCCAGATATCCGCAATGTTATAGCAACCGAAGTTGCTGTTCTAGAATCTGCGGATGCTGAATTGGCTGATATGATCTCTGCCGAAGAAAGAGCTAGGTCTGATAATGACGCTACTCTTGAAACGAGGATCAACAACGTAGACATTAAAATAGACAACCATCTTAGCTCATTGCCTAGGCCGATCTCGACGTCAGACATATTGGCCCTATCCGACGATGACCCAGAATAATAACAAGGAAAATATCATGCCAGATAATAATGATAAATATCTTGACTACAATGGTCTATCTACCTTTTGGAACAAGATTAAGACTTACGTAGTCGGCAAAATCAATGCTTTGACCGGAACCGTGACCGGAACTCCGGGTGCTAGCAAGACCGTTACGGCTATCTCCCAGACAAACGGAAAGCTCTCTGTAACTATTAGCGATATTCAGATTGCTGAATCGCAAGTTACAGACCTCACGACTCATCTTGGGCAGAAAGCTCCATTGGATAGTCCGGCCCTGACCGGAACTCCTACGGCCCCAACAGCCGCAGCTGGTACTAATAACACCCAGATCGCTACTACCTCGTTTGTCAACACGGCTATCACCAACAAAATGGCTGAAGCCGATGCGATGATCTATAAGGGTACTATCTCTGGTGGTAGCGCTGAAGGTTATGGCGCTTTGACTACGGCTGCTAACAAGGGTTGGACTTACAAGGTTGACACTGCTGGTAAGATACTTGGTGTTGAAGTTGAAGTTAACGACATGCTTATCTGTAATACGGATAGCACCGCCGCAGCTACCGCATCTAACTATACCACCATCAGAGCTAACTGGGATTTCATCCAAGGTAATCTGGATGGCGTAGTAATTGGCCCTGCGTCTGCTGCCGATTCTAGCGTAGCAATATTCGATGGTGCAACTGGCAAGATGATCAAGGATTCTGGATTTACCATTGGAAAATCCGTTCCTAGCGACGCTGTATTTACGGATACTGATACCAAGGTTACGTCTTCGGCAAACCACTATACTCCGGCAACTGCAAGCGGACAAGACAAGTCTGCTTCTGCAAGTGGTGGCACCGCAGCTTGGTCTTTTGACGTTGTTAAGGGTGTTACTCTTAATACTGACGGTAAGGGCCACGTTACTGGAATTAGCGTTACATCCGGTAGGATTCCAGCCAACCCCAATACTGATACCAAAGTTACGTCGGTTGAAAATCACTATGAACCGGCAGAAGATTCTGGCGCTGAAATCGATGCTTCTGAAGGATCCGCCGCTCAGCTTCCGACATCTGCGTCCGGAAGCTTGGTTCAAGTGGTGACTGGTATTAAACGAGATGCAGCTGGTCACGTTGTTGGTGTAACTTCTAAGGGTCTTTGGAGTCCAGACACTAATACCACATATACCAACGAAAAGCTTGGTAATGGCTATGGCACTTGTACTACGGCAGAAACTACAGCTGCTAAGGTAGCAACGCTAGAGGATTACGTCCTTGTAAAGAATGGCTTTGTCGCAGTTAAATTTACCTATGGTCTCTGTGCTGGTGCTACTCTTAACATCAACTCCCAAGGTGCTAAGAATATCTTTATCAACGGAGCCGCAGCAGACTCTACGACTTGCAAAGAAGTTATTGCGAACGATATTGCGTACTTCCTCTATGACGGCACGCAGTATCAGTTCCTTGGAACTGACAGAGCGAATAAGGCTCCGATCGTAAGTATTACTAGGAACGGCACGACGTTCACAGTAACTAAGATGGACGGAACCACTACAACGTTCACCCAGCAAGACAACGATACCAGGAATACCGCTGGAGCTACTAATGTCGTCGCTAAGCTCTTCTTGATCGGTGCTCAGACACAAGGTGATATCGCACGGACCTATTCTAATCGTTCCGCTTTTATCGGACCCGATGGCTGTCTGTATAGCAACTCCGAGAAGGTTCTCACTGAGACGGTAGCTGCGTCAACCTATCAAACACAGATGACTCCGATCACTGACGAAGAGATTGAAGCTTTAAACTAATTAAACATTTAAATGCCCTGTCAACCGACGGGGCATTTAAAAAGGAAATCTTATGCCAACTGAAGAATATTTAAATCATTCCGGTCTGACAAAACTTTGGAATAAAATTAAAGCAAAATTTGCGGCTATTGACAATTCTGTTTATTATGTAGCTGGTACTCATGATTATCCGGCATGGGCGGCAAATACGGTTTATGCCGTTGGCGATCCGGTGGTAAGCAACAATACTCCGTACACTTGTAAGACAGCTCATACGTCTGGTTCATCTTTTGATTCTACTAAGTGGAATCGAGTAGCAACTCCGATCTGGAAGGGAACTATTGACGGCATTACGGAACTAAAAGTAGGCATGAAGATAGCCTATAAGATTCCCATTAGCGGTGGTAGCTCTTCTACATACTTGAATATCAATAGTCTTGGTAACAAGTATGTGTACAGAAATACAGGCAATACTACGTCCCACCTTCCGGTAGGTACCATTGTATTTCTTACGTACGATGGCACATATTGGAAATGGGCAGACTATTCTGTCAGCGATAACTACTATGCTGCTGCGGATCTTTACTGCGCTACTGCTGCGGCTACAGCTGCTAAAACAGCTACCGGAATTGGGTTTGTCTACGACAGGCATAAGAATATTGCCTTTAGAATTTATTTCACAACTGCCAATACAAACCAAGGTCAGTTGACACTCAATGTTAACAGCCAAGGAGCAAAGAATTTATTTATTAATGGCTCTAACTCTAGCTCTAGCAATTATACCATTCCGATCGGCGTATACTGGTGCTACTATGATGGTGTACAATGGCAGCTCTGGACTGATAAGAGCGTCTGGAGCCTTAAATTTCGTGGCGAGGGCAGCGATCTTACTGAAGAATTTACTGCGGCAGGCAGTAGGACGAATATTGCTACTGGCGAATCTAATGCTACGATCTTTGGAAAAATCGCCAAGTGGTTTAGTGATTTAAAGGCTTTGGCTTTTAAGGACAAGGTTTCTGACGGAGATATTGATGGCGCGATTTCTGATTCTCATGTAGCAAGTGCCGCTACTTGGAATGCTAAGCAGAATGCTTTAGCCACCCAAACGGCTTATTCTGCAAAGGGATCCGCCACTAAAGTCCCGCAGATCACTACTAACAGCCTTGGTCAGGTTACTGGAATCACTGAGGTTGATATTAGCGGAGTGGCTCCAGCTTCTCATACTCATGGGAACATTACAAACGGCGGTACATTGCAAACTACCGATGTTGCTATTGCCAGTGGCGACAAATTAGTTGTAACAGATGCAAGCGATTCCAACAAAGTTGCAAGGACTTCCACTTCGTTTGATGGAAGCACGACGAACAGGTTCCTTTCCAAAAAAGGAACTTTTGAGCAGGTTCTTGAAGCAGATGTTGACTGGGGTGGAGCTGCAAGAATTGGCTCGAAGGCCCCTATCGAAGCTTTCACTAGGCAAAACGCATGGTTCGGGCCAAAGCCCAGTGCAGTGTATGCTGAATACACAACCAACCTAACTGCCGAGAATCCGACGTGGACAGATTACGAGCTGACTGATGCTCAAAAGCAAAAATTGTTCAGCGGAACGGATACGTCAGTCGCTATGACGGCTGGAAAAGCAACTCATGTGCATCCTGGATATACAGGGACAACGACTGCGGCGAAAGACTTAACTCCAGAGATGGAGCCAGATCAAGGCGTACGTGTTACGATATGTTGCCGTTCTCTTTCTACGAGAGATACGGACACCGATAACTGGTGCTATTCGTACTTGCGGCGCATACTGATTTCTGTTGCTACCTCATCGTCGAGAGACATGAAGGTCAAGGTCGAGCGACAGACAGGTACACGCTACAAGGCTAGAGAAGATATATGGGAAGATTGCGGGACGTTCGACGTTTCAGGCGATAGCGGATGGAACTCAATTCCAATCTCTAACAATTTTGGAGGCGGCTGGACACAAAACAGCAATATATACTCCATGCGTCTTACCTTCTGGGCGGAATCGATGTCACCAACGCCAGCATCATCCCAAACGGGATGCTGCCGAGTCATGGGAATAGTAGCACTCAATCATATCATGTGGACTGCTGGCGGATTGAGTCCAGAAATGCAGAGATCCGGCCTCCCGTGCGCTATTGCATACGATGGATCTGTGACATTTCCTGCAAACGTGAAAGCTTCCACTTTTGAGGGCAAGTTCAAGGTTGCAAGAAATCTGGCAGTATCCTTATCCAATACCTCCACGAACACTCCGTTCGACGGATCCGCAGACGTCACGAACATCAAGACTACGGGTACGCTTGGAATTGCCAATGGTGGCACTGGCAAGGCCTCGGTCACGTCGGGCAATTACGTGGTGGGCGCCGGGACTTCCGCCATGGTGGAGAAGACCCCGAAGGAGGTCGGCTCCGACGTTCTCTCCAGCCTCGACGACAAGAGCAACGCATCCAGCTACGCCGACTTCGTTGACGGCGATTTCGTTGTCGGTTCCGACCATGTGGACGCATCAACTATCAGCGCATCCACGTTCGTGCGCCGCACCGCTCTGAATCTCTGGAACTACATCAAGGGCAAGATTTCCTCGGTGCTGGGACTCACGGCATCGGCTTACGGAGGAACAGCTGCCGTGGCCAAGGCCTACGACCCTAACTTCACTGGCACGAATTCCATCGCCAAGGACAAGCAGAACCTCATTGCTTGGGATGCGAACGCCGACACCTACAATGCCAGCACCAACAGGGCGGCGACAGTCGACAGCATCGTCAAGCGAATATCCGTCAAGCCTGACGGGTTCTCCGCATCCGTCGACTACACCAATGCCGTCGAACTGTCCATCCCGTACTCCGCAGGTCCGGGCCGCGTGGCGCTCATGTGCGTGGCGACGACGGGCAACGGCGACACGGTCAGCTTCCAGGCGACGTTCGTCAAGAATGCGAACGAGAAACTGAAATTCGTAGTGGGCACGATAATGGCATCGACGGGAACGTTCGTATCGCCCGTACTGAAGTTCCTCTCTTCCGACGACAGCTCGCCCGCGCAGAAGGTAGTGCTGTACATCGACGCGAACGTGCGCTGCAACCTGTCGTGCCTCGTCGCGGCCAACGACGGCATGTCGTCCATCACGGTCACGGAAGTGGCGAGGTCGACAACCGACAACTACTCGTCGTTACAATCTTGGGGACGTCTCGCCAACGATTCGGGTGTTGTGCATATCGATGGCACCGAGACCATAATCGGGGCGAAGGAGTTCTCCTGTTCCGGACAGGATACCAACTTCACCGATTCCGCGGGTGCCGAATCGATAGTGCGTGCGAGGACATCATCGAACAGCAACGACGGCTCGGCGCAGATTGACGCCTACGCTGGCGGCGGCAAGTTCGGCGTGTACGCACGCAACGCCAGCGGCACGGGCAAGTGGGTGGCTTGCCTCGACAACGACGGGGTCGTGAACCTCGGTTCGTCCGGCGACGCCGTGCGAATAGGCGGCACGAAGTTCGTCTTCGGAGCGTCGCAGCTTGGCACGGATTCCAACACGTTCTACTGGGTATGATTGGAAGGAGGATGGTGTATGCGTTACGTTGACAGACAGGGCAATGTGTATGATCAGGGATGCTGGCTGCGCAGGCTTAGCGAGAGTAGGATTTTCCCGGTTGTCGGGAAGAACGGCTCGCCGCTGTTGCAGCCGGGTTCGTCGCTGGGCCTTGACGGTCTAGGTACATGCGTCATGGACAATTCCGCGACGTCGTTCCGGGTTCGTTCGGTCACGGGTAACGAGGCTTTCAACTGCGACGGGAACTGGAGCGTCTTGCGCAAGAGGAGTGGGAACTACACGACAATCTACGAGCAGGATCCGTCAGTGTGGAAGCTCGGGCTGGAGGACACCATCAGGCAGTACTACCCGAATGCCAACGGTGACGAGTTCTGGCTGTTCCCGACCGGGAGCTACGACGTAAGCAAGAGTATCGTCGGCAACGGCGGCTCGCCGATAGATACCACTACCGCATCCTACCAGCAGATAACGGGTGACGGCGGCAAGACGAGCAGGGCCCTGCTGGTGCAGGGCGTCAAGAGGTTTTCGGTGACTGTCGTCCTGTACTCGAATTCGTTGATGACGCGGAGCGCGATGGATAACAACTTCCTGTGGGACTGGAGCGGAATCAACTCGAGGGACATTTTTGTCGCGTGGTACGAGGGGGTCATATCTGGTGTCGCAAAGACATACCCGCTGAACTTGAAATCGGTAATAGACGCTCCCGGCTCGTCATCGCAGCGGTACGGATCCGCATATGTCCTCACGATACGGAGGGTGCTCGACAGCGCCAAGAACATCGCTGTGTTCCCGCCGATTTTCCGCGTGCGTGACAACGACTCAATGTTCGGCACGTCGTACTCGGACTCGTCCACGATAAAAGTAGAAACGGTTTACCAGTTCGCCACGACTTAGCGTACAAACTAAATTTATAAGAATTTTTCGAAATCGCCATTAGGCGAGACTATCTCCGTAGATTTGAGAATGCCGCACGGGAATCCGTGCGGTTTTTTGTTTTCCAAACCAAAGGAGATAGTTTTATGGCTACTTACGAAAACAACGATTACGCCTCCAAGGGCGTTGGAGGCACTTTGCCTGTCGCTAGAGGCGGTACTGGCATAACTAGCAATCCAAGCATGAAAACCAACCTTGGATCGACCTCTGCTGCCGATGTGTTTGCGTCTAGCCCTAGACCTGGCGTAACCGGAACATTGGGAGTCGGTAATGGTGGTACTGGCCTAACTAGCAATCCAAGCATGAAAACTAACCTTGGATCGACTTCGGCAGCTGACGTGTTTGTTGCTAGTCCTAGACCCGGTGTAACCGGAACGCTAGGAGAAGGCAATGGTAGTACTGGTAAGACCAACCTTGTGGATGCTCTTAATAAGGCTGTTAATGATGCGTCTGAAGGAACCACCCCAGCCTACGAACAAGACTTTGTTCTTGCGCAGTATGCAGGAGGAGGCACTTCAACTAAAACGTATCACAGACGAAGAGCCGCAACGATAGCTACATCCCCATACAGAAAAGAACCATCAACTACTATGGGTATGAATGAGAGAGTACTCACTGTAAAGGATTCGATTCCAAGTTCTTGGGACGGATCGTCTGATTATTACTGGAATTATCAGTACAAGGACTTTATCCCGTTTAAAACTATTTCAGCAAACTCGACATCCTTCTCTGACTCTCCTCAGTCGTGTGTACGCTGGTATAATACCGGAAAGACCATAAATCTATCCGAATTCACAGTAGGCGTGTCTTACATAATAGTGCTACAACAGAAAGGAAATAGCAACTATGCTTTGAATATAAAGAATGACACAGGATCCTCTGTTTCTTTCTATGAGACTAGCAGTAGTACTTCTGTTGCTAATGGCAGCAATTATACTGGTCTATTATCAGGCCCAACCTCAAGCAACAATGTCCTCTGGAATAATGTTGGAAGCGTTAAGGTCTTGTATAGATCTGGTAAAACCTCGTGCTTCGTATTTAACTCGTACTAATAGAAATGCTCCGGGTACTATTGTACCTCGGAGCATTTTTTGGAGTTTTAATGAAAGTAGTTATAATTTCTAAAGATCAGCCATCTGAAATCCATAAATTCGAAGAAAGATTAAAAGATTTTGATCATATTTATGTGATAGACCGACCAACGTTAGAATATCCCTTAGATATACCTGCAATCTTCAACTTCAATGGCGAAGGATTTTTAGCTGGGCGAATGCGTGATTTAGGGGCTATCAATTTCTATGATGAAGATATCTTGTTTCTAGACGGAGATAAAGTTCCAATAGGAAATCTTCATGCTTTAGAAGATATGCTCTTTGATTGCGTATTGTTAGGAATCAAGGACGATCCAAGAAAAGACTACTTTGATGGAACAACCCATCAGATAAATCTTCCGGAAGATCCAAAAATTCAAATCAATGGATGTTATTCGTGTGGAATCTTATACAGAAAGAATCTGATTAAAAGATTTCGTGAAATAAATAAAGGACGAATATTTCATCCATGTTTTGATGGAACTTGGGGAGATGAAGATTCTTGGAATGGCGATATTATGAACATCGAAGGCTGGAAAGTAGGATGCACTAGCGAAGTTATTCTTTCTGGAGAAATTGGTGGATGCAAAATCAACGGTAATTGCATATCGGAAGATAATCCTTTAGATCTCTCTAGAAAAGATACCGATCTAGGCAAGCTTATTCAACTTTGCGATAACTTCGTAAAGCGCTGTAAACTTAGAAAGGAAATTTATAATTTACAATAAGGAACAACTATGCAAAACTTTTCTGTCAAAGATTACATAACCCAGACTGCTAAGTCTGAACAAGATTTAGAGTATATTATTGGGGTTTGTCAGTTGATGAGAAGCCATTCATTATACAGGCCAGCTATCGAGTTGATTGATGCTGTTGAAACTGAAGCTAGGCTCAGAAGCCAGAAGCTGTATGTTTCAAAAAATATCAGCGAAAGCGCAGTAAACGACTTTGGAATTATTCCTAATATTGATATCATCGTTACAGAGCATTGCAATCTTAATTGTGCTACGTGCGGACATTTCGCCCCGATCGTTTCAAATGAAGATTCTGACGATTACAATGCAGACGATCTTAGCGCAGTTTTGTCTAAGATGACAAAATTGTCTTCGGTCATAGGATGGCTCTTCTTGACTGGTGGCGAACCATTCTTGAATAAAGATTTGTCGTCTCTGATTGATGCAGCTTATACATATTTTCCGAATAAGATTAGAGCTGTGTATTCGAATCTTCTGCTTTACAGAGAGAATCGTGAATGGTTCCTTGCAAAAGCTAAAGAGACAAATACAGTACTAATCGGAAGCTGCTATATGGGCCATAACGACGAAGGGTTTGACTTAGCTACTCAAGACTACAATGATGGCGAGATAAACTTTAAAGTCGGCGGGATGGTTCCTGCTAATTTCGGAACATTCCCCATGAATCCAGAGCCCGTCTATTCTGTAAATAGCAAGGCTTCCTGTTACAATAGTCGTTGTTTGGCTTTGAAAGGCAATTACATCTATCTCTGCTGCAACAGCGCAGGTATCGCTCATGTTAATGATCACTTTAATTTGAATCTGAATACCTCTGATTTCAATAGGATCCATGTCGATGACATAGAAATTCCGGAAGAACTTCTTGTAAGAATGCTTCTGCCTAATCCGCTGTGCAAGCATTGCAGTCCGTCGAGAGGACAGCCAATCAGCTGGGCTCAGAGCCAAGCAGACAGATCCGAATGGATTGAAGAATAACTACGCTAATCTAGCAAATAACCAATAGGAAAATCCTATTGGTTATTTTTAACCCTTTTAAAAGTGTATAATACTTCATATTCTGAGAAACACTATATTGCATATTACATTTTTATGAGATCTTATGAAAAACTTGTCTGTTAGCGAACTGCCTACGAAGAAAATTCGTGAGCTTGTAGAACACAGCTCGTTGGTAGGATTTATTCCTATTGACTCAGAAGTATTCGGTACCAAGAAATTTGATGCCGCCAAAATAGCTCTTAAAACTGAGGTGAACTCCGAGATCGCTGCTTTGAATAGCAGGATTAATGCAAACACGAGTAGCCTTACAGTTCTTAACGCTAGGGTCTCCGAAGTTGAAGCCAAAATTCCGGCTGGAGCTTTAGTCTTTAAAGGTGCTAATACCGCCGCAGAGATTTCCAGCTTTGATCTTAGCGAAGTCGAAGTAGGATATGTGTATTCCGTAAGTGACGGCGGCACCATTTCCTATGAATATCCCGCAGGAACAGCTAAGACTCTCGTGACGCAGGAGTATGACGAGATAGCATGGAGCTCAAACGGCTGGTATATCGTTGGCCGTGAGAAAGAAGTAGATCTGACGGATTATCCCAGGAGCAGCGAACTTGGAGCTGCGGCTTTCTCCAATAGCTATAACGATCTTAGCAACAAGCCTACGATCGGTACGGGTACTCTTACGCTACAGATCAATGGAAACACTGTAGACACTTTTGGCGCTAACGCCAACGACAATAAGACCATCGATCTTCCGGTTCCGGATGCCAGTAGCCTTGCTGGTGATGGCTTGACAGCATCCGGCGAAGAGCTGAATGTAACGACTCCGGTTCCGGATCCAAGCGATAATGACGGAAAATTCCTTACTGTTCAGCACAACAGTAACAATAACACCGATGAAGTCGTGTGGGGAAATCTTCCTACACCTAGCGCCGAAGGGTTTGCTGGTGAAGGTTTAGAATACCGTTCAGACAATAATACTCTCAACGTAAAGGTCGATGAAACAACCATCAAAAATGATATAAACAGCGGTCTCTACGTAAATGTTGACTTTGACACTATTGTATTTGACTCTAATTATGACGGTCTCTGTGTTGCAACGCCAGTCCCTCATGTAGACGATGGTGACGAAGGAAAGGTTCTTACTGTTGTAGAAGGTGTCCCTTCTTGGGAAGATCTCGGATTCTCTTCTATGCCGAGAGAATCTGTACCAATAGGGCGTATTGATCAGAACAACCACCAGGAAATCGTCATTACAAATAATAAGTACAATGTTGCTAATGGCTATCTTGATAGTCGCTGCAGCTGTCTTGAAATCTATCTTGGTGGAGAAGAACATCCCGATACGATAGTTGTATGCGATACCTCGACTGCTACCTCTGCCTTAGATTCTATTATAGTGACCAATGGCGATACTGAGCTAAAGAGAATGTATCCCGCCCATACGTTTTTGGATTCTAGCGCCATTGAGACAGCCAGTGAAAGTGCCAAGACCGTAGAAGAGCACTTCCAAGATAATGACACAATCTTCATACGAATTATTGGAGATTTCTTCACCGTCATGACTGGAAAGAGTACTTTGAGAGTATCAAGTAACCAATAATGGATTTAGCGATTAATGAGACGATCAGAAATGATCGTCTCATTAACTTTTTTATAGGAGCAATTATGAAAAAGTATACAGTTTTGTCTTACAACTTCGGAAATTACGATCTCATTAGAGATCCGATAAAAACAGATCCTGAAGCCGATTACATTTATGTAACAGACAAAGAGGGAAAGTCTAATGTTTGGAATATTATAGAAGACGAAGATTTAAAGGATAAAGATCCGCTATATGCGTCTTTTTATGTAAGACATCATCCTTTCAAGTATGCAAAAACCGATATTGTTATAATTGTTGATGCGTCAATACAGATTCAAGATAGCTTAAAGATTATCTTTGACAGATTTGTTGAAAGTCAAGCAGATTATTCTTTGATGCTCAATAATTACAAGAACGACGAAATGAAGCTAATGAAATGGGGGAAGTCTGGCCCTAAGCGAATTTCGCATCGTGATATAAAGATTTTAGACTCGTTCATTAAGAAGATGAAACAGAGTAACTTTGCAGGTGCTGTTGGTCTGCAATTTTCGATCGTGAAGAATAATCAGATCATGCAAAGGTTTTTAAAGCATGTCTGGAGGTATGTAATTGCCCTCGGTTCGAATGGTAGACCAATTCGAATTGACGAGATTGTAGTACACAAACTTCTATACAAATATATTGACAAAATCTCTCTATTTCTGCTTTCTCCACAGATAATACAATCTACGTTCATGGCCTATTGCAGACATAATTCGCCTCTTCAGGTCGAGAAATATCTGAATTACGACCAGTACTATTATCTGTGCAATAAGCCTATATATCCTAATCGTATTGACAAAAGAATTTTATTCCCTACTTCGTTCAAGTACAAGACAGAAGTAATGCTGCTGACTAAGTATCTCAATCCAGCAGATCTTAGGGAATGGCTTGACCACCATTTAAACAAGTGCAAGTTCGATCGAGTCCATGTCTTTGACAACGAATCAGGATATGATGCAAAATCTGTCTGCGACGAATACGGAGACAGAGTTACTTACGAGCGTATCGAGGGTCAGGCTTACCAGTACAGATTGTATGATTCCTATATTGAATGCCGTTCCAATGCAGAATGGATTATAGCCCTAGACGACGATGAATATCTTGATATAGGCAAATTTGAATCTGTATATGATGCTATCATGTATTATAGATGCAAATTCCCGCATATGGATATGCTGTCCGTAAGATGGAAGCATCTGTTCCCTAAGAAGTTCCATACAGAACGTACAGGAAAGGTATTAGACTATTGTACTGAAGAAAATACCGAACTTGCAAAGAAATTCATGTGGCTTGGGGATGGAACCATAAAGACATTTGTTCGCCGATATGGAAAAATTCACTATGAAGAAATATGGGAGAATTCAATTGGCGGTCATGTTCCAAAAAGTTCTGTATTCTTTGGATCCCTTCTTTGTAATGGAAAGACCATTCGAGGAGTTGGTATTCCAAATTGTCCTTACACCTTAGAAGACGAGCGAATCAGAATTCTTCATTGTCGCTACAAAGGCTTCTCGGAATATACCAAAAAGATGGAAGAAGAAGTATCAGTCTCTGATAGCATTCCTAAGAAGAAGCACTGGAAATTCGATGAAATTCTTCCTACTCTTGAATAATTTAATAATTAGGCTTGGATCACTCCAAGCCTAATTTTATTTCTCAAAGGAAGATTTATTCGGAAGGACAGCATTTAAGGTATCAGCTATTTTTCTTTCTACGTCTGGATCCTTATATCCGCCATCATTAATACATATCATACTTGCAGTCTCAATCATTGCTTTGAGATCTTCTATCGACTTCTCAGATTCTAGATAAACATATCCTTTATGCGGGATACTCATGTCTAAAATAGCTTTATTATCTATTATAGCATAAAAGGCAAACAGCCAATGATTATGGTTGTATTTCCTTCTGGTACGGCTGTTTTCCATTCCTCGTAGTAAGTTGGTCTTTCCTTTCTTCCATACTTCATTCCATATAGATAACTTATGAGGAAGCAGAAGATGTGCATTAGAATAGCTTATTACATTCCGTTTCTTGTTAAGAATACTACTAAGCTTCTTAGAATTAAACAAAATGTGATCCCATATACCATTGGAAGTAAGTTTCGTATTAGTATCCTGTAATTTAGAAGCATACACCGGAGTATCCTTACGAAAGAATTGATCTTTTTGCATAGTACGTATCGGAATCATATCATCATTACTTACAATAAAGTACTCGCTAATACCCGGAATTCTGTTGTACCACATTTCAATAACGCTGCTATTAAATGTAGGAAGAAATTCCTTTGGAATTATATCTTTATGGTAAATTATTTTAACCTTAGGGTGCTTAGTATTTAGCCAATTTGGAACTTGCGAAGGCGATTGAACGACTAAATACACATTTCGTATCCACGGCATATTCTTTTCTATACCACGAAATTGATATCTAAGTGATCCATAATCTCTAAACCTAGCACTTCCATTCGGATCCTTATGTATATACTTTTTGTAAAGTTTCTTCCATTCGGGATCGCTCATGTCTACAAATGGAACGACATAATCAATAAGCATTTTATCCTCGTGTTTTCTTAACAATTATCTGTTAACCAACAGTTAATTAAGAGGATAAAATGAAAAAGTATAATAATGAGAAGGCTATTATAAGCCTTACAAGCTGGAAAAAGCGTATAGACACTGTTGCAGTAACGATTCAAAGTATTCTAGAAAGATGCCCCGGTTATCATGTTGTTTTGTGTTTAAGCTCCGATGAATTCCCTAGAAAAGAAGCGGAATTACCAGAGAATCTTAATTCTCTTATAAACAACAATCAAATAGAAATTCTTTGGGTTAAAAAGAACTACGGGCCTTTCAAAAAGGTTTTGTTTACAGCTAAAAAATATCCGACAGCGCCAATAATAAGCGCCGATGATGGAGTTATTTACATAGAAAATTTTGCTGAGAATCTGTACAAAGTATGGATAAAAAATAGAAGGAAACTAGTCAGCTGGACACATTATAGACCAAAAGGTACTCCTATAGATTTAGGAAATGGAGGGCGTGGTATCCTATATCCTCCCGGTATATTTAATAGATATATCAGGTATCTAGAAGATGATCGTATTATAAAAACTTTTCATGACGATATGTTTATAGGATTCTTAGCTAAAAAGTATAGAATTGGATGGAAGTTTCTGAATCCTTTAGGAGTAAGAAGACCAGTTTTCGTCAATATACCTAGCAGCGAAAAGTATGGATTATGCAGAAATAAATGCTTTAATAATGTAAAAGCTTATAAAGTATTTTTAAATAGAATAAGGTTTTAAGCCTTATTCTATTTTGTATTCTGGATGGTTATCAACAAATTCCTTTATAATTTCAGCTTGGTCAAATGAATGATAAACTTGATTTAGTGTTTTCTCTTGGCCAAAATATCCACCTTGAAGAACGAGATGCCGTAAAATTGGGAAATTCACTACCTTTGTAGAATTTAAATAAAGACGAAGACCATAGAAAAGATCGTCATGCTCATGAAATTCTTTAAATAATTCTTCTGGAATATCGATCATGCAATTAGGAGGAAAAATCCTGATTCTCCAAGGTACACAAATTTTATCAACCGTACTCATTTGAGCACAAATGCAATCTGGTTTAAACCTACCTTTGTTATGTTCAAGATACATTCCATATACTAATTCTACAAGGCATCTAGAATAAATTGTATCATCTCCTAAACAAATTATAGGAATATCTTTGTATTTCTTAGAAGTTGGATTATACTTCTTTAGAGCCTTTGTATTCTCTTTAGTCCAAAGTATCTCAAAGTTATTATTACTTTTGAGATCTAATACTTCAGTTGGTAGATCTTTTTCTTTATTAGCAAATTCATCATAAGATAAAACAAGAACTGTCTTGTAATGATACTGTGTTACTTGCGTAACAAGTTGCTCTAAAACATCTATAAATCTTTTATTGTATATTCTTCCTTTATAAGAGGTTAAAGATACAACGACATCTGGATCCATAATATTTTCCTTTATTTCAATAGCTTGTTTATCATATGATATTTATAACAGAAAGGACCATAGAAATTTTTGTGCTTATCGAAGTTTTCCTTATTCTATATGTCCGAACAAATTTATTGAATAATCAAGGTTTCACCTAGGTTATGTCACTATATTAATCTCTGCAATCTTAGATTGCAATGAACGTTCAACACAAAACCAAAAAGGAGTATAGTCTTATGGCTATCGCACCTCGTATCGTCCGCCGTGGCGTCACTGCGGCACCTGTCGCCCCCAAGGCTCCCGCTACACCCGCTGCTGATCTCGCTGCTGATCTTGCATCCGAATCGACTGTTGTCGAAACCCCGGCTGAAGAAGCAGCTGAAGAAGCTCCCACTGTAGAAGTTGCAGAAGCTCCGGCGGCTCCGGCACCCAAATCTGCTCCTGTGGCCAAGAAGGTCGCAGCGGCACCGACAGCAAATGTTGCAGCAGCCCTGGATAAGGCTGCTAATGATTCTAAGAAACTTTCTCCGGTCAAAAAGGTTGTGATCAACCGTGGCCCGAAGGAAGAAAAACAGCTGGAAGATGGCGACCAGCTGACTCGTGACGCATTCTTCCGTATGTTCCAGAACTTCCTCGTGAGCTACGAAGAAATGGACTTCTCCGGTGTGACTCTCGCTCAGAGCCGCCGTCTGTTTGAAGCTATTGAAAAGTTTGTCGGCGACGATGTTATCAGTCATTATCGTTGCAACCTGTTCGGCTTTCTCTTCAAGCATGAACAGAAGAAGGGCAGCTTCCGTGAACCCAAGGACATCATTTTCTACAACGGGCCGCATCTTGAAATCAGCGCTCGCAAGATCTTTGAAGGCATCAACGCCGCAGTTATGGTCAACAAGGATCCTTCCGGCAAGATTATCAGCGTAGAAGCTGGTAAGATGGTAGACGGTCAGTTCCAGGCCGATAAGGAATTGACCAAGACCGTCGCTCCGGAATACTTCAAGCACCTTAAGGCGTCTGTGGAACGTCTCGAAGCAGACGATATCAAGGCCGCTGCACGTGCCGCCAAGATTCAAGAACGTGCTGCCGCTCTCCTTAAGTAATTGGAAATGGACTGCCAAAGCCTACGAGGCTTTGGCGATAGTCCTATTCCTTTTCAGAAGGATATGTACGGATACGTTCTGGTTCGTCAGCACCAATAATTCTTCCTGTATCACGGTTGACGAACTTACCTTCGGCAATTTCTGTCTTAAGCTTAGCTTCGTATTCTTGACGGAACTTATTGACAGTTTGATCGAAGGTCATGACAGTTGCAAGGCGTTCAGCGTCTACATATAGACTATTGAAATGGCGATTAACCGCATAGTCATTTGCGGGCACTAAACGTATCAGGTTGCCTGTGACTCCAGCGCAATAATAGATCGGGCTGACAATCTCTTTCTTGCGGTAGTCAAAGTCTGTATTGATTTCGATTACTTTGCCAGAAATAAGGCTTACATTCTTGATAAATTTGTTGAAAAGCTCAGGAATGTCAGCAGCTCCAAGTACTCCGGCCAAAGATGTAAGGTCAGCTAAAGTCATAAAAACCTCAATTTGAACAATAAGTAGTTAAATCTAGCTGGGTACTTGTACCCGAAGGATTTTAATGTATTTGCCCCCAAGTGTTCAACGTTTCCTTGATGCAAATCAATGGAAATATTCCAAGGTCCCCATAGAGCAGATATCAGACGCCAAAGAATTTGTTTCCAAAGCTATGGCAGAAGAGATTCCGATATATGTGGTTAGAAATTGGGTGGTTGCGCACTTACCGAACTTGATAGTCTATATCTCTCTAAAGGACTTTACGTATGATGGTGTTGTTTCGGCTGAAACTGAGTCGAAATACCTTGCCTGTGGCTTATTTCAGGAGCCGGTGTCACTGTTGCATCGTCTTATTAAGTCAGGCAAAAAGATCACGCTATCGTATAGGCCAGTCCTAAAGGATCCAGATTTACTGTCAAGAAAGAATGTTAAGTACAAGGAGCTAAACAAGCCTTTGAAGTTCCTTGTTGAAATTTCAAGGCGAAGATGTAGAGTCTTCGTATTCTTGAAAGAGAAAGAGGTAGAAAATGGAAAAAACAAAAGAAGCGGAAGTGAAAGAAGATCTTAAGCAGACTTCGGAACAGCCAGCACCTGAGCCGCAGAATGCTTCAAACCAAGAAGTCGAAACTCGTAAGAAAGAAATTGAGAGGATTCTTCTTCACGGTAATAAGAAAGACTTTCACGATCGTAAGAACTTCGGGTTCCTTCGGAAATTGCTTCCGAAGGTTATCGCTGAAGTCGATCCAATCACGGGAGTCGCTACAAGACGAAATAAGGGGACTAGTTTCTTCGATCCTGTAGCCAAGAAGCCAGTGAAGCCCGGACACTCAGTCTGGACAGCACAAGGCTATGACCTCGGACTGGACAACCTAAGCGCCGAAGCTTTGGTGCTGGCTGCGGAGAATCCGGCCATTCGAAAATTGGTTAGTCCTAATGAAATCTCTACTGCCAAGTTCGTTGGTGGTGGAAACTTCAGCAAGAAGAGCTTGAAAGCCCTTGCAGGACTTAAGGCCAAGATGGAATCTGCTCCGAAACCTTCAAAGCCCAACAAACAAGCACCTAAGCCCAAGAAGAAATACTCGCCGAAGCCGAAGGTTGAAAAGCCCAAGGTTCAGGTGATTGTTCCTAAGGCTGAAGAAAATTAGAGATCGGGCGATCTCTATACAGCTGACCTATGGCGAGGTTGGCTGGCGGGTGTCGTGCTCATAGGCACCCGTTCTTTTTTGGAAGATCAGCCTATCTAAACTCGGTATTAGAGAGGTACCCCACCATGTCAGATTCTAATCCTACGAATTTTATTGAACAGCAACTCCAGAAAGTTCCTAAAGACAGATTTCCGTTTGAAGTTACGGATAAGATCATCAAGAAAGCTATGGACAAGTATAAGTCTATAGTTGAGGCTACAGAATGGCAAGAATTAGATATCACCATCTATGGTGAACCTAAGGCTTGGAAACGTGAACGAGCTAGAACAATGGCTTTGCCGGGAGGAGCCGGACGCAAATTCTGCGGAATGTATGATCCCAACTATTCTTTCAAGAAGATCATCGCAGACTATGTTCGTGATGCTATGGAAGAAAAGAAGATCGGAATGATCCACGGCCCAGTTCATCTGAGAGTGGATTTCTACAAGCCGATGCCTAAGTCTATTCCTCCGTATAAAGGATTGCTATACGAGTTGAAGCTTATCCAGCCTACCAGCAAGCCAGACGTAGACAACTACATCAAGCAAGTTCAGGATGCTCTTAACAAGATTGCATATGATGATGATGCTCAGATTGTAGATGAAGGTAGTGACAAGTGGTTGAGCTATACTCCAAGAATGGAAATCCATATGAGTTTTCTAAGATCCGACATATGGAAATAAAAAAAGAAGCCAAGCGTGGTTGTGCGCTTGGCCTCTTTTTTAAGAAGTTAGTCTTCAGCATTCTGGCACGCTTCAATCAATTCCATGATCGAAGCGGTATTGCCCGACGGATCCGGCACTTCTGCCCTATCCAAGATGTAGGCAATCTCTTCAGTCTCCAACCGAGAGAACGGGATAATCCGATCCTTCGTCTCCTTCTTGGCTTTCTTTGTTGGCGATTTTGTAACCACCAGCTCGCCTCGGTCATTGAGACCGATGAAGGTGACGACTTCAAACGGATTCAGTTCCACTTCACAGTTGAAGCCATTGTCCAGTTGATCAGCCCTCTTAAGGGCTTCCGTCAGTTTTCTTTCGATATCGTCAACCTTACTCATCAGGGCTTCATTAGCCACAATGTAGTTGCTGAGGATTTCGTTAATTTCTTGGATGTCAATCTTGTCATCCAATTTCTTAAATGAAAACGACGCTACCTTTTCTGCTTTCTTCTTACTAGCCATAAAGTAGTACTCCTTTTTGGCTTACATGCCCGGAACCTCCGAGCAAAAGGGGGATTGGGGGTGAGAATCCTCCAGTGGTTACTCACATAATTCCGGATTTTAATATACAAAAGGTATTGAAAATTTTACGGAAAGAAATTTGGTATCCTAGAGGATACCAAATTTTATTATCTAACTCCAGTTCCGAGAATGGAAGCAGCGCTCCAAGCGAATCTAGAGCTCTTAGCCATAGCGGTATTTCCAATGATACCAGGCAATGTTCTCAAGGCTATGATTCTGGATCGAATGTTAGCAGCCGCAGATCCACCTGAATAGATTTCCTTGTAATCCATTCCAGACAGAGAATCCAAGAAGGTTACTTCAGGGAAGTTCTTAGACAATCCAGCTACGCCTACAGAGAGCGCCAAGGCCGGATAGATATCTGTGATGGACATCGTTATTTCAATGGCAGTAGCTAAACCAGAAGCATTGAACGATCCTTCATCTGGTGCACGACGGAAGTCAATCGAGCTTACATAGCCACAGTCAATAGAGAACCAACCCGGACAGTCTGCACGGATTACAAACGGAGTTGTGTATCCGTAGGTGGAGACAGAGATCGGCAGAGAACAGCACAACAGAGCGATAAACGGCTTGTAAACATAGTTGATCACACTTTCAGTGTCTCCATATGGACTTTCCAGACGGAAGTTGAAAGTATAGCTACGGCTGAAGTCAGAGCTTTCCCAGAATTTAGGAGTGTTTAGCTTATTACCGTGCATCACTGCGTCAATCTGGCTGTTAGCATTAGAAGAGTATTGACTAAAGTTCATTCCAGTCAAGGCCCTAATATTTTTTGTAATCTCATTGACCTTGGAACTGGTTCCTGCCATTATTTCGTCAAACAGCGAGTTAGCAAAGCTGTTACTGCCGCTCTCAGTCAAGGTGGTATTAGTTCCAATCCCGATCTCAAATGCACCCCAACCAGAAGTCTGAATAGTCTTGTCATCAAGGGTCATCGTAACAGCCGGAGACGGAGATAGACGGGACAGGATTCTTCCCATCGCAGTCATATACACACGAGAGAATTTCATCACTTCAGGCTTGAAGATTCCAAGTCTCTTTCCGGTTTTGTCAGAGATATCAAGGATAGAAGCTAGTGCAGAAGTGGCATCAAATACGATGGATCCTTGGCTATCACTTTCAAATGCGCTTAGTTCAGAAGCAATAGCAGCATTGGTGATACCAGAATCTGATATCCATGAAAAGCCATCATAATCAAGAGTGCCTGGAATAATGCTAAGAATATGCTGGCATGCTACCACATTATTGTTGTAAACACGCCCATTGGGATCGATCACGTCAGTCATAGCTGGCGGAAGATTCATCACTCTGGATCTAAACAGCGAGGCATCCTTAGCACCACCGTTACCCATGTTATAGACATCAGTCATTCGTAGGCAGTAGCCAAGGATCTTTCCGCCAAGACGGTTAGCACCTTTGATGACTACGCCAAGAGAAAAGCCATAAGCCAAGCTATCCTTAATCCATTCGGTAACAGTTCCGAATTTATTTTTGAGGTATTCGCCACCTTCTTTGAATAGATCACCTATGACTTTAAAGCCTTCGCCAGTAACACCGTCTTTAATCTTAGACAAAGTTTCAGAGTCGAATAGGGCAAACGGTGTTTTAGCTCGTCCGGCAATCACATTATTTTCGGTGACACTATCAACATCTCCCTCAATCTTTTCATTGTCTTCAGCAGTATTACTGAAGTTCAATTTGCCGAATAACAGATTCTTGATAGCAGCGAATTCGGTAGCGGTAGTGTTGCCAGCAGCACCAGCTCCACCGAGTAAGGCTCCGAGGACTTGATTGATATTTCCGTCTGTAAGATCTCCAAGAACTCCGGTTAGAGTCTTAGGAGCAGATTCCAAGTTAGTCAGGGTGCCACCAGTCTTTTGAAGGATAGCTTGGGCTTCTGGAGAATCCCAGCGCAGATTACCATACTTCAATCGTTGAGCATTCAAGATAAGTTCACCCTTAAGGGTAGCAGCATTTCCGACCAAAGTACCAATACCACCAGCGGTATCCTTTCTCCATTGCAGAGACGATCTAAATGCGCCAACATTATTTCCAGTTTTCTTTTCAACCGGAACACCATCTACCATACCGTCGTTAATGTTCTTAAACATAGACGACTTGAGCGGCTTAGAATCTCCGAATACAGTATTATACCAAGGAGTTGATTTGTTACCAGAAATAGACATAATATCCTCGTTCATTTAGGAGTTGCAGTATAAAAATTTGGTATCCCGTGTAGGATACCAAATTAAATTATATCGCTCCGATAGCGGCCAGCACACCAACATCAGACTTTTCAGTGTTGGCAGCTGTAGCTTGAGTAGCCTGAGCCACTGCACTCATAGACTGGTTCATAACGGTGAACATGGAGACTGCTTGTGTAAGCAGGTCGATCATCTTATTGACAGCCGGAAGCATGTCAGCAGAATGATCACCGCCATCACCAATATCGGTTCCACTAGAGCTAGGCAGATTCTTGAGAGCCAAGGCTTTCTTTCCGCTTCTCTCGTAGTCGGCATAATCATAACCCTTTCCGCCGCCAATTTTTCTGTTAGCTTCTTCAAAGGCCTTCTTAGTGGCTTCTACGTTTTCAGGAAGATTACGAATCTCCTTAGTAGCAGCGGCATAGATATTCTGGTCACCCGGAGTAATATGCCAGCCTTCCATCCATTTGCCATCAGAATTCTTTTGTTGATAGGCATCAAGACGAGCAAGGCCATACTTTGCTGCGATAGAGCCAGGAGCTGGATGTTTCTGGTAGCCGAGCTCATCCGGCACACCAAACAGCCTGTTAGCTTGCGAGGAGTCAATATCGATAGCCAATCCGGTCTGGTGGTTAGATCTTCCCGGAGCTGCTGCCCCAGTAGAGCTCCTGCCTTTACCCTTGTCAACAAGGTAGTTCGTGAAGAGACGTTGCTGCGTAGCTACATCACGGAAGGCCGAATTGATATTAAGCTTCTCGCCAAAGGTCTCGTAGTATTCCTTAGCGGCCAGAGCGAAGTTACGCTTAAACTCAGGCTTTAGGCCATCAAGCTTTACGTTAGAACCTCTGAGATTGACATAATCCTTAAGGTTGACTTCGCCAATACCAAAGGCGTTACCGATCCTACGGAAGATTCCAGCCTTAGAGCTAACGTCGGTGCTTCCAGATCCGATCGAAAGTCCTTCTGTATCGCCAGTAGGCTTTTCGACAGTTCCGCTGCTAAGGTCTTGGCCTATCTTATCAGGATCAGGAGGTTCCTTAACCTGAGAATCCTTCGGGCATCCAACCATGTCAGCGATCAAGTCGCCAATCCAGTCGGTCACACCTAGAGACCTAAGCGGAGTTACGATCCATTCAGCGATATCCTTTCCAGTAAGAGCCTTAGCTAGAAGTTCGATACAGATATAGATACCTGCGGCAGCACCACCAGAGAGAATAGACACAGTGCTCATGACAAACATGATGATACAGTCAACGAGGACTTCAAAGCTAGTAATCACGAGCATACGGATTTTCTGACGTTTGGACTGACCATCTTCGGTATTAGAATTGTAACGAATGATACCATCGATAGCAGCGAACAGAGCGCCAGCCTTAGGAATACGCTTGCCGTATTCAATGAACTTCTTCCCGGCAGTCTTCAAGAATTTTCCAAGATATTCGGCAAATTTCTTTACAAGCTGGATTGGTTTCAGTTTGCTCAAAGCAGCCTTAAGGCCGTTCGTAACATTCTTAACCTTTCCAAAGGCGCTCTTAAAGAATCCGCCAACCCTGTTTCCAACCTTTCCAATGCCTTCATACAAGGCATCACGGCCCTGAGCGAGCTTGCCGCTTGCCCATCCGGCACCCTTCTTGAAGAGTTCCTTACCTTGTTCGACTTTATACTGAAGTGCAAACTTAGCAGCATTCAGACCCTCGCTAGCAAGACCCTTAGTCAAGAAGTCAGCTCCTTTGAGAGCAGCCTTTCCGGCGACCTTAGCTATAGACTTGATGCCCTTTCCAGCCAAGGATACGAACGGAAGCCCACCCAAGATGGCACTTCCACCAGGAAGAATGGACAAGATGCCCGTTCCGGCGCTCAAGATATCCTTAAGAACACCGCCATTGCCTTCGCTCATCTGGGCTGCAACCATTTGAGCCCGAGTGCTAGACAATGCACCCTGAGTAGCAGAGTCAAGAGCCTGTTCGCCATTAATGCTTGCCAGAAGCGGAGCGGATCCAGCCTTATTCTTACGAAGAAGGGCAGACGCTGATCCACGGAAACGAGACATAAACTGTTTGAGAGCTTGACCGCCCTTGCTCAGGCCCGTCACTAAGCCTCCAGCAGCATGACCATTAGCCGCTACGTTTTCCTGAGTTTGTATGGAAGCGCCTGCCCAAATGTTTCTCTTAGATCCATCGGCATTGATAGAATGATTTGCGCTATTGAATTCGTAATTTCTACGATCAAGGTATTTCCGGTAAGTGCCAAAAACTTCATTTCTTGCAGCTCTGTCAAGCTTTCCGGATCTCAACTTGCCTTTCTTATTGTAATAAATAAGATTACCATTTTCATCCCTAGCTTTTGCAAGTCTATCACGGACTGTAGCCATATTCTCATTGGAGAACATAGCCTCGTATGTCAAAGCATTTTCATGCTTCATTACATCGAGAGCCTTGTAATCTCCAATAGAGCCAATAAGACTTTGTCTTTGCTTATTAACAGCAGCTAACTTTTTAGCGTATATAGCCTTCTGTTCAGGATCTTGTTCCTTATTGTAAAGCTCCTTAAAGTCCCTAGCCCTTGCTGCAAGTTCTTGTTCCTTAGCACGAAGATGACTAGTTTTTTCTTGGAACTCTTCAGATCTAAGACCTTCGGCCTGACCTTCATTCGGATTTCTATTCTTCATGAACAGAGAATGAGCGATCTTACCCACACCCATGTTGATACCAGCCAGCAGCAAGTCGCCAGTAGTATGCTTGGGATCAGACTTGACCATATCAAAGAGCATAGCCGGAGGAACGACTTTACCCATTTCGCCGCCGTAGAAGGACGTGAAGAATCCCTTAATAGCGGTTGGGCCACCAAGGAGAGCAGCCTTTCCAACACCAGCGACGCCTTTAGCAAAGTCCCAAATCTTTCCGCCAGCTTTTTTAGCAGCTGTACCGACTTTGGTTCCAACTCCAGAGATCCACTTGCCAAATCTGGTTTGAGTAAACCTTCCCCAGATCTTGCTGATCCATCCTCCGAACTTCTTCATCTTTCCGCCGAACCACTTCAGGATCGGAGAACGACGAATATCCAAGAAATTCTTGATGTAATGAGTAAGACCTTGCCACTTTCCATCAGGCTTCTTACTTCCAAAGAAGAACCAGCGTGCAGCTTTAACCGGAGTAGAGTTCTTTCCAGCACCCAAGGCCAAACCAAGAGTACTACCGACAAGAACGCCAATCGGGTTTCCGCCAGACACTAAACCGCCAATGATACCACCAGCGCCAGCATACTTACCAACTCTGACAGCATTCTTCTTGAAAGCGGCCCAGACCTTCTTAGGATCACGATTTCCAGTAATAAGATCAACCTGATCCGACAGCGGAGTACCGAAGAACAAGGTATTCATCGGGCCAGCTACAGCAAAGTTAAAGGCTCCACCAAGAGCCTGAAGCATACCGCCTGAGTAGCCCTTCAGAGTTCCATCAGGATTAGTATACTTCTTACCAAGAAGCACACGACCAATGATACCATTATTAGAGAAGCTTCTTCCACCAACGCCGCCAATCAAGGCACCTGCAATAGCTCCAGTTGGGCCGAAGGTTGCACCAAGCAAACCACCGGCTCCTGCCCCAATGACAGTACCCTTATTGTGGTTATACACACTCTTCATGAAGGACAGAGGATCCTTCATAAATGCCAAACGATTGGTCTTAAATTTCTTTCCGGCTTCAGGGCCAGCAAGCATCGATACAGCCGAGTCAGCTACACGGCTAAGGACACCTTCCTTCTCCATGTTTCCGTCTTTATCTTTCTTTCCAAAGAGGAACTGACGGAATTTCTCGTTTTGCTTAGCTTCACCAAGAACGCCACCAGCAAAGGCACCGAGTAACGGGCCACCGGGCAGGAAGAAGCTAGCTGCCAAACCGACACCAGCCCCAGTGGTAATCCCAGGAAGATCCTTGCGAAGACCTCTCTTAATCTCATTGAGATTAATTTCATGACCTTTGACATCAACGGTCTCACCGAGCATAAGCTTTTGCATCGGCTTCCAGATACTTTCATTGGCTTGAGCAAGGAGCTCATCTTTAAAGCTCATTCCGGAAGATTCGGAAATAGCCCCACCAAGATCTCTGGCCTTAAAGCCTTCAGCAGTGATTCTAGAACGGAGAGCCCGACCCTTGGCAGCTGTGTCCATATTAGATATGTACTCTTTGGCTCTAGCCTTCCTGAGGCTAGCTCCAAAGGTGTACTTCTTGGCTCCGTACTTGTCGGTCATAGAAGCCAATTCAACGAGAGCACCCAGCTGTTCATCCGAGAGATTCTTCAGAGAAGCTAAACCACCTTCGGCATAACCAAGACGCATAGCTTCAAGCTTGTTCACCAAGCTACGACCACGGACGGTTCCCATCACTTCTTGAGGAACGACGTATTCGCCTCTATGGACAAGACCAGCAACTTCATACTTTCCGCCGGGACCTGTAAAGCCACCAACAGCTTTAGATACTAGTTCTCCATTTCTAACTTCGTTATCTTTGAAAAGAGATTTGAAGCCGCCAACAATGCTACCAGATTCATCTTCAGCTTGGAGAAATTTGTTCTTAGCAATTTCTCTATCAAGATTGTCGCTCTGCTTTCTGACTTCCTTTCCAGCGGCGCGGATCAAAGCATTCTGTGTTTCCGGATCGCCATCGAAAAACTTCAAAAGCGTAGGAAGCATCTTAGACTTGACTCTAATCGGAACCGAGGAGATAAATTCCTTAGATACACGATAAGCCGTTTCACTACGGTCTGCAACGTCTTGAACACCGTGGTTCAGTAATCCAAGAATATTCTTGACACCCGGAATATTAAGATCTTCGGACGTAAGATCGCTGTTCATCTGAAGCGCACTGTTAAATGCTGCAATGATCTGCGCATCAGTTTCGCTTCCAGCGAGCATCTTGTATCTTTTCTTTCTGCGCCAGATCTTCTTTCTCTCGTTAATGCTAAGGTTGTAATCATCCTTAAGATTTGAAAGAGCAGATTTAGCAGCAGCTGACCTCGTTCTTCGACGAGAAAGATCAGCACCAATGGCTTCCGTTCCAGAGAACAACTGACCACCATTCAATTCTGTGGCTAGCTTATCCCCAGCAATAGTTCCTTGGACTTCGATAGAAATAAAATCACGGAAGTAGTCTATCTGGCTGAAATGAGTAAATGTTCCGAAGCCGGAACGCTCCCTCTTCTTTTCATTATTGAACTTGCTCAGCTTAGACATAAGCTCAGCAGGGCTAATTCCGCTAGCTTTAAGATCTCTTTCGTGCTTCTTAATCCAATTTCGTGCTACTTCAAGCTTTACAGTATCTCTGACATCGAGAGCTTCAACAGAATCTTCAGCTCCAATTCCATAGAAATCCATATCGCTAGTTCCAGCAGTCCTTTCTCTGGCACGAAGCATATTGATATGCTGCATGTTTTCACGGTCGTATGCAGCCTTATAGATATCCCGCTCTTCCGGAGGAAGCTGATCAAGAGCCTTCTTGATTTCACGGATTATCCAGTTGCCATTCTTACTGGCAAGAACGTCGTTAAGACCCTTTCCATTGGTAGAATTAATGAGCTCCGCAGCAATCTTTAACTTGAAGGAGTTTCTTTCTTCTTCACTCTTAAAACGCCTTCCGGAAGCATTTACCACTGTCTCAGCGAACTGCATTGCCATCGGCATATCGGCAATGGTCTGAAGGTTTTTGTTCTGAAGCTTGCCTACGGTAGTCCACCTACTGGTTTCCCAGTCGTAAGTCTTATTACTCTTAGAAAGAGCTTTCAGAGATTTCTCATCAAACCCTCCTTGCTTAGCAAGGATAGACCTAATATCGCTGAGTAATTCAGGAATCACGCTAACGATAGATCTACGAGTAATTCCGTCAAACGGCACTGGGCCTTTCTCGTACTTGTTAGCACCGGGATTAAGGTTAGCTGTAGTTCTTACGCCAAAGAATCTGAAAAGCTTTGCGATCGGGCCATTACCACGAACATTGGCCATCTGATTAAGAAGGATCTGGCCGATACCTGTAGTCATGTCGGTAAGCTTCTTGATGGTGCTCATAATCGGGAGCTTCATCATCGCTGCTCCTAAGCCCATCTTAAGCATACCACCAGGAGTTAGCATTCCCTTGGCCATGCGCATCATCTCAAGGTTGAAAGTATCTTCAAATTTCTCATGAAGACCCTTAATGTACAACCTGAGATTAAACTCACCGTCGCCATCACCAAAGAGCTTTTCGATCTGGCTGGGACTTAACGAGGTATCCTTAGCAGCAATACCCTTAGCAAGATTTTCAGTGTTAGCCTTAATGCTACCAAGCAGCTCAAGGCTAGTGGCATAGTAACGGTTATTAGCTTCTTCGATCCTAGCTAATCTTTCATCAATTTCCTTTCCAAAGGCATAGCTAACAGCAGTGCCTCGCTCAATAGCCGCAGAAGTCTTGGCAGCTCCGGCCATAGCTGCTCCAGCTACAAACTGACTTCCAGCATCAGAGCCATTGTCATCTTTGAAAATGTTTACATTGGTAATACCCTTAACAGGCTTAGACTCATCCTCTACACTGAAGTCGGAAGTCTTTTTGTCCTCCATATCTCCAAATAGATCTTCATCGTTGAAATCAAATTCAGAGGTATCGATGCCCATAGAAGCCATCATAGCCTTTTCTTCGGCATCTCTGTCATACAGCTTACCAGTCTTCAAAGATTTCTTAAGGTTACTAAATATGCCCTTAATGTCATTGAAATCCTTTTTATAACCAGCTATGATATCACGAATTCCAGTATCTTCGCCACCAGACGGATCTTTTACGAATGAAGCAATGTTCTTCAATCCGGGCATTTCATCGCCAATAGCATCCGGTACAGCTTGCTTAAAGCTGCGTATAACGTTTTTAAGATAACTCTTGCGCATAGTATGTACCAATTAAAATGTCACAATACAGAGTTGTCCATCCAATTTTGCCAAAAAATAAAAGGCCCCGAAGGGCCTGTGATTATTTTAATTCCAAATCCCTGAGAATGATTGTAGCATTCGCAGGAAGGTCAGGGAATTCCAGAAGTTTCCTAGATGAATTCAGCAAGTCGTCTGACAACAGACCGCATGAGATTGCATCCACGATTTCCTTCTCTGGAAGGCCATGCCTACCATCCGAATTCAAGGATCTGGTACTCATGTTCGGAACAAGACAATCCTCCGTCAGAAATTCCGGCAGGAAAGTCATTTCGGACTCTTCGTGCCTAGCACTCTTGAACGGAGGTTCTTCTGGGCGCTCAAAGACGAACGGAGAAGTTAGGGCCAACACAGAATCTTCTGGAATTAGCTCTGTCTTTATTCGCTTGATTTGTTCCATAGCTTCTTTACGTTTTTCGTCAGAGACCTTAAAGAGATTCGGAGTGAAGATCTTTTCTGGATTGGGAATCTTCTCCTTATCTTTCTTGATGACTTCTACGATACTTGGATGCCACCATCCATTGCTAATGAATTCGGTCGCCAAGTATCTATAGGAATACTGGAACTTGATGGAGTTGTCTGCCAGCACATTCTTAAAGATCGAAGCGATCGTTGCAATCTTGGTTCGTTCTCCAGTGATGGTATAGAACTCTGATCCGGTAGCAGTACTCTTGACTTTGCGATATACAAACTTCTTTGCGATCTTTGAAGCTTCAATTATCTCATTAGACGGGGTGAACTCCTCTGAAGTAAATCCTACTTTCGGAAGAATCTCGTCGAAGTAGATTTCATTTATCTGGCCGTCCATCTCTCGTCTAGAGAGTCCCTGCATGATATTAAAGATGTCAGAGTGCCTATCCAAGAACTCTTCAAATCCGGATTCAGAATCTGGAGCCAAATAGAACGCATGAATTGCTTTTCGATGATCATCTTCCGTTAAAGGCTTCCTGATAGAGAACGGATCGCTTTCTTTATAGAAGCTGGACTCCCTCAAGGAAGTATTTACTGCTATATTCTCCATCTCGGCATATTCTTCTGCATCAAACAATACTTCAAGGAAACTCTTGTTATTCGTCTGGCTGTAGGCATAAGCCAGAAATGTACTGACCCACTTACTACCAAATGAATAGAATTTAGTATTAGTGAATTGATCCGTAGAGACCATTCCAAATTTTGTCTTGAAGACAGGTTTGCTGTAGTAACCTTCATTTATCCCGTGGATATCAGATTCATTAATAGCTCGCAGCAATTCCTTGTGCATATTCTTCGAGAAGTCCGAAACAAAAATATCTCGCTTGTTCTCTTCTTCTGCAACTCTGTTAACAGCTTCGCTTACAATTGCAAGACCATCGGCTTCAGTAAGCCCTGTTGGTTGATCTGCGTTTTCAGGTTCAGTTGGAGCAGCTTCCGCTTGATCTTCAGCTGTATTCTCTTGGGCAACTTCAGTGGTCTCTTCAGTTGTTGCCTCTTCGAGAGCCGCCTCAAGAGGATTAACAACCTCTGCTGGAGATTCTTCAGGAATCGGAAGGGTTGCATCTTCAACAACCAGCATCCGTGTACCACGTTCGCCATCAGCACTTTCTATGACATATTCGTCGCTCATTGATTACCTCCAAGGCCAGCAGCCTCTATAAATTCATTTGCAAGCGGACAGATCATTCCAATCTGGATATAAGCTAATTCGGCTATCATCCTTCTATCGCTTGAAAGTGAAATATCTCCCATCATAGCCTCTGCGCTCTCAAGAACCGTATCCGGGTCTCCTGATGCGTAGACTTTGGCAATATTCACACGTTCATCTTCATTAGAAACGTAAACGTATCTATTATCATCAGCCATTTTTTCTACCTCATTTGGTTGGTTACAAAGAATAATATAGCAAAGAAACGCCCCTACCCGAAGGTAGGGGATTAAATTACATTCCTGCAAGTTTCTTCAGTTCCACCTTAAGATCCACAAGAACCTTAGTGGTATACATCAGATAGAGGAAGTCAGGAACTTTGCGGTTCAAGACTGAGAACGGACTCAAACAGGCTTCAATGACGTTGCCATCTTCATAATCCGAAGTAGGACTGAGTTCGGTCGGAATCACCTCTCCAACCACGCTCTTTAGGGCCACTTCGTATGTGATCTTGTTGGCAACACCCATTTCTTCCATAACCTTAGTGTAGATCTTGATGAGCACTCCATCGAACGGCTCGCCATTGGCTTTGCTATTCTTCTGAGGTTCAAGATCACGTTTACGGAGGAACTGGTCTCCGCGAACATCCTTAAGGCGATCCTCTTTAGCCTTTACGGCTGCGATATACGCCTTTAGGAACTTCTGGAGACTCGGGCTGTATTCTTCAATCGGACGGTTGTAGAAGACTTCGATATCCACGATTGTTCCGTTGTACTTACTTGTCTTTGTATTCCTAGAAATGTTAGACAAGCTTTCAGCCAGAGTTTCGCCCATCTTGTCCATAGCCATAGACACGTCAACGCTGTCAAGATTCTCTTCAAACACAGCAAGGTTTTCAGAGGTTTTGATTTCCTGTCCAACCTTTACAAGACTGATAAGGTTAGTGGACGGACTCAGCGACAACGTAGTTTCCATCACCATAGAGCTCTTGAGTTTGTCAGCTAAACCTTGGTTGATGATCGAGCTGTCTTCAAGAGTCATGTCTCGACCGATGATAGCAACCTTGGCTAGCGTACCCTTCATGAGTTCGATGCCTTCGCCTTCATTAGTAAAGAAGTGCTTGTCATAAGCAAGGATTTCGCCCTTCTTGAACTTCTGTCCTTTCTTTACACAAGGTTCAAGGTCAATGTTAACAAAGAATCCATCAGGGCTACGACGGTACTTGGTGGCTAGGTCAAGAACACCTCTGGTTCCATCGCTGTAGCGAAGGTTGATAATGTTCTTGTCCTTCGGATCTTGTCCTTCGACAACTCCGTCCACCGGAGCCTTAAATGCGAATTCAGAGCTTACAAGATAAGGAATAGCCTTAAACACGCCAGAGCTCACAAGGCTAGTAGTCATGTGCTCAGTAGGCAACTGGTGACCAGATTGCCCCATACACATCATGGCTCTAGGAGGGTCAGCATGACGAAGCGTATAAGTGGCGGTTAGTTCGTCGATACCATACAAGTTTGTAGCATCAAGGTTTTCAGGATTCTCACAAGGACGGACATAGCCACGCTTAGAAGTGATTTGCGTGTTCATAGTCAGCCTTCGGTTCATGCCGGAGTTTCCATCAAAGGAGCTTCCGATTCCAAACACTCCAATTTGACTTTCGTCAAAGAAGCGAAGTTCTTCGGTACCTTGAGCATGCCCATAACCCGGAGCTCCCGGCCCACGATACACGCATTTTGCCATGTTCGTGCAGTCCTTAATAGGATTCAAGAGTGTAGAGTCTTCGAAGTTTGGACTCTCGTTGATTTCCATAAACAGAGCGTCACTTCGGACAGCCAAGGTTCCGGCAGTATCGCCACGAGAGCCACGACGGTATTTCTCAATCTGGCGAGCTACAAGCTTATACAGGAGGGCATTGATTGTTTCTAAGTTACGAATTCGATAGATACCCATTTCATAACGTGGATGGTACGCTGCGTCTTCCAATAGGTCATTGCAGTAAAGGAAGCTTCCAACAAGGTCGTTCGGAATATCATTATCCTTCAGAACATCAGCCGTGATCGGGTCAATGAACAACGTATAGAAGTTCTGAAGAGCCTTTCCGTATCGAGGAGTGACGTTGTCAATGAAGAACTGGTAATACCCTTCTCCATCTGCCGCAAAATCATGGAACGCAAAATCCTTCGTAGGGAGCTTGAAGATGCCGTTGACAAGCAAGTTCTTCTTAACACTGCTAGGATTAAAGTAGAACGTTCCATCCTTGAAAATAACCTTTTCAGTATGAGATTCAGGGATGTCATAGTTCTTGGATCCACCCTCTTTAGGCACGAACACATACTCAACTTCGTAGCGATCAAGGATAGGTTCAAGACCTTCCTTGAAACCAAGGAACACCAGAAGAGGAATATACGCATTGGACACTTCTAGCTTGGTATACGAGAAGGACTTTCCGCTATAGACTTCGGTATCAAGTACAGAAGTTAGAGCTGAAACTTTCTTGCCGTATTCATACAAGAGAGAAGCCAAGTCAGGAGCTATTTCGATGGGATCGTCATCCGGCGTAGACCCAGGAGTATACACCCCGTGAGCCATTCCTTCGAACAGCGGAACCTTTCCAAGCACCCCGACGAAGTGGTACTTGTCATCCGGAAAGGTTTCGGCATAGATCGAAAGATCCAGATCCAGATGATCCTTTACCGATTCAGCCATCTTGGAGCTGAATAGAATTTCAAGGTCACCCAGTTTTGCACGTACAATCTTCTTACTTAGTTCATAGAATTCCAGACTGGTAACTACCTTGGAGTTCGCTGCCAGAGAGCTTCCTAGAATGATATTGTAGCCGTGGCCGATAAGCTTCTTCTCATCCGAAAGCTTTTCAAAAGCCTTGATGATGCTAGCAGATCTTCGGTTGAAATTTCCCGTGCTACGGCTCAAGAAGATTTTATTGTAGCTAGTGTTGTATTGCACTACCAACTCACCACTTTGCATAATCTTCACGATTGGCATTAAGGCGATCTGGTTTGTCACTTGTCTCCGGTTGCCTTGAATGTACAAGTACCCATCTTGGTCGATCCTCGGCACGTCAATAGTCATGCTCTTAGGACGTTCACCAGCAATGTTGAACTTGATGGTCAAAGTATCCTTATATGTAGCTGGCGTCGAAGTGTTCTTGCGCTCGATGCTCTCTACATAAATAGGAATATCCTTGGCATTGGAAAATTGAGTAAAGATCCTGTACTGATCATACTCATAAAGGTCACGTAGGTACGAATCACGAAGAGAACGGCTGATGCTCTTGTTAACTTCGGGATTCAAAGCTGTGGTATGGTACTCCACAGGTTGCAGAGCGATAGACTCCAAGCTCTTTAGCTTTTCGCTAAGCTTAATACTCTTTCCATCGACGATCAAGTCAGCGGCTTCCTGCTTGGTTTCAAGCGTATCACGGACTTCAGCGGCCTTGCGGTTCTGAACGGACAGTAGTCTGGATGCGTTAAGGTCATTGGACAACCGCTTAATCTCAGAGTCAGATTCAATGACTTCGCTAATAGCCTTCAGCTCGTCAATAGTCTTATCGGCAGACAGCTCTTCAACACGGTTCTCAATCTCAAACATGAGCTCTCTCTGTTCGGCTGTAACCGGAATCGGAGACTTCAAGCCTTCAACCTTCTTAAGAGTATTGGCTTTAGCAGCTTCGATCAGCGGATGATCGGTGCTAATGTCCATTGTGAGGACATATGGGCCGATCTTGTCTCCACTCTTCTTAACAACAATCTGGAAATCAGAAGCCAAAGTGACCTTCTTAGTAGCTTTCCAAGCGGTTCCAGACTTTACGAAAGAGTCTCCCTGAAGTGGGGCTTCGACCCGATAGACCCATAGCTTTCCGTCGTATAGGGCCTTGGCCAAAGCCGGAGTCCCTTCATCCATAGTAATAATGATCTTTTTATCATTGATCACTACAGATGCATCAGGGTAATTGGCTTGACAATAAGCGGCGAAGGCATCGCCGATCGTCGTAAATGCTAGATGGTTCTTCTCAAGGACAGATTCCTTGAGGTTAGAGATAATGTACCCCTTAGTGGAAGACGGCAAAGTAGGTTGAATGCCTTCCTCAACATTCTCTTCGTCATAGTCTTCCTGTGTAAGTTGCTTACCAGTGGAAAGCTTGTGCATGATGCGCAACATCCACCTAAACTTTTCAAGACTCAAGGTAGTGATATCAGACGGAATTGGGAATGCCGTCAGCGTGTTCGGATCATAGAGAATCGTATCTCTTCCAGTCAACGGCCACAGAGCAGGATTCTTCTGAATGATAGCTTCTTTGGCCTTTAAATAAAACAAGGATCCAATGCAGAGGCCTTTAATGTTCTGGGCTTCGCTATCCCCAAATTCCTTTCCAAAAATTCGTCCATCAAGTACTGCATACTTGTGCTTGTAGATATCTGAAGATCCACGCTTCTTCAACAACTCGGTGACCATTCCAAAATTGCGAATGAAGGCCATCTTGTCCTTTGCGCCGGGAATGTTAAAGAGATAATTCAGCTCCTGCCATGCAGGATAAAATGTATTCTTGAGGCGGAGCACTCCAGTGTTAAGCGGAGTCAGAGTGATGTCTGTATTGGATTTGATTTCCTTATAAACTTCAAGACGCCCAGTCTGGATCAGCCTACGGAATGTCGGCTTATCCATGAATTTGTCCATATAGAAACTGCGAATGTGCTGAATTTCAAAGAGACGACTTTTGAGAAGTTCAAGAGTATGCTCTTGAGAGTCTGTAAACAGCAACACCGAGTTTTCGTACTGTTTGCGTTTGGTATCAAAGATGATATTCAAACCGCGAAACATCTTATACGGCTTGAGAACTGAAAACTTAGCTCGCATTGGTATTCCTTCGTTTAATTGCAATATGGAGTTTCACGAACAAGCTAGTAATAAAATCTCTATAGCCTTATTAAGGCTATAGAGATAAAGATTATTTGCTATTAGAAGAAGAAGTACGTTCCGTATACTCTGGACAGACTAGGACGTGCAGTGATGTTGCCAGTTGTACTAGATGTCTTCAGGTATACCTTGGTGTTAGTACTGCCACTGGAAGTATAATAACCTGAAACCCTAAAATAGATGGTAGCAGAATCAGATGCACTTACATAAACCTGATACTCTTGGTTCAAGAATTTCAGAGTAGCCATGAAGCAGCTGGAGGAGTAAGTACTCTGTATGTCTCTGGCTAAATTTATAGTGAGATCAAAAAAGGCTCTCCTACTAGTAGGCAAGGTAGTAATCTCACCAATTTCAACATAGTCAGAACCGACAGATACGCTGCTTGTGTTGCTTAACTTGTCTTGTCTTAGAGCATATCCTTCAGTGCTTCTAGTAATCAAGGAGCTTACTCTGAAGTCGCTGTCGCTATCGTATCTAGACAAGAACGGCCCGACTAGCTTGCTCATTATATCAGGAGTAATAAACGTTCCTGGTATCCAGGTATTGTTTACTGCCTGCAACACAGCCGTAGCACCAGCGTCTATGTTGAAACTATAGAAGTTGCTGTCACTACCGGGATCACCGTTGAAAGTCTTAGGAATCATTATATGCAAGCTATGACTTTCATTAGCGTTATTTATTATCATAATCTGGCCTTCTCTCAAAGGCTTGAAAAGATAATGGTATTCTCCATTTTCTTGATAACGCATATGGAATTCGCCATAGTCACCTGCCTGCTGATGGCTAAAATGACCAGTGCAGTTGTACACCAGATATCTTGCATACTCATCCCCGTCTCCCTGTGTTATCAAAGAAGCAACAGAGTAACTAGCGGAGTTATAAGAACGTGCTCTAGCAATAAATCTTTCAGGAGACAGCTCACGAACTTCCAAGTCTTCTACATACCCAGAGCTAGCCTTTAATCCAGAAAGATTTGCAGACAAGAGCCCAAGCTCTCCTTTGATTTTTTTGCGCTCGAAAGCAACATGACCCGAAGGATCGCTTGCATACTCCCATTCGTAAATTGTGCTGCCAGAAACCCCAATAGCACAAAGATTATGAATCGGAGCATAATCGCTAGGTATCTTTTTGTCGTTTATGAGATAATCATAACTGGTACCACTTGCATTTAAGATCCTTGTTAATTTTACACCAGCATTTGTTCCCCAGTTAGGAAGTCTTGTGCCTCTAATCCCGCCCGTGTTACTAATCGATAACAGCGATACGGTACCCTTAGACGAATTAATAGAGAGATCATAGATAACTTCCGCGTTAATAGAAACTCCAGCGATCGAAAGGACATTATCATCATCGCAATTAACAAATCTACGGCGAATAGCAAGTCCAGTAAACGAATTAATAGAATCAGAGTATCCTACGACCTTAGTATTAATTACTGTTTCTCCTCTAATGATATTATTGTATTGAGGATTCCAAGAGGCAGTAAAATTAATTTCTATGAAATCAAATAATTCGCTGGTGTCACTAGCACTACCAAACATTCTAGATGCAAAACGAAGTCTTCCATTGTAGAAGGAGATCATACCAGGCATTACATAATAATCAACGCCGCTTCTTAGAGTGAACGTACTAGCATACTTTTCCTCAAGTTCGTTGTTATCATTTAATTCAAAAGCTCTGATTCTTACCTTTCCATTTCCGGTATTTCCTTCGGCAAGGAATATCAATTCTACACCTTCATTAGTGCTGCTCGTATTATTGATGTAGCCAGTTTCCAGACCAAGGAATGTGTTAAAGCCACCTCCACCAATAATGCTAGACAGATTTATTTCGTCGTATACTAACGAGCCATTGCTATTTTCATAAAAGCCGTAGATCTTATTTCCAGATAAAACCGGAGTATAATAAGTCGTTCCAGCGCCTGTGTCACGAGTGTCAGCAAGAGCAAAGAAGTTAAAATACTTACCTTTTTTGAAGTTAGTATGACCAAAATAGGACAAGGCGCTTCCAGTTATGCTGTCGATAAACAAACTGTTAGAGCCATAGACAAGGTAGGTACCTCCTATATTGCCTCTGTGAGAAAATTGAGTGAAGACAATAGAATACTTGTCATTAGGCAAAACATTGTAATCTCTGAATTCCAAGTACGCATTTGTTTCGTCAAGAGTAATAGAGTCAGTTTTGATTCCGCTATCAGGAAGATCATCTTCTATAGAGTTCCTTATTTCACCGGATCCTTTGAAGGATATGCCCTTGAAAGCCTTGCCTATGTGATCTCCCTGTTCGGCAATAAAGCTTCCAGCATTTGCAATGATATTCCCACTTGTGGAGATAATATCCTTTACAACAGTCAAGGTTCTGTTGACAAACAATTCGCCAATTTCAGCAAGTTTTGTCTGAATCTTAGCAAAAGTACCTGCTATTGCACTTACAACAGTCGCAGCAGCAAAATACGAATTGCCAATCTCCTTCGGATATTCACGAATATTTACGAAAGAGTTCATTCCCGAGACAGTAAAATAAGTAATCGATTCAGAGATGCCCGATAACGGATACTGATTATCCGTTCTATCGGTTTTAGAATTGATACCGTAATGATTATTCTGTTTATAAGCCGAAGGAACTACAGAAGAAATCAAAGTAGCGTCTATATGATCTTCGTCATAATCTTCGGGTATGGCCACTTCATAGGTCATTATTCCGAAATACGGATAGCTCGTATAGATGAAAGAGAACTTGAATCCGACAATAACATTGTTGGCATTGTTTTCATTGTAGAGCGGAGAAATTCCAAGAATCTCCTTTTTATTGTAACTTACGCCTTCCAGCTGATCCACACGAATATCTATTACTCGTGTAATACCTTTATGATACAAAACTGCAAAAGTGGAATTCGAAAGGGTTGTCCTATTGTTTACCGTAGAACTGAAAATGGCGATTAGCGTCTCTTTACCAATCTGGTAAACCCAAGGCAGATCACCTCTATACGAAAGGCTGGTAATAGTTGCAGAGAATTCAGTCAAAGGTGTAAAGGAACTGTCAAAAATACGATCGCCCATTCTTTTTACAAGAATTACCTTGAATTCATTAGAATTCTCGCCACAGACAATCGCACAGTTGCTGTTTCCATTTTCAAGATCTTTATCAAAGTATCCTCTAGGAGCAATGTACTTGGGATGCAGAGAATTCGGAACGTCCACATAGCTGTAATCGTCGATGGCTACTTTCGCCATTCCAGTTGAAATGTTCTCCCTTAGGAAGAACAATTCAAATTCAGAAATATCAACAAATTCGGCACTGTGAGACGCCGAGATAAATCCAATAGAATTGCTTTCAGGATCTATAGAGATACAGAAAAGGTCTCTGTTGGACGTAAGCACGTTGATGACAATGATACTACTTCCACTAGCAGAACCTACACCCAAAGCAATAGGATGGCGGTTATTAGCTGCGCCAATATTGCTTCCACCTGTATAGTCTGCAAGGCTAATAGACAGCCAAGTCTGACCAACAACAGTAGTGCTTTCTGGTTTGCTACGGTAATCTAGGAAACGAATCAGGCCGCTGTCATAACCCAGAATAGTGCCTGCATGATTGTCAAGATGCAGAGCTACCGTCGGATAGTTTTCATCTCTGAACGAGAATTTCTTGTTCCGGATTAGATCTTCATCATGATGATCATCGTGCTTAAAGCGCTTATAATTCAATACGCCGTCTATTCCTCTTTTATGAAGGAACAGATCACCATTGTCATCTTGGAAAACTTCGTTAACCCTCGGAAGATCCGGGTCAGTGGTTCTAGATTGGTTGGAATTAGATCCAGCCGGACCATAGGGACTACTGACTACGTCATCCTTGGCCCATAGAATTGGTTTAAAACGAAATCTAGACATGATTTGTCCTTGTTTGAATGTTAGAAATTAAATATTCTGATCGGGTACATCGAGAACCTCACCAGTGATAGTAGGTTCAGACGGGTCGATGTTGATACTGCGGAAGCCTTCGTTCGAAAGATTACGGTTAGCATCAAGAACCACATCGTCTTCGAAGGAATTACCAGACAGCGGATCGTCCGTATATCCATGATGTGCGATATAAGTGTTGAGCGCACCATATTCCAAGCTAGAGCTGGTATTAATCCATCTTGCAAAGCCTAAGAAGTTGTCTCCGGCGAGAGTTTGCTTTGTTTCTTCTTCAGTCCAGCTTAAGCCGGTTGTATAGCTCACAAAGTCTCGCATCCTGTCATTGACATAAGACTCTTGAGCACTGCCCGGAGTTATAGCTGCTATGGAGAAGAAGTATTTGAACATCTTGTCAAAATTGCCTTCTTCCCTCGAAAGCGTATCCGAAATCTCTGTGATCTTAGGGATACACATGTCCAAGAAGATATGGAATTCCATATCTTGCAAGTTTTCGAATTTGCTGTTAGACACAAAGATTCGGTCACCAGCCACCCGATATTCGTAAGAGGCAGTAGGGATGTATCTTCCGTTTTGGAAATGAAGAATAGCCGTATCAGCTAATGCTCCGACTGGGAACATCTTGAATGCCCCGTAGTTAAGTGCAGCATTAACCTCAAAATCATCGGAAGAATTCTTCAGACGGAATAGCACAGACTTTTCGCTTAGGTTTCCTGGATATACCTGTCTATCTGCCGGATAAACCGGGTCTGTACCTTGCTCAGGAGGCATCGGCCCAATATATCTTTCCAGAATACCGTCGCATTCATAGACAGTAGAAGGACTTCCAAAGGCAACAGGAGAACAGCCTCGCTGTGCTGTCAGAACGACGTTAATGGTATACTCTGCACCAGCAAGCGGAAGAGGGAACATTGGATCGTCATCCGTGTATTCATCATTTCCAGCTGTAGGAGCTGCACTGTGACCCGGAAGACGGCGCATCTTGATGTGCTGTCCGCCAGAGATACTAGAAGAGGATCCTTCCTCTACCGTGTAGTCAATGTACGGAACCATTTTTACGCCATCAATCCACATCATTACATCTGGAGTTTTAGCTAACAGACACGGAACACCATCCACCGGAAGCGGCGTTGATCCGCTGATAGAAGATACCCAATCATAAGAAGTTAGAGGAATGGCATACAAGCCATGATCTTCATCAAAGAGCTTTAGACGTCTAAGAGCTTGGCCATATACATCATTATCGCCGATACTGGTGATTGAATACTTGCCATTCTGGTTATGCTTTAACCTCAACTGACAGCGGAAGGTCTTTTCACGATTTTGGGCGAAGAACTGCGAGCCTTCAGGAAGGAATCTAGGCATAAAGGTTACTGTGCAGTCTCCATTGGCGTAGAACGACTGGTAGTTATCAATGATCTTCAGCTGAAGACCTTTTACACCTTCAGAATAATCTTCCAGAGCAAACTGAATGCCATCTTCGTTTACACTCGGAGTGTAGGCTTCTTTGTCTATAGCTATAGAATACACGAATTTAGATCTATCGCGCAAAATCCTAGCTATTTCCTTGTAGATGTTCCGAAGGTTATTTAGACCGCCATAGTTTCCGCTGAAGCTCAATCCAGAAGCTTCGCTATCGAGAAAATCCTCTACAGAAGAATGATTAGCTTCATAGTCCTCCAGGAACTCTGCATATTCTTCTAGGTCTATCTTCACGAACAGACCATGTTCGAAGTTACTGTCAGTTCTGTAATAAGAAATCCACCTTGAGATATCATAGGCCGACATTCCGGTAGGAGGATTGTTTATTAGAATTCCAATCTTCTTAGGAATCTTATTAGTGTCTTGTCTAGTCCTGCAATTATCAGAGAAGTAATCACTGTCGGTGTTATTGCCTTCGATAATCGATACGGACGGAGCAGCCGTAAAATTCGGCTGAGTCATAACTACACCGACAACATGGAAATTCTTTGAGGACGTGTAGCTGTTCTCGCAGGTAGTATCTCGCTCATCATCGGCTTGAGAATCATAGCGAAGATGTCTAAAGGCGATGTACAGCACTCCGTCTGCTACCATCATGAAGGCTTTATCTTCAGAGGAGTTACTTACAGAAAATCCCGTTGGAGATCCAGCCAAGAAACCGTTTTCGTCGAAGATAAGAATCTTCTGATCTTCGTCAAAGTTACGGCTGATTCTTACACCACGATAATTTTTTACGATAACGATCCTAAATTTGTCATCGCCACCTTGAGTAGCAGCACTACCAAACTTGGCTTCGCACATCCCCAAGAATTTAGTACCGCGCCTTGTACTCCTAAGCTCTTCAATATTTTCAACAGCTGCAATATTTTCGCATTTAAATAGCAAAGAATATTTAGCTAAAAGCTCAGACATCTGGGTATCATAGTCAAGGCACTTTGTCACCTCAGCCGGAGCAGCTGTATCAAAGATATTCGGAATGTAGCGCTGCCTTTCCGAAATGTAATTAGGTTTTTGGTTCGCCATTATAATTTCCTTGGATTAGATCATGGTCAAAGTGCATAGAAAGATCGTTAACACCTTGTAACATTGCTTCATACTTATGGAGGAGATTGGACTCCATATAAATTCCAACACGATAGATGTAATTCGGTCGTGGATCATCGACGCTTAGGGTCTTTGTCCTAAAGTCAAAGTGGAAGCTTTGAGGATTCAACTCGGCTTCGTCACGCCAAAGCCTGAAGATGCAAGCGTCAGTTAGGATATCCTGACGATGATTTCTCATAGCGTCTGTGATAAACGCATCGATATCTTTAGGCAGAATTCCGCCTAGTTCAAGGGTATCCACCAGCTTATCAGGCTCGACTACAAAATTCTGCTTGAACACGAGTCTCTTACTAGTTCCGGGAATGTTCGGAGGTAAGACAGCCATTACTGCGTAATTGAGCATTACGCCCTTACCAGTAAATCCGGAACTAGTGAACGGAGATATATTTGCAGTCTCTCCGGTATCTCTAAGATTTCCGTGGTCATCAAGGATCGGAAGTTCCGTTAAGACTTTCCACAACTTCGGATACGACAGCTGAGCTGTCATTTCAAATTGAATTTTGGTGTCATCCTGCACACGGTTGCGCTTGTTGGCTTCTACGTCAGGTAACTTCTCGCATCTGCATAGGATGTTAGAAGTCATCAAAAATGCGACAATCTTTTTGCCATTATCACGACGGAGCTTGATGTCCAGAGGAAACTTGGTACTATGCTTCAAGAGATCAATGTAAACTTCTACGTCATCTGCCTTATTGAGATCGAACCCAATATCAGCAGCACTTCTAGCCAAAATCGTTACAGGAATTTCGATCAGGAGCGGAGCACTTTCAATGTAGAAATAGTTTTCAGGGAAGATACGGGTATTTAGCATACCCACGATATCCATAGCCTGAATTTCAGTCTCTACACGAATGCCAATAGTGAAATTGCACTTCCAGTATTCAAGCAAAAAAGAAATGCGTTGCATGTACTCCGGGATTGTAGCCAGAGTATAATAATGCGAGTCCGGGCCTAGATTCTCATAATAGAATGGAGACGGATTCTGAAGAGCCCCACCAATGATATCATTCTGAAACTGCATCCTCGGACGAATGGCCAAGGCTGGATTGCTCTTGCGGTACTTATGAAGCATCTCCTCTTCGCCTTCATTGTCGTCTACAGACGGAAGGCCACTGGTGATCCTGATATACTTGAAAAATCCTTCAGGAAACTGCATCTGTATCCAACGGCGAACTTCTCCAGTTACAGCGCTAAGGATAGCGCTCGAACTTACGTTCGCCTGCTTAAATGATACCTTTTGTGATGTTTGCATAATATACCTTTAGCTAATAGAGAGTTTTGAAGCTATAAACTTATAAAAAATCCCTATGCCTCGCAGCATAGGGATTAGCAACGCTAAATTTTAGAATTTGAAGCACATTGAACGGACGACATTAATCACATCGCCGATATAGCTCTTGATGCCTTCGTCGTCAATATCCTTGGCAATCTTGTTCATCATAAGGATAAACTTCTTGCCCTTAGCAGTTGCCCTTTCAGCAGAGAAACTGCTTTCCAGCTTCGGATAGTCTTCCTTAGCATATTCGCCATTTTCAAACTCGTATGCCTCCAGAAGGCCATCAAGAGGTTCTTTAAGATCATCATAAGCTTTTTCAGTAGCCAAGTGGAATCTTCCCTTGGTATTCACATGCCAAATCTGGATTTGCTGCTGAAAATCTTGAATGATGTTTAGAACCCTACGGAAGGTATCTTTGTTCAAACCTTCTTCTTCGGTTTCCTTAGGTTTTTCTTCACTGAACAAATCTTCGCCGTTCATAATTCTTCCTTTGTTAACAATCCAGAGTTGAGTGGAAGTCCAGCCATCTTGAACCATTTATTGAACTTTAACAAAGGAGTAACATGAATTATACAAAATTCTTTGATTGTGAGTTGGCTTCAGAAATACCTGTAGAAGAGGAAGATCTTTCAAACAAGGATATCGGCTTAGCCATTGACGAAGCTCATAATGCCAAGGTTCAGGAATTGCTCGACGAAGGCAAGGATCCGAGCTTATTGCCAGATCGGATCTATCGAAATGAGGATGATTATCCGTCCAAAGCTTTCTGCTTTACTGGTAATGGTTTGTACTTTTCCGGAACGATGTGCTGGAGTGGATATCTTGATGAATGGGGAGTCTGCCATTTGTCTTATCCCGGATGGGCTTCTGGCGAATTTGTCGGAGAAGGCGTAAAGGCAGCTTTGGAAGGCATCAAGGAAACCATCAAGAAAAATCCGGCTTTGGCCAAAGAAAAACACCTGTGCTTCTACGGATCTATTACCGCTGAAGGCAAGTTTGTTTTCTAAAAAATAAAATCCCTAGGGCGAACCTAGGGATAAATTTTTGTACTAGACTTTATCATTAAATCTGTACACTTTTACGTTGTGCTTTTCCATGTTGATTTCTAGCATGTCAAGATTCGCAAATGAAAATCCTTTACTGTTTATGACTTCGTATGGGCTAATATCTCTGTTGCCAGTCATGAAGTGATACATATAACGGATAAACATTCCGTGGCTGATCCCAATGATAATATCCGGAGAGGTCAGTTGACAAGTCTTCAAGAAGTTATCGGCTTGATAGCCCATGTCAAATGAGCTAAAATGCACCATACTTTCAAACTCAATCTGAGACACTTCCCAAAATTTCTTGGAACCTAGACCACAACAGTCAAATTCCTTTAGTTCGTCGCACTTTAACGGCTCCAGGGTCGGAAACAGCAGCTGCGCAGTTTGTCGGCATCTGTAAGCCGGACTGATGTACAACCGTCTTTTTCCATCTGGAATATTGTCTCCAATATTGTCATGCCATCTCTGCAAGTCTTTCTGATTAACATCAAGGATGGGTTCATCCCCATAATTTTGCCGAATAGATCCCGTGAGATTGGCTTCGGTAGGAGCATGTCGAATCAAAAATATCTGCTTTCCCATTATTTAACGTCCTTCAAGAGATTCATAATGATTCTAAGTTGCCCAAGCAAATTATAACCTTCAAGGTTACACCAATCATCCTTATGAGGCTTCAAGTATGCACCCATAGATCCAAATTGCTTTTCAAGAACAATATTGATACTTGCTTCCTTGTTCAATTCATTGACAATGGATTCAAGCCTAGCAAATTGTTCGTCTGTCATATTTACCTTCTTTCTGGTTGAGACATGAATAAAACGGACTGTTATCAGGTCGATAACAGCCCATGCACAGAAACCCAAGACCAAACCCATCTAGGTTCCTGGCTTTGTAAATTTCTTCGGATTTTTGAATTCTTCTCGAGCCTTGGCCTCGTTCTTGTAACGGAAAGTCATTCTTCCTCTATTCAAGTCATAAGGACTAAGCTCTACCTTAACGTAGTCATCCGGCAGGACTCGGATCTTAAACCTGCGCAGATCACCCGAAATGTAACCGATCAGTTCATGCCCATTATCGAGCTTGATCTTAAATTTGTCTCCACCAAGGACTTCAGTTACTAGCCCAAGAACTTGGATCGGCTCTTCTTTCTTATGTTGATTTGCCTTTGAAAGGTGTTTATCGAACTTTTTCCCCATAAGCCTACATGATTAAGGTTTGCAAGCCAAGGAGGTAATCCTTGCTGAAACCTAGGTTAGAGTTAAACTTTCCGTCATCAAAGCTGAACAACAAATTCTGTGGGCTCAGCTTCTTAAAGCTCTGATCGTACTTTTCCATGAGAATCAAGAACAGATTAAGTACATCCATTGTGTTCAATACGAGTCGTTAATTCGTATTCGCTTTCGCAGCTACAAATTTCTTTGTAGATCAGACTATATCTTCACTCTTATTTAGAAGAGGCGCTCCATTTCGGGCTCACTTGAGTCCTACTCCCTTGCGGGATAGTCGTTGAACCTTGAATGCTAATCTATTAGCAAACCTTGGCTGCTGATTGCCCAATCTTAAAGATTTTTACCGTTGTAGCGGTACTTTAAGCTCTAAGGGTGTTCCAGCAATTAAGAGCGTTTTAAGACAGCCATATACTTCTTCGCTATATTTGAAGCATTCGGTAAACCCAGAAAATTTCTTTTTAGGTTCTTCCTTGTGCGATGCAAAAAGATTCAATATGTATCTTTCAATTCTTCGTGCAGTTTTTTCATCGGTATAATTAGACATAAAGGTTTCGTCGATATGAAATCCTCTATAATTATTTCGCATTCTATGTCCTGTGCGATCTATTCCTATCTTAATAAGTTTTTGATCATCGGAAGACATTACTCGCAGATAGACACGAAATATTTTTTCTACAATACCTTTTCTGCAAAATGGACATCCGTAACCCTGTTGAAAGTCATTCGGCCTACAGAGAAACTTTTGCCCACATGCTTTATGAAGAATTTCTATTTTTTCTTTGTTATCCTTATGATATTTACCAAGCCATTTATATTGCTTACCATCTTTTCTTTGCTTTAATAATGAAGCGAGATAATTGGCTTTTGGTTTATTCAAATGTACTAACCTTCTTTTGGCAGCACATTCAGGACAACCTGTTCGACTTGTAATATCAGCGTTGACAATGTTAAGTACCTTGGCATTCCACTGATGACCACAAGTTTTACATTTAAAGTCGGTTCTTCCCATTGAAGATCCAGGATAACTTCCTACTACCTCAATAGTACCGATTTCCTTAATTCTTTTATAGAATTCTTCTTCAGAAAGTTTAACGGCCATATTAACCTCAAAATTACAATTTAATGTTATTTTTAGAAGTTGTAATGGCAGTTTATCTTCAAAATGCACAAATATTCAATAAATACAATGATTCTTCTAAGCTGCTATAGCAAATAACCAACCGTCGTAATCCCCGTTTAAGAACTTCAAGACATTATTACGAATAGACATGGTTTTGTCGCTGATGTCTCTCTTAATGTGGGTTATGCGCATTCGCAAGATACTTCCTACCGAGATAGTCGGATTTCGGTTCAGGAGTACAGGACGACCGCCTTCGATACGTTCGTTTAAGAAGGTGTAAATATCCTCATCAAAGACATTGATCGCCTTCATGAATCTTACCATTGCATCGAAGTACGAGATTCCATATTTTGTTCTCAGGTAATTCAAGATTTCGAGCTTGAACAATTCCAAACCTACCACATACGGTACATGGATTTCGTCCACTTCGGTTCCAACTGAAAGTGGCGTAATCACACATCGGGTACTGAAATTGAGACGAGACCCTAATACCGTGTTTCGGATGAGTCCCTTTTTGCCATTTAGAGCCAGAATCACACTGTTGTCAACTTCTTCTAGGATCTCTTGGATCTTGTTGACATAAGGATTTTCGCTTAGTGGAGTTCTGTCTCTTCCAAGGCTTTTTAGACCTGCAACCAGTTTGATAATCTGTTGATAGAATTGGTTGACTTGGTCTGAAATGACTTTATCTCCGATAATTACAACTGGCCTCAATCTCGGACTGTATACCGGGATCTTGGAGATAAAGAGTAAATTCCTGTACTTCCTCAAGAAGTTATAGACTTCAATCTTTTCGTCCTTCCTGATTCCGTGATAGACTTCAAGGATACTATCAAAATTAGCGATGAAGTCGGTGACTCCCATTCCAATACATTCTGGGAGCGGATCCTTAGATTTCTTAGATGGATCCTCTTCAGTTAGCTTTGCATTGCCATCCACATCGATTTCGATACGGTCATACAGATACCGCTTTAACCTTGTGACGCCAATATAGCTCTGAATGAACCCCATAAATCTGGGGTTAATGACTTTGTGGTCTCCAAGATCTATCCATCCCATTCGTGAGATGATTGCCTGTTTTGCATAGACCCTAGTTCCACATTCTGTACACAGCATACCTTCAGTAATTCTTCCGTGGACTTTTCCGCATTTACATGCGTACTCAAGATCATCCCCGTTTAGAGAACCAAAGATCTTTTCGCTATATACACCGTTATCGGTAAACTGTCTATCCTTATCCATAATTTCTGCATTAGAAATTACACGATTTGGATCAAACAATTTGTCTATATCAATGGGTACTATTCTCATAGTGTTCCTTTTTGAATTTGACAGATCTAATTTATAAATCTATCTAAATTTTATATATTTTTATTAATAAAATTATAGATTTTAAAATTAGACAATTAAAATGTTACTACTATCTATTTCTATACTAAAAATATCTTATTTAATTGCGCGAAAAGAATTTAGCAGGTTTTGGAATTCTCACCTAGGTGCTGAAGCTCAGCTGCCCCAAACACTTAAATGACACAACGATGGAGAATCCATATGCAAAAATATCTTATATTCGTTGGTGCGTCAGGAACTGGCAAAAGCACCGTAAAGAACATTCTCACGCAGTTTGCCCCGATGACATTTGTCAATGTGGAGCAGTACACTACCCGAAAGCGCCGGGATCGTGAATCGCCGTCAGCATACAAATTTGTATCTGAAGAACAGTTCGCCGAAGAACAGAGCAAGCTGATTGGCTGCTGCACCATTAATGGCAAGCACTATGGTAGTATTCCTACTCCGATGTTCGATACCCGCACAGGAATCATTGTCTTGAACAATGAAGGGCTGGATGACTTCATCGCTAAGATTGACCGTTCCAAGGTCACTTACAAGATTGTGGGTATCCATAGGTCTCTCGAAGAGGCTCTGAAAGTTCGTGGCGAAGAACGCTCTGAAGAGTATATCCGCAACGAGTTTGAAATCTACAAGCGTGCAGAATACGTCTTTGAAAATGACTACGAAAAGATTGCAATGAAGTCTTTAGTAGACATGTTCTCTCGTTTCGACAAGCTGATGTCTCTTGAAAGCGAACTGAAAGATACGGACGAATGGCTCCGGACTCACCTTACAACTCTCCCAGCTTAGTATGATTTCCAATGATTTGGCCATGAAGGCCACTTTTCAACATCCAGATTTGAACCTTGTTTACGGACTGGGCAATCGTGTAATTCGTGAATACGATATGCGAAGTGCAGGATTGTCCGTGATCCGTGAATACGGGCTTCTCTCTAAATCAGATATCCGCAGACTTGAGGATATGGAAAAGGAAGAGAGAAACATCATTGTTGGCAAGATTAGAGCTTTAGATGCTGACTGGAGTAAATTACTCACCAGTAAGATTCGATCGACTATGGCAGAATTTATGAGACTGAACGGAGTCGAAGATGATACTCTGATTTCAATCAACAATGACGCCATTACGGTTATCGAAGATAGAGTCAAGAAGCCTGTCTTGGAAATGGGATCTATCAAATTTAGATGTGACGGAGAATTCTCTGCACTGGCGGTGGTAAACCGTATCCAGATCTTCCTAAACAAGGGAGGAAAGGATCTTACCATTCGAGGAATTGGTGAGCATGGCAGGGAGTACAGCTCCGTCGGAGTTGGAAAGAAACTTCTAGAATGGCTCAGATTATTGGAGGTTGGAACAGATCCTCTGGATATTCTGAAGAAGGTTCAGAAGTTCCGTACAGAATTGATAGAGCATACTGCTCCTCAAGATATGTACAGAAGTCTTCGAACTGGACTTATGACTCTGACCGGAACTCCAAGCAAGTTTAGTCGGGTACGATTGGATTTGCCATTTGATGATCCGGCTTGGGAGGATCTATTGGATCCAACAGAAAATCTAGTGGATATTGTGATTCCGTTTGGAAATCTCTTGATTGATAAGTCTAGAGCGGCCTAACTTAAAATTGAGCGAAGTATGGCGCTATCTTCGCTTTATCTTTCTCGTATTGTTGTTCCATATACTCCTTCTGATGATTAAGTTGAATAATCCTCTTGGTTTCGGCCAAGAGGATTATTTTCCCTAACCAAGTGGTTAGGGAAATTTGTTTATACTTCGATTTTTCCACGGATCTCACGAATCTTCTGTTTATTAAGTTTAATGACACTTTCTTCCACAGCGAACAGCAAAAGATGAACATATGAGGTAAGATTTTCTATGTTCCCGAAGTAGATCATCAGTAAGGCCATGTATTCTCTGCTGACCATTCCAAGAATATTGGTGACCAGTGTTACCATGTCTTCTTGGAAGTCACTCTCGCCACGGACAATGGCCCCCTTGTGGAGCTCTTCATAGACTGCCTTGACTTCCTTGACATACTTGTCTGAGACCCTAGCTGTAATGTCTACGAGCAGGGTTAGGTCACGATCCTGATTGTATCCGTTCTTGAGGACGTACTGATGAGCATAATTATCGATACCCCTCTGGATCTTCCGTTCTTTTCTGGCTTGGAGCCATTCTTTAAATCGTTTAAACATAGGTTTCCTTGGTTAGGTGCAATTATCTGTTCGATAATAAAAAAGAAGCCATCGCTGGCTTCCTTTTTTAAATTACAGTAGCTCTCTAGCAATCTTTGCAGCTGGTTTAAGATAAGAGCATAATTCATGGTTTTCTACTCTATTGATGGAATTGATTACTGACAACGGATCCGTAGGAACGGTTCGACCAAGGACTTTGATTACAAAATCTTCCATAGTCAAGTCGATATTCATTTCTTCTTCAGAGAAACAAGTCTTCATGAAATGTACGATTTCTTTAAACCCTTCTGTCCAGGTCTTTAGATCTTCAAGATCGCTGCTAAGCTTTTCAATAATCGAATTCGGAGAAAGCAGCATTTTGCTATCTCCAGCGCCGAAAAGATGTAGGCGGAAATCTTTGCCAAATCCGCTATCTTTAGAGATATCTAGCTCTTTAGAAGGAGAGCTCAAGAATGATTCATTGATGCCATCTTTGTGAAGAGACAGACCATTGTCGAGGAACATAGCACACCGAATAATCAGAGATAGCCATGCCTCGTTAGTAAGGTTTGAATCTCCCTTGACAGCTTCACGGATCCTCTTTTCAATCAGATTTAGGTGGCTACAGTCCTGACGAATCTGAAGGAAATTTTCAGCTTGTTCATAAGCACCCCTCCTATAAGATTTCAGGCGTTGTGTAACTTCTAGTTTATCGTGGTACTTCAAGAAGTCCATACTCAGTCTGTATATCTTTGGAATAGCTTTGGAGTCCATCGGAACGCCGTCTTTGTATATGGTATCAACCTCCAATTCCTTAGAGAATGGAGGACAGCTGCTTTTGATATCTTTTTCAAGACGAAGCTTAATTCTAAACGGCAAGATGAATCGACCCACATGCTGATCATTAATAGAACCAAGCTCTTCTGACATTTTGTCAAACATAAAGATATTTATTAGACTTCTAGGATCTTCTATATACTGGTTGTGCACGAAGAGCTTATAAGTCATGCCTATGAAACTGACTTCTGCATAGCGGTCAACAAACTTGTGATGAGATCTATGATTTTGCTCAACCTTTGGATCCTTAAATTTATTATAGCCAAACATTTCTAGCAGAATTTGATCTGGGTTTTCCTTTTGGAAGTATTCTTCGGTCTTCTTCTTTATAGTCTCTTCCAGATCCGGGTCGTTGAAGGCCTTTGAATCTGATACCATCACATAAGTCAGTCCTACATAGTCGAAGTCAATGATATCTTTGTATCCAGACCGGATGATAGGATCTAAAAATTCTTCAATGGGCATATTTTCCGGTTTGTACTTAAACAGGAACTCTCGGAAGGCTTCATACCCGAAAAAGTCAATAGAACACGGAAGTTCGTCCTTATGTTTATATTTGTAGTCGTTATCGAATACAATAATAGTCTTGTATTCGTCAGAAAATTCTTTAGGAATAAGTTTGCCTTTTAATTGATAGCATGGATGGCGACCAAACGATGCCAATTCCTTAGATTTGAAGATATAAAGATTAAGGTCGCATCCGTCGTTGCCGAGTCCGTTGTTTATGATTAAATCGAATAGATCAGAAATAGTTGTTGGCATATTTTCCTCTTATTGGTATTATTCTCCTTTTAAAATATATGCGCTATATTAAATTGTGTCTAACCAAAGAGGAAACTATGAAAATACCAACTGAAGCAGAAATCCAAAGTACCAAGGACAAATATCTTGGTAAGACCATTAAGATCATCGAAATGAAAGGAGAACCTAAGTACAGTGGAAAGACTGGAGTTTGCGATCATGTGGATGACTTGTGCCAGCTTAGCGGATCTTGGGGTGGACTAAGGTTACAGCCGGAAAATGGCAACTTCGTCGTTGTAGAATAAGTGGAAGTTTAGATAGATTGAACAAGGAATTGTAATCATAATTCAACAATTTCTTAATCATCAAAAGGACTTACCATCATGTCAGCAATCACTCAATACATCTTGCCCTTTGGGGCTTTTGAGCACACAGATGCCGATCCTCAAGGGTCGTACTCCAGAGTTTGCGATCCGGCTACAGCTAAGATTGAAGTTATAGAGAATCTTAACTATCGAGCAGACATCTTAGACGAAAATCCGGATCTTGAAGGATACATTAAATTTGATTTTCATGAAGGAATCTTCATCTTTGATAAAATCAAAAATAGGTATCATACCATGATACTTGATCCTGTTCAGGCTAAGGCATTCTTCCGAGTGGTTTCAGATTATGCCAAGATTCCAGAATTTCCGAAGGATGTTCTTGAGCTTCGTTTTGATTTTGCTGATTTTGTGCTGATTGTCAATCCTCACCAGTACAACAAGCACGATAGGCTAAATACTGCAAAAATCTATGTTCCGGATAGAGATATCACCTTTGGGTTTGATTCGCAGCTCTGGAAATGGATTATGGACTTTGCAACAGTAATGGCCACAGCTTCGAGCTATATGTTTGAATATGGCGAGAAGAAGATAAATCTGTCTTAATTTAACTCGGGATACTTCGGTATCCCGATTGGAGTTTTATGTTTCGCACTGTTGGAACGATCAAGTTTATAATCGGAAATGATGTTTGGATAAATCCCGACTTGAGATATTTATTTGTTAGCCCTAAGGCGAATGATAACCTTATAATTCTTGATAACAACGAGGACTACCGCATAAAGATGAAGTCGGTATCTAAAGAATTTAAACTCAATGCTAACCAAGAAGATATCAATATTTTGAAGCATCTTGGCGGCTATCGACAGCTAGAATTCGATATTGACGATAACCTTACAGATATTAAGGCTGTATACTATTCAGACCTGGGAGCAAAATAATGGAAATCTTTACGCACTATCGAACAGCATTTAGGCTGCTCAAGCTAAGCCTAGATGGAAATGAACCTGAGTTTAATATCTTGCCTATAGATCGAGTTCTGAAGAGTGTGTCAATATTCTCTCTTGGAATGGATCAGATGCACAAGTCTATCAGGGGATTTGTAGCAATTCCCTTGAACGAGTGCGATTTCACTTCTGTAGTTCTTAACAAGGTGGATCTGTCTTGTCCTAATGATGAATTTATGAGAGACATATTCAAGCCAGACGGAAGTAATTTTAATTTCAAAGGTCTGCCGATTGGCTTAGAGCTGGATGACCACTTCAAACCATACGCCATTACCCCAGACGGAGCTGGATCGGTCACAAACATTTTCTTTAGTGTCATATCGAGATTCTTCGGAGATCCAAAAGCTGAATCTTCAAAGTATAATAATCAAAATGTGCAGATCCTTATGGCTCTAATGTTGTTGTGCAAACTCCTTGGAATCAAGGGTTATACGACAGCCAAAGATAGTATTCTGGTTTGCATCACCAAGAAGCTTAGCGGCAACTGGAAGGCGAAGAACTACAAGGACTTCATTATCAAATTCTTTAATGAGGTCTTTGACGAAAAACTCTTGAAGACAAAGTCTGGAGAGGTGTACTTGTACCATCCAGAAATGATCAACAGCATGTTTCATTACATAGATAGCCCAGACAAACGCAAAATGTTATTTGAGTTTGTTGTGACTCTCGAAATTATGTACGAAAGCTACGGTTCCGTATTTCCTGAGAATATTGTAAATATAAAGATTGACTATCACAATAAGCTGATTACTTCGCTTAAGAGCAATGCTGTAATGCTAAGCGAAATTCTTGCGCTAGATGCGCCAGATCAATCTGCAATCTCTGATGTCAAACGGGCGCTTCTCAACTCCTAATTAACAAAGGAAGATCTATGCCTATTAATGCTTCGACTCGTAAAAAGATGGAAGACCTGATTTATGGTGTTCTAGACCGTCTAGACAAGACTGGGGCGAACACCAAGAAATACAGAGACCAATTTCGCAAGATGAGCGACAAGGCCTTTAGCGATTACATGACAAAATTCCTAAAGGATCCGGACACTAATTTCAGGATCGAAGTCTTGCCGTTCAAGAATGAGCCGGAGTTTTCTGACATTGAATCTGCTGCAAAATTTCTTGGAATTCCCCTTGAAGAGTATGTGTACTGGCATGATGAAACTGCTAATGGCAAGCCAGTACGGTCGTATACCAAGGTTCCGGTTGGATACATTCAGATCAAACGTCTTCAACAGACGGTATCCCACAAGACTGGTATGTCTTTTGACATCAAGGAACGTAATGCCATCACGAACCAAGTCACGGGCGGATCTAAAACGGCTCGTAACTCCGACGTGGAAACTTACGCCTTGCTGCTTGAAGGAAATGATAACACTCTGAAGGAGTTCCTTGGGCCTAGAGCTGACAATGCTGGCCAGAAGCGAGCGATGTACAATACCATTGCTCGTGATGGTTATGTTCGTCTGAAAGACATTCAGGCAAATGACAGCGTCTTTGAGAAGAGTACACTCAACACGTTTGACGTATTCCTCATGGGTGCCGGACTGAAGTCTGACCTTGTGACAGATGGAAGCAGACTTCCTGTAAGCCTTAAGGGCGGTCTAGACTAATCTCATCCTGCGTATCTTAGGAAAGAGCGTTGGATCCAAATATTAAGCATTTAATAAATAGTGACAAATCCTAAAACCACGGGCGTGCCGAGAGGCACGCCTATTTTATTTCGGAGGAAATATGGGCATCATCAAATCCCTTCTTATGAAAATCGGTTTAATCTCGAGGCCGATGATAAGGCCTGAGTCATGGATTATTATAGATGATTCTTCCACGGATGGCTACAAGTATGTTAGCTACTTCGGCCAAATCTTTGGACTAGAGTACAGTCGTAAAGATTCGAAGTTCTTTACAGAAGAAAAAGCTAGAGAGCTAGTTAAGGAACTTTACCAAAAGACTGGCCATAATTATCACACTGAACCTTTCTACCATCCGTCAAATCAGATTATCTCAGCAGGTATGGTATGATAGATCCTAAATATATTGGCCATCCCTTAGATATTAGATACGAATTTAAAGAAGAATTCAAGAAGCAAATAGAGCTAGAAACAACCAGCACAGTTTACCCGCATTTCTCTCTAATTTCTGGAATGTCTTATTCTCATTCTTTGGATCTTCGTATCCGCCACAAAGATTCATGCGAAGTGCTCGCTCAACAAATTATCCCAATTAGCTTCAACCTACTCAAGGAGAAATCGCCATATGAATATTGATCACGCCGATATCGTGGTTAATCATTCTTGCAATATGAACTGCAAGTTCTGTGTAGATGCTTTTCGTGGTTCCTCAAAAGATATCGTAAGCTTCGATAAAGTAAAAAGCTTTATTCATCTTTTGGAGAAGCACACTCATGTGTCACCTAAGTACCAGAATGATAATGGCCCTATGGAGATTCTGCTGCTTGGCGGCGAACCTACACTGATTGGAGTCCATCGTCTTGCTCTTATCTGTGGGATGATTGCAGGAGCTGGCTTTCGCTCCGTAATTTCTACCAATGCACGGAATCGAGAAGTAGTCAAGGAAATATTACCCATCTTTGACTGGGTACAAGTCGCTGTATACAATGACGAGGAGATCGATTACTGGCGAAAGCTATCTACCGATAAAATCAACCTTAAACTAAGCGGAGATGCTACCTTTAGCATGAAGAAGCTTGAGCACTTCGTTGAGTATACTAAGGACTTTGTTCGTCGGTCGGTAACGATGTTCTTCAAACCAAACTTCGAGCAAGTATGCCCAGACCAAGAAGTACAAAAGTTTTTGGAAACTTTAAGTTGGGAACGTGTTGACTCTTATGAATATACAATGTATGAAGGCGTTCGCCTGAAGCGTTGTGTTCCAGGAGTAACTAACATCATGGATGAGCCTCACATTCCGAAACTGTATCCAAATGGAAACTACAACTGCAACTGGTCTAACGAAGACCATAACCCCTATCTCGGAGAATTAGAATAATGTCTTTCAGCCATGAAGAAATCGAAAAGAGAACAAAGGAAGTCATCGCCGATAAGTTGAGCACGAGCGTCGATCAGATCAAGGGCGACAGCAATATTTACAATGATCTCGGGGCTGATTCCCTAGACGGAGTCATAATCGTGATGGCCCTTGAAGATGAATTTGACATTGAAATTCCTGATTCTGAATGCTGGGACTGGCAAACTCAGACTTTAGACAAAATAGTTAGCAAGCTTGAAGAACTAATCAGCAAGAAATAAAAAAATAAATAGTACTCTCTCATTCTCTTTAGACGTCTGCATTCCGTGCAGACGTCTTCTTTCTTTTTTATATTATTTGTTGAGGAAATGTTTTCTTAAATAAGAGGTAGATCATGTTTGAAGATCCCAAAAGAATAACTGTCACGACTAAATCTAATGGAAAGACGGATGTCATGATTAAATTTTTTGGAACGAAGTTCTTTGTGTTAATCGAAGGTAAAGACGGCAAGGAAGGATTCTATGCTCCGTATCACTGGGCTAAGGATCAGGTTACGGATAACCCATTACTTGCGGCTAACTACGATTCCTTTGAGGAAGCCAAAGATGTAAAGAATACAATCCTTTTGACTTCTAACAAGAAAGTCAGAGTTGTAAGTGGAAATGTTGAAATTAAACTAGAAACGGAGATTAAAAATGGCTAAACGCAGAATAGTTCTTGTGGATATCGATGGAACACTCTCTGATGCTTCCGATCGTGCAGCAAAATATTTAGACGTGTGTAAACCAGACTGGGACAGCTTCTATAACGCTTGCGGCGAAGATGAGCCGATCAAGCCTATTATTGAAGTCGTTGAAGTCTTGTCTACCAACTTCGAGATTGTTTACTGCACAGGGAGGCGCGAGTCTTGCCGAGAAGATACCATCAAGTGGCTCGACGAAAATGTAAAGCTCTTCGGGAATATCCGCAGGTGTCATGAGATCCTATTCCGAAAGGATGGTGATAAACGTCATGATACCATTGTGAAGCCCGAAATGCTGAATGAATACCTAAAATGCAATCCGGATACGGAAGTAGCTCTTATTCTTGAAGATCGAAACTCGATGGTCAAGAAGTGGCGAGAGCTAGGTTATACCTGTCTTCAGGTTGCAGACGGCGACTTCTAAAATTAGCCCTCCAAACGGAGGGCTTTATTTTTATTCTGCTTTGTCAGGTCTTTCTTCCATAGGAAGAATATTTCTCTTCAAGACTCTAAGCTTTCTGGCATTGGTATGCTGGAGTTCTGGAGTGGCAGAAGTCTGAATAAGGAATTTCAGGTTCTCTATGTCACCCGGAGTAAGGACATGAGCATACTTCTTAGCGAAGGCTTGCCAGTTTCCATTTGCACTTTTAAGGCTTACTGTCAGCTTTCCGTCATGAACAAGCTCATGAGCCGTCACAGACAAGGGTACCAAGCCAACGTTACCTTGGTAGTGTTCTGCTATGATTCGGGCAACAAGCTGAAAACTTGTTACGTCGTCTTCCTTTTGCAGAGCATCATCAAGGATGATTCTAGCGATGTCGTACATTGTAAATGGAAAGTGATGGAGTTCGATCCTAGCATCTTCTGAGCTCACACCGTTCAGAAGAGTACATTTAGTCATTTCCACATTTTCTCTAAGCAGAGAAAGGTAGTTACGAAGTTCGTAAGAGCTTCTGGCTTGCCGTTCCAAATACTTGATGTATTTATTTTTTGCCTTTTGGTCATCTTTCAGATACTCGATGCTCTCGGAAAATACTCCGTATCCCGGCAAGGGAATCTTAGTGACAATATAGGCATTGGTAGTTTCGGCGGTATCTTCAGGAGTACTTAAGGCATTAATAGCTTCGGTAGGGAGTTTCATTCTTCAGCCTCCAGTTCAAGTTTTGGAGTATCATTTCGGTCGTAGAATCTCTGGCTTCGCACAGCTAAGAAATCAGGATCTGGATTGATAGGAGCATCTGTCTTACTTAACTCGACAAGCTTTGAAAGGTTTTCAACAGTTTCAGGATCAATATCTTGAGCGTACTCTTGGGCAAAGGCCATGAAGTCTCCGCAGACTTGCTTAAGATTGATGAATACCTTACCTTTGTGGCGAAGCTCGTGCAACGTCTTGGATAGACAAGTAAACCCAACCTTCATGTCGTAATGAAGCTTCATGACTTCATGAGCCGCCATCATTGTATTGAACGGAGTATGAAGTCTGATATAGCGGTTCACTACCGCCGAGCAAATATCAAAGAGCGTGAACGGGTAGTGGTCTACCTCAATAGTGCAATTATCGTCATCAGATCCAACGGCACCCAGCACAGCACAAGTCTTTAATCCAAGCTCATTATGAACGTGGTAGATAAAGGTGTTATATTCTTCGCTTGATCGTACCATTCGTTCAATAGCCTTTATGATTCTTGTGAATTCTGCGCCGTCGAGAACTTCAGTCCGGTAAAACAATTCTTTGAATACACTCCCGGAGACTTCAGAATTTTCAGCATCATGCGTTACATTAATGCTATCTTCTGTAGGGATTTGGGTGTTCAACATTTCATCAAAAGAAGGTTCTGACATATGGCTAAGTCTCAAATTGTGATTCCTGATTGGGGAATCAGCGGTTATACGAAAAAGATAAAGCTTCACCAAGCTTTAGTGAAGGAATATTTCAAGATTTTGTATTTCGAGGTCTTTATCTTTGGAAAGACCGGAGATATCTGGAGCAGAATCGTCAATGAGAATCCTGCTCTAAAAGGTTTAGTTTGGGAACGAGCTAAGACTATCGGATCCGAACATGACATGGACAAGCTGAACTTCGAAGACGGACTTGGAAGTTACTATGCTGCTCGGTATACTGCGAAGCACAGCGAATTCAAGTATGACGAAGAAACAATGAAGATTATTGAAGAAAAGGTGATCTCGCACCGGACTTCTAATCCTCACCATCTGGAATTCTACAAAGGCCGTGTTATTCGTCTGCCGTATGAAATTCCGATGGGAGATCCAAGCCGTGATGATTCTTCTCCGATTACATACTTGGATCTGATCGAAATGGCCGCAGACTGGCTCGCTAGTGGCGAGGAAGACGGGGCCGATCCGGAGACTTGGTTTAGAGCACAATTTGAATATGGATCTTTCAAGATTACATACGAATGTGCTATGGCTATGAACCATCTGCTTGGGGTTGCTCATCCATTCCTTGAAGAGAACTGCAAACTTCAGCGATTTGGTAATAATCCTACGGAGCTTAACTATGGTAAACAGGAACGAAACATCCGAAAAGTCGGATGAGACCGAAGTCGGAATGACCATTTTGACCGTTCGTGAAGCCTATACCCAAAAATGGTTCGGCTTGGATCTCTCCAAGCCGCCTACTAATCCAGAAGCGTTTTACAAACCACTTTCAGACTTGTGTCTGGGTGAAAGCGATAGGGTATTAGTCCGTGAAACCTCTACAAACCGATGGATGTACGGTCGAGATAAGCTTGCAGGACTTGGATGGTGGATCAATGAAAAGTTGACAGTTCCTAATACGTTGCCTTTAGGCCGTATCGGGGATGGTAGCTTTTCGTCTCTGCCAGACAAGATTAAGCGAGAAATCTTGGAGTCTAAGCTCTATCTGTTTGAAGTCGCTAACTGGTCAGACTATGACGCAGAGCTACTGGGATACCTCAAGGAAGAAGTTAAAGCCAGAGAAAGTGAAATTGAGAAACCCGTATAATTTTCATATTAGGCTTTATATTTAACTATGCGCTTATGAAAGGAATAGACATAGGCCCTTCGGGTAATGGTATCCGAAAACCCTAGAGGTAGCTTTTAAATGATAGATATGGTCTTTATCGATGGCAAATACAGCAGAGATCCTGAAGAAGAAAGGTCTGAGTATAGGAAAGGTCGAAATGAAGATGACGACGAAGACGATGAAGATGACTAGCATTTGCTAAAGAGTTTCTGTACCTCCAGGACAGGGCGGGATCTCACCTTACGCATGAGGTGGGATCCCGCATTTACTTTGGCCAGTTAAAGCCTTTGGCTGGCCGGAAGCGGCATGTGCGCTAGAGGGGTTAAATATGCCGCTTCCTTTTTTGAAACTTTTGATTGTAACAAAAGGAACTTCTCATGTCTATACCTACAAATTCTGAAATCGATGAAATCTTAGCTCAAATGAGCGTTGATGATCGTGAGCTGCTGAATGAAATCTTGGCCGAAGATGAAGATACTCCGGCTAGCGAAGGCGTGGCTATTGTTCGCCAGAACTGGACAGTCCAGAATCTCGTGGATAAGAAGATCCACAAGACTACAATGCTAATTGCAAAGCTTAAGAACGATCCGATGTACTTCAAGTTCAAGAAGTTCTTCAAACTTAGCCGATTCTGGAGAGCCAAGATTCGTCAGAAATACTATGGTATTGCAAGAGGAATCGTGATGGCCCAAGGTGGTCTTAAGTCTAAAGACGTTGCTAAGGTTGTTCACGAGCGCTTTGGTAATCCGGCTGGCCCTAATCCGATGCAAAATCAGATTAAACGATAAGATTTGGCGCTGTCTAGCACAGCGCTTATTTTTTGTAAGGATACCCACCTATGTCAGACACTCCTAATCTTCCGGCAGATCCGGGTTCTCTGGGTATAACTCCAGAGAATTACGATGAAGACATCGAAGCGATCGATAGAGAGCTTAAAGATATTGATGACCTGTATAATACTTCCAAGACGGAACTAGACAGAATTCGAGCTAGCAGAGCTAGAGGCAGTCTTAGCTTTACGCATATGCAGACTGCAAACCTCATATCCATAAAGAGCCAAAAACTGTCTCTAATTAAGGCCAGACAAGCCATTAAGAAAGAAAGGTTTAAACAGGCTGTCCAGATGCAGATGCTAAATGGAGGTGGAGATAACGAAATTCCGGTCTATAAGATCCTTGAAGTCTTGAGTATGAATGGCATGAACTACGAGAAGGTTCAAAAGGAACAGCCTACTAAGAACGCAGTCGAAGAGGCTGAATTCGAAGAAATGATTGATGCCGAACTAGCTGGTGATACAAAACCAGTCTCTACAGCTGAAAACGAGCTCAATGAATTCGCCGGAAGGCCGTATGAACCTCCGAAGGCTAAGGAAGACGAAACTGAAAAATGCGTAGAGAGCGAGGAATTCAAGCCAAAGACTGATGTCTATGAAGTAGTCTGTGATTCTACCGGAAAGATCTTCATTATAGACCTTGAGAATAGTACTGTTGAAAATACAGAACTGTTTGACCTTGAGTTGCTTGGAATTTCTCCAGATGAACGAGCTACAATTATCTCTTCTGAAGATGGGTTGCTTACTGCTAAATTCCGTGACAAAGATATCGAAGTGGTTCAATTCGATAACTCTGCCTCTTCGTAATGAACTTGTTTCACCTCGGATATAGGCATTCTATGAACAACGAAGAACTAGACAAACCTATTAAACTAGATGATCCTAAAGAGCAGGATCTTGAAAAATCAAAAATTTTAAAGGAGACTCAAAATGAGTGATATCAAACGTGTAGTCGGCATTTCTATTAGTGGCGGCGGTATGCTTGGCATTGGCCCTGCGCACTTCATGTCTCGCCTTGAAGTCCTACTTGGTAAAAAGATGTCCGATGTCGGATTCGCTTTTGCAGGTACCAGTACCGGCTCTATTATCGCCGCAGGTCTTGCGAGTGGTATGCAGTCTATGGACATCTACGATCTCTATGACAAGAACCTCAAGAAAATCTTTACCGAATTTTCTTTCGTCAAGAAGCTCACTCGAAAAGGTTGTGCGACGTATGACAACAGCTACCTGAAGAGCATCCTTCAGAAGTACTTCAAAGGCAAGATGTGCGATTTCAAGAAGCCTATTTTTATTCCTTCTGTCATCCGCAACCGTGAAAACCAAGACAAGATTTTTGACTCTTGGGATAAGGAAGTTGATCAGTGGTTTGCCATCTTGACGAGCTGTTCTGCCCCGAAGTACTTCGACAGCCCCGAGAAGGATAAACTCTGGTATGCCGACGGCGGACTTTGGATGAACAATCCGGTGATCGCTCTTGGAGCTGGTGTTACTAAGAAGTGCGGCCTCCGTCCAGAGCAATTCCGTATTCTGGCTTTTGATACTGGTATGACTCGTTCCAATGCTGAGTACACTGGCCAGAAGAGTCTTATTGGCGTGGCTGATGAGATTCTTGACAACTGGGTTGCTCACAGCGGCCTAGGCGCAAACTTCATCGCTTCTGCTTACCACGATGTCATGACTCTCAGTCCTAAGTCGAAGCGTGAGATCAAGATGGATGACGTAAAGCGCAAGTCGGACGTTGTTGAAATCTGGGATAAATACTTCGAAACTATGGGTGAAAAGGTTGCTACTTGGCTCGCCCTGTAATCCGTATAATGCTTAGCTTCGGCTAAGCATTATATTATTTTTTGTAAAATCTTTAGAGGTGATTATGAAAGATTTAGCAAATTTAGAGGTCGTAGCGAAGTGTGTTGTTGCCCCAAATACCATCGAGTGGGTGGTCTTTATGACAACAAACTCTATTTTCATAGATGGAAAAAACTCGCCTCTCTTTCCAATTTTGCATAGAGCTATACTGACTAAAGCTAAAAAGCCCAAACTTTATAAGGATATTCCTATGGTAGCTGTTGAGGGAGTAGAAACGTGGACAACACTTATTCGAGATTTGCTGATTAGCGATCTGCCTGAAACAGTATCAGCTCTCAGTGAAACCGAAGCTGGCGAAATGCTAAAAGGCCTATTGAATGCCTAGATACTGGTATCTTCAGTATGGACGGACTCTTAATTGAGGTTGTCTATGAAACACAATGACAAGAAAGATTTTAAATTCATGTGCATAATCTGCGTATGGATCATTATAGTATTCGCTTTTGCGACTCTCTTTGGAAATGAGGACGGGATCGTCTTTGGACATTTGTTCTGCTCCCTGATAGCTCTTTTACTGATTCGCAATAAGAAATTTTCAGATTGGTTTAATAAGGAATGAATATGGCTGAAACACCCACTGACCACAAATACAAACTGATTACCGTCAAGAGATTGAAAAATCCTGATCAGTTTAACGATCAAGCGATCGCCACAATCTATTACGAAGACGGTGAAAAGCGTATTGATATAGACCAACATCCTACGATCCGCTTTAGGACTACCAAGCTCGATGCCATCGAAAAATACAAGGGCCAAGAATTGCTGGTGATTCCTGAAGAGGATACCGAAGAAGTTGAGTGCGGCTATGATGAGGCTTATGATGCCATTATTGACTTACAAGAAGAATTTGATCCGGTAAATGCTGCAAAGAACCGTCAGTATCTTAATGCTTGCCGTCGTGAAAGAGTCCGACCAAACAACTTGATGCTGTTAAACCATGTTCATGGGATTGATGCCGACTTGGTAGACCATTATATCGGGCGATTCATTCGTGAGCACGGAGCTGACGAAACCAATGAAGATCACCTAACCAAGCTCAACAAGTGCTACTTCGATATCGAAACCGACAACTATGCTGTCGGTAGATTCGTTCCCGGCGAAGAGGCTTGTACTCCAGTCAATGCAATCTCATTCTTTGATAGCCGTACCAACACGGAAGTTATCAGGTTGTTGGATGACTCGGATCCGAATGAGTGTGTGGCTCCAAATCCTCTAATTCAAGAATTTAAGGCTCACCTTGAAGAGAACCGCAAGGAACTTGAAGATTATGTGAATGAGACTCAAAAGTCTATCTTCAAGGATAAGCCAATGCCGCATATCAATGTGGTTATCAAGTTCTATTCCAGAGAAGAAGATCTTATCACTGAGCACTACCGTGATATGAACGAAGTCTTCCATCCGGATTATCTGCTCGCCTTCAACCAAGGCTTCGACCATACCTTCTTGATGAACAGACTAGAACAGAAGGTTGGTTTCACCCGTATGCAGGACATCATCGCTACGGACAATATCCCAATAGAGTATCGCAACAGTTATTATGTCAACGACTATAGTGCCAAGGATGTGGCTAAGCGTAATGACAAGTACAACTTTGCAACGGACTATGCCGTTCTGGATTTGCAGTTCTCTTACTTTAAGGCTCGTGAAAGTATTAAGAAGCCTGAAGAGACTAACCTTGACTATGTGCTCCGTACCGAAATCGGTATCACCAAGGTGAAGCATGATGACTATGAAATGCACGAATTTCCATACAAGGATTACAAGTTATTCGTGAAGTACTCTGCAATCGATACGATGGGTATGTTCTGGGCAGATGGCAAGGCTAACATCAGCGATACTATGATCATGCTGGGTAAGCTGTCTCGCACTAGAGCCGAAAAGTGTCTCACCAAGACCACCATGCTCCGCAACTTCTTGGAGTACTTCTGGTTGGACTACGAACATCTGGTGATGACCAACAACCATGTCAAGGTTCTTGCAGAGATCGCTGAAGCCTATGAACGTCAGCACGGTGTGCCGATGAACCAAGAGCCAGAGCTTGATGAATATAAAAAGCTTATGGATCAGACCACTAGCCTCCTTGATCAGGTAGAAGAATCCTCTCCAGATGACGACGACGAAGAAGAGGAAGAGGAAAATCCTGAAGAACAGAGTATGGTTACGAAGGCGACCAAAAAGAAGAAGTTCCGTGGTGCGTAAATTTTACATGCGCACGTTAAATTGTGTTAATTGCTGGAAACTCCTTAGAGCTTAAGATACCATAAAATGGTAACAATTCTTAAGATTGGACAATCAGCAGCGAAGCTTGTTAAAGATCAGATTCGTCAAACTATGTTTTGTATGAATACTTACATAGATATTGACGAAAATACCACAAAAGTACTTATCACAGGTACAAAGCATGAAGGATCTTTTCTGATATCTAAAAAAGATAAAGAATTGATTCAGCAGCGACAATGGTACATAAAAGACACAACTGCCAAAGGGCCTACACCCTACGTAGCGTGCAAGTTTGAAAATAAGACTTGCAAATTGCACAGATTTCTACTAAATCCTCCTAAGGGTTTTGTGGTAGACCATATTAATAGAGATACTTTCGATAATCGCAGAGAAAATTTGCGAATTGTTACTTATCGAGAGAACAATCTAAACATTAGTAAACGGAAGAATAAAATCGGACGAACAGGAGTCTCTTATTCTAAAGGTTCTAATGGAAGATCTCCAAGATGGGCTACACAATGGGTAGACAATCAAGGCATTGTGTACACAAAGACTTTCTCCATTTCTGTATGGGGCGACAAAGCTAAAGAAATGGCTATTGCTTACAGAGAAAAAGCCGAGAAAGAATTTGGAATTTTATCTGAAACTTAACTTGAACGTTCAACGACTATCCCGCAAGGGAGTAGGGCTCAAGCGAGCTCGAAAGACACAAACGCTTAAAGCGTAAAATATAGTCTGAACTAGTACGAAAGTATTAGAGAGCAAGTAGCGACTGCTCGTAACACAATGTTGTAAGTGATCCTAATCTCATGCAGAACGTAGGACTCAAGATTCTCAACAAATTCAGCCGATTTGTGTTCGATTTTGTGATAGATTCTGACTTGAGTTCTCTGTATCCGAACCTGAAGAAGTCTTGGAACATGTTTGTTACGACTCTTCGAGGAAAGATTTATCTGGCGAGTAATGTCAACGACATCAACTTCTCTGCCCGTCTGGCAGACTACATCGTGAGCCGTAATGACATTGAGATCGGTCGAGAATATTTTGGACTTCCTAGCCACGAAGAATTTATCGGTCTATTCAAGGCGTGGAAATGAATTACAATGTAGCTTTCTTAAGCTAGGGAGGAAATAATGATTATTTGCAGTGGATGCGGCAAAGAGATAGGTTGTGATGACGATTTTTCTACTATGCAAATCTCTTCCGAACCTGGAAGCCGAACCTTCTTTCAATTTCAACTCTGTGAGAAGTGCCATTATAAAGTCATGGAGTTACTTTCTTCGGCTAATCCGATCAATGCAATAGCTAACAAAGGTTAAACAATGGACAAGGCTTCGGCCTTGTCCTTTTTCAATTCACAAACCAAGAAACAACCTAAGGAGAACCAACAATGAGCGAAAACCTGCTTACAAAGTATGCCAAGACCGAATGGTTTGTCATAGAGAAAATGGAATATGACAGAGGCTACGAAGAAGAAGGCTTTGGCCATGAGAGCAACAAGGAAGAAGCTGACAAGTATTGTAAACGCAACAACAAGAATCGTGGTTGGGGCGACAGCTATTCTCGTGTCTTCTCTAGGCAAGTCATCGATCTTGATGCCAAAAGTGCCTTTGAAATTCTGCGAAACAATCCGCTTCAGATGATGAAGGAGCTTAGATTCGGAACCTACACAAAGACTGAATCGATCTTTAAGATCATTCATGATTTCTATAATAAGTATCCTGTATTCTTCGATGTCTTTACAATGCAACTCCGTCTGCCTGCAACGTACGAATACGACTACAGCGATTTCGGATATGAAACATGTGGAAAGAAAATAAACCTCCTGAGAAGCGTGTGGATACATTCTCAGTTCCGCTCCAATTTGCGATTGGAATTAAAGATGGCAACACGACTATCGCTATGATGGATGATGACCAGACTGGTCGCATTTATCAATGCGCCGGTTCGTATAACTGGAAAGTCATTCCGACATTCCGTTGGATAAAGAGAAACGAAGACAGCAATGGGAAGGAACAGCCGTTCATTCCCGAAAGTGGCTTGTATATTCTTAGGCCAGATAGTGACATGCGCTCTTCTGGTGTTGCAAGACTAGGTGTTCACAATATCTTAGACTTTTCAAGAGAGCTTGACGATGAAATCTTTAGGCCAGTATTCGAGTGCCTGAAGAAGAAGGAAGCTCTCTTTAAAAAGATCCATAAGAAACGACCGTCATGGGAATACTTCCATGACAAATACTACTATTTGCACAGAATTGTCCGAGAACTTATCAGCGAAGAAGACAACAATATTCCTTTGTGGAAGAATGAAATCATAACCTCCTGCTTGTGTGCACAGTTCGAAAATATCTATGGAACAAATGAAGAAAAGGTATCACCGAAGGATTACATAGATTGGCTTGAGAAGCACCCCGAACAAGACTGGGGTTACAATTCATTCTATGATTTCTGCATTGAGAACAAATGCTACGAGCTCTGTGACGATGATCGCAACTTCGAAGATTTCGATACTAATGGAACGTATACCCGAGCTGGTAAATTTGCTCAGGAAGCTCATGACATCCTCTTTGACATGGAAATGACCAGTCACCGAGCATTCATCAAGCGATATCTCAATTGCCGTAAAGGTAACAACCATTCCCTCATCAAGAAATCTGACAAGGAAATTCTTGAAGCTATTGAGAACGTCTTGAGTCAAATTCCGACAATGGGAGAATTCAGAGAGCGCCAAAGAAAAGAAAAAGAAAAAACAGCGAAGAAAGCCCGTGATGCAAAAGAGCAAGCTCGTTGGGAAAACTTCGTTGACGATGATGACGACTAACAAGGATAAGCCTTAGGGCTTATCTTTTTTGATTTCTATATTATCTCCTGGCAACCATAAACCCAGGAGATATATGAGCGAAGAAACAAATGCTTTAAGAGTTCGACAGCCAGTTGAGATCTTTAGAGAAGTAAGCAAGAAAACCATTGATGGAACACTTGAAGACTACATCCACGAACTAGAAATGGCTGTAGCAGTTGATCCGAATGGATACAATGGTTGCAGAACAGCGATTATTGTCATCCGGCACGAGCTGACTAGCGCATTCCTTAAGATCGTAGACGGCGGAGCGTATACCACAGCAATAATGAAGAAAGGATATAAGATTCCTTCGGCAGGAAATGACAAAACCTTCGATAATATTCTCGTACGCTGGTCATCTGCCGTAAGCAAAATTATACTTCAAGACAAGAAGCCTTACGAGGGTTCTATCAAATAATTTCAGGTGCGCCCAGCACCTTTTTTTATTGTATATTATAATGAGAACTGTGAGGAACAAATGCCTAAAAGACTTAATAAACAAAAGCAAAGATTCAAAGATACATACCCAAATATCTTCAAGGCTAAATATACCAATTGGAGTATGAAGCAGCTAACTCCATCCGAAAAACTTTGGGATTTTGCAAGTGGGCTTGTTAGAGACGCTTTGAAGTGGATTAGCACAATGGATAAACATCCGGAGGACTACAGTACCCAAGATTATATCTTTAAGTATCTCGAAGCAATGCCGCTGATTGCCATTCGTGAAAACTTAAATACATGCTATTCCGATACAATTATCAGAAAGCTTTATAACGACATAATTTGTAATCCTATAGAATTTATAGAGATTGCAGATAAAACAGAATATCCTTGGTTCAATATGAAGAAACATTCTCATGGGCCTGTCGGAAGAATCCTTGTTGGGATCTCTGACGGCAGTATCAAGATCAAAATTGACCCGGAGGAATCACATGAAAAGACAGCGTAACTATTTCAGGATCAACAAAGGGGCATTCATTTTCTACCACTTTGCGATCATAGACATTGATGATTATCTGTCTGAACCTATCTTTGCGCATCACGGAATTCCTGTAAAGTTTGGAAGGGAGTTCAAGAGCCAAATCAATGGATACAGACTTATCTTCGTCAAGTGCCGAAAGAAATACGGCAAAGAATTCTTACTGGCTATGAGGGATTTAGCCGATGAAATGAAGAAACTCGGCCATCGGGACTATCCCGAATGTTGCAAGGATGTAGAACGCTTGTTCAAGGGAGGATAGTCTGATGAAGATCAATTTTATCACTAACTTTGGAGGTATTAATGAAACTTCGATTTCGTCTAGGATGCGAAGTAGATCTTCCAGAATCTGAAATTAGAAAGATTCTGGAAGGAAATTCTGAACCAATCAAAAAAGCCTTGGCAGAAGGAACGGTCAAGTTTGAGGATCAGGATTCCTATGTTCCAGGGCCTTGGATTGAGGAAAATATGGATCTACCTAAAGACATTAGGGATAAGTACAGAGACGATGTTGAGATATTTATCTAACCGGAAGCTTCGGCTTCCGGCTTATATTACTATAAGACTCAACAGAGGTAAAAATGAAAGAGAAGGTATATGTTACTAATCCGGGCCACACCATCTTTGAACTTCTGACCTATGGTAATTACCATTTGAAAGGAAACAAGGTTGAGATGGGTGGAGATGGCTCAGATCCAAGGTCAGGTAGTCTAAATTCTAAAGAGGAAATCCTTAGCAATGCAGCTAAGGAACTTCTTGAAATGATCTTTGTAGCAGTAAAAGCTGGTGCTAAAGAAGACTGCTGTGACGAGGTCTATGGGTACGAAGAAGAAATCCCTAAAGATTCGCCTCTAAATAAACCTACAGTGGATATAGTCATAGATCCAGAAGGAGAATTTAAGGAAGGAAAAATTTTCAATGACCAAATAATTACTCCGTTCTTCGGAAAGAATCTGTTTGACGAGCAGATAAAGATCACTCCAGTCGAAGCCTATAATGCAAGTCTTAACGGCTTCCAATCTACATTAATAGAAGAAATTGACTACGAGAATCTTGTAAATATCTGCAAAGAAGCTCTTCAGAAACACGATCCGATGGAAGCGGAAAATCTCCTTGATGAGCTAAAGAAGCAAATCAAAATCGCCGATTTCAATGACAACGAATTGGACGACGGAGAAATTCCGGCCTTTACGGCGTGGATCAAATTCTTATACTCTGGATCAAGTCCAAAGGAGCCATCAACAAATGGAAACCTGTAAACTTGAAAAGAAATTCAAAGGTTACAGCAACAAGGACTTAATCAAAGTAGCAGAGCAGGGCTTCAACAAAAGCCCTGCACTTGTATTTGCAATAGACTTTGTAGCTACAATAGCCGCATTCGTAACTGACAGAATAGAGGACTCTCTAAAATGGATCACTCAAATAGCGGCTGTAATCCTTTGTCTGTCTTTAGCGATCCGCTTGTTCTATATTCTGCACAGAAGCGTCTCGGCCTCTAAGCTCCTAGAGTGGAGACTCAAGCCTTGGAAAGATATCAACCCCTAACCAAAAAGGAAAATTATGCCTGAAGCTATCCCTAATAACAAAATTACCATTCCCATGCTCGTCCGCAGAGACCCTTTGTACATCAAACGTGACAATAACACCTTCCACAAGGTCGATCTGTCCAAACTCAAGGAAGAGGTTTCCTTTGTAGATGATGAAATCATTCAGCAGATTGTCTATGACGGAAATGTTATTATAAACGGAAGCGATGCTTTCTCTGCTCAGATCAAGGAAAAATTCTTTGTGAAAGACGGAAATGTTATGACGCAGGTTCCGATCATGTCCCGCAGCATTCACATCCGGCAAAAGATTCTCCATGATCCAAAGGGCTATGCGTCGCGCTGTATGGTCTACCGTAATACAAATACTGGAAAGCTGTATGGTCAAACGTACTGCTCTGTTGAAGGCGGAGTTATTTCTCTGAACGACGATGTCGTCCAGAATCTTTGGTATACCTTTAACGCCGAAAGCGAAGAATTTGTAACTGACGTTGTTCGGAACGTGTATGCCAGCACTTATGAAGGGAAATTCTATGGCTGCGCAGCTGTAGTTGACGAAGACAATCGTCCTTGGAGCGACTACATTTGTCTCAGCAATGACGAGAAGGCTATCATCACTGAAGCCGTCAAGAAGTTCAGAGATACCTTGAATTCCCTGAAGGTAGAAATGGTGTTCGACAACAGCGACGGAGCTTTGCGCTTTATCAAGAATGAATCTAATCTTCCGAACGGTTGTCAATACAATGAAACTGACCGAAGCGAAGAAGAGACTAACGGATACTTCCAGATTCCGGATTCTGCATACTTTGACACGGAAGAACGTTTCAAGGCCAAGGAAATTACGGATAACTACGGAACCTACGTTGTGGTCGGCTCGCCTAAGCAGCCTGAAGAAACTGTCAACTCCTGACATCAAGCAAGGAGTCGTCTCGAAAGAGGCGGCTTCTTTTTTATTGTATATTAAATAGGGCAACAACCAAGGAGAATTATGTTTAACGAAAACAATCCGGAAGAACTAGGCATACCTAAGAAGAGAATCGCAGAACTGCCTGAAAACGCAATTGTTCATGAATTGTTTCCCTTAGATACTCAGTTGAGAGAACAAAGGTTTCTTTACACTTTGATGATTTTAGCAAGAAAGTATGGCCAATCGTCTTGGGATATTACGTGGGAACCTCCTACTCCTAGAGTTAAGAATGGTAGCGACGTGTACAAAAGGCTGAAGGAACGCCAAGCTATTACAGAACAGCTTGCATACATTGTGTGTAATGTCACTAAGGAAGACTGGAAAAATGAAAAGACACGTTTGTCTGTAAGGTATTACTTTGGAACTTTGAAGCTAGCCGCTATACTGTGCAATGATGCCGGAAGTTACGAGAAAGCGAAAATTATGATAGACAACAATTTCTTTAGTGATGCTCTTCCGATATGGAAAGCTTGGGCAGAAAATTTCGCTTTTAATCTTAAGGTCGATCCTTTCAAGATGCTTACAGATCTTGAAGCGCTGGACAATATTCTTGTCAAAGCTGATGACCGAAGCTATGGAATTAAGTTCTTCATGGATCTTGCCAGGAATGCCATCAATGGAGCCAAAGATGCTAAAAAATCTGAGTGAACGGAGTCGTGCTGATTATATACGAGCTGTGAGCGAGGTGATTTATACCCATATGAAGCCTGAAGAAATTAGAGAGACAAGAAGGACTCAAATCTTTTTGTTGATCAGAAGTATTTGCAGAGATATCTTTCAGATTAAGTCGATGTATGCTACCTTTACTTATATCAAAATGGAAGAATCCACAAAAAACTGGATAAGCCGTGCAGAAAATCTGGTCGGATTCACCGTATCTGGAAAGATAGCAAAAGCCTTTGTTGGGTTTTCTGAGAAGACAACTTGGCCTGAATTCAAGAAGCTTTGCAATTGTGCTATCAATGCTGATGATTCTTCACTAGAAGAAGAGTCTAAGAAGATTTTTAGGCAGTACTCCGGGTTCATAATGGTTTGGCAGAAATGGATCCTGGATGTTGAAGAAAGAATTATGATCGATCCTCTATCCTTTCTGACCCATCTTAGATCTATCAAAGACGACGATGATACTTGGAAATATAGCCCATCATCTAAGACATACACAGCATTGTTAGAAGAGGATATAACCAAATCAATGGAGTCATAATGGAAAAATTTAGTACTTTGGAATGGATGAAAATCATAACTGCTTATGAATTCATAGCTACACTATTCATAAGCCTTTATCAGACTTTGAGTAAATACTATTATAGAGTAATAGTACCTGAAGAAGATAAGTCTTTATCTTCATTGATTAATTGTCCTCCAGTCTTTTGTTATAACTTGATACACGATTTTGAAGAATTACTTGATTTCAAAATCTTTAATAATCCTGCAATCAATGATATAGAAAAATTTGTAGAAAGATATCCTTGTAAATTGTTATTTGATGATGGAGTTCGTTATATTCTTAAATCTAAAAATATCCTTCAGAATCTTGTATTAAATCTTGTTGATAAGTCCTCTACAGACCCCTTACGGGTAATCGGCAATTTAAATTTGATTCTGTCTGATCCTTCCGTTAATAAGCTTCGGTTGGATTTGAGAGGAGTTCCTAGATCGAATTTCAGTCCAGTGACAGCTAAGGGATTCTTAGAATTCGTAAACAGTTCATTACAAACCTCAACCCTTTAAGGAGAATAATTCACTATGCCAGAAAGCCCTTTACAAATTTTACTCTGCATTGGAGGACTGATATCTATCGTAGTAACCATTACCTTTCTCTTCATGATTTCTATCAGGGGAAAGCTTGGGTATTACGCTGATTTCGTCTTCTACAGCGAAGAAATATTTGATAATCTAGGCAAGAAAGTCTTTGAAAAGACTGAAATTGACGGAAAAACCTCTGAGGTCCATTATGTCTTCGACAACTACGGGAATGTAGCCGCCGAACGTCACAAGAATGGCTTTACTCTTTCAAAGTCTTACAATAACGAACGAGGAAATCCTCTGTTCGGAAAGCTTATAAGGACTAAAGATTCTGAAGGAATTGAAATTCTTTATGAGTACGATGCCCACGGAAACATGACTCGATGCTTCAAGCCTAATTATGACAAGGCTGGAGCTCCTATAATCTGCGAGGAAAATACTTATAACGAAAAGAATCAGAAGATAGAAGCCAGAGTCTTTGGAAATGAAGTAACACACAAGTTTACCTATGACGAATCTGGATTCTTGGTGAAAGAAGTAGAGACATACAAAGACAACTACGATCTTTGTTCTATATACTACGAGAATGACAGTAAAGGTAGAACGCTCAGGGTTAAAGGATACATCGAGAGCTCTGCTGAAACCAAGAGACTTGTTAGGGATGAAGAGATAGCCCGCAATGCTGATGGTGATATAATCTATTACAAAGATTTCATCCATAACATCGAGTATTACAGAGTATATCTCATCAGCATTGACAAGAACAGCGGCTTCACTTCCAAAGTCTGTCTTCAGTATAAGACGAAAGTATATTAATCTTTGCTTTAACCCGAGGTAGAAATTGGCAACCAAGAAAATTGAACCCATTGAAACAAGGATGAAGAAGGCTTGTGCAGATTTGTACAAGGTGATTTCGTCCTTTCCGGAACCTCCTGAACGGATTACTGTAGAGGGCAAAACGTTACAATTGCTTTACAGTCAGACCAGAGGGGTGGTGACGATGTATGTCCAGCAGCAGTCTGAGAATGATTGGTTTGCGGATATTCCGAACTTCAATATTGACTTGCAAGATCTGAAGGCCTTGAAGGAACCAAAGAACATCGGAGCAATTACTCCGTGCGAAGAAGGATTTCACGTCAAGCTGCTGAAGTCTGAAGACAGTGTTACAATCAGAACTTTCAAGGTCACAAAGGAATACAATCCTGTAAAAGAAATTGTTGATTCTCTTGGATGGCTAGATTTCACTCTTCCGGCTAATCCAGAACAGCTTCAGCTTAACCTTAAAGACGGATCCATCGGTGTGCCTGGAACGCAAGCGCTATCCAAAGAGCCATCTTCGGTTCTGTATCTTAATAAGCGAAACATTCCAAAGCCATTCTTGATTGGAGAAACGCTCTTTGCAGTTCAGCCCAAGGATGACAATTTTGGAACGCCGTTTGGCTTGTTCATTACAGAGAAATTTGTGACTTTAGTTGAATTCAAAAATATCCTCATTGACATCTAGGAGACTTATGTCCGTACTCACCAAAAAATTAAAACTCCCTAGCGGCGAAGACGACTTCCTCACCGTAATCCGTGGCACCAAGATCCTTCATGGAGACTTTCTCGTTACTGAAGAAGACTCCGTGAAATGGGGATCGTACAAGTTTGGAAAGCCTGATGGCCCCATCTGCAAGGCTCTTTCCAAGCGAAATACTATCTTGCTTCAAAATTTCAAGAATGGTAAGGTTCTTCCGGATGAAATCATCACAGTGAACGAAAACGAAAATGGTGTTCCGTTCTTGTATGTGGAAATGCACAACAACGGAAACGGCTACGACCATATCAAATCTTACAGAGCTGCTAAGTCTGGCAATGTAACCCTTCAGAAGGTTCTTACAACTGAAGTAAGCTCTACAAAGATTGGAAATCTTGCTGACCCAGAAACCACTACTCTGATCTATGAACCTACTATTGGCGGAACCATCTATCCGACCGTTGTCAATACCTTTAAGGACATTGAAGTGGGTAAGGTGTATACTCGTTGGTATCGTACAACTCTGTCTGGCAAAATGCTCCTCGTAGCGATTGCCCGAAGCAGTGCAGAAGAAGCTCTTAACGATAATAGCGCCGATCTTGGATTCAGAACGACCATCGACGAAATTGTTGTTCTTCCTGAAGACAGTAATACCTTTGAACGCTTTCCGAGTTCTAATCCTACTTCTGACGAGAAGTTTGAAACCTTCAAGTCTTCGAAGTTTGGAACTGTCGAGTACGAAAAGATCAAATCCGAAATGACTACAAAATGGTTGACTATCACCTGCCAGAAAGATGGTAGTTATACCGGAAGCGCAAAGGCGTCTGAACAATCCGAAGAAATCACCATCAACATCGGGAGGGAAAACGTTGACTTGGTCTTATTCGATTTACAAAGGGGATCCGGCTCGGGGGTTGAGCAAGTGCGAAATCTTATCCTCACACACTTGCCAACAACCGGAGAGGGAGAAGTATCTGGATCTAGCGCAGAAGACATTCAATGCGCTGGGAAAGAAGCACCCAATATTCCTGATGGAAACCAAGACGGAGTCGGCTGTCCTGACCAAGATTGCTCCGGATCCGATTGTGGAAGTTAAGAAATAGTCTTAAGTCTGTACCACCCCGGTGCAGACTTTTATTTTTTGATTCTTTAGCTAGGTTCAACTTCATATTGTAATGAATTTATAGGTAAATCATGGCCTCTAACAATAATGCTTACAAGAAAGATGTTAGTAAACTAAATACTAAGATCGAAAAAGGGTTTTACGGATTGGACACTGCCAAGGACAGTGCTAATCTGAATGCTTTAGCTAGTGCAGCTAAAGCGAGTCTTAAGAAGATAAATTCTTATGCGGTAACTGGTAAACGCCCTGATATCGTTCAGTTTATCAACGAGAACGTGTTTACCAGCCGAAATACTTCCAACAGTTCTAGCAAATACAAGAATGCTAATGGATTTATTGATGAAGTTGAAAGTGGCCGCACCAGCTTAATCTTTAATGAAGACACTAACCGTTTCTCTAGGTATCGCAGTATTGATGCAGTCTGTGCGATGATTCCTCAACTTGGAAGGATCGTTCAGCTCTATCGAGACATGATCATCAGTCCTAACGACTTCAAGAATACCGACTTTGAATTCATCATCAACAATTCCAACATAGATGATGAAGTGGAAATTGAAAGTCAACAGACCTTGCTTAAAGAGCTTGATGAAAAGTACAAAGTTTCTGAAGAATTGTCTCTCAAGCTAGTTGGCGACCTTGTTAAGTACGGTGATGGGTTTGCCGTGTGCTTGAACTTCGAAAGCGAAGTGAACGACATCTTGAATGGCTCGGTCTATGGACAAGAAAGCGTTCAGGACAATCGTGATCTAAGTGCTTCTGGAATGAGCATCGCCCAAGAAGAAGCCTCTACGCTTAACTCTATGGTTAAGGAATTCATCAATAACGACTATGACAAGTACGTAGCTAGAATTGGTAAAGACCGTAAGCCTATTGCTAAACCAGTATTCTCTGATATGACTCCGGAAAAGTGGGAGACTGAAGTCGATAAATTCTTGAATGTTGAATACAGCGAAAATCTTTATAAACTTCTTGGCCAAGATGAAGTTGAAATCCTTAAGGAAATGGCCGAGACAGACTCTCTCCAAGAAATAGAAAACTCTTCTAAAGGAAAGAAATACGAAATTGCTTCTGAGGCCGCAGGTAAAGTATCCAGATATAACCTGACTGGATCCATCATTCGTCATCTTGAACCCACAAAGACCATCAAAGTTGAAGTGGGCGGAACCTGCATTGGGTATTATTACCTAGACGTGATGTTTAGTAGCGATACCCATGACAGTCTTTCCTATGATCCGAATGCGTGTGCAGCTTGTGATCTGACCTTCAATACCAATCGAAGCATGTACAGCTTTGTATCTCACTTGAACCGCAAGGGAGCTACAGGTATTGACCAGAAGGCTCAGGTGCTCACTGACATCTTTGTTAAGCGTCTTGGTAAGAAGATTAACAAAAAGTGGATTGCAAAGAACTCGCAGTTCCGTGATTTCATCTATACGATCCTCAAGGCCAACAAGGCTATTGAACGCACGTCTGTGATCTTCATTCCGGCGTCTCGGGTGATTCACTTTAAGCGTGGAACCCGAACCTATGGTGAATCCGTCTTGGATCCGGTGCTGTACTTCGCAAAGCTCTATTCTCTGAGTATGCTTAGCGCTCTTATGCAGCAGATCATCATGGGCAAAGACAAACAGGTCTTCTACGTGGAGACTGGCCTTGATGAAGACTCCGAAGGCGCTGTCCAGAGCTTTATTGCTGATATGCGAAGCCGAGAAATCACCATTGATGACTTCTCTGACATCACTGCAATTATCAACCGTGTTACGGCTTCTAACGCCATGTACATTCCTACCGTGGATGGCAAGAAAGCTGTCGAGTTCGATACCTATGCAGGACGTCCGGCAGAAATCAATAATGACTTCCTTGATCACATGCTGAAGTCTATTGTGGCTGGAACTGGCTTCCCGTCTTCTTGGCTTGATACAGGTATGAGCGAAGTGGAATTCGCTACGCAGCTTGTTCAGCAGAATGGTAACGTTCTGAAGACCATCAACATGTATCAGAAAATCACCAACCGTGGATTCACCACTCTGTTCAGGCAGCTGAAAGAAAATGAAAAGACTTCTGGAACCACAGAATTCGAAGTCCGTTATCCGCCTCCGACTACCCTTGATGGCAAGCAGATGGAAGAATCTTCTACTCGAGCCACAGCCTTGGCTGACTTTATCATCCAAACCGTCATGGGAGAACAACCCTCTGAGGCTGATGAAGCATGTCGTCCAGAATTCCGCAAAGCTCTTATCAAGAAATACACAAGTGGTATTGATTGGGAAGAAGTTGAAGAACTACTCAAGTCTATTCGTGAAGATAGCAAGGAAGCTGATCTCATGAAGGCCAGAGAGGAAATCATTAAGGAAGCTGCTAATGCTCAACCCGCAAATAGCGAAGGTGGAGAAGAAAGTGGCGGCTCCAACAACCCGTGGGGCTAACCTATATAGAACCGTTATCCAGAGATGGATAACGGTTCTATATTATATCCTGACAACCTTAATGGAGAAATTATGAGCACACCAAGAATACAAGACTTAAAGGTCAAAAAGCCGAGTAATACAGAAATTCTGCTTGATCTTATCGAGAAAGGAGAGATAGATTTTTCTAACCATATCTGGAATCGAGAAGAAATTGATCAGCTTCGAGAAACTTTGAAAAATGAATGCAATAAACAGAATGCCGCTATTCATGCAGACGCCGCTGTTCAGGCAATGGCTGGCCATCCGCAATTTAAGTGGCGCCCTAAGGGAACGGAGTATTACGAGTATAACAACGGTATGATCCGTCGTGACGGCCTATATCGTCGTCTGTTGTTGGGCGAAGACAGCGTATCTGCTAGACTTTATAGACAAACCTGGATTGAAACTTGCATGTTCATTGGATCTGCCGAAATCAGAAACAATAGCAAGCATTGGAATAAGCTTAAATCGGCCGGAACTCCGGAAAAGTTCCGTGAAGCTTTTCTGGAAGTCTATAACGAAGAACTTCCATTGCTCCACAAAACGATTGAACAAGGAATGAATGCTTTGCTTCAGGAAGCATATAGCGAAGGTGCAAGGAAACTTGAAGATATCTATGTTATTATGGGAAGGCAGATGGCGTACGAGCATGAATGGGCGTACAGCACCGTTTGTTTGATGCAAGATGTTCAGAATTTGTCATCGCTAGTAAATCCTATTCATCTGTTCGTTAATCGAAGATCTGACAATATAGCTGGACGTTATCTTCGTATTTATGGAGAAAACTTCGGCGATACTATCACTTCAGTAATTGACAATATTGACAAGGATGCCAAAAAGGATGGCAGCAATGTCTTATTCGACTACTATGACATGAGCTCCAAAGGCGATGTCATTGATGCGGTACTTGCGGCTTTGTGCTGGCCTAAGAAACTTGTACTACACAGACTTGAAGAAGGTGATAATCTTTCTGCGGTTCGAAAGCTCTCTGTAGTGTTTGAAAATTCCAGTCCTTCTGTAGTTAACGGATGCTGGGAGTTGAAAGCTGATTTAGCTTACAACATAGACCATACTGTCTATCTCTGCGCTTCAGAAATGATTGGGAGCTTCCGCAGCAACAAAGAATTCTTGGCGTGGGCCTCATCTAGGTTGCTTCCGGCTTATCCAGTATTTTTAATGGCTATGTCTGCGATAATAAATGCTTCGTCTTTAATTGAAAAGGCTATGGAGAACCAAACCAGAAGGCCTACGTTCCAAAGATTCCAAGTCTTTGGAGCAGAAGCCCAAGAATGGATAGCGTCTTGCAAAGCCCTTCTTGACAAAGTTCAGTCTAAGGAAGAGGTATACAGTGCTCTTGAAAATATGTACAGAGAGACCAATGATATCGGAAAGAATATAATGGAATTCTTTAAGGTACTCTTCAACGAAATCAAGTTGGATCCGATCACTATGTACAATAACGCTTTGGAATGGCTGAATAATGCCAAACCTACTGCCGGACAAATGAACGACATAGAAGAACAAGACTTCATCTTCTATCGTTCTATACACGATATAGCTAGCGCATTTATCAACCCTGAGGAATAATATGAAAGAAAAACATCTGCGCAGACCTATCTTAAGGAAGGCTGCGACGATTCTTTACAACGAAACAAGGATAGAAACTAAGCAATCTATTTTCTACGAACAAAGATTTGAAAACAGACATCCTATAAATCTTGAAGAATACAAAGAGATGCTTCTTTACGATATTCTCGTTGGAAAGTCTGAAGACGATCTGAAGGCTATTGCGGATGCTGTATATATTGCAAGAGGCTGTATTCCAAATCATCTTCTGTTCCACGAGTTCTTCAGAAGGTATAAAGACCAACATCAGCCTACAAGAGGAAAATACAATCCGTTTACTATTGAAGGTAAAACAAAATTCAAGAATTATACAGGGGTTGTTCCGATCGCATCTTATAGACTCTGGTCTAATTCCACTAGGGAAGCTGGCGGATGGAACAATTCTAAGGATTATGCGTGCCTTTCATTCGTGACTTGGGCAGACAGATTTATAGAGCTTTATGAATCTAAGGGCACACCTATTCCCAAATGCGGTTATACGAGTTCTAATGAAGCAATCCTATATTCTATGGGAGTTGACTTCATGAACATTCGAATTTCAAATCGTATTAAGGAGAAGTTCCCTAAATGGTTTAAAGAAGGCGAGAAGAAAGGAAAAGTTCGTGATGGTATATACCAGTATCACGAAAGAAGTAATGCTCCCTCTACCATAGACTGGTATGGGACGCTGATCTACAAGCCAAATTTTAGAGACATAAATGAGCTTGCCGACATGACCACAAGGTTGTGTAGGTATGCTCCATCTGGATACAGCACTGATGCAGAACTCCTTGCGAATGCGAATCCGCTGTTCGAGCAATTTCTCTACAAGCTTAAAAGCATTGGAGGAGGAATGTTCAGCTTCAACATCGAAGCCCGGAGATATGCTCAAAATGACTCTCCAGAAAGGTTTAAGCAACTCGCCAATGACCTTTCTGAATTGTCTAATTTAGCTAATAAATTGTCTGAACAATTCCAGTCTTTCAAGGACGAAAAGCTTATTGGAAAGAGAACTTCTACGGTTACTTTAGTTGGAAAGCTATTAGCAGACGAGTTGTCCTCTAATCCTATTAAGTACTTCAATACAATGGAATTCAGACCTCCCAGGTGGTTTAGACAAGATTCATTAATCTTTTGGATTTGCAAGGAGTTGATTGAAGGTGAGTAACTACGAAACAATGTTTTGGCAAGTGTTTACAGACGGAACTAATCGCATCAAGAGTTCGTCAAGAGCATTCCTTGGAATTGTCGGCGGATCGATAGCCAAGTTTTTTGAGGCTCCTCCGTCGGCGTATATGATGATTCCAATCTTTTGGTACGTATTAGCTCTGTATAACAGAAGTCAAAGGACTGACACGATATTTGGATTCAGTACCCATCTAGGGTATGCGACCATGAAGTTTGTAATTCTTGCCAACGCTCTAACCATGTATATGTGCGCCAAAATTGGATACATTGATATCGCCTTGGCTGAGTACCTTGAGAACGTATTAATTCTAGGCTATGGCTTAGTAATGGTGTATCAGGGCTTTATATCCGTGAAGATCAATAAAGAAAGCTTTGACAAGGTTTTCTTATCTATTTATGGCCACAAGACTGAAGAAGATATCGAAGCTGAAAAAAGACTTTTTAGAAAAAGTCTATGATCCGAAAAAAAGAAGACAAGCGTGAGCTTGTCTTTTTATTATCCATTGATCAATTCTTTTTTAGTTTCTATGATGGCTTTTAAAACGCTCTTCCCGAATTTAAAACTTTCAAGAGAAAGTGCATCTTTTTCACTGAATTTATTAGAGAAGGCTATAGGATCTGCAAGAATGTCATCCAATTTTTGATGGATAACAGGCTTCATCACCGAGGCAAATCCGTACGTGTCGAAATTATCTTCTCGGATTCCATATACCCTTTCCAAAGTATCCTTAATCTGTTCTGCATCCTTTACAATCATCTGAAGATGTCGGATAAATTCCGAAAGCTCTTCCAAGGGATAGCACCTAAGTCTGGATCTGACGGCCACATCCAACTGAATAGGATAATGGTCTTCCAAATCCTTTCTGAACCGATCTGAGTACTCTCCCTTTTGATTGAGAAGTTTCAAGGGCGGCTCAATCTCAAGGAAGGTAAGCAATCCCCAGAAATCTCCAATCGTGGTGCCTTCAGAATCTATGATCTTATCCATCGCTTTGTGCAGTGCTGTCATCATTTGGGTTATTCTCCGTTAAGATTCCGCAAACCGGACAATTAGATGGTATCTTTTTTAGACCAAGATCGTTAAGACGTAATCCGCATCCTCTGCAATACAAGATCTTTTCAAGTGGAAAGGCGGCTTCAAGCGCCGCTATAGTACTGTTCATCATAGTTACCCCAGATAGCGTCTAGCATATTCTATAAGTGACGGACAGAACGGTTTACTAGGATGCTTATCACGATTGATGAATCCGATAGAAGTACCAAGGTTGATACCAATAGTAGGATCCAAATCAAACATATTGTCGATCAGCAACTCTGTAGCCTTTTCCATTTCGTCAGTTTCCATGTTGGTCGGGCAGATCGCAAAGGTCTCTGCCAGTGCTTTGTAGAATGCTGTGTAAGCAGCTTCGTCTTTGCGACGATCTTCAGGAAGCCTAGGACAGCCAATAGCTCCAAGCGCCCAGTCATTCTGGAACACAATTTCCATCGGGATGTCCATATTCTCGAAGACAGTGTTAGGCCAAAGGTTAAGCATTTCCTTAAAGGCCTCTGCAAGTTCTTTAACTGCCTTTGGCTTCAGTTCTGCAAGAACATCAGCTCTGCTTCTTTCTTCGGCCTCACTTCCAAAGAGACCAATGGTCAATCCTTGGCCTGGGCCAACTCCAATGACCTTAGTGCCGGACTTCTCCAGTTCACTAATAATGTCATTAATGTTTGTTAATTCTTCGCTCATTACTTTTTCTCCTTGGTTGTAAAACAGGATTTGATCAAGTTGGTAAGATCATTAAAAGAGCTTTCATCCATACTTATAGATCTAAGAATTGTGCTCTTAGCAGATTCAAAGAATGATAGCCACTCGATCGGATTAAGAGGAAATTCCTTTACTAGTATATACGAAGCTAGAGTAGCTTCTTCTAGGTAGAAATCCAGATACTCGCTCTTTGGAGCTGCCTTGAAGAATGGCACAGCTATTTCTTTAGGAAGCAAAATCTTAAAGCTATTCCTAAAATCTTTCAGATCTTCTTCCCAGAGAAGAGCTCCGATGATATCAACAATGGTAATACGAATATTGACCATACCCGAAGATCTATCTACAGCTATTTTAGATTCTGCTTTAGTCAGATGGTGCTGTTCGATCAGAAATCGTTTTAAGAGCTTTTCTTCAAAGTTACTAAGCTTAAATTCGTAATTGTCGTTATCATCACGATAATCTACCATAAACGGTGATAAGAACCTTAAAGCTGAAAACAGATCTTTGCACATCAGTCCAAATTGAGTGTCCAGAAAATTATTCAAAGATTCTTTGGAAAGGACTTCCGGAATCCTTAAGAAGCATTTGATAATGTTATTCTTGAGATATTCCGCATTCTTTTCTATCCAAGTCTTTTTCAGTCTAGCCATTTAGAAATCCTCCAATGACTTCGTTGAGTTCCAAAATCGGGGCAGTGTTCTCTCCGAATTTATTAGAATCATATAGAGCTGCGATATTCAGCCATTCTAAAGGATCATTGGCCACATCGATGGCTAATGCCAGAACTCCAAGATCTCCAGTGTCGCTGATGCTTTTATCGCTTCCATCTAGATAATCCTCAACCATATCCTTGATATATTCGCTAAGATTCTTCAGAATTCGATCACAAGTTTCTGCATCTGGTGCGAATACGTTAAAGTCGTCAAGAGCATCGAACCTTTCGTCGTCAGTTAACTCTTTCTGATCAACTCCGAGAGCTCGATAGGTCTTAAAGGTGTTTATCAGCAGATCCGAGAAAGCAAATACTGCACTAGACAAAGTCTTGCTATGATCGTTGTAGTTCTTTATAATCCAGATGCCATGTTCGGTAACTCCAGCGGCCTTGAGATACTTCTTGAGAATCTTTGTAGCTTCCGGAGACTCACGGCACGCTTCTAGCCATCGTCCAGCAGCGTATGGATTGCTTCGGATGATATCCATCTCTTTGTCTATCATCGCTTCTTTGGATTCTCTTTGGAATGGGCAATTCTCTAGAATGTTATCATTACCACAAGCTTCGATAAGAACGCCCATTTCCTTTTTAATATTTAGCATCAGAAAGCTCTCCAGTTTCCGGATTGAATTCTAGCTTGCCTTTCTTATCGGTGATGACCTTAACAACTCTGGCTATGTTCGTATTGGTATCACGGTCTCTGGGGCCGCAGCTAACTAGCAATACAGCTCTGCTATTGGGATTAGACATGATATGCTTCAGAGAGATTCCTGTAAAGAATACTTCGTCATCCTTGAAAGACAGTTGGCTTACTTCCGGATCCAAAATCGCCCATCCAGCCGGAACAGATTTGTCATAGCCCGGAGCTAGGTTAAAGAATGTTCCAAGTTCTTCAGTAACAGTGATGCCGTCAATAACAATAGCCTTAAGGCCATTATCGTATTCGCTGATTTCTATTTTCATAAAGTCTCCTTTAAATGCCTAATTTAATATACCTCCAACTTTCTATTGAACAAATTTCCAAGGAACTATATGGATTATTCTATAATTGACGAACGAGCGGCGGCAACCATAAAAGAAATTTTACGATTCGCCAAGACCTTCGTTTTTAAAGATACAGACCAGGCTGATGCCCATGAGTCTACTACGAGTATCCTTTGGGGATCTTATTTTATTAGCGCTTGCGAAGGCACTCTTCCGTATATAGATAGCATTGGCAAGAAAGGGTTTCCTAACCCTCAGCTTCAAGATTACAATATCATTCCGAATGGTGTAGAATTCTTCCAACAGATCTATCTTCAGAATTCGCTGTATATTGGCAGTAACATGAGACGCCTTGAAGAGGTTCGCAGGGCTACTCCAATGCAAAATGCAGAATTGGTAGATGCTCCCTTCATAGGTAACGTCTTTGAAGCAAATTCTTATTATCGTTTGCTGTTCTGCAACTACGGTGTTCTTCCAAATATCGCTAGGCAAACTCCTGACCACGGCATTCTTTACTATGATCCGGAGGACTTCTATTATTCTGATACCGAATACGAGACTGATTCGAATGGAAACTACATCCTAGACGGTGATGACAAGAGACAGCTAAAGAAGATCTCATTCAAGTACTTGGACAAGACCAAATTCATAAAGCTGTACAATGAGAATAGAAACCTGTTCACAGCCGCTATGGAAAACCGTGCCATGCGCTGGGATCCAAACTATACGACCTTTGTGAACTGGATGATCGTTGTCATGACGATCTATTCTTATCTGGATTCTGAGCTAGAAAAGATTTACAACATTGCCCTTTATGACCAGTACGACATCCGTAACGCTCTTTATAGCTTCGGTATCAACTTTCTGGATGACCTGCCAGAGCCTTATCAGCTTCGTGTGATTAAGAATATTCGTGAGCTAGTCCGCACCAAGAGTACTTCCCAAACTCTGAAAATTGTTATTCAGGACATCTTTGGTCGAGAGCTGGTTGACGCTTATAAGCTGTACATGGTCTACGGCGATCCGAATCTGATGTGCCTTGGATCCAATCCTAGCGAAGACGGAGATTATGGTACCGGAAACAAGGAGCTATTCTTTGTAGAAATTCCATTCGATGTTGCTAATCCTTTGGAATACATTGTAGCTCACCCGGAAATCAATAAGCAAAGCTTTGCTGACGTGACTGGAGCAGATCCGTATTGGAAAAACTGCCCTGAATCTGAAGTTATTGAAAAGATAAGAGCAGAATTCGGCGACGGCATGGTTGTTCTTCCGTCTAAGTACATTGGTATCTCTAATGATATCAACATGGAAGAGCAGAATGACGGTGCGATTCTCTTGTTCTCGCTGTTGCACTATATAAGCCCGTCGGCTGTTAGCATCCCGTCTTTTCCGGAATTGCACTTAGGCTCCACTCCTCTGGTCTATGCCTTAATGGCATTGTACTATTTGGAAACAGCCATTAGCGATATGACGACCGAGGATATGTCCCCGAACTGGAAGACACAGCCGTCAATCTTTAATATTATTGGTGGAGAGCACAATACCGCTTGGCATGTCTTGTCATTTATTACGAGTATTGATGCTCTCAAGATTCCGGAAAACTATAAAGCTGTATACTTCTCTAAGCTGACGTCTGCCGATGGACGTACTCTTTGGAAAGAAATCTCTGATACTCTAGAGCTTCTTAATACTGTATCAGGCCCAGAATCGCTGTCTGCGATGATGACCTCTATCATAAGGATCAATCGTGAGCTTAAAAAGCTATTCTTCTTTGTCTCTGAACAGCAAGATGCTATCTCTGGAAAGCTTGTCGAGACCGAGAATAATCAGAGTGTATTCGTAGGTGATGCCATCGCATCGGGCTTCCAGCTTGAAGCTCCGGAAAACTCTTCTAAGACTGTAACCGAAAAGGTATTTGAGGATAGACTTAGAAACGAAGTTCCATATCCGTTGCATGGCAAGGTAGTCTGGGATGACCAGTCGTATGATACTTATAGCCGTGAAGCCGGATTTACCGAATTCGTAGAGTACAAGATTCTTCGTGGGATTTATGAAGACGTATTCTTAAAGTCTAATACCCTTCCGTCTTCGATCTACTTCGGAGCCGAATCAGTGGCAGATGTCCTTAAGGGTCGTGCTCCTACTCTGTTCCGCATAATCGAAGAGTCTATTGCCGAAGGTACAGGCCGAGCTAGAAGCGTATTCTCATATCTAGCTAACGAAATCCTGGCCTTCTTGGAAGACGGAGGCCTAGAACCCGGCGCAGTATCCTTTGATACATACGCAAAGGGCTACCTTGCTGAATTTGCAAGTATGCTTGTTGAGAAATTCATTAGCTATACTGTTCAGCTTCAGGTGTCCGGTACTAAACTGAAAGCAGATGGAAGCGGCGAAGGCTTTATAGGATTATTCGATCATCTTAGTAAACTTCCACAGCATATGATCCTTAGCGATTCCTTCTATGGATTGTCTGCCGACAGAGAAACCGCTCCGTACAATCCAGAAGGCTCGTCGGGCTATCTGTCAGAGGTTCAGCCCGAAAGCAGCCAGATGAATCCTATCGACCTTCCTGTTGTATTGGATGGAACCAGCGAGGACTATCTGCCAGTGCATGACATAATGGTCGGAATGGAAATGTATGTACAGATCATTTACAGACCAGATCGTTATGGCATAATCAGTAACTCCTTTGGCATGTGGGAATTCGATACTGACGAAGAGCTAGAAACCCGTCCGGCTATTTGGAAATGGGAGAGCTTTGCTCCTAAAGAAGAAATCTTTGCGTACATTCTCCATGCGTAAAATAATTTCCCTTACCCTGAGAGGTAAGGGAAATTAATTCTTTGGCAAAATTAGCCTTCGCCAGAAGTGCTACCAGAGGTACTGCCAGAACCTTCATCGCTTTCGTCCAGAAGGACAGCGGCGATGCCAGCCTGAGAGAGATCCTTGACTTCGACATCGTTGATCTTGAGAGTTTCGATACAGCCGTACGGAACGCTGTTAGCAGTCATACCGTCAACCTTGAAGACAAGGAAGTTAGTCTGGGCTTCCACCAAAGCGCAATCAGCACTCATAGCCGATCCACGACCATTGAGCTGGAATTTAATTTGAACGTTAGTCATAGTTAATTCCTATCGATAGAATTAGATGAATAGAGGGTGCAATGATTAGTTGTTATGAGATTTACAAAACTGCAACTTCTCATTGAATTTGAAAGGTAATCTATGAATCTTGGTATGCTAGACTTGCATGGGCGAGTAAGAGCCTACAGTGGCGGAAAGCTGCTCTGGGATCGTCCAAATAAGATAACTACTCTCGGAAGAAAGGCTTTGCTTGCAGCTATGGCCAGAAAATCAGAGATAGAATACAAGCCGGATGAAAGCTGGTTTTATGGCTTAAACTCTGATTGGAAATTCCATAATAAAAGCTGGATATCCTGCTATGCCTTTGGAAATGGCGGAGCCTTGACTGAACAGAACGTTGTGATCCCGGCTGCGTCTTCTATGAAAGATATGAATCTCTTTCATATAGTTCCGCTCAGGAAAAGATTAGAAAGTGGTTATAGTTCTAGTTACAATCTCAGTAACTATGTAGCCTTGCCGCCAAATGCCGAGCTACCTATAGGCGACGGCGGCTCTCAAGGGAATAAATACACTTTGGATAGGACTCCTGTCTTAGGCCCCGAGACAGAATTCATTTCTAGGCCGGATCCTGACAATTATGTCTATTTCAAGATCCTAGAAAGTGTTGACATGGGTATCAAAGAAATCCATTCCACTTCTTCTAGCACAATTGACCAGAATTCGTCTAGAATCGGTATTCACAGCTTTGAAACTGCCGTGGCCAGATTTAGGCTGACTATTAGTGCAGAAGACTTGACTCGTGTATTCCCTGAAATAGCCACAGAGGCTGATAAGGCTAGGATTGCTCGTGACTCTAAAGTAAACGAGCTTAGCTTGTACATGGCTTGTATAGAAAATCCTGAATCAGAAATTCAATACGGCCCCAAGAAATTTGCAAGATCTGAGGATGGGATTTATTACACCCTTCCAATTCAGTTCTCGCATATTACATTTCCCACAGAAAACTTCTTTGGTAATCTTACTAAAGATCTTGATCTTGAATATTACGTGTTCGCATAGGTAAATCATGAAAGACAATTTCCTTCTAAAAGGCGTGGTTAGCGCTTATGATGCAAAGACCGGAAAGGTTTTGTTTCAGAATTTGCACAACGTTGTTACGGCTGTAGAAAAGGTCTATGTGCTCAATCGTTTGATCGGCAATACCACCATTGGCGATAATTTCTTTAATAACGAAGACAGCGACATCCAGACAGCCGTTAGCGGCATTATCAGCGGTAGCGCTAAGATTGCCAAGTTCAAGGTAGGCACGGTTGGCAACAACACCTATCCGGTTGAATATGAAGATACGGTGACATCGATGCTGAGTAATGCGTTTGATGTAGACTTCTTCAGCAGCAACGATAGCTACCAGCCTGCCGACATTGCTGATGACATGAAAGGCAAGAAGATTATCTACACCCGTGACGGTGGAGCTTTCATTCGATTTAAGCTTCAGGTTGTCGGAAATGGCGAAGGTAATTCCCTTGGAATTAGTGCCGGAGAATGCCACGAGGTTAACTTTGTTACTCTGCTTGATGATAGCGCAAATGCAAATCGTGTTACGCAGTTCAGGTTCCCCGGTATTCCGTTCTATGCCGACACTTCTGTGATCTTTGAATATCGTCTCTATCTCTAAGGAGAGGTTATGGCTAATCAAAGACCTCAACTCACAGAAGACAACATCAGGACTTTGCTAGCTTTGAAGCACTCTGAAGTCACTAAGGAATGGCTCCTTGCCAATTTCGCCTTTGTCGAAGGAAAGCAAAAGATTCCGTTCAACGGTGAATTTACTCTTAGGTCTTCAGACGAAACGGCTTCTGTAATTCCGAAGGTAACTGGAAGCATCCTCACCACTGCCGGTCGTTACGTAGCAAATCTGTTTCTTCTTGGAAATGCTAAGTATACTTCGCTCTTCTCATTTATCAATGAGCCTTGGACGAAGAAAACTATCGGCAAGATCAATAGCGTTCTGTCGTCTGCCCTGCTTGAAGAAAAGATTTCTTCGCTGGACTACACAGACTTTATTGATCGTGAAACGTGGTTTACTTATGGAATTACCAGCTTTGTATCTCCTGGCCTTAGCAACGATATCTACAAGGAAATTCCCTCTGTGAATGCCTTGAAGAAGAGACTGCTTCAGGAGAATGCCGAAGCCGTAAAGAATGTTGATGTTGCCGTTCTTAATAAGATCGATGACGAAGTGAAGTCCAAGTTTGTCGATGAAATCAAAGACAAGCCTGCTTATGACTACATGGCTAGCGGATCTGCTAAAGATGTGGTCGGCGTTACCTCGGCCATGCGTGGCTTGGTGAATGAAAGTAAGGACAACACTAAATTTAGATTTGCCGATTCTTCTCTTCAGGAAGGTATCAAGAAGTCTGAAATTGCTATCTACGCAGACAATGGTATTGGATCGGCTTGTTCTCGTGGTATCGATACCGCTATGGGCGGCTACGTGGTGAAGAAGTTCAACATGGCCTTCCAACATCTGCGTCTTGACAAACATGGCACAGATTGCAAGACTAAATACGGACTGATGGTAAAGATCGGCCCAGACGCAAAGGACAAATACCATCTTCGCTATGCTGAGTTTGCTGGAAAGGAATATCTCCTTACCGAAGAAAACATCAAAGCTCTAGCTGGAAAGGTGGTAAAGATTCGTAGCCCGATGTTCTGCACCGGAAAGCATATTTGCAACAAGTGTATCGGAGAGATGTACTACCGGATGATACCGTCGGACACTCCTCGAATTGGCTTTATGCTAATGAAAATCGGATCTGGCTTGCTCAATGCCAGCTTGAAGAACTTCCACGAATCCAAGATCAAGTCTAAGAGTTTGAACCTCGATGACTTCTTGAAAAAGATTGAGTAAATTTATAGGACAGATGAAAGTCTGTCCTATATTATTTTTTGATGATCACAATCTAAAAGGAATTTCTATGATCCCTGCATTGTATACCACCATTGTTAATCTTGCTGACAAAACTCTTACTCCTACTAAGTATGCTTCTGTCAAACAAGAGGTAATCAATTTCTTTGAAAACACAAAAATTGAAACGGCTGAAGACCTGAATAAGTTTGTTCCATCCTCTAATATCGTCGAAGATTTTAAGAATGGAATGATTGCACTTCTAGATGAAAAGCAAAACAGTTTCTTCTATTTAGACGGATTTTTCAAGAATGTCTTTCTCGGTAATGCCCCCGTCGAGAATGACGGTTTGAATTATCCTCCTGAAGCTATGAAGGTCTTTACTGATGGTCTTGATATTAATCTGGACATTTTCCTTCCAGATTTTTACTTGCCCAGTCATCCTGATTCTTTGCTTACTTTACTTGTCAATAACTTAGGTGAACTCTTCAAGAATGTTTTTAGGTTTCCGTTCTCCTTTAATATTCCCTTATTCGGAGATAAGGTCGCAACCAAAGTTACAGCATACGAGCTTGTCAGAGAGAATCACTCTGGGCTTATTCCTAGCACTGTATCGGGATATCCGAACTTCGGAAGTGTTGGAGTTCATCTAACTTTTAAAGCTAAGATTCGAGCGGTTGTCTCCCCGAAGATTATGGATGCTGAAAAGATCCGCGAAGAACTCAAGAAGAATGATGGTTTTGCTTATTTCATTCCTCCATTTAAAGTTACAAGTTATAACATGCTGTCTTGGATGTATGCTCTGATTTTCCATCGAAGCGAGTTCAAAGTATTCAAGTATTTGAATAACGGCTATATCTTGTTCAGCAGGGAGGAATACGAGGCCAATCCTAATTTCGCAAGACAGACTGTCTTAAAGATTCTGCTCAAGGGATATATGCAAGCTCAGATTCCAGATTATCCTAAGGATGATAAGAGCAAGCTAACTAAGCGTATTGTTGATGGCTCTAACACTTGCCTTCCGGCAATAATGGACTGTGTTAAGAATTTCTGTATGGAAAAGACAGATAAGAATTTCGACTTTCATTATAGGATGCCTGAAGGTGGTAAAGGCTATGCTAAGTTCGGTAGTCCTGGCTATGGTGGAAATCAAGAATTGTATGTCGAAGTCGGGTTTACCGATAGAACAGAAATGATGAAGACTACTAGAACCAGAATCTCTATGGACTGCATTACAGACCTTATCGAGCTCAAGAAAGCCTTGGTTCCGTTCTTGGAATGTATTGACAAGACTAGAGAATTGCTTGAGAAGTTCACTGAAGATGTAGAATGCGAAAATGATGCTTTTACCTTTGTAGCTAACAGTCTTGTGAATGATATTATGGTTGACCCTACAAACTACACTGAAAATACTGGAGAAGACTTCGCCGAAGATACATTAGAACATGATACACTGAAGTGCGTTTCCGATATCTCCAAGGAGATTATCGGATCCTAATTCTAGAGAGCGCTCGCTCTCTTTTTTGTAACTTATTATTGTTAACATAAGGGTTCAACATGAAAAAGACTATTCTTCTTGTTTCTTCAATCGCTTTACCTCGCAGGTAAAGCCCCTGTTTGGTCTCTGGCTTTGCCTTTACGGTAAGGCCATATTGATTTGCTTTTAAATCGGATATGGTATTGTACCATATCCGATTATTTTTATATTAATCTACAGCCACTATCTAAAATGAGGTAAAAGATGGCCCACCATAAATTCATTATCAATCATCTGACCGATACTGACTTCTATAAGTACACTATGGGTCAGGCGATCTTCCACAATATCAAGAACGCCCATACAAAATGGGAACTGACTATCCGCTCTAAAGGTGTCAAGACTGGATACCTGAAGGATGAAGTCAATTACCAAATTGATCATCTGTGCGAACTGAAGCATGGCACTGATGAATTGCAGTTCCTTGACAGCATCCCGTACTTGACTTACGATTTCATTGAATACCTTGAAGACTTCCGTCTGAAGCGCAAGTATATCAATGTTGAATCTTACGATGACCAACTGCATATCACTGCTGAAGGCCCTGAAGAACGTATCCACTGGTATGAAACCCTTGTGATGCCTATTGTTCAGGAACTCTGGATGGCAGACCAAGAAGGTGTTGACTACGAACTTGGTAAGAAAAATCTTGATGCCGCTATTGACAAGTACAACAAGCTCTGGAATGAAGGCAAGAAGTTCCAGCTTGCAGACTTCGGTACTCGCCGTCGTGCATCTTATGATTGGCATGAATACGTCGTCCGCCGTCTGATCGAAAAGTGCTTAGCTTTTGTAGGCACTTCGAACGTCTACTTGGCCATGAAATTTGGCGTGAAGCCGATTGGAACATTTGCCCACTCGTGGAAGATGTTGTTCCAAGGTCTGAAGGGAATCCGCACCGAAGATTCGCAAGAAGCGGCATTTGAAACTTGGGCAAAGGAATTCGATGGCGACCTTGGTATCTTTTTAAGCGATACCTATGGTTTCCTTGCCTTCCTTAAGGCATTCACTAAGCGCTACATGAAGCTTGCGTCCGGCGCTCGTCATGACAGTAACGATCCATTCCTTTGGGGTGATCTATTCATTGCTGCTTTGAAGTACAACCAGATTGATCCGATGACAAAGGTTGCTTGCTTCAGCGACTCTTTGAATGATGACAAGGTAGTTGATATCGTCAATTACTTCTGGAACCGCATTCTCATCAGCATTGGCCAAGGAACCTTCTTGACTAATAACGTCGGCGGCAATCCGCTGAATATGGTCATGAAGATGCAAGAAGTCAATGGCATCAAGGCTGTTAAAATGTCTGACTGTCCGGGGAAAACAAACTGCCATGACGAAGACCGTATCAAGGAAATCATTCACGCATTCAATTACACGTCGCTTGATGAAATCATGAGCCTCAAGGGTGACCAAGCAGCTATCGCAGACTTTATTAAGCGTTTCTACGAAACCAATTTCCCAAAGAAACACTGGAGACCGTAAATGCACTACATCTTTGGAGGAGCCTTCGATCCTCCTACCGTTGCACATTCGGAGATAATCCGAACGATCGCTTCGATCATGGATCCGAAGGTTGACAAGCTCACAATCTTTGTGACTAACAACACAGAGAAGCACTACAAAGCCGAACCTGAAGAGCGCCGAACCATGACTGAAATCTTGCTAGCCAATACAAAGCTGCCTATTCCAAGAGACAGCATTAGTGTTGAATGGCAAGATGAGCTCATGGCTTGGGAGCTTACCCACATGTCTATCAAGCCTACTCCGGAAGATACCACTCTTTGTATTGGATTGGATCAGGCTGAACAGTTGGCTAGAGGTCTCTGGGAACGTTCCGAGGAAATCCGTGATCTGGTTAGCTTCTTGGTCTTTACAAGAACTACAAAGAATACTCTTGGAATTATCCGAGATAGGCTCACTTATGCTTATTGGGAAAAGGCTAAGTACAAGCTGGTTGAAACCGAGGCTAAGGATGTCTCTAGTTCTGCGATCAGAAGTTATCTAGAACGTGATCCAACCTTAGCAGAAAAGATGGCCAATGGAATCAGCAGCCTAACTTTTGAAGACATCTATCGGCATATCTGGATACACGAGCTGTACTATCAAAATGGCCCCAAGTATGAAGAAAATCTTGAAGCATTCCTTGCTCAGTACAAGATTGACAAGGAAAAGCACGGATGGGCTGAACCTTCTGTTACGGCAGATATCGTAGCTTATACTTCCAGTGAAGAAGTGCTATTGATTCGTCGTAAGAACTATCCGTTCAAGAACTATTGGGCCTTGCCGGGTGGATTCTTTGATCTTACGGATAAAGACATCAACTATACGGCTGCTAGAGAACTCAAGGAAGAAACTCATGTGGATCTTCCTCCTGAAGACTTTGTACAGCTTAAAACCTATGCTCATGTGTTTGATCCAAGGCTTCGTGTTGTGGATGTGGCATTCTCTGTCAGAATTCCTCGTGATCAAGAAGATAAGATCGGAGGTGACGATGATGCTGCTGAAGCAAAGCTGTGGCCGATTTGGGACTTGCCTAAGATGGCATTTCACCACAAGGACATCATAGCAGAGCATTTGAAAAGGAAAGCTGCTCATGACAGGCAAGCCAACTAGTGTCATCTGCGACCATCCCGGTGGCAGAGTAAATTTTACAGAAACATACTTCCGTACATACGTAGATATAGACGGAACAATGTTCTACAGCGATCCAATGGATACACAAGAGCGTGCTAAGGAACATGCTGATTATATCCAGAAAAGGCATCCTAAGAAGGAAGTCCAGATCGTTAAAGAAACCAGAAAAGTTGAATCTATCCTAACAATTCCACCCAAGGAGAAAAAATGAATACTTTAGCAGTAATCGACCCGCAAATTGACTTCGTTACCGGAGCTCTAAAGAACGAAGCAGCCCAGAAGGTTATTCCTTCTCTGGCTAAGCTTATTCGTGACTGGGAAGGGCCGGTTGTCGTAACTCACGACACCCATGAAGACAAGTTGTATGACTATACTCTTGAAGGCCAGAAACTCAAGTCTTCGGATGGCCTGAAGCATTGCATCGGCGATGACGACAAGGCATATCGCGACGAAGACAACTGTGGATGGGGAATCGTTCCTGAAATTAAGGAAAGCCTCAAGGAAAAGTACTACAAGGATATCACCAAGGAATCTTTCGGTACTTTTGATTGGTGCGATCGTCAATTTGACAGGATCATCTCTCAGGCAGAAAGCATTACGGTTGTCGGCTTTGTATCCGACATTTGTGTGATTTCTAACCTTGTTATCCTTCGTACCCTGTTCCCGGATAAGAAGATCGTTTGGGATTCTCGCTATTCGGCTGGTACGACTCCGGAAAACCATCAGCACGCTATTGCTATTGCTAAGGCCATCATGATCGAGGTAATTGTCTAATGATGAAAGCAATCAAAGACTACCGCAATACCGTTCAGGCTATGAAAAGCTGGACAGTTGACACTGTGGCTTCGTGCCATGCAAAGAATGTTGTGCTGGGTATTTCCGGCGGAACTGACTCTACTGTCATCGCAAGGCTCTTGACCGAATCTATCGGCCCGGATCACGTTTTTGGCATATTCATGCCTAATGGTATTCAGGCAGACTTTGAAGATGCTAAGCGCGCTGCAAAGGCCGCTGGTGTCATTCATACCATTGAAGCTAACCTCGCTCTAGCCTGCATGGCTACCGAAGCTACGATCCGTCTCGCTGGCCCAGCTAAGGGCGGTGATCTGAATATGCAAGCAAAGATCAACATGGTTCCTCGTGTTCGCCAAGCTGTCGAATTCGGCATTGCTCAGGCTTACATTCCAGAATCTGTGGTGGTCTGCACTGCAAACTTGTCTGAACTGATGATGGGTTATTTTACCCTCTGGGCAGACATGGGATCCTTTGCTCCGCTTGGAAACCTCACCAAGACTGAAGTCCGCAAGCTAGGTCTCGAACTGGGTCTTCCTGAAGATCTTGTTCTCAAGACTCCAGCTGACGGACTCTCTGGACAATCTGACGAAGCCAAGATGGGTCTGAAGTACGCAGACATTGATGACTTCATTCGCAACGACGGTAAGAACATTACTGAAGGTGTGAAGCAAGCTATCATTGCTCGTATGAAGACTAACGAATTCAAACGTAGGATGCTCAACATCCCGGCGTTTAACCCCAACTTGGAAATGGTTGAAGAATAAAACAAGGCGCACCTTAGGGTGCGCTTTTATTTTTTATAGTATATTATATCTTGAACATCAAGAGGTAAAAATGTACACATCAAAATCCAAAGGATTACTTAAATCTTTCAGCCGCTTCAAAGAGAATGTGATTGGAACGGTTAGGCTAGAGTTATTTCCTAATGTGCTTCCCATTAATGGAAGTGTCCCTTACGGAGTTGAGTTCGATCGAGATTCAAACCAGCTCCTGTTCAACATTGACTTCAATGATACTCCGGTTGAAAAGTTTTACTATGCCAGAGCTATCAGAGATATCCTTGAATCTACTAACGAGGACACCGGGATATCCTTAGTCTATAGTGGCTATACCGGAGATCGCAAAGTCATTCCTGTTAGTGCAATTCTCAAAAGTGGAGGAATCTACCTTGTCAAGTACGGAAGAAACTACAAAGTCAAGCGAAGAATCAAGACAAAAGAAAATTCTTGATATAGATACGGCATCGCAGCTAATTAACATCGTAGAAAAGTACTGCCGCACTCTTCGCATTCATACTTATGACACTCTTCTGAGCAGTATTAAAGAAGAATCTGGGATAGATCCTTGGCAGATAGTTGTCTTGAAGAGTAACTGGGATGTTGCTGTTACTAATTTCACGATTTATCCAAGCATCAAGAAAGAAGTCATTGAAAATGCTCAGGCAATCTATGATTTAATGAAACTAGATCCGATAAGGTTCTATCTTCCATTCCTAGAGCGATACAAGAAAATCGCTTTAAATCCTCCGCTTGTAGTCGCAGAGGAAGAATTTCTAGAGAGTCTTCATCTTCTTCAGTGAGAAACTATGCAGAAATACATCTTTGCTAAAATGCTTTCGAAGTGCTTGTACATGACAGAAGCTATTGGTGATCATTGCTTGGATTTTATGAAAGAAGAATTCAGCATTGACAATACCAGACTAGCTATATGGATAAAGTGGCAGGACGAAAGCCTCTACCTACTTTCAGATATTGAATCGAAGCTAGAGCGTGCCATAAGTCTGGATCCGGACAAGTATCTTATGCCATTGAGAAAAGTCTTTAAGGATCTAGAACCGTTTAGCATTCATTGCAATATGTGGATGGAAGAGGGAAGTGGCGTACAAATCATAGACGAAATTCGTAAACACTTTTTGAATGAAGGGAAGTTATGTTTAGACCTCCAGTCAAACTTGATGGAGTCGATTATCTAAAAATCTATAAGATCTTTTGGAGATGTCACTGCATCGTTAGTAATAAGCTCGGATCTTCTGGAGCTGAGGATCCGAAATACAAAGAAGAATTTGGATATCTGTTCAGTGATGTTAATCATTCGTTGATTTGTTGCGTAATATTTGGAGATATTCAGATCGATTCTGAGATTGGCAAATCCTTCAAGAATTACTTACACGAGAATTCTGTGACAGAATTGGTCAATGAGATTGTTCTTAATCCGGCTACCATAGTTCCAAAGATGGTTGAAGTCTTTAATGAGCGTTTCAAAGTATGCGAAAACATGTTTAATATTACTTCTAGCCTTGAAGACTCTCATTTCTATGCCAGTAAGGAAATGATAGAAATCGAAGGGTACATCAAGAATCTTCAATCTTTAATCCAAGGATAGTATGGCCTACTTAAACCAATTTCAGGATAAGCACCTTGAGTATCTTGAGGATCTAATCCATCTGACGGATATCTGTGCTTTAGACAAAGATTCCACGCCGCTGTCTCCTGATCAATACAAAGATCTTTGTAAAGATTTATCAGAAATTCTTTGCAAGGAATCTATCTGCAAGGATAATCGCTCTTTTGGTTATTTCATAGAAATCCTATGGCAATGTAAAATCAGAGGATATTCCACCAGAGAAGCCATCGCCTACTGGATAAATGATCAAGAAGTCCGAATTGTGACTGACGTAATGATTTCCATCATTGTAAATGCCATAGAAGTATGCCCGAAAGTTACAGCAGCTTTTGATAAAGCTATAAACGGATTTATCGGAGGGCGTATCCAAAAAGCTACGCTTAAAATTCACCGAGACCACTTTAAAACCCTACTGGAGTAATATGGAAATTGAAGAAGAAAATACAGGTTTATGGGTACGAGATGCAACAGGAGGAATAACGCACTTCTCTCACACGGAAGAAGCTGTAGCGGTATGCTTTGTTCTGTATGTGTATTCGTGCAGAAATACTCATGATCGTGACTGGCTCTTCCAGAGCGCCAGTAAGCATTGCGCGGAATGTTTCTGTAATGACAGCCGAGAATTTAGCCATGTACTTGATTGGGTTAGCTCTATAAGTCCTCAAGAGATACCTACAGTTATCAAGTGCTGGAAAACGGACTACCGACAAATCCTTGCTATAAAAATCTGTACAGAAGAGATAATCTTGGATCCTATTCATTACATTTTCAAGATGGAAGAAGTTATCTCGAATGGTGATTTTGTTAAAGACAGCTTGGAAGGCTCCGGCAATCAGAATCAACAAATTCGCATGGACCTTCAGGAAGACAGCAAGAATTTTGTTAAAATTTGTATTGGTACTCTTAGAAACTTAGTTGAGGGAGATCAATGTATAACAAAGACCAAATGACCGAACAGGAGATGGAAATCGTAGAAGCCATTGTCTTATGTTTCTATGAGCATTACTACGATTTTGCAGAAGGAATGTATCATCGCGATAAGACGAAGACAAATCACAAGATATTCTTTGACTTTTGTGCTAATGTCGATAATCCGAATAAAGGGCCATTCAACACATTTTCGATTGAGCGGCTATCAACAATGCTGGATCGCTATAAAGATCTGCTAGATCCTTTGACCTTTGATCTGTATGATGAATGCCATTCCGTCATTGATGATGACGAACTAGAGCACAGCATGTGCGACTGGCTTCTTAAGGCAGCTAGAGAAGTTCTAGTTGATCCTATGAAGTTTGTTCCTCCGCTGGTAGAGCTAATTAGATCTGAGATGTACTCTTTTCATGAAGCTGGCAATAACTGCGGCTATGAAGATAGGAACGGAAACATTATTCCTTGGGATAAAGTCAACTTCTTAGACACTGGCGAGCTTGCAGACAAAGGAATCACCTATCATGACTATGACCAAGAGGAAGCTCGAAAGTATGAAAAGAAGTATATTAATATCTTGGAGAAATTAATTCAATGAATTACTTTATGACTATAGAAGAAGCCGTATTTAAGGTAATGGAGTATGCTAGTAAATTGGACAGCCGCATCAATTATACAGAAGACGAAGGACTACTTGGAATGCTTTGCAACGAAGTATTAAAGATCACTGATCGAGATACCAAGCGGCTGTTGCGCAAGAGCATAGAGCGGTTTGACCCGATTACTAGGAAACCTCTGAATAATGCCAGATTCAAGAAGCGCTTGTTCCAGAACGAGAATTTTATAAGAGGTGTCGATAACATCAAAGTAGACCCACTAGCCTATGCCAAGAGACTAGAAAGGATTGCTGATATTTACGATGCCACTTTGACTAATCCACTTGGAGTTATGAAAGAGAATTCACCTGAAATTATGATGATTAAATCCACTTTAAGGAGTTTGTTACAATGACAAAAGATGATGTCTTTCAGGCCATAAAAGTAGCTTACAGAAAGTGCAAGAGGAATACAGTTTTCAATGCTAAGTACTTCTGTGAAGTCTTTAATCTGGATTTAGTTATAAGTTTTCTTCAGTATGACCCAAGAGAACAAATGGTTAGCCCCAGCGATCCACTTTACAAGGATTTCATCAAGGCTGTAGAACAATCTGAAAAGATCCTCTTAGAAAACATTGACACAAAAGTTTCTATGGAATTTCAGATGGTCACAGAGTGGACTAAACAGACAATGGTCGATCCAATTATCTATGCTCCGAAGCTGCTAAAAATTCTAGAGGAGCCAAAGACTTTGGATGACATCCTCTGGAATAGTTTTAACGCTAGTCCGGAAGATATTGCCAAATGGAATGCCGAGGTCGAAGCTGCTGCTAAAACTATTAAAGGTCTATTATGCTAAGAGGATTTTCTAACGTAATGAATAAATTTACAAAAGACAACAATTGGTCTAGGCGGTACCTGACCTATCTTGGAAGGGTTAACACCGAACCCGCCCGGACTACCAATATCAAAATTGCTGTCTGGTCTGCTATCTGGTGCTCAATCGATGCTGACATATACGACAAGCTGACGAAGTATTTAGGATTTGAAAAGAAATCTAGTGAGTACCAGAATCTTAAACTTGCGTACGTCGGAGTTGGAAAGAGCGATGCTAAGGTTAAATTCTTCAAGGGAAAGGTATTCAACGAGCTGGTTGATGAGGTCTTGATTAATCCTTACCGCTATGTTTCTTTCCTAGCTGATGCAATAAAGATTATTATCAACGAGAACTATACAACCTCTCCCACCTTGGAGAAAGATTGTATCAACCTTCAAAACCTAATACAATAGGAGAAATCGCAATATGAGCAAGGAAACCATTCATCTTATTAGCTACATCGTATGCTTTCTTATAAGCCTTGCGTTAGCTAGTAGTGTTGCCAAAGAAACTAGTCAAATCGTCTTAACCGTTGTGGTGGCTATACTGGCTTTGGCTTTGGTTGATGGATTCATCTTTGTCACCAAGTTTGTGCGATCGGCAGCTAAAGGAGAAAATGTAAATTCTAAATTGGCGCTTGATCTTCGCACGACTGCTTTAGAATCAGAAGGCATCGAAGCCTTATTGTATCTAGAGCGGATCACTCTAGCTCAGATTAAGGAGCTATCTGCCAAAGATTTAGCACTGATGTCTAAGCTGCGTTACAACAAAAAGTATCTGCGACATATAAGTCCTTCCGTAAATACAGAATTTGCAATTGCAGAAAATGCTACAAAGATTCATGATATCTTTGTGAAGTTTGGATTCCCCACTACTGAGAAGGGGCTTTGGAACTTTTATACAAGCTGTCCTTTGGAATTTACTCAAGGTGTTGATGCGCTGTCAGCTATCCTTGGGTATGACAAGGGCGACGGCTATGACTATATTTATCAAGTAGCTAGGCGGATGATCCAGTGAAAGAAGATGAGGATGCCCATAGGCTTAAGCTGGCTTTTTGGTATATCGCTGTAATGGCGACCTACTATAATAGCTTTAGTACGCTGGTAGAGAATATTCCTTTGAAACCAATTCAAGTACAGAGACTAAGGCACGCTTTAGGGGAATGCCTAGACAATGCTTCTCGTAACAAGACTCTTAGACGCAAGTTTTGCAAATGCGAGATTGGGAACCTCATCCTCAAATGGATCCAAACCGATCCGCTAACTTGTATCGCACAGGTGGACAAAGCCGTGCCGAACGAGAGCCTTGCTTACGAGTCTTCCAGAGACATCACACTCATCACCAACTCTAAAAACGCTATTCGCAAATTATTCGAGGGATAATCTTGAATGAAATAACTGCTGAAAAAATTAAAGAAGCTTTCTGGATAGTGAATGCGTACTTGAAACCATTCAATAGTATGAAGAGTCTTCTTGAGACTAAGCGTGAAGTCTTTAAAATGACTGATGAGGAATATGAAGAATTCAAATCTCTAATCAAGTATTCTAGGGCTTACGAGCAACTAAAGAATGGCAATCAGTTTTGGAGAATCGATCCAATCGCATGTGCTAAATTCTACAGCACACCGTTATCTAATCGAATTGCTGAGATCATCTTATCCGACCCACTGTGTTTTGTGCCGGAGATTCTAGAAGTCATGCACAGTCGTTATATCCGTGATTTCTTTAATAACCACACTACTTGTGCAGACTTCTGGGATTCTGGTGAGCTATTCAGGAGGTTGATATCGTGATGGATGAAGGCATAACGAGAGATCGCCTTTGGTACGTACTTCACATTCAGATTTTTGGGCTATATGATGAAATCCAAAAAGCCTTTAAGCTATCTGATGAAGAGGCTAGTGTTATTATAAGATTTGCAAACGACCAAGAGACGAAGAGTTTTGATTTCATAATGAAAGCTAGCCCCATCATAACAAAGATGCTAGATGAGATGAAAATTGATCCGCTTGCAACTATTCCTGTTTTGCTTACAGATTGGAAAAAGCACGCCTCAACCGCATGGTGTACAGAAGCTTTTACAACGTTTGAAAACTGGTATAAGGAGCTAATTCAGTGAAATCTATCAGGGGAAAACTCTTAAATGTTCAACCTGGAGAAGAATATGAAGAAGATTTTGTGGATTGCATTACTAATGGTTGGGTTGGCCTTCGCAGGATCCAAGCCAATTAGAATTGAAGTGAAACAACCGGACTGGAAAGCTCCGGCCATATACGTCCTAGAAGATGCACGAAACTACCAGTGGATAGCAGACAAATCTGTCCTGCGAGTATGGTTTTACTCTGGACAAATCTTGGACTTGCCCATTGGAAGCTATGAAGTAAAGATTATTAAGTAGATGACGAACCTTCGGGTTCGTCTTTATTTTTTGTATGTATATTAATTTTTGTGTTCAACATAACGAGGTAGACAATGACAGAAAAATGTATTAAATGCGGAAAGGACGCTTGCTACACTAATCGCATAGCCTTTCCTATGCCCTTTCCGGGTTCTAACAAGGATCCCAAAGAAGCTAAAACTGTGGTTGCACAGACTTTGATGGACGCTCATACATGTGGCGAGTGTCAGGTCAAACTCTTGGAATTCCTTGAGAAAATAGAACAACCCAACCGTCAGGAGACAAAATAATGGAAGAAGTCAGTAGAATCCTTCTGATCATAACGCAGTTTGTCTACTTAATAGCAGGCATCCCGGCTATCATCATCTGGTGGAATGGAAAAGGACGGAAAGAAGAAACTCTAATCGGAGTAGTCTGTATCCTTTTCTACATCCTGAATGCTATAGACTTGTTTCATATGTTCATAATCTAGGAGATACTATGCCATTACTCATTTTATTTGCATTCATAGCTTTCATGTTTATCCTTGCTGGAATCTTCGGAAAGACCGAATTGTATAAGGTTTCTGGAGTAATTCCAGCTGAAAATCGTCGAGTAACCTTCTACGAGAGCGAAAGCTACGATGACGCTATGATCATCGCAAGCTTCGGCTGGAAAGGCAGAGGCTTGGATGATATAACCGTCGAATGGGGAGAATCAGAGCTTCCTATAGATAAACATGGCAACAGATCAGTAGCTAACCCATATTGGACAAAGGAGAATTAAATGGATCTAAATAACCCCGCCCTTCAAGAAAGCTTTGCTAGCAAAATGCGTCGCATTCAACAGGAACAAAAGCAAACTGTTAATCCAGAGGTTGTAGAAACTGCCTTCGAAAACATAAAGAAAGCCATTGAGAAATTCGTAGAAAATCCTAATAATTGTTTCTCCAGCGGAATAACCTTTAAAATCCGTGAAGTCAAGCCCGGACTACTGGAGCTGTATGACGAAATGGATCCCACCTCTTCTATTGCCAAGCTGTCCATGAGCGAGTTGTGTATACTTGACAATAGAATCTCCCTTAAAGAAAGTGGCCTTAGCACTTCCGGATCTTTCGGTAATAATGGACATCTCACTGTTAGGTGGCGCTAATGGCTATTGAGAAAACAACCTCCATCAATGGAGATACATTTAAGGACGAATCGATCAGAGATCAAATCAAGGAGATCAATGACAAAATCACAGAAAAGAAAGATGAAATTGCCGATCTTCAAGATAAAAAGGATAAGCTTTTAAAGGGTATTGAATTCATTGACTTTGAAAAAGAAGGTACTCTTAAAAAGCTTGAAGAAGAATTTATTGGAAAAATGCTCAAACGAACTGAAGAAAAAGAATATTTCTTGTTTGACGCAGGTAAAGATGGAAAACGTGAAAGGATCGGTAGCGAAAAGGCTGACGAGACAGATTTCTTCAAAGTTAGAGGAATCTTCTTCACGCGAACATATGTAGGCTTGACTGGAAGTCATATTGTGATCCATATTCCTAGAGAAGAAAATAAAACATTCAGGAATACCAGTCTTAGTTTGGAAACATATGATGAAACTCTCTTTACTCTTAGAGCGATCTATGGAGATCCCGGCGAACAAGATTTGAGAAAAGAATTCTCAGCAGAAGACTTTACCAAAGACGCATATGCAAGATATAAAATTTCCTCTGTTGAAGAACTGCAAGAGCTACTTAAAGTCATGAACGATAGACAGCAGCAGTTTGTCGACGAGAACTTTGTAAAAACAGAATCTAATTCAAAGGAGAAACCATGAGAATCTTTCCAGAGAAAAAGGCGTTTTATCTGGTGGAGCCTAGTAATGCAATCGATAGAAGGATCTACAGATATTTCGAAGTATACAAGCGCATCTTCTGGCGGATCTACAAGAGGATCGGAGTTGTAAGCGTCAACGAAGTTTGCAGCTGCCATAATACAACTGAGTTTCTTATGGCCAAGTTCTGTAATAGAGGATAGGCGATGTAAATCCCTTCAGTTAAACTCAAACCCAAAGAAATATCACAATGAAATCTATTGAACAAATCAGATTTGAAGTAGCAAGAGAAAAGGACGGTGCTACGCCTAATTGCGATACTATTATCTTCAATATAGAATCTGCAATAAAGGAAGCCTTATCTTCTGATAGGCTTTACCCTAATATGATCAAAGTCATCATACCTAAGGGAACTTCTCGTGTCTTGGATGAGCTCCACAAAGCTGGTTATGAATCCCGATTCAAAGAAGAAATCTTTAATTCCGCTTCTGGCAAGATGTGCTCATTATATGAGATTTCTTGGAAGTAAGAATAACCCAAAATCAAGAGGCCAAAATGCCGGAACAAGAAGATAAACCAATCTTTAATGCGGATTTCATCCGCAAGATTCAAGCTGAAACTCTCAAGAACAAAGAAGAAGAGAAACACTTTGCAGATATCTTTGGAATTGAAAAGCACATATTCGAAAATATGATGGCCTATATCCAACAAAGAATATTGAATAAGGTTGACTCCCCAGACACAGAGGTTACTGTTCATGTAACAGATGCGTATACAGATTCTCCCTACTGGGTGAATACAAAATTTCGTACAAAGCTTTCGAATGATATAGAAACAAACTACTCCAAGATCTCTATGGGTTTCCACAGTAAGCTAGAAGCACTTGGTTTTAAAGTGGAAGCTAAATCTATTGACACGGTTGTAGAGAGCGTATCTAGACTCCAAGTCAAAGAGATTGAACTAAAGATATCTTGGTAACAGACGCAATAGATAAGGACTTTGCATCCTTATCTTTTTTTGATTTGTATATTATAGTATGTACAATTAAACTTAAGGAGACCTATGGCAGAAAAAATCATTTCTTGAAAGATTGGATCTTGAAAAGCATCCTCTAATGAAAGAGCTTCGTGCAATAGAAAGCGAGGTAAAGCTCAAGGATATGCTTAAAGGATGGGGAGATCTACTGATCGAAACCTGGAAAAAGGAAGGCGAGCTTGGAACGCTAAGCGCCCTTTCTAGCGTTAGGGGTAACGAGGTTCTACCGCCGGAATTCTTGTACTTCATTAGCCATAAGGGATATGACAATGAAGACTGTGAAGTCATGTACTACGAAAGCGCATCTGCTCTGATAGAAGATTTTATCGACTGGCTGCTGGAAGAAGATTCCGGTAGATTCGGATACAAATTCTGGAAGTCATTCGTCAACACAAAGGCGTCTTCAAAGTTGCTGTATGCAGATGTCAATAAAGCATTGGGAGATTCTCCAGCTGATGAAATCTCTTCGGAGTTTACAGAAAGAAAGTTTAGTCAGATTATCAAATGGGCTAAGAATCTTAAGCACAAAGTAGCTCTAGTAGCTGCTGAGCACTAAAGGAGTAATTATGACAAACACAACTTCTAAAGAAGAAACTGTAACAAGTATAATCGCCCTTATAAATAAACGGAAGAAAGAGCTATTGCAGCTTGAGGCTTCCGTCGGAAAGAAGAAGACTGCCATTAATAACCTTAAGACCTCTATAAAGGTTTTGGAAACCAGATTGAAGAAATCCAACGAAAAGCGTAAAAAAGGTTTTACCAGTCTTGCTGGTAAATGGTATTTGAATACTGCTGATTCTAATCGAATGTCTAAAAAGTATGTCTTCGTAAAAGAAGATTTAGGGTATATAACAGTAAAAGGTTGGGTTAGTGTCCGCAGAAAGCTTCTTATCAATATTCTGTCCATAGAAAGGACAGTATACGGAGATAACAGAAATACTACATTCTCTTTCCAAGTTGATAAAGGCTACAGTTACTTCAGTGATCCGAACCATTTGAAGCCCGTTAGCAATGAAGAGATCGAAAGAGAAGTTCTAAAACAGTATAAGAACTATTCCAAAAAGTTGAAAGACTTTGGGTTAAATCTTCCTCTTCCTTCCACGGAAAAGACAAAATGACAGAACCTAGGTCTACCTGAAGGTAGGCCTTTCTTTTTTCGTAGATTTCTGTGATCCGGCGGTATATTAAATACTGAACATTAACTGGAGGCAAAAATGCTTAAAACCTACAATAAACTTGTGAAGTCACACCCGTCGAAAAAGTTGTTCTGTCATAACCTTAAACCCAAGGAAGTGACAGAATCTGTAGTAGATTGGCGTGACATTGAAAGTCTTGAAGACTTGTGGAATGCCAGAATGGCCATTGGATTTATTCCTTGGGATCCAGCCCCAGTGCTCATAAGCAGTGAACTGATGGATCAAATCAGAGAATTGGTTCATGCGGGCATGGGATATACGGCAAAAGCGGCTCTCAAGAAAGATCCTATCCACAAATTCTGCGAAGGACTTCTGAAACCCACCAAATCCAAAGGAGATAAAAGTGGAAAGAAGGTCGCAAGTTCAAGACCCTAATACTAAGCCCTTCGGGGCTTTATTTTTTGTGCCTTTCTTTTACTTGTATATTAAATTACGCACAATTCAACCCTATAGGAGAATAATCTATATGCAAATAGAATCTAACTTTGGCATTGGCCAAGAACTCGAAATCCGCAACTTTATGGAGGTCAAAAAGTACGGAATCAAAAACCCCTTTGTTACGATCCATCGCATCGACAATTCCAGCGTTGATATCTTTGTCGAAAGATTGAGAAAGGCAGAAGGCTTCAAAGATCTGGAAAATAATGACATGTACTATGCTTGCAACGGAAAATTCGACAAGCATTACTTTGGCGGAACCTTCCTCTGGGAGCGTCATCTGTACTCTACCGAAAAAGATGAGAAGCATGGTGGTTACAAAATCGTGCACTTTAATCTTGCATTAGCCCTTACCCCAGTTTCTGAAGACGTCATGGCTGCTCTTAAGGCAGACATCGAATACATGAAGGAACATGGAGTGACCGGATTCTTTGCAAATTACACCATTTGCAATGGGGGTGGCTCTTATAAGGACATGGCTCTTGAAGATGCAACCATTGCTCCGGCTATGAAAGATGGGGTATATATTGGCTTCAAGGTTATCAATCTTTCTAACCACAATATCGTGACTTCTCAAGATCTCAGAAAGGCTTGTAGAGAGGGTAAAGAAGCCAAAGACGGCAAATATTTAGCGTATGACGAACATCCGAGATCGAATGATTACAATTCCGACAGAGATCACTTCTACGGCGGTTTGTATATCAACAAGAAAGTCAAGACTAACGAATCTGGCTATGATGCATCTCTCTAGGAGAATCTATGCCTATCCAAGAGACTGAAAAATACCAGAAAACCATTGAGGCCTTAAAGAACAACGATGATTGCTGTCATAGTCTGTTCTTCTTGGCTGGATGTGGCTTTGGCGGTGGCTGGCATGTAAATCACGAGTCACAGTTTAGCGAGCGCCGACTCCGGCAGATTGCTGAGGAAAGAAGAAGGTACTTTACGATTCCCGAGTTAAAGGAATTCTTCGACATCGATGAGGCCGCAAAGTTGTTCTTCAGCTTGGTACCGAACGACAGTAAAGTCCTGCATGAACATCACTTTATACACTGGTTTGGTCAGAGCCACGAACGCATGGATAATTGGAAAAAGATCAAAACCATTGTCAATGAAGCTGCCCAACGGCTCTACGGAGTTCCGTGTGGCCAGCAGGATCGGAAGGCTCCAAATTTAGCCAACAAACCGTAATAACAGAAAGCAAATCTGTGCTAGATATAAGGAGACTATATGCTCGAATAAGATAAAAAGAAAGGCATTGTTTATGATATCCAAAACATCTTAAGTTCTGCCTTAGCTAAAGACACCACGGTATCAAGCGAAGAAGCTTTTTGGCAAGGTGAAGCCTACGCCTTGTTCTCAAATCTCTTAGAGTCTTCGCTAGAAAATCTTGAAGCAAATCATAAGGCATTGATGATCCATATTTGCAATGGTCTTGAAAAGAAGTTCAAGTCTGCCAAGGCTGTTGATAAGATTATCATTGATGCTAAGAACGTACTCAAGAAGTTCATTCAGGAGTAATAAACAGGTCTACCTTCGGGTAGACCTTTATTTTTTATACATTCAAACGTGCCTATATTATTTTTTGTATAACCATCAACTCAATGGAGAATTGAAACATGCCTGAACAAAAATCCAATCTTATCTTTCCTGGAGATCTTAAAGAAAAGATCCGCAAGATTCTGAATAACCGGAATAATATTAACAATCTTAAGGTAAATATTACCAAATATGCGTCAGACATTACCAATATGATGTCTAATGGCAGAGATCCAGAGTGCCATGTTATTCAGCTCGAAGCAACTGGAAGTGCCCTCTTGAAATCTTTAAAAGAATTCAAGACGAAAGTTTTGATTCAAGATGACAGATCTACTCAAGAATTGCTGAACGACATACAAGCTGTCAATAAAGCCTTTGATGAATTCTTCAAAGATAAGTATCTGTATGAATATCCTACCGACGAATTAACAAAAGAAGGTCATAGCGGATTTTATATCCATGTAAGTGAAGCTAAGATCAATTTCAATCAAGGAGATCCGTTATTTAACATCATCGGAACTTTGGTCTTCATTTACAAAGACTATGACAAGAACCCGGTATTCATCCTTAGACCTAAGCACACCAGAACTTCGTACTCTCTGACTGAAGAAGTGCCTGACTCTATAATAGAGATCACCAAAGAAGAATACGAAAAAGCAGTAAAGGATATATCCCAAAAGGCTATCAAACAGGTAATTTAACGACCCAAGAAAGAGGTAAATATGACCGAATGTCAATTCTTCAAAATTACAAAGGATGCTGTTCAGAATTTTGATATTCTTGAATACCGGACTTCTGAACGTACATCACAGGTTGGAGCGATTACTGGTGTCTATGAAAAGGTTATCAGTTGCTTTATGGAAGAAAAGCTTGTTGCCAGACTTACTATAAAGATTTGCAACTTCGAAACCATATTGGAAGCTAAGAAGAGCGATGGCCATTTTGTGGTAATTCCTGAACGGAAGCTCAAGGGCTGCGTAAAGGCCTGTGCCAAGAAGACTGTGGACTATCTAAAATTCCGCAACAAAACGGCAAAACTTATTGACGACTTTATTGACGACAATGATCTTAGCAAAGAAAGGCGCTATCATCTGCTCAATTTCTTCATCGGTCGCAGCATCGTTACTTATTCAATGGATGATGACAAACGAATGAATAACTTCAAGGATTTCGTTAATCGTATTATCGAATTCTTTGGATGGGAAACGAAGCTCAAGTTGTCTGATATAGTTTATGATGAGCCTGAGCCCAAATTTCAAATGAGTGATGGCTCAGTAAGCGCAATTGAAGGTGAATAATATGGCTAAGAAGAAAGAGTCGATTCCGAAAGATGAAATCTCTAAGCGGATCGCCGAAACCAAGAAAGTATTGGCAGATGCGCAGAAATCTCTTGCAGAAAAACCGCCGAAGTAAGCGATCTAAAGGCTAAGCTTAAGCAGCTTGAAAAGTCTTCTAGTCTTCCAGAAGATACCAAGACCTATGAAGGCAAATGGTTTAAAACTGAAGACGGAACATCAGCCGACGAAAATTGTAAGCAGTATTATTACGTGATAAAAGATCATGGATATAAGCGGTATAACGACGGTTCAGTTTATAGGAAATTAACTCTGTTTGATCTTAATATGGATCTATGGGGAAGTAAAGACCTTTGTAATGATATCCTAATTTATAGAGAAATATCTGAATTGCTTGATCCCGGAGAACTAGATTCGTTGATTCCAGTAAACCCAAATGAAATCAAGAAAAATGTCTTGAAGGAATTTTTCGGAATATTCAAATTTCTTAATGACCAAAACATACTGCCGGAAGCGTTTAAACCGTTCGTTGCACGGAAAGTGAAGAAAAAACCCTCATAAGTTATTCTAGGTAACTCTTCAAATTAACAAAGGAGTAACAATGATAATAACTATCGACGGAACAACAATGCTAATAATTATTCTGTGCGTTATATTGGGTATCCTGCTTGTCATCTGGATTCTTACCAAGATTTCGAGTTTGTGGTGTGACCATGACTACAAGCTACAAAACAAGATGTCAACAGAAGCCCCTATCTACAAATGCACGAAGTGCGGTAAAATAAAAGCCTTCAAATATTAATAAAGACATCTTCGGATGTCTTTCTTTTTTTGGTTTGTATATTATAGAATGTACAACCAACCTAAGGAGATACAAATGATCGAAAATGCTGTTAAGGCTAAGCTCGAAGCAATCTTTCGGAGTGTTTCAAGCCTGAGTGAAATCTATGTTCCGTTATTCTTGGCTAGAGGAGAGCTTCAAGAAAAGCATTACTATATCCATTCTGCCAATATAGGACTAGACACCTTCAGGAGGATAATCGCTGATAACGACAAACTTAAGATTTTTATTCCGGAAGACTTTGAACAGCTTTCCTCTGTTCTTGAAGAGATTGACACCTACGAAAACTGCTATTTCGCTAACTCTACAAGTTTTTGGGAACTTGACGAACTCAAAGAAAATGAATACGGCGTTATAGCTGTGAATTCCAAGTTTGATATCTATAAGATTATCTTTAAGCGTTATGCCGAAGATCAGCTCTACTTCATCAGATCGGCTTTCTATAAGTTTAATCTGCAAATGGATACGCCTGTTATCAAAAAGCTGTTGATATTCAATAATAAATACTTTGAACCTGTACGCAGGAAGGTAGCTCTATTCAGCGATCCTGATGTATTTGCCAAGCTTAAACACAACTTTTCTCAAATCACCCAGCAAGATGTATAAGAGACCTATGTATACTATCATCAATTTTATCAATGACGTAGAAAAAGCCATGTATGGCTTTCAAATTGGAGAATTTAAAATCCACGAGGAGAAATACTGCTGCGGCGGATACATGCACGGATCTACTGACCTTAAGAAGGTCACATATGAATGGCAGGGCTATGTTATCGCCAATATCATCGTAGATGTTGATCGGGGTACTACAATTGTGCACGCCAAGAAAAAGATTACTGATGATCTTCGCATTATAAATCCCCTTTTCTTGAAGAGATGTGTACGAAAGTGCATGAGACACGAAATTGAATGGATCCGTGGACGCAACAAGATCTGGGATATATTTGATGACATCCACAGCCCGAAGCCGTATGCTGCTATTCTTCCTAAAGAAAACAAAATGCTTGTGCTTTATCGGATTGTGTGCAGGTGTTTTGAAGACTACGAAAGTCTAGAAACCTTCCTGAAAAAGATTGCAAGCTACGTCGCCCCGAATTGGACAGTGGACATTAAGGTCACTGATAAAACCAAAAGGAATGAAGAAGATGTTTAAATGCTTATCTAAACTATTTGGATCCAAAAGTAGCGCTAGCGCCACCCCTGTAGATAGCCCAAGTCCAACTTGCTCTCCGATAAAAACCCGTCTCTCTATTGAGGCTGGGGAAATTGATAGCCTTATAGATTATCTCGTGAAAATTCGGACATCCCTTGATTACGAGAGCGTTATTAAAGCCGCTGATGTTAAGGTAACTTCTCAGGAAGTTCTTGAAGCAGCGGAACACGCTAAAAATCTTATGGCAATACAGAAGGCAGCTAAAAGACCTAGAGAATTTATCGAAAAATTCTTAGAAAAAATAACCAACGCCGGAAAGAAAGGCTACTACGGAGCGCGTGTCTTCATAGACTGTTGCACCGGAGTTGTCGATAAGAAATTCTATCAGAACAGTTGTTTTAAGCCAGAAGATTACTACAGAAGCTTGCTAGAGACTGTTAATATCTACATCGCTATTAAGGAGCTTCAAGGCCGAGGATACAAGATTCGTGTAGAGGCTTACGCTCACAATTTCTTTATAACCACTGATGATAATGTTGCAGATGCACTGAGAATCCATCCGGATGATCTCTTTAATCTTAAAACCGCTGAAGAGATCGATCATCTGTTGGCATGTTACACGGTAAATGCAAAAGCATTGTATGCTGAATTCCCTGAATTATTTAGTCCTGAGCTTGTAAAAGAGTTCAAATTAGGAGAAAAATAATGAAAGTATATTACAAATCTGGGAATATCGCCAGATGGTTTATAAATACTGTTTGGGATGCTATCCGTTGTGGGATTGCAGTTCGTGGACAAGTTGAAACAGAGATCTTCTTTAAAAATAGAGACCAGAAGTGGATTCCGAATCGTGAAGAAGTGATGGAAAACACCTTTAATTCTGATGACGACTTCTGGGATTTTCAATGCGAAAGACTTGATCTAAAAACAGAAATTGCAAAAGCTGTTCTTGCAGATCCAAAGACAAGAATTCCGGTTCTTATCAATGACCTTGAAAGCTATAAAAAGATGCCTTTGTGTCGTCGGAATGAAAAGCATGTAGCTGACGTCCACATCGCTTGGCTTAAAAGAGTTATGGATCAAATGGACAACGAGCAACAAGCAAGTCAAAAGCCCAAAGAAGGCAGAATCAGCCGAATCATGGCTTATATCTGCCAAATCTTCAAAAAATCCAAGGAGGAAAAATAAATGTGCCCAGAACAGTTTATCAATGTTTTGTCAGACAACTTCCCTGAACTGAAAAACCATGGCATAAGTGCAGCCTTATTTTCGCTGTGCCGGACTATTGAGAGCATTACTGTATGCTTTGCTCAAGGCGATCCTGAAAAATACAGCGGCGTAAACCGTTTGATTTGGGATTCCGAAAATGGTAAGGGAACGGTTATCCACCAGTACGCTGACGTAGGCGAATCCTACAATGACGTTGATTCCTTGCAGGATATTGCGTCTTCTATGAAGAAGCTCTCTTTCAGTGTTCAGGATCCGATCGGAGTAGAGTTTAACCTTAATAAATAACAACTTAAGGAAAACCCATGAATGAAAAACAGTTTTGCAAGATAATCCGTGAAGCGGCCGGATTCGAAATTGTTACCTACAAGACCAAAGAAAGAACGTCTCAAATGGGTACAATAACCGGAGTCTTTGAGAAAGAGATTCAGTGCTTTATTGAAGGTTCAATTGCCGCAGAGCTCACCATCGATGTCTCTACTTTCAAGACCGTGCTAAGAGCTAGGAAGAAAGATGGATATATGAAAACTATCCATGATTGGCAACTGAAGCGGTACATCAAGTCCTTTAGCAAAGACGTAGTAACCTTCTTGAAATTCCGAAACAAGAAATCCGAAGAGATTGAAGGGTACTTTACTGAGAAAGATCTAGCGCAAAACGACCGTTTCCACATGCTAAGCTTCATCGTAAGCCGTTGCATTGTTGGTTGGTCAGGAAAGGACGAAGAACGAAGGGATACATTCCAAAGATTCGTTCAGTACCTTATCAAAGCGTTTGACTGGGAGAAATACTTCCAGCTGAAGCCCGTTGTGCACGATGAACCAGAAAAGGAGAAAGGAAGAGATTCCGAATGTAAGGACGGCTAGCTATGAAAAGTAAAGAAAAATACTCATGTGAGAAAGAATAACAATACATTGTACAGATATGCGTATAACAAATAAACAGCCCTCTTATTCGGCGAAGTAACGATCGTCCACGACTTCAAACGAGCAAAACGTCAAAGATGTACCTACATGGTTCAGTCGTGAAGCTGTCAGTCAGCACTAGGGCTATAAGGTCTACCTTCGGGTAGACCTTTTTCTTTTTGCTTGTATATTATAATGTGTACAAATTCAACCCAAACAAAAGGAAAACACAAATGGATAAATTTCTTATCATTTACAACGTTGAGAGCATAAAATTTCCATTATGCGGATTTGTCACAGAAGGAAACAGAAATATTCTTTTAAGAATATTCGAAGAATTCAGTAGCAAACATAAATCAAATAAAACTCTTACGTTCTATAACGAAGAGAATATAGTCGAAGTTGGTTGCTCTGAAATCATAAGGGCATTAAAGAATCCGCTTGCAATAGACATGACGAAGGTTCCCGAAGATATTGCGAACTACGATCTGGCTTCATACATAGCTGAAAGAGAAGAATGGATTGAGACCAGAAAAGATGGAACAATCTACGAGCTTTCACCTGAGAACTGCTAAGAATTTAGACCCTACCTGTACAAATTCAACCTAAACCAAGGAGATAATGAATGAAATTCTTTGTGCCGTTAAAAACCAGCATCAACAATATGATTGCCAAGAATAAAAAAGACACGTACAAATTGCTGGAAGAAACCGAGAAGAACCTCAAATTCGAGTATAACTCCCCGGCTCGCAAGGCGGTTATTAATGTTCGTTGTGCAAATGATGATATGCAAGACATGGGTATGGAAGTAATTCATATCGAATGCCGCAAGGCTGAAGATACGAAGCTTGTTGATATTCCGTTTGTGCTTCCTACTAATGACAAGACCATTAAAGACCTAAAGGTATTCCAGACGTTTTTAAATGTCATTGATCATTTCGAAGAAATAGCCAAAGCCAAGGAAGCACAGAAAAAATAAATAATTTAAAAGGGGTGGCATAGCTGTGATGTGCACGTCCAACAGGAAACAAGGACGTTCTAGAAATCCTTGGAGAGATGGCCGGGAGAGCCATCCTATGCAAACCCAACATCTTAGAGCAAAGATCATAGTGCGCAGGAGAAACGCCACCTTTGGGAGGTGGAAAAGTTACGGCGAGGAAGGCTTACAAGGAGTTCGCCGGATAGTGGAATTGCGTAGGTATGAGGGGCTAGAAGCCGTGTTCCCTCATACCATGAATTAGGTCTACCTTCGGGTATACCTTTTATTTTTGCTTGTATATTAAACAGCGAGGTACTTATAATAGAAATATTTTTTCTAGCTGCTGTAAAGGAATAATACAATGAATAAAAAATTTGAAAAAGGCGAAATGTCCTTGGAGAAAGCTGTGTTCTTTGCTTTGAGAGAATTTATCTATGCCGTTGCCGGAGTTCACTTTTTGTCGACAGAGCGGGTTCAATCTAGATACATTCTTAAACAGCTTGGGCTAGAGCCTTGGGCATCCTCAGAAGAAGAAATTCCAACAACATGGTTTAGACGTTCTGATGACTCCGTTAAAGATTTCATCAACAAACACGAATTCGTAAAGAAAGTTTGCAAGATACTGACCATTGATCCGTCGCTATACGTGCCGATGATTGTAGAATACCTTGGATCTTCTTCATACCGTAGTGCATGGCTTGGAGGAAGCCATCATTGCGAGTGGTATAAGACCTATAAAAATGTAGCCAAAGTTATCAATTCGCTAATTCAATGAGGTAGAAATGACAGAAATATTTTCCCATATTCCTGCTGAATTTAGGCTCGAGAAAAAGATCTTTAAAGCTCTGTGTCGGTGCGTAAAAGAATACGGAGCGTTTCCTTGGCATATTATTGTGGACTCTAATGGGATCGCTACCAATAAAGAAGACTGCAAAAAGAAGATACGCTATCTATTGATGGAAACCTTTGGAAATTATCGCTATGATGAAAATGATTCTTTGAATAATATTGTGACTTGCTTTCATTGGGAAGAATTGTATCACGCCTTAACTCTTTCTTACAGCATCGACAGATGCGACGGAATAGACAAGAATGTCTTAGAAGATGAAGGCTTGTTCGATAAATCTATTCCGGTCTGGAAGAAATGGGTTGAAGATATAGCCTCGATGGCAAGAATAGATCCTATTCATGCTATAACTGTTTTACTAACGCTGCAAAGTCATATTGCAGAAACTATAGGAACCTTAAGATATGCCGTGTCACCATGCAACTTCTTTGACTTTACGGTTGATTACATCAAAGCTCGCTACATAGAAGGTACAATCTCCGAATAATTCTAAAAGACTGTATTATATTGAATAATGAAACAAGCGAAAAATAAAGTGAAACACCGCATCCACGAGAGTATTCCCAATAGTACTTGTACGGTTGATCTACCTTCCCAGGGGAGGTGGGGACTCGCTTGATAACGTGGAGCCAGCGTCGAGAGGCGTTTCGAAGTCTATGATCCAGTGTAACAGCATGCGTAGCTGTTTGTGGATTATGACGGAGGACGGAAGTGGCACGAAACGAGGGTAACAACTCGTTTTTTTTTCGTAGATTTCTATGATCCGGCGGTATATTAAATGATGCGTAAATCATAAAATTAAACAATGGAGGTATATTATGAGGTACGTAGTCATTCTTATTTCCATCATTTTTATGGCTTGCAGCTAATCATCATCGATCTCTGCTGATACAAAAACTTGCATATCTTCTAGTGAATGCAACATGACTCTATCAGAGTATATGGATGTGTGCGTAGAATATACCGATTGGAGTCAATACGATGATTGCAAACGATTCCCGTTATCTGAAGAAAGAGATCGTGCTTCTGAGCTTAGAATACCGGATGGTATGTTTTACTCTGAAGACATAAACGATGTATGCTTATACGACAAAGTAGCATTTTGTAAATGGGCATATCTGGAAATTTTGAAGAAATAAAGGTCTTTACTAGGCCTTTATTTTTTCTGCGGTATATTATAGTATGTACAATTCAACCTACAAAGGAGATAACTAATGGACATTCAAATTAAAGAACGAATTGACGCAGTCTTTGCCAAGCATCCGGGCAATATGATTTGCCTTGTGATGTATGGCGACCACGACTATGACGGCATTGCTTCTAATCGTGACTGGTCGGATTACATTTCTGACATTTCTCACGAAATGGAACTGGAACAGGCTCCTAAGGACTTTCCGATTAAGAATGGCATCCTTGCCAATCTTGGATATGACGAAGGTGAAGAGGGCGATCTTGAGCACGACGATATCTGTGAGATTGATTGTCTGGCCGGATTAATCCGCTCTGTCCTTCCGTGGGAAATGGAATCTTTCAACAGCGAAGTTAACCAGTACTGGAAGGGAATGGTAGTAGTTACGAATGACTATAAGGTTATTCGAGTCACTACCGATGGTAGCAGTATGCTTTACAGAGCTGCAATCGGGAATCTTTCCAAAATGGGATCCCGAGACGAGGAAGTCGAGAAGCTTGCCTTGGCAGATATCGAGAATGCCGCAAAGACTATTGAAGGAAAATTTGCAAGTGTGAAATCCGGCGATGGCAAGTCCAAGGTGTTTGATATTGTTGAAAAGCTTATGAGTTCAATAAGTAGCTCGACGAAAGAAAATTAAAGGAAAATCAAAATGATGAGATTTACATTTAAGAAAATTTCCCGTGCAGAACTGACAAGGATTGCATCCAATGCAGTTAGAGCCCTTGGCGATCCTAAGAATTATGATAACTTCGAGTTGTCTATTGATGTAGACGGCGATGAGTCCTGCGTTGAAAGAACTATCGAGGATGACTTGCACAAGATAAATACCAATCCTCCCTCAAATACCTATATGCCGTTGGAGAAAGAAGCATGAACTATACAAAAGATAAACTTAAGGAAACTACAAAGTTCAAATTTCCTATCCATGCTACTGGCCATTACATGCTCGTTTGGAATGATGATGACGATCAACAACCCGAAAAGAGACTAGTTACTGGTATGCAAATAGGCCCTAAGCCGTGGATTACAACTGCTGCACTTCAAGATGGCGATTGGGACTTCTACTGGCAGCACGCAGCAGAAATCCCGGAAGACTGGACTCCATATCAGGAACCCAAGGAAATCCCCTTCTTCGACGCAGAAGTCGGAAAGAAGTATCGTGTCGTAGGAAACTGCGGTATGGACTTCGATCGCATCATGTTCTGTGTAAAGAAGAATGAAGAAGGCTGTCCTCTGTTCGGTGATAGCATGGATGACAAGAAGTGCATTGGCACGGCTTGGATCCATCACATCTACACCTGCTAAGGAGCTCAAATGGATACACAGGAAGAAATGGAGGCTATCAAGGGAAGAGTAATTGCTGGCATGAAAAAGTACCTTCTGTCTTTCAAAGAAGTCTTTAAGGGCAGCATATACACAAATGCTGGTACTAGCGTAATTCCTTGGAAAAACCTCAAGTTCGGCGATAAAATGCAACAAAAGTATCTTATTGCTTATGAGCCTGAAGTTTGTAGAACATTAGAGCAGCATATGGAAGTCCGAAAAAGAGTAAACCCAGATACTAATAATCATTATCTTCGATGTCTGTGGACGCAATTTAAATCATACCACGAAACCACAAAATGGTATAACAGGTATACAGAATTACAGATTGACATCCATATCCATTCTGACGAAGTTTGTATGATCGTTAGTTATGGAAAAGTTGCTTGTAACCTTTATCCGTACAAGACAGAATACAGGCTTAAAGAAAATACTGACGAGCTTACAGTAAAACGCAGCCGTATTCCTTCTTTCGGAAATAGCGATCCTGCCATGCAATGTTTTGACACCAATGATCCGAATGGTCTTGGATCATTGGATACTGCTATCTTAATCCTTGGCAACATAGACCTGATTACAACCGAAATCTCAGGGGATTTGCGAGCCAAGGAAGCCAGATACCAAAAGTATACGGCGAAAAGAGAAGCAGAAAATATCGCAATGGCTAATCATTACGGCCATATGCTAAGCAGCATTGGCTTAGGCTAGGAGACTGATGTCATGATGGACGATGTTAAACAAGACCATCATGACGTTAAATTCCGAGAGATCCTTCAGTGCTATTCTTGGTATGAACGCTATCATACCTTCTTAGTATGTATAGGCCTAGAAACTAGAATGTTCGATGATGGCTTTTGGCGCTATGACGCTACAGCGCTCTTCATCGTACTTCTGTTTCTAGGTGCAATTTTGGTAGTAATTGCCTTACTTGCCTCTCTTGGAATTAGCGTCTTCTGTCTGATAACCTTTTAGGAGCAAAAATCTACGAAGGAGTTATAAAATAACTATGTTTAAGGTCATATTCGTGCTCGTAATAAATTCTTACTATGGTGGAGTAGATACTATTGACTTCACCACTTTGCATCAATGCAATACGGCAAAGGCACAGATCGCCAACGAAACTAAGGGAGGAGCTACTTTGAAGATGACTTGCATCGAAAAGCAAGTTCCTCTTAAGAAGGCCAAGTGCAAAATTGTGAATGATTACAGTTTTAGAAACCACAATAAAGGAGGATACTCAAGTGCTCAAAACATGGATGGTTACCCGTACCCTGTGGCCCTTGAATGTATCGAACAGTAGGAGGTCTCAATGGGCAAAATTGTTACAAAGAAAGAACTTCTTGGTATCGTTAGCAAGACAGTTAAAACAGTAATGCACATGGATAATGCAGATGCAGATATCAAAACATTCATGCAAAGTATCCGTCAAAAGCAAAACTTACAAGCTGACAAATCAAATGATGAAAAGTCGCTTGAACTAATTGAAGCTATCAAATCGTATGTCGCTGAATTTACTGACAATGAAAACAATTTTAATACTTATTCTGTAATATTAAGAATCAGCGAAGAAGATAAAGCAATTAAGCTGTACCCAGATGGATATCTAGGAAAGGTCTTGTATAGCGGAAAGCTTTGTCATATTGACAAAGCCTTTAGCGCTCTATCAAAGGCCGGATTTGCTAAAGACGCAAAAGATCAAGCCTAAAGGCTATATGATTTTATCGTGGTAGCATGACAAATATCCATCTCAAGAGGTATTACAAATATGAGCGAACTGACATCGCACTTTTACTATGAAGATACTGTCATCACGCCAGCTACTCATCGGTATCGTGTATATCACGCAAACGAGGTTGACAAAGTGATCGCAGAGAAGGACGCTGAGATCCGCAAGCTTAATTTCAACTTGTGGTCTGCTAGACTCGAAGCGGCTGAAGCCGAGTGTGATGAAGCACGAATGGCTCGCTGCCGTCACATGATTGATAAGTTCGAGGAGGTAAGTAATGATACAAGAACTGAAAGTGAAGATAGGTGAAATTACAGAACCGCAGATCTTTAGCCCTCCAAGAAAGCTGTATACATGGAGTATGCAACAGGGGGAAGTAGCTTACTTTCGTGAGTGCGATGTGGTTGCTATTTTACCACCGTTGCCAAATCACGCAAACGTTGTGTGTATCGCAGATGGCAAGGTATGGTGGGCCATGCATTGCGGAACTATTGTTAAGAAGGAGTAGCATATGGCGATGACGAGTGAAGAGCGAGACCATTACGCATCTATGGCTGCTAGCACACAATGCAAGTGCTTTAAGTGCGATAAAGTCCATAAAGACGCTCATCAAAAGTGCAACCAGAAGCCGTGTAACACTTGTCCAGAATGGAATGTGGGCTATCGGACAGCGAAATTAGCGCTAGAGATGTACGATCTGGCCAACAGTGCTAACGAATCAAACTTGGACAATGTTGAGCTGAAAACCATAACGAACGTTTTTGGAAAAGTTTGGCGGCAACAAGACAAAGGCTTGTGAGGAGCTGGGAATCAGCCGAGCGACATTATACAGGAGACTAACCGGAGGTAAGGAAACGAAATGGGCCGCAGATGACCGCCGAACTCCGTAAGCGGATTTCTGAGAACGAGGCCAAAGGGTTCAAGTTCAAGAGATTTGAGAAAGCTCCGCAGGGTGGATGGTATGCCGTATACGAAAAGCAAGAAATGATTGATTCATTTACCGCAAAGATTAACAACAAACTGGCCCAAGTCTCTGGAGATGGCTTGGGACAATGGACTGGGGAAGACTAGATATGGCACAACTGAAAGTAGTAAAGGTTTTTGAATTTAATGAAAATTCAACGGATGAGGTTGAAGTTTGCATCAAGTCAGAAGCTGACAAGGAGATTGCCGAGAAGGAATATAAACTGCATGAAAAATCCAGGCTTCTCAAGGAAACTAAAGAATTCCTTGCAGAGTTGCAAAAGACTCAAAAGAGAAGTGTTGATAATGCAGTAAAGACAATTCGTCTCCAAAAGTACAAACGGTGCTTGGATAAAGCCCGGTGGTGCGAAGAGCGGTGCTGTCGATATAGTTTGCAGCAAGAAATTCAAGGCGTAAGCTGGGAAAAAGAAATAAAGTTTTACTGTAAATTGCATGATAAGTATATGGAACTTGCCGAGAAGTTTAGGAGCAAGAATGAATAACATTTCTAAGAAGTGGATGGATGTAATCAGATCTGGTATGGAATCGAACAAAGGGCGTAGAACAGATGGCCCAGGTTTCAAGGCTTGTGCTACTGAAGTGGATACCATTAAGTATCTATCTGAATTCTGGGATTCAAGAGGATTTGTTCGTGAACAAATTCTAGGAACAAAATAAACCAACGAAAGAATGATACTACGAGATAAGGACTCTATATCCTTATCTTTTTTATTTTTTATATTATTAGATAGACAATCATCAACTCGAGGATTTTGTCATGCCAAAATGTCTGAATGAAAATTGTGACCATCAGGTTAACAGTTTTGATTGCACTTGTCCAAAGTGCGGAATGGATCTCTACTACAAGTTTCACTACAACCAAACTATCTTCCATGCGAAAGATAGAACTCAACCTAAGGAGAAATAATGTCCAAGAAACATCTTGCAACCATTGCTAAGTGGATGAAAGACTTTAAGAATGCCAAGGAAGCTAAGGTATTTCTGAAGAGCTTTGTAACACCGTTCGGCTTTCATTACTTTACCTTTGACAAGACAAAGGATGGCTTTCTGTTCCTTGGAAGCGCTGGAAATAACAAGTGCTTCAGGGATCTGGTTTTAGATATGTTCGGAACGGATATTCTTGAGAAGGTTCCGGATCGAGATATCTTTGAACACGACGAAGATGATGAATGGCACAACGGAAGGCTTGACACAGACAAGCTGGAAAAGTACCAAAAAGAGCACAAGAAGCCGTATCTAGACTTGGATATCTTGACCATCTACGAAGATGGTGTATATGAAGGCGAGATTACAGCTGACCTTTCGTTCTACGTTATTTCCTTCAGCACGCAGAATGTTTATGAGTTTCTGTACCATCAGGAAAGAGATGGCGATGTGCAAGAAGTTACCTTTAAGGATTCTGTCCGTTTCATCCCCAAGGGTGCTACGACGAAACAGACTGCCAAACAGTCCATTTCTAAGAAGCCAAAGTTTATCTCGTACATCTTCACTTGTGGCGGAGATGCCGGATGGCGCTTCTCTAATGGGCCAGAATGGCATTCCATGCAAGGAATGGCTTTGTTCCCGGCTGGCAGCTGGAACCGGAAGCAGATTCAAAACTTCATGAACAGCCTTGATAAGCGCTTGAGTACTGCCACCGGAGGTTGCAGCACGCTCGCAAGCCTTCTTGATGTTGGCGAAAGGATCATTGGCAACGCCTTCAAGAAAAACAATATTAGTATGCTTGAAGATTACAAGTATAAAGAAGATGGTTGGGATCGTGAAGGCAATTTCACTACCTACGGTGCTAAAGCGCTACAGAAGAAAGACATCACAATCATTGGCTTTAACGACCTTCCCAAAAAGGAAACTTCCAATGTTTAAATTCCTGAAGTCTTTGTTCAAGATTCCGGAGATGATCTTCACTGAAATCTTGCCGGAACCGAACCCCGAGGAGAAGCTACTCATAGAGAAGATTGACGAGTGGATGAAGACGCATAACAGCATTGCTATCTCAATCATGCCATTTGTGAACGAAAGTTGTGAGATCCGTGATTTGATGTACGATTTGTCCGTCAATCCATCTCTGATTCTCAAGCTTCTATCTGATCGCTATAGAGCTTATCCTATTGAGGAAGATACTTACACTCGTTACTACATCGAAAAGAAGGTTCAATAATGGGTATTCTACTTTCGTCATTGTTGTCAGTAGTAATTGTCGTAGCTGCATTTATACTATGGCAACTCATCTTATACAAGAAAGTGAAGATAAATGTTAAGCCTAGCATCTGGTTCCGGTACTATAACAGGTTTACCAGAAAGCTTAGCTACGAATATTGGAACGAGTGGGAAGACTATAGCGGAATTGAGATCAAGATCTGGCACAAGAAGAACGGCTTTGAATGGAAAAAATCGTGGCTCAAGCGCAATCCGGAAGCATATGACTGGTGGTCTCCGTACTACGAGCATTTCAATACCGGATTTAAAGAGTGCGACGATTCCAATCGAGATCGGATTGTAAAGGCATTCCTGTTTGAAAATGGAGTAGATCATGATCCGTAGTATCGTTCATTGGTACAAACGCCAAAAGGCTGCGGACAGGTTGTTTACTGACAAGCTGGCCGTGGCCATATTTAATATCATCGGCCTTGTTGTCATGGCAGTACTGTACGGATTTGCGTTCTACTACATAATAATAAAGGATATTATCTCATGACCGATTCCGAAGAACGAAAGCCGTACTATTTTCCATTCTTAGGAATTTGGGTCAGATGCAAACATCCTCCCAGAAGCCTGATGAAATCAGCGATTGAAGACCCTAGCAATTCTGGAGGTCTTAATCGTGCGCAACGAAGAAAACTTAAACACAAACATTCAAAGAGGTAGACTGTGATGAGAATGAAATCCATCGGAGAAATTGAGCGAGAATCCAAGCTTTCGAAAGAGGCTCAGGAAAAGATCGTTCGAGAAGAAAACATCATAAAGGATATTGAGGCTAGGGTCGCCAAGGCTCTGTCCGAAGGCAAGAAGAGCATCAATCTTATGATCTCGGAATGCAAGTACAATAGCTATGTAAAAGTCTTCACTGACTCTTTCTACCATGTGAGGTATATCGAAAATGTACACTCCCCTGAATTCAACACTGACTTCGTATACTTTGAACTTAACTGGAAGAATTAAACTATGGACAAAGATATCTTCAACGCAGAAATATTCATAGACACCATAAGCATTCACTTTAAAGAGCTAGATAGCAGTATTGTCAAGCATAATCTCAAGACACTTAAGGACTCCATTGAAAGTATCGCTGTCTGCTTTGTACAAGGCGATGCCGATGGCAAGGCCGTAAACAGACTGATTTATGACAAGAACGATAATGGCTATCACCTTCAGTATCCCGGAAGCTCGAAAGCCATAACATCAAATATTGATCTCAATGATGCTGTAAAAGCTTTGAAAGAGCTGCAATTTCACTTAATTGATCCAGTAATGGTGAGATTCAATGTGAGGAAATAGCATGGCTACAGTTGCAGAAAGCTTCTTAGAACATCTTTCGTGTCTAATATTGAACAAGTATCCATCGATAAGTATTGAGATCGAGCCAGGAACAAATAACCTTTGGATCTGTGACAGCAATGCTCGCAAGATCCGATTTGATGGCAAGATCAATGTACAACGTATCTCCCAAGGGAGTTATACGGATAAACCAGATGGAATAATCGTTAACCCTCCAACCGCACCTAGAAACATATGACCAAACTAAAATACGTTATCAAACTGTTGGGCCTCCACTTTATAAGCGGCAGCTTTGCAATGCTGTTTTGCCTTCACGTTAAGATCTGGCTCAGTTTCTTAACTGAAGGCGGAAGCTTATCTTCTATACTTCTAACGGCCTTTGCCGGAATGGCATTCTTCGTCTGTATGATGATGACCATCTTCAAGGCGTTCTACGTTTGGGCCACGAACCAGAAGGAAACAGGCGATTAGCTCTAATATCAGGTAAGGACAAGCGTCCTTACCTTTTTTGTAAATTTCTATGACCTGGTGATATATTAAATTGTGGAATAAATATAGAGAATACCAAAGCATAATTTATAGAGAAATCTTAAATTGGCTTTGGAATTCTCTATGGAATCCACCAACCCAAATTTTTCTTTAAGGAGTAAAAATGGAAATAAGTGAATTTGAGAAGATATGCCAACAGGAAGGTCTTGACCTCATCAAACAAGATAGTAATGAGATCATAGAATACGGGAAAATCCTAAATGGGCATGTAGCTCTTTCAGTGGAATGGTCAGATTGTATGGAAGATGACTATTCCAAAATCTTTGTCTCTCTTGGAACCGTGTATGCGTCAATATCAGGATTCTGTAATGACGAAAATTGTATAGAGAGGACTGATAGATCGTGGCTAGAAGCTAAGATTAAATCAGCTAAAGAAAGCCTGTCTGTAGCCAAGGAAAAGCTGAATACTAACTATCCAGATATGACTATTCTGGCTAAGGTAATGTCTTGTCTCTCTTTAAACGAAAAGGAAAGACTCTCTAAGATAAAGGTAAATTTAGGAAAACGCACGCTAGGAGAGATATATGAACTTGCAAAATTCAGTAAATAAAGCTTTGTCAACCCAAATTATTACTAGCAAAGGAGAATGATAATATGAAAGAAAGACGAATTGGGCTAGATATGCCGATGGTGTGTATCGTTCGCAAGGACGGAACAGAGGAATGCGGAGTTCCTATTGGTTTCCGCTCCAAGATGGTTATGCCTGCGAAGGCTCAAGCTGAAATTGGAAGAGATCCTGCGTTGGCTGCTCGGTATATTGCCAAGCGTGTTCAATTCATCGTGTTTCCTTTTGTGGAAGTATCCTGCGATGATATTGCTGAACTCTATACCTTTGACGAAAAGGGCGATCGACACGGAAATAAGGTTGACGCACTTATCCAAGCTTACAACCACATTTGATTTCTCAATCGAGAAATGAAACAAGAATAACTTAGCGAGTATTGGGGGTGATATTTTAATTACTATACAAGGATTGTTACAATGAGCGCAACACCAGAATTAATTGAGACTATCAAGATAGCCCGTATAAAAAGTAAGCACAATGCCGGATACAACATGAGCTTCTTCTGTAAATTGTTTGAAGTCGATCGAAAGCGTGTGTTCTCGTATATTGATGTAATCAGGGGCGTCATCGAACCTGATGGGAAGTACTTGGAAATCTCATGCCGAGCATGGGCGAATAGGGTGATGCTAGATCCGGTTCGTTATGTGCCGGACTTAGTTGGGCTCCTAAAGGAAAAGATGCAACCGTTTGAAGCGATAGAAGCCAGCTTACCTGATAAGATCCAAAAGGCTATTGCCACTTTAGAAGGATTAATCCAATGACAGAATTAGAAAAAGCTATAATAGAAGTCGTGCAAAACGAGATAGATTTTGATCAAGTCACAATCTTTGATCAATTCGCAGTAAAAATCTTCTGTATAACCAATGAAGAAGCTGCAAAGTTTCGTGAGGCTATAGTATATGAAGTAGAAGAAAAATGTGTCGAAAGCCCGATCGTACAAAAGATCTTTGATCTCATAAAGATTGATCCAGTTCGATATGCTAAGCCGTGGATTGACAGGTACAATCTTGCAATTGACAGGACGATCACTGAATTCATGGGAATACGGAGCAGACAAGATGAGATCATTGCCCGTCAAAGGGCTACCGTAGCGCATCTGGAGGCTTTAATCCAATGAACAACGAAGATATCGAAAAGGCCTTAGAAGCCGCTTTTAGTATTACACCATCCACAAAAGATTTTGCAGGAATTCTTGGCCTTAGCAAAGAAGAAAGTAACATTGTACTATTCAAAATTACAGGCCATTTAGATGAACAGCAAGAACATGAGCTATACAAGAATACTATGAAGAAAGTTATAGAAGCAGTCAAAACTGATCCTATACGATGTGCTGTTCCATTTATCAAACAAATGGAACAATACGATCGTGATATAGGAAGCCGTATGACTCGAAATCATCGTGACTACAGTCTATGCACCAAGTGTATATTGACGTCCTTAAGAGTCTATTTACATAATAAGCGAGCAATTGCTTTCTATCCTCGTATAATGTTCATCTTTGTTAATATATTAAACCTTGGAACTATTGTAAGAACGCTAAAGTATGTTTTGGAGAAATCTAAATTCGTGCTTTAGCGTTCTTCGTGTCCCACGACAATTTTTTCTTTATCTCAATCATCAACCCAAGAGGAATCAAATGAAAGTAAAACACATTGTAGGTATCATCGTAGCCGTTATTATCATGATGGTCTTTGTAGCCATTACAGCCATCTTCGGTTTACAGAGCTTTAAGAACTCTGCTGTCGGCAAGGAAGAATTGGTGGAATCATCTCTGTCCGACCTGAACGCAGAATACAACCGCCGTTCTGGGTTGCTGGTGAATCTGGCTGAAGCCGTCTTGTCTTACAACGAACATGAATACAAAGTGATCGTTGAATTATCAAAGGCCCGTACAGTACAAGAGGCTGGCGACGTAAATGCTTCAGCTTATATCAAGGCTGTTGCAGAACGATATCCTGAGCTAAAATCCGAAAAGAACTATGCTAGATATATGAACGAGCTAGCAATAACCGAAAACCGTATCTCGGAACATAGGAAATATTACAACAACAGCGCCCGAAATTACAAAAGCTATGTGCGCAGTTTCCCAGTTGGCCCGATACTTTCATTTCTGGGTTACGAAGTCAAAGACTTTAAGTATCTCGAGTTTAAAGATGCCCCAGTTGACGCTCCTCGTGGTCTCTTGAAGGGGAACAAGGAATGATCTTCTTTAAAGGTTCAGACTCGGAGATTGAAGTTACTAAACGAGAAATGTTTGTAACTATAATCTTCCTTTGTCTCATGGCATTGCTCGGCTTTTATGTGTCTGACTATATTCAAAAGTATCAGGCAGACCATAATGCCAAGTATTACCAAGCCATAAAAATCACTAACGATCCTGCGCAGTTTAAATATGCACTTGAGACCAATGCTGGTCATATGATTGTGCACGGAACTGTGAAGGCTATCGACCCAGTGACTTATGAAGGCTTGGATGGAAGAACCTACATGACTATCACCCGTGTGTATGAAGAGTATCGTATGCACTCCAAGAGAGTTTGTAGCGGAGATGGTAAGAATCGTCATTGTCATACGAAGTATTACTGGACATGGGATGCCATTCATAGTGAAGGGAAATCTGTGGCCAAAGTAGAATTCTTAGGACAGTGGTTTCTGTATCAATCCTTTCCTCGGCTTCCGGGAGAAGATCATGTTAAGACGTGGCAGTTTGAAAGTAGGAAACGTTACGTCTTCTTTGCTCGTCCAACACAATTTACTGGTGCATTCTATGCCATCGCAGACCGTTCTCAGTCTCTTAAGGATCACTCAGAGTTTATGAATGGAGAATCATGCGAAGGAGCTATGCAACGTTTAGTGATATTACACGCTCATTACTGGTTCTGGGGAGTCTTTATATTCGTTGTGTTGGCTATTGCCATTGTGTTCGTGGCAATGGAAAACAAATGGCTGTATAAGAGGAACTGGGATCGAGGTGACTTATGAATTAAGGCTGCGCTTGCAGCCTTTTATTTTTTGTTTCTATATTATCATTTGCTCTGAAATGCCTCAGAGCAATTACAAAGGTAAACAAAAAAAATGAATAAGACAACGTTATCTACGAGAAGTTGCAAGGTCACTCAGCACTTCTTCGTAAATGCTCATGAAGTGACTATCAAAGAATCCAAAGCAAAGAAAGTCAAAGCCGTAAAGACTCCGGTCGATCACGTCTTTTGCTGTGACATCAGTGGCTCTATGTGGGACGAATTGCCCCTCATGCGGCGTCAGCTGAAGAACCGTTTGTCCGACCTTGTGAAGGATGAAGATACAATTACAATCATTGCATTTGCAGGAAGCAATCGCTGCTTTGTGCTGAAGGAGTTCGTAAAGTGTTCCACTCCGGAACAGCTTCAACAACTTCATGCTGCTATTGATCGCTTCCTCCAACCTGGAGGTTGTACGGACTTCGTCAATCCTATCAAGGAAACAAAGAAGCTCATTGAAAAAGCCAAGAATGGCCTTAACTGGATCTTCCTGAGTGACGGTGGCCATAACGAAGGCCCGTTCCCGGAAGTTATTGATGCTCTTGGTGAAATCAAGAGTGGCGTCAAGGGTGCCACGATTATTGAATACGGCTACTACGCAGACTCCGACGCTCTGTCCAAGATGGCTTCAGAACTCGGCGGTGCCAAGGTGACTGCTGAAGATTTTGAATCTTACGAGCCCAAGTTCAACGCCGCCATTACTGGCGCTGGCAGCTCCGTGAACGTCATCGAAGTAAGTATTCCGAAGAGTGTGACTGACAACATCAGCCCGTCTGTGCCGAAGGTGTTCTTTATCAATCCGGCTACCAAGCTTATCAACGTGGCGTTCGCCAACAACGGAAAGATCATGCTTCCTGAAGGCGTAATGGAATTCTATTCCTTCACCAACGATGATATCAGCGACGAAAAGGCTAAGGCGAAGAAGAATGACGACAAGTCCTATCTCTATGCCGCAGCTTACATCTTGGCTGACATGCTGAAGTACGACTGGACTGAAAAGGTTCTTGCTACGATCGGCGACAAGAAGTTCATCGAAATGTATGCCAACAGCTTTGGCAAGCAGAAGCTCTTTGCCTTCCAAGGCGAATTGCTGAATGCTGTGTTTGATGAATCTCTCCGTGGTGAAATCGATCCGAAGTACAAGCCGTCTCCGGCTAACTACTGCATCGTTGACTTCTTCAACGACATTCAGAAGGTTGATGGCAACCTCATCTGGGTTACTGACCCGGCATTCTCCTACAAGCGCATTGGTTCCAAGGCCGTAGCAAAGTCTGAAGCCCTTTCTGCCGAAGATCAGGAAAAGTTGGCTAAGGCTAAGACCGCTTCCGAACTCAAGGAAGTGCTCGACAAGAAGGAAGAAACCAATGTCAAGATGGAATTTATCAATAAGGGTTATCCGGTTGACAATTTCGTCTGGAACGAAACCCGTGCTAACTTGAATGCACGCATCAAGATCGACGTGGAACTTACTCTTCCGAAGAACAAGTTCAACAAGGACAAGATGAACAGCACTGTCTACCGCAATTACAACATTGTGAAGGATGGGCTTGTCAATACTTCTTTGCTTCCGTTGGAACTCACGCCGGAAACTGTTAAGGAAATCAGCCGCCACAAGGCTGTGATTCTTGGTGAACAAAAGCAGACCGCTAATGGTCTTATCCGTGTTGATGTTGACATCAGCAAACTTCCAGTCGTCAATATCAACCGTGCTCGTGGCGTTAAGAAGGCCACAATGACGAAGATGGAATACGATCTTCTTGAACTCAAGTTCCGTCTCAAATACCTCGGATGGCTTAAGAAGGGTCTCGACACGAAGTATACCAATAAGAATAAGTGGCCCGACAACGAAGAAACTCAGTGGCTCGCTTCTCTTGGGATTACCTCTGAAGGCTTTAATCCGCCGACTCAGGTTGAGAAGAACGAAGACGACTTCTATCTCTCGCTCAATTTCGATTCTGCCTTTGCGAAGTTCTCTAAGATTCCGAAGGTTGAAGACGCTATGGATCTGAAGAACAAGGCTACTCCCTCTCTGACTCTTCTCCGCAAGGTCATTGAAGATATTGACAAGACTTTGGCGAAGTGCAAGACCGAAGATGAAAAGTCTAAAAAAATCGTTGAAATGTTCAATGCAGAAACAAAGGAAAAGCGTGATCTGGGCATTAAGATTGCGCAAACCAAGTTTGCAATGATCGTTGCACGCCGTTGGTTCAATGACTGCGACAGCTTCGACGATAACACCGACAAGATTACCAACTTTGCTGGTGAAGAAATGACTGTAACCTTTGGCTTTAGCGAAGTCAAGCAGTACTTGTAATATGAATTTCGGCTTTCAAGAAACTCATCAAATTGATACGAACATGATTCTTATCACTGGACAAATGGGATGTGAAAGAACTATTCGTGTCTTCATTAAGCCGAAAGGTCATAATCCATTTAAGTGGATTTTATCTCCATTCATCTGTACAGACATTTATCTAGATGAAAATGGAAACGAAACGCACCGGGAGCTCAACCTCTCTTTTATCTCCTGTGGCATCGTTATGGCAGGATTTATTATCTTTGGCATTGCCTGCTTCATAACATTCTTATCACACTGCTTACCTCCAGCGTGATAAGTTCAGGGTGGCTTTTGCCACCCTTTATTTTTTCTAAGATCCGTAAAATTTTGTCTATATCCCCTGTATTAAACTATGGACGAACTAGAAAAAAAGATTCGTCTCAGGTGCAGTGTCGCATCTGTTCATAGTACTTGGAGGTACATTATGAAAAAGCTTCTTAAGTGTCTGTACGATATCATTTTCCACTTCCGTGACAAATCTTACAAGATTTTCGGGGAATATCGCCGTTTTACAGGAACCATTCTATTTCGAAATGGAACAAGTTTGGATATTAAGAACGTCGAAGAAATGCACTTTCACGGAGATTTTATCATATTTGTGAGTGAGCGGCATTCGATATGTAACGGAATTCAGATAACCTATAGAAGATTGACCATCAACTGCAATGAAATTGAACGAATTTTCAACTAGCAGTAAAGTGGCCAAAAAAAGAAAGTCCCTACCGCAAGGTAAGGCTTTCTTTTTTATTGTAAGAGAATTCGACTTAGATCCTTAAAGAATTCTTTGGAAGGATTTGCCCACTTATCTTTATCACGATAACTCGCTGGACAAGGCATTCCAGTACAAGCATATTCCATGATGGTATCGATATTAGCCATAGTCGTATTATAGAAGTCGATAGACCTGTCTCGAATTCTGGAAATATTCTTGTTGAATCTGTCTAAGAATGCGGCTCCTCTAGTCCGATAGTGATGAATACTGACGTAGTCACCGACAAATTTCTCGCATACTTTTCCAAGGATTATCTTCCAAATTCTCTGCTTTACGAGTTCCCAATTAGGATCCTTAGCTTTTTCTTTGATAATATGATAGAGGCTATAAATCTCTTGAGAAGGTCTGGAACTATAGACATAGAGGTCACTGATATGTCTATTCCAGATGCTTGTAGGCTCTAGAATGGTCTTTATTTCTTCCTGAAGTTCTTCACCGAAGATTTCGTCTCCTTTGAAGATTATGTTACCTTTCAAAGTCTGTTTGTAGTATTTGTTCGCTTTGCCGATCATACATGCCAAAGCAAACTCAAAATCTACGCCGAACATAGGCCAGAGAAATTCAGCTATGCTCAGATAAGAATTCCCAGCTTCTACTATTGGCATTCCAACGGCTCTAAAGGTCTCTCCTTCTTTAGAGAATTCCAAGAAGACTCCAATAGCCTTGTCGCAGTCATCCCGGCTAATGTCAAACAACTTAGAAATCAGATTGTCTTCTACGACAATCTGATTTGGAAATACGTCAATAGTAGAATCTTTTGGATTTTCTCGAAGTTTAGGACTCATTCGTAAGGTAGAAGAACCGTCCTTCTTTTCCCCAGTAAAACGGTTTCCATAATTATTACCGGGGATAAACGGATATCTTATACCTCTCTTGATACCGCAGAAGTAATATTCAGGAATATCCATCATTGCTCCTACTGCATAAAGCTTTTGATCAATGTTTCAATAAATGGCTCATTATAATAACAATAGCTTCCGAACCATGTATATGGCGAAGAACCAATCTTTCCATCATTATTCTGGCTATGATCAAGCTTGTTCCAGAGGTTCATAATGTCGATGATGTTGTTATTAACGAACTTGGAAAATCTTGTGTTAGCAGTTCTGATTTCTCCAATAAGCTTGTCAAGGATTGGAACCCTTGCAGGATGGTATTCGACGCTCATCTTGTACCAATGTACCATATTATGAAAAGATGTCTTAAGCATTTCATCTTCCCATTTCGGAGAGATTACCGGGTTAGCCTTCATGGCCATGTGGTACAAGCTTAATTCAGGCTTTGTAGCGCTGTATATGTACAAATCTTTGGTAGAAATTCCCTTCCAAACTTCTGGAGCCATAGCAGATTGCCAGAAATCAAAGAAGGACTTTTCGGACCACTTTGTTCGATCTTCAAGAGATAATTCTTCTGTTCCCTTAAAATGGGCTGGTTGCGTTTGATCAGAATAATAGGAGTGAAATCCAATTTTGAAATTGAATCCCTCCAACGTCTCTTTTCGATACGCTCCAACAGAGCTTCTAAAATCTAAAACAAGCATCTCTGCTGGAGAGAAATCGTCAAACGCATGAAGATAACAAATGTCATCTATCCAAGCTCCAGCACTTTCAGAAAATGGAAGTCCGGTAGCTACAAACTTTCCGTCGTCATTCTTCTCAAATTCGAACATCAATTCTCGATCGGCGACCGAGAATGTCTTGCTATTAAATAACTTCAACATAAACGGATCATCAAGGATGATATCCGTATCATGTACACCAAAAATGTCTCTGTTTCTGTTCTTGTTAATACTGAAATTGATCTGCGGATCCGTACGGGTGCCGCCTTTAAATCTCTTTCCTTTTCCTGGAAGAAACCTACCCGGTTCCTTTCCGTGCATTATTGCTGCATAAAAAACGTCGCTCATAGAATCTCCTTGGTTGCGAGCATTATTTATTAAATGCTTACAAGCTAAGAAGATCTTTCATATCTTTGATTCTGGCTTGATTTTATTTTTTGGAATTCGCTTGTGTAAAAGGGCTTTCAAAGTTTCGAGTTTTAACTATAATTCATGAAAAACTTTTTGATGAGGTGCCGAATGGCTCCTTCAATGGTGGGTGCGCTCCTGGCTCGAATGGGCCAGGAGCCTATTTTCATGCGAGTACGTTCTTGAATCTTACCATTTCAATTCGATCAGAGTAGTTCTTCTTAAGGTCTTCTATAGCATCTGCTCTAGATGGAAAACTACAGTTGCTTATATGACCTTTCTTGAGATTTACGAATCTCCACTCTGTATGGTCTTTGTTAGGGAAGAGATAGATTCCAGTGACTACCTTGCTAAGTATGCCTGCTGTCATACTTGACTCTTCCTTTAAAACCTCTGTAATTGCTAATGGTGCATCTTGCTTGTGTTCAATCTCAGGTGGGCTGAATATGAATTTCATGTGTCTCTCGCAGTAGCTAATTCAAATTAGTGTTTGGCCACATAGAAGATCTTGAAATTGAACTACTTGCGCTGAATCTGAAGAGCCATAGCGAAATACAAAACCAGAGCCTTACGGTAATTGATCTTGGAGGCTTCACGCTTAGTCTTTCGGAATGTCTCACAGTAATCATTTAGAAGGCCGTCTACTGACTTCTTCATTTCGATAACTAGTTCATTCTTACTGTTGCTCTTAGAGAGAATGCGAACACAGAAAATTGGAAACTCCCTAGAGTGGATAGCTCTAAGGCTATTATCTTTCTGGACTTCCATCAGGGATCCAAGCATTCCGGCCAGCACCTTTCGGATCCGGCCATTGTTATCAGCCTTGATGCTGTTAAGAGTATTAGCCAGCTTAGCAGGGCTAATTTCTGGGGTAAGGCTAGAAATGGTTCGTAGCAAGCGCTCGTTAAGTCTGTTAGTCATGAACCAGATTTCAAAGCTCTCAGAAGCTGAGAATATAGCTCCGCTGTCAGATGTACGTTCCACGGCATACTCTTCACCCTCTTCGTCAAGGTTTGTAGTCTTGTCTACAACCATGTATCGACCGTTCTGAAGGTTGTCATAGTACTCTTTAGCGATGTTCTTGATGAAGCTGTTGCATCTTGTGCGATAGTCTCGAGCATACACAAAAATGTCGTCATCGCTCTTGCTGAGCAGTCTAGACTTAGCATTAGCTAAGTTAGAATCAGAAATCTTTTTCAAAACGGCTATAACGCTTCCAAATTTTTTGAGGTCAAATTTATTGCTCAAGTTGTTGATGGTATATGCCATTGCAGCTTCGTTGTTACCGAATTCCCAGTACTTACGATGCAAACTAGAATAGAGCCATACTCCAAAGAAGATGCTGATGAGTTCTGCCATCCTCTTGTTGTTAGTCTTGATAAAGAAACGTACTGCCATAGTACAAGCTAGATACATTTCATTCTGGAACATTCTCCATCCAGTTCTAACATCACGGTTGGTAGTTCTCTTTAGAACATCTGCAAATTGAGCTCTGGAAGTTCCCATACATTCAAACATAATGCCTTGGTCTGCTTCTCTACTAAATCCTGGACATTCATGAAGATCAGCTTTAGCCAATATAGGAGCGTTATCTCCTAGATACTTTTTGACATGAGCTTCTAACAATTTCTGATTGTCTTTGTCATTTAAACCTTTTACGATATAAGGTTCCAATTCTATAAAACATTGACTTGGCATAAATCCTCTAATAAATTTCAATGAAGTGTTTAAATCAACACTATATACTATAAAATTAAAATTAAATTTAAGAAAAAAGAATATATTTTTCTTTTTTTTCCTACTATCATGGTTGGCGGACGGAACGTCCGCCGGAGAGGGGTATGAGTAAGTGTAGTAATAAGAGGGGTTTAAGGGGAGAGAAGAGAAGAGAGGGAGAAAGGGTAGAACCGAAAGCTAGGAATCACCTAGGAAGTGTACACTTTTCGTCGCCGAACTCTACTGTGCAATATTCAGACTTTCGTAACGATCTATTGCAAAAGTCCGTCTTTTACGGATAACCCACAAGGAAACCCACCATGAAAAAATTTCTCAGCACTACAATCAAGACCATTGCTAAATGGTTTGCACTTCTGGTTTATGGAGTTGAAACCAAACCTGAAGAAGATCCGTACGATCCTAAGAAATGCCTTGAAAAACTCAGAGGCAAATCTGTAGATGAACAGATATTCTATCTGTTCGAAAAGTCCAAAGAACCAACGAACAAATTCCATTACATCTTTGAGGCCTTTCATGAATTAAGTGCGTATCATCATATTTTTGAAGGCGAAAAGCGGTTTCAACGAAATTTCTTGAACTGTCGGGGATGTGCAGCTCATTCCCTTAGGATAAAGCTAGACAACTCTTACAATCTGGTTATTGCCGTAGAGTTTTATAAACCTGCCGGAGACGGGCGTTCTACAAGCCTTTCGGGTCTTGAGCGTACTGAATTAGCTCTAAGTGCAAAAGCCACAAAAGAGATTGCTCATGCTTGCCAGAAGATAAACAATCTGTACGAGAGGTTTGGCAATGATGTGCTCGTGAATATCGAGCTTGTTCCGTTGAATGAGAAAAACGAACCGTTTTACGAAGGTGAAGTGCAGTCTATCGGATTGGGAATTAGGTACAAACTCCTAGATGAGGATAGGTACTTTACAGCTTACTACAAGAGCAACATGTTCAAGAAGAAGCTTAACGGAGCAGCCATTACCGCAGATAACCTTTCGTGCGAATACTCTGCTGTTATTAACAAGATCAATCAGATCTGGAGAGATAACGGGAGCAACCTTCGCCTACAAGGAGACCTTGTGGATCCAACGAAGACTACTCTGAATGACATGCCGTTCATTACGACTTTGAAATCTCGTTGTGAAATGATCAAAGATCTATGTTCCGAAGAGTTCTTCAAGGCGATGATTAACTTGTTGAATCATGACGTGTATCTTGTCAGGATTAGTGACCAAGAGTCGCAGCTAGTGATGGATCCGAAGGTAAACTCTGAAGGATTCATTGAATTCAAACCTGTCTTTAAGATGGACACAACCGTGTTGGCTGTATCCATAGCCGCCACAAAATTAAACACACGGTTGTCTCATGAGTCCATCAGATGCTGAAGCCCTAGCAAGGCCACTAAATCCCATATACGCAGGTGTAACTCACGGAAGTAGCTACAACGAATCCGCCAAGCATTATGAAAATGCTGCTAGGTATAACCGTGATACTGCAAAGATTATAGACAAATGCTGGAATTGTTCCAGATTTGGAATGGGAGGTTCCGACCAAGAACGTAAGGAACAAACCCGTTGTCAACGTTGCAGAGCCGCTATGCTAAAGGCTATAGAATTAGCCGAAGCGGACAAAAAATAAAAGAACCGGATTCCTTTTAGGGAATCCGGATTTCTTCACTTTCCGATTGGGATGAACACTTCAGGAAGTTCTGGAGTCACATACTTTACAGTGCGATCAAAGAACAACCCGTCGGTTTTTACAAATGGAACCAAGCTAGCGGTAATACCTGGGTCATCAGCAGAACTGAATGCCAAGTCAAGGACACCTACATACGAGTCGTGAATGCCACGATATCTCATCGGCACATTGTCTCGATTGGTCAAGCCTTGAGGGCCAGCTTGGGTGATCTTCATAGCAGCACTAAAGAGCTCAATTCCGTTTACGCCGTTTGCGAAACGCAGAAGTTCATTAGTGACAAGCTGCTTTAAGCAGATATTGGGTTTGATGTTGCTGAACATACTCCTGAGAATCTTCATCGTAATTTTTCGAGTATTCAAGCAACGATACGTTTCTGTGCTGAGTTTCTTGATAAACGGATACAGCACATACTCGTTCAGACGGAGTCTCTTGTTCTTGATGTCCATGTTATCTTCACGAATCAGATCGTCATAGAACCACAAGATCCACCTGAAGAGATGATAAATGCTTTTCTTATCTTTCGGCAGAACGTGAACCATATTATCACTGGTGCATCCATCCAAGATTCTTCGAACTGAAGTATGAATCTTGTCTGCCTTATTGATGGCTTGCTCTTTGGTAGTCGTGTAGATCTTACCAAGCTGGAAGTTCCAGAACTCAGGTTTAGAAAGATCGTCAAGGCTTTCAAATCTAGCTTTAGAGAGGAGAGAGATTAAACACCCAGATAGCCACTTGTCAGTAGCCAAAAATTCTCTACTAGCCTTGAACCAGAATTTCTTTCCAACTTCAAAATACGCAAACTGTTCTAAATCTTCTTCGGTAGGTTTTTGGTCTATAACACTCACGAACTGGTCAGCTCCAAAGAACCTCATAGTCTGGTCCCATCCACCGTCGCTGATGTAATACAGCATGATGTTCACAGACCTACGGAACACGTCGAGTTCCATAACTCTATTTCGATACTCTGTGCCTTCAGTGTCTCTGAAAATTTCTTCCTTCCGGCGAATCACGAATGGCATAAGCATGGTTTTCAAGCCAATCGTATTATTGCCAACAGCATAGGTACCTCGATCAATCATTTGGTAGATTGCATAGTACATAATACCGTTGATCTTGAAGAAGAAATTGTTAATTACTCTCGGCAATAACAATTTAATTGACACCTCCTCTTCTTGATAATTTTTGCCGTCTTCGACACAGAATATCTTGAAGCGGATCGTAGCCTCGTACAGACGAGACTCTTCGATCTTATGAATATCGGAGAATTTGCTTTCATCTTCTTCAATGGTGCAGTCCAGATACTTAACGTGTCCAGTACTTTCCATTGCTTTGGAGACGTGAGCGATGATATCCTTCATATTCTCTGAACTACCTTTATTGTAAATGAAGGCTTCATTGAATTTTTCCGGATTCGCTCCTTGATATCTTTCATACCACTGCTCAACTAATAGCTGATCAGCTACTTCTTCTGTTGCTGTTTCCATTTTACCTCTGGGTTGCGAAAATTAGTAATTTCTAGTTGTCCAAGACAGGACAACAGAAACTTTTAAATTTCCTGTTCAATGCTTAATATAAACCAGATTTCAATTTTGGTGTATTTTAGCTAGTTCTCACCTAACTTTATAATGAAACCGGGCTTCGGCCCATAACCAAAAGGATCCCACCATGTCTAATAACAAGAAAAAGACTACAGACAAGGCTTACTTCTCCAGCTTGGATCTCGTTGATCGTGTGTCCAAGGCTGTCTCCGCCACCAAGAAAGATGCGAAGGTCATCGTTGCTTCCGTGAAGGACTGCATCGTTGAAATGCTTCAGGAAAAAGGTCAGGTTCGTATTGACGGCCTCGGCACCTTCCGTGTCTCTGAACGTGCAGCTCGTCAGGGCCAGAATCCCCGTACTGGTGAAAAGGTACCCATTCCGGCTACTCGTGTTGTGTGCTTCCGTGGCGGTAAGGCTCTTCGTGAAGCCCTTACCAAGAAGAAGTAATCTATAGAGTGTTTCTCCTCAAATAGATAATCTGGCATAGCCTCTTGTTGGCTATGCCAGATTAGTTGAAACTCCATAATGAAAATTTCAAGGATAAATTATGTACTTCGATAAAATTCTCAAACAAGCTGAAGAGCCTATCAAACAACAAAAAGTCTTCTCTGATAAAGACGAAGAAATGTTTGTGTCTATCTTTAAAGCCGACGATGATGACACAGGAGAATCCCTAGAGAATCCTGATGAAGGCGGTGGTAATGCTGGCGAAGATGCCGGAGCAGCTCAAGGCGGCAATGAAAATGATACCGGAGAATCCTTGGAAAATCCTGGCGAAGGCAATCAGCAGGGTGAAGATGATAATGGCACCGGAGAGTCCCTAGAAAACCCTGATGACAATCAGGACACTGGCGGACAACCTCAGGGCGGAGAGGATAATGGTTCTGGCGAGAATCTGGAAAATCCTGATCAGAGCGGACAAGATCCTAACGTTGCTCAAGATCCGAATGCCCAGCAACCTCCTCAAGATCCAAATCAAGATGCAGGATCTGATGCCGACAAGAAAATACAAGATATCAATGAGCGAATTAATCTATTCAGGAAGCACCGTAAGCTTGAAGATACCGTTCAGGTTTTGTATGACGCTGTATCTGGAGCCATCGGTCAGGTGGTAACAACCGACAGCCGAATCAAACTGCTCCGAATTCAGAAGGATTTGCTGGTGACCAAGGGTCAGTTAGAGTATGCCATCAGTCTTGACTTCAAGACTATTGACATGGAAAAGGCTACTGAAATCTATAAGGTTCTTGAAAAGAAGGTATCCCTCATGACGGAGACCATCAGAAAAATCCGAAAAGAGAACGCAGAAGCTTAACTTATATTTTGCTTAGCCACGATACGATTTGTTCGTATCGTGGATTTTTATGGCTAAAATTCAGATTTTTTGCGAAAGCGGTTATTTTTTCCAGTTTACGGATAACATTAGATTAGAAAGAACCAAGCATCGTGCGCACGGTTCAAATTTCCTAAAGTCTGTCCTTGGACAGATAAACACAAACCTCCTTAATTAAGGTAACTACAATGTCTATCTCGTACATTCAAAGTGCCCAGACGAAGGGTTGCAATGACTCTTTTGCTGGCATTCTTAAAGAATGCGCTGAAGAATTCAAGACGACCGACCTCAACGTCTTTAGTGCTAAGGACTTCGAGGAAGTGTTGAACGACGAAAATCTTCATAACCGCTATACTGAACTTCTCGCTGCTCAGCTGAGCTCCGATGAACAGGCAGCCTTCACGCAGATGGCTAAGAACAACCGTCTCGATGCTCTCGCCAACGAAGGTGGTGCTATCGGCACTGTTGCTCCGATGTCCTTCCTCTCGACCCCGATGCTCCGTAAGAGCTGGGCTCGTCTGTGCATGCCCAAGGCCATCCCGACCGAAGCTGTTGAAAAGCCGAAGTTCGCGATCAACTACTGGCATCCGTGGATCATGAATCC